TCGCATTCAGTAATCAGCTAATAAAATTTTAAAACCCTAGAAATTTATCGAGTGGGAAATACACCCTAGGGGGGAGGGGGGGGGGAGGAGGAGGAGGGAAAATTTTGAACTTAAAGAAAACTTAAACCTACTTAAAGATTTGGAACTTAAATAAAATTTAAATTGTTAAATAATATTATAGGTTCATTTTCGCGGTTTCTATATTTTTTATTAAACACATTTATTATTTTATTATTTTTGATTTTTGGAAAAATAGTATTATTATAGAGATATCTTAAAAATCCGCTCATTTTAATCTTGTAATATATCAACCGGTAAATAATGTCATAAAATTCGCTATTTAAACAAATATATCTCTTTAATTCTTTCAATGTCATATTAGTAAATATTAATTCGTAAATATCATTCATTTAAATAGTAATATATTTTAAATTAAAGATTATGTTTATATTATATAGAAATGGATCCAACTCTGCAATTGTATGAAAGAATACCTGATGAAAATACTACCCATTCAGTAAATTTTGACCCTTCAAACTATAAAAGTATACAAGACAAGGTTAATAATGACCCGCAATTTGAAAAAGAATATTTTGATAAACTTGTAGATGAAGGATGGGTAAAACTTAAAAACGTTGAAGACCTACTATATTATACTCCCGGTAAAACTTTCAAATACAGACTCAATGGTACCAGTTTATCTGGTGCAGAAAAGGGAATTTTTAGGTCTGGAGGATTTTTTGTTGGAAAATCTTTAGAATCAGACGATTATATACTATATAAAGCTTATAACGGGTGTATATTTCCATTACAAATAAAAGATTTACAAACAGTTTATGTACAAGACCCATCTAAAAAAATTATTAAATTTAATTATCCCATTAAAGAAACTAACCATCCGGTTTATTTGCCTGACCCTATATCAGGAAATCCTGTCATAGTTTATTATGCAAGAAGACCCAATGAAGCTACTAAATTTCAACAAACGCCAAAATTTAAACAAGCTCTTAGAACTAATAATTGGACATTTGCCTAAAATTCTTGAATCTTTTCCATAAACATATTACAGATATTTTTAGAAAAATCATTAGTAGATACATATGAGAAAATACATACAGATAAAAGTGCTAGATTAATAAATTTTAATTCGCTATTATCTTTCTGTAAAAGTCTAATAGAATTATTGAAATTAGACTTAAATTCATACATGTTTCTGTTAATATGCATCAGTTCAATGTAAATTTCTGATACATTATTTAATTTGTTATAGTTATCATCTTCTTCTTCATTATCTTCTTCTTTCTCGTCTTCTTCTTCTTCTTCTTCATATTCTTCATTATCTTCTTCTTCTTCGTCTTCGTCTTCTTCTTCCTCGTTTTCTTCATTTTGCTTCTTATAAATATCCTCATTATTTTCTAAATTAAACATAGCTATTGATACACTATCATTATAATTCTTCACGAAATTATAATTCATTGAAGACTTATAAACTAAATGTCTTTCGTTCTTTGATAAATTATTTGGAAAATAAATTACTTTTACACCATTGGAAAATTTATTTACTATATACTTTCTTAAATTACTCTTAATTCTTAAAAACTCTTCACGACTGATGTATAAATTCATACTAGTACTAATATAGTATATATTAACTCTTTAAACATGTTTATAGATATACTACATACACCTTTAACAACATGGATAGGGTAGCTCAAATGGAAAAAGTACAAGAAGAAGCAAAATTATTATTTCAAAGAAAAAATCAAGATTATGGGGATGCATTTGCAAACTATGGAACCATTGGTGTACTAGTTAGAATGTCTGATAAAATTTCTAGATATGTATCAGTTTCTAAAAAACATGTCAACCTGGTTAACGATGAAACGCTTAGAGACACACTTATCGATTTGCATAATTATGCAGCAATGGCAATTATGCTTATAGATGAAAAACACCAAAAACAACTCGATGACGCTAAATGTGAATAAATATCGCCTTATTGTGGATATTTTAACCCATATGTGAATACTGGTTCTACCTATGTTTTAACATTTATATTAAGTTATTGAATGGTTTATACTATATATACTATTATTATTATTCATATTATTAAAAATTATAAATATATATATAAATAATAGTATGTATGTATAAAATTAAAATATAAAATTATAAATTATAAATTATAAATTATATAAATTGTATCACCATTGGTGAGAGTTGAAAACCTGGTGAATTGACTCGATGGAAAATTTTAATTTTTTTTTTAATTTTTATGAATGGTTTCTATCGCTTTTTTTTATAAAAAAACTAAAAAAAATACAAACCGTCAAAAATATTCACAAATTGCCATTTTTATCCACAAAAAATCCATTTTTTTTAGGGGTATCCACAGCGCTTCTTTTTTTTTGCCACAGTTTTTCTACGTTTTTAAATTGACGAATCTCGTTGCCTAATTTGGTAACTCCCAATTGCCTAATTTGGTAACTCCCAATTTCCTAATTTGGTAACTCCCAATTGCCTAATTTGGTAACTCCCAATTGCCTAATTTGGTAACTCCCAATTGCCTAATTTGGTAACTCCCAATTGCCTAATTTGGTAAACCCCAATTGCCTAATTTGGTAAACCCCAATTGCCTAATTTGGTAACTCCCAATTGCCTAATTTGGTAACTCCCAATTTCCTAATTTGGTAACTCCCAATTGCCTAATTTGGTAACTCCCAATTGCCTAATTTGGTAACTCCCAATTGCCTAATTTGGTAAACCCCAATTGCCTAATTTGGTAAACCCCAATTGCCTAATTTGGTAACCAGGGAAAATGACGACATTTAACTATTTGTGAATTTTGAGGGTTTATAACGTCGGGAAATGACGACACATTGACGAAAAATCGAAGTTTTTGTGGATAAAATGGCCGTTTTGTGGACATCGGCGCTACCTATACATTTTAAATTTTATATTTTTATGAATGAATTATACTAATAAATATTTAATTTTTTAAAAATAATATAAAATAGTAATAAATACTTGTGGTTAAAACGGAATGAATGTCCAAAAAAAAATAAAATTTTAAAAATTATTTTTTTTTATTTTTATATATATTTAACGTAACATTGAGATATACCAAATTGTTGTGAATCCACTCGTAAAAATTTTTTTTTAATTTTTTTTAATTACACGAGCGGGGTTCATTCAGTAAAATTTTATTTTTTTTTATTTTTTTCCCGGCGATCCACAAAATGACCATTTTTGTCCACAAAAACCTCCATTTTTGAGGGGGTATTCACGAGGTCTCTTTTTTTTACCACTTTTTTCCGATATTTCATAAACGTGTTTTTTACCCATCCTAAGATGGGGTTTTTGGGGGTTTTTGCTACAAATTTACTCAACGAGGGGTTCTTCATCCAAATCGCTATCCTCTTCTTTATCTTCTTTTTCGTCTTCTCCGAAAAGGTGAGCATCACTGTCGTGTGGAGGGGTTGGTATACCGGATGAAGGGGGTTCATCTTCTTCCTCCAAATCGCTATCGGATGATACTTCACACTCGAAGTCTCTCCATTGGTCTGCGTGGCGGAAACAGTAGCAGTTCTTAGCACCATCGGGAGTTACCGTCCCTGTGCGGTTACAGGGGTCACCACCCTTCGTAAACCCTGAACATATGACTTTCTTCTGTTGTTTGGAAGACGAAGCATCAGTAGGAGTGGGAGGTTGTGAAGATTTCACTGGTTTAGGAGGGTCTACTACCTTCCTGGGTTTGCTACCCGCGCCCTCCTTCTTGTTGTTTTGTTTGAGGTGGTCTAGCATGTGTTGCTTCGTAACCTTCTCCACTCCAGGGAAGTCGTCCAGCGTTAGTTCCTTCTCTTCCGCGAAGGCCTGCGCAACCTTGCTAGCCCACCGCTGGGTAGTCTGCGAAGGCTTTTCCTGTTTCACCGTTTCCCTCGTAGGAGGCTGGGTAGTCTTCCCCTTAGTCTCGTTGAGAATGTACTGACCAATCTCGACAAGCGACTGGTTAAACAACTGAACCAACTCCTGAACGCACTCATCCTTCAACCCCTCGCGCTTAACAAACTCCTGGAGGCGTTCGGCAAACATTTTCGCTGTAAGTCTCTCACGTGGGTTGTACCCCACCGAAGTGAGGTATTTTTTTTGTCGTAATTCCTTTTTCAATTAAGTAGTTGCCAGGTGAATATGATGGCAAACTCTGCGAAAGTGATTATGTAGATTTTACAACAAAAAATCATTTATATCACTCATTATATATTTATTTACAAAATTTAAAATATAATTATTCTATGACTAAATTAATTGTCGTATCACCATTTTCAACTTCTTTTTTCTCAATTTCTCCTTTATAATCACAACATAGGTCTACATTTAATAATTTTAATTCATTAATTATTTTTTCAATTCCTGCATCTGGTGATATATCTTTAATTATCCCTACATACATCCACCCTAAATATTTTTTATTTGCATTATCTGTAATATTTGACCATTTAGCACCGCATTGTTTAATTTGTTCTTTAACTCCATAAGTTCCATTTATTTTTGATTCTGATACAAGCATCAGTGAGTTTTTATACTTATAAACTAAAGTATTAGCAGTCTTTTGTTCAGCTAGTTTTTTTGGAGAATCGGGAGGAGATTTTGTAGAAGAATTATTAAATTTTTCTACAATAGCTTCTAATGTTTTAATTTTTTCTTCCAAAATTTTAACTGTAGATTCTAAACTTTCTACACGAGTATTTAATATTTCTTCCATTTGGTTACAATTTTTTATTTACAAAAATTTAGGTAAAAATTTATGTCGTAAATAAAAATAATAAAATATTGATAACTAAATAAATGGATAATCTAAAACCAAATATTTTAGGAAGAGGAATAACTTACGATGTATGTTCAAAAATTTATAAAGAAGATTCTCCAGATGTTATATTTATCACACCAATTACAAATAATAACACTTATTTACCCTTAATTGATAATAATGTTGCTTTACCTAGTGTAAATACTTTTGTACCAGTTGTTAACACTAAAAATAATTGTTATAATTTACCACAAACTACTGAAATTGAACACTTTGGTAAAAAATCTAATAGTATGGGAAGTACATCTATTGAACACTTTGGTAAAAAATCTAATAGTATGGGAAGTACACCTATTGAACACTTTGGTAAAAAATCTAATAGTATGGGAAGTACACCTATAAAATCTTATGTTAAAAAAACTAATTTAGGAGTTTTAATTAACTGATACTATATAATCTTCTAGATAAAACTTGTGCGATTCTTTTTAATTTGTTTCCAGACACTGAAATATTTTCTGAATCTTTAATGATGTCAATAGCCGAAGGATAAAGAACTTTTAAATCTATATCTTCTAACTTTACTTTAGAATTAGGATTAATCCATACGGGAGTTATGTAAAAAGGCATAGTAATTTTATAAGCATCTAAAATATTTTTATCTCCATATCTTAAATGTGCTTCTATAATATGTTCACCTATACATTCTACATTTAATGGTCCACTGTACTTTCTCATCTTTTTAACTAATTTATTAATATATCTAAAAACCTCAGGATTAGTATTATTATGTTCTATCAATTCCCAGTATTTGAAACACCCAATGTGGTTTTCATCTTTTACTCCTATAAAAGTAGTTTGTGAAATTATCTTACCTTCTTCAATTTCTAAATCAAAACTTAAATGATCTCCTTCTAAAATAGGGGTTGCAAAAAATCCATGTTGACATTGTTCTTGATATTCTTTTAAATTTTTAGCAATGGTTACCTTTGCGCTCATTCCAGTTAAATTTATTACTGGTCTAATAATAACAGGCCATATATCTGGCTCAATGGGACAAGGCCACCATTTTAATTTTTGCAATTCACAAAATTTATGTTTAAAATAAATCCACTTATATCTATTATTAATTTTCCAAGCTTGAATATCATTCATTTCTAATATTAATTGTATAATATTTTTAAATAGTGTTATGAATATTACTTAAAAATATTTTTAAATAATATAATATAATGAAGATAGCTTTTATAGCAGCGCATCCACATTTAGCAACAGGTTATTCAAAAGTTGGTAACAGTATTGCTAATTATTTATCTAATTGTGCTGATGTTATTTATTTAGGATTTCAAGGTTCTACAAATATTAAAAAAAACATTAGACTTTTAAAAAATAACGTTAAACTGTATGATTTATGTTTAATAGATTCTAGTACTCCGAATAAATTTGGATTTAATGCTATATTAGATATTTTAAATAATGAACGTCCTGAAGCTATATTAATTTATAATGACCCATGTATAATTTGTAATGTTTTAACTAGAATACAATCATATGATTGTAAAAAGTTTTGTTATATAGATTTAGTTTATGAATATCATTATCCTAAATATATAAATTATATTAAACATAATTGTAATCATATATTTACTTTTGCTGAGCATTGGAAAAATCATTTAATTAATTTTTATGAATATTCTTCAAATCAGTTAACGACTATATACCATGGGATTGAATCAATACATGTAATAGGTAGTAAAAATATACTAGGTTTAAAAGATGATGATTTTGTAATTTTAAGTTTAAACAGAAATGAAGCTAGAAAAAATTTAAATATTGTATTAGAATCTTTTTTAAAGTATTATAATATTTGTGAACACAGAGACAAATTATACATGTTATTAATTTGTAACCCTGAATCAAAATTAAATCTACTTGAATATTCTAAAATTTTAAATAAATTGTTAAACTTATCTTATAATGGAGTAAAAAATATTAAATTTATTCAAAATGATTTAAATTTAAATGATATAGATATAAATAGAATCTACAATACATGTGATTTAGGTATATCCTTAACATCAGGTGAAGGATTTGGATTAACTGTTATTGAACATTTAATTTGCAATAAACCCGTTGTATGCTCAAAATTACCTATTTTCGAAGAATTATTAGGTAAAGATTATCCTTTTTTTGTGAATCCATGTTCTACAAATTATGCTTATGAACCCAACGGTGGATTAAGATATAATTTTGATTCAGATAGCTGTGTTAAAGTATTAGAAACTGTATGCTTTAAAGATATAAATCATGATTATTCTGAAAAATTAAGTAATAAGTTTAACTGGGAAAATTTAATAAATAAGATGTATTCTAAAATTAACGAATTATTTTAATGGGGTTTATACTTTTTCTTTTGCATCTTTCTTTTATTTTAGCAGCACTTAGTTCTTTTATAGTTTTAGGTGTATCTTTAGTTACTCTTATTAATGGTCTGCAGTATGTTACTTGTCTATCATTTTCTTCTCTTCCACAAGGGCTTATATTTGGCCATTTACATGCATCTATCCATTTTTCTTTATACCATCTAGATAATTTTCCGCTATTATCTTCAGATATTTTTAAATATTCGCCTCCCTTTTTTTTATATTCTCTAACTAATCTACCTGAATCATAAGCTCCCCATCTGCGTGTTGTACCTATTTCTTTTTTAATTTTATTTTTTATAGATAAATATAATTTTTTATTTTTAACATTAACTGGAATTGTAGATAAATCTTTATTACCAAATGAATTTTTACTTGTTATTTCTGTTTTTATTTCAACTATCGCTGTTTCAGCCCATCTCCCATCTTCACGATCAAAATCAAATTTTATATTAAAATTTGATTCAATTAAATTTTCAAGGTTATCTACAACTTTTATAATTATGTTCATGTCTCTAACATTTATGACAGGGTTATCAAATGGTCTTAAAAAATCAAGTTCTTCTAGTAAAATAATTATAATTTTCGTCCACAATGAATTAATAGTGAAATCTTTTTTTTGTAAAATTTTATTTGCAAGTTTCAACCATACTACAGTATCTATACTGGTTATGTTTAATATTCTATCTAATGATGTACGGTTATTACTTTTATTTTTAATATTAATTAAAAAATTTTTTAGCATCATTTTATCCATATTATCTTCCATATTTTTTTTAAAAACTTCTTTTTCAATTTTATTTTGTATTTCATCGGGTAAATTTTTCATAGAAGTTTCTGAAAACGGTATATTAGATATTGGCGTTCCAAAATTTAATATTTTACTTCCAGATATAGATTTATTAAATATACCAGTTTTATTGTATATTTTTAATCTTTTAGTATAATCATATATACTAGCTTTTAAAGAAGGTTTATTCCATAACACATACATAGATAAATATCCTGCTCTAGATGGGTCATTGGTTCTTAAATCTGATTTATGTCTATTTATATATCTTTCTCTTCTTTTAACATCCTTATGAATTGTAAAATCAGACATTCCTTCTGCTCCAAATTTGGTAGTTTTTTGTTTACCGTCTATTTTAAATGTAGCTTCATATTTTTTATCATCATTCTTAAGTTTTTTAATTTTAATTAATTCTATTTGTTTAATTTTTCCAAATTTTGATTTTTTATCAATAGTTTTTTTAAATATATTCAATAAACCTATAGCTCCTTCGCCTATATCAGTTAAATATTGTTTTTCAACAGATTCTTTGAAAGCGGTATATTTATTAGTTACTTGTTCTAATTGTTGAGTTCTTACTCTTTGAATAGTTAAATCGAAAAATGATAATTTATTTAAAATTTGCATAGCTAAATATCCTCTACACCATTCACGTGTGTGTTTATCTGTTGATGACACTTGAGCTATACCTTTATTATTATAAAATACTGTAGCATATGGAAGTGATGCAGGTCCTGGAAAATCTCCAGTTCCTATTTTATTCCATATTTCACTCAATGGCATTTTTTTAGCTTTATTATTACATTCTTTGTGTACTAATTCAAAATTGTAGTATATATTTTTATTTGGGATAACAGATACAAACATCTGCATTATAGGTATAACATGATCACATTCTAAATTATTTACACCTTTTACTTTACCACAATAAAAACACATATTATACCAATTTTGTGAAGGTTCTCTGCTTTTTCTCGCATTCTTATTGTTACAATTTATGGTAGTAGTAACAGCCAATGTGGTATTACCGTTATCTAAAGTATTAGAATATCTAAAAATCTGGTCACTTAACAAAATTTTATTTAAATCAGAAAACATTCCTCTAAAATCAGATGTTCCACCCGGTGGTGCTATAAATCCTTCAAATCCTTTTTTTTCTAAATGAGAGCTTAAATTGAAATTTGTGTCTACAACTAAATTAGGATTTAAACCAGAAAAATCAATATATCTGATATTAAAACTACCTGTAGGTATATCACTCGTATTAATCATTTGAGTAGATACTAAAGATTGTTTAGCTTTTGCTAAATTTCTTTTTTTACTAATCGGTTCTTCAGGTTCCAATCTTTGCGGTTTTTTAATTTTTCTACCACTTCTTCTAAGTTGTAGTTTATTTTTAACTCCAAATAAATTCATTATAATATTATCAATATTATATATTTACGAGTATTTTTATGATATAACTTAATAATTATATAAGTTAATGATGAACTGATTGAACATCTATATCTTCTATATCTTTTTTATCATCTGTTCCGTAAATTTTAATTTCAAATTCATCTTCACATATATCTGGTATAGCCTGTTTAGAATTTTTAAATGTGTTTTTGTAAAGTTTAATTGCGTCACCGCCAATTGGTGGAGCATCTTGTTGTAATCTTTCATATTCTTTTAAAGCATGCTCTGATAATTGGTCTGATGGTAATCTGTCTTCTCTTGACATACCCATCTGTAGTGTCATATATCTATAAAATGAACCAAACTGTTTTGCTATAACAGCATGATCAGCTGCTTTTTCATCTGCGTTGTAAAATTTTTTAACACTCTGTACTAGAGATGCTATAAGTCCTACTCCACCTACACCATATAGTACTGCATCTTTTGTATTTTGGTCATCTATACTAGCAGCTATAAGTGATACAGCTGAAGATACAGTAGATATTAGAATTCCAAATAAAGTTAACTTGTTACTAAACCCTTTCCATTTACCTGCACTGGTGTTATGTAAGAATCTTAATCCAGCAGCTTTTTCTCCCCATTCTTTCATTATCTGTTCCATCTGAGGACTCCATGAAGACGCGTTCATTTTTTTAATTAAAGAGCCTCTTTTAGCATTCATGACAGCCTCTTGAGCTTCAATAGACATCTCAGTTGTCATTTTATTTTATAAATTAACAAAGTTTAATTTTTTATAAAATAAACGATAAATTAATAAAATAATTTACATAACATATTTAAAATATTATATATAAAATTATTCCGTGGTACAATTGACATTTCTTGTGAAGGGTTTGAAGACTTATAATTATTTAAATATTTTTCACTTAATTCAGACTCTTTATCTGAATTGCAACTCTCAATTTCTGAATCAGAATTAGATGGTGTTTTATTTTCATTTAATAATTTTATTACTTTTTTTTTATTAGGAGACTCTAAACTTATTAGAATTTCTTCATCTATTTTTTTTTCAACTACATCTGAATTTTCAATTCTTATGTCTGCAGTTATTTGCGCAGTTATAAATTTAATTTTTAACACAAAACTTTCTAAAAATTTAGATTGAAAATCGGAATAACTATTAAGACAGTCTATTATTAATTTTATTTTTTCAGATAAAACTATATTTTTATAATTATTAACTGTAACCAAATTATCAATATTTATACCATATGATGAATAAGTTTTATCGGTGTTGTTTTCATGTTCTAAAGTTAAAAGATAGCTTTGCAGTTCATTTACTATTTTAATTATTTCAGTATGTATTTCTACTGTATGTGTAAAATTATAATTTTCATTTATTAAATCTTTATATACTGGAAATTTATTATTTATTTTAATAGAAAATAATTGAATATGTTCGATAATGTTTGAATAAATATATTTATAAAATTTATAATAATCTCCATACAATCTGTTTATAAACATATTAAACATATTCGTATAATTATCACATTCAATTTCTATAAATTTAGTTTGAAAATGAAAAGAATCTAGTGTTAAAACTAAATCAGAATCATCATGTTTAGTAAGATAATCGTTATATATATCTTTTAAATTAACTATTCTAACTCTCATTCTTTTTAATAAATTTTCTGCCTGTAATTTAAAATCTTTAATTGTCTCAAAATCATTTTTAATAATATCTATGCTCATTATTAATAATGGCAAGAGAAGATAATATTAAAATTGATATAGACAATTTAACAGAAACTCAGTTCTTACAATGGACTGAACAGCATGAAAAAATACTAGCAGAATGGGCAGACAAGGCCATGTGTTATAGATGGATGCATTCAACATCTGAAGATAAGTATTCTTATTTATCAAAAATATTTACAATACCTGTTATTATAGTATCTACATTAACAGGAACAGCTAATTTTGCAATAGAAAGAGTTCCACAACACTACCAGTCTTATGTTCAAATAGGTATAGGTTCTTTAAATATATTAGCGGGTATAATTACTACTATTCAACAGTTTTTAAAAATTAATGAACTTAATGAATCGCATAGAGTATCGGCTATATCTTGGGGTAAATTTTACAGAAATATAAAAACGGAACTTTTGAAAACCCCAAGTGAAAGATGTGATGTTAATTATTTAGTAAAATCTAGCCAAGAAGAATTTGACCGTTTAGTTGAAACAAGTCCTCCAATTGATTCAGTTATTGTCAAAAAATTTGATTTAAAATTTAAAAAAAATAATTTAAATATTTCTATACCAGAAATCTGTGATTCTTTACAGCCTACTTTAGATTCTATATTTAAATCTCCAATTATACCTGTTGAAAAAACTGAAACTGATAAAATTGTAGATATGATTAAAAAGAAACAAGACTTAATTAATCAAGAAATACATATTGAAGATTTTATTAAAAAATTTAAAACTGAATATTCACGAAATCCCACAGTAGTTGAAATATTTGAAAATTTAGAAGAAAACATAAATAAAGACGTAATTAACAAATTTGTAGACAAAAACCCTTGGTTAAAGAAGAGAATGACCAAAATTTAATTTTTTATACTTAAGACTATCTATTTCTTTAATACTATCTCTTAATTTTTTATTTGAATATTTTTTATCATTCCATCCACCAATAAATAATATAAAATCATATTTATTATAATTAGATTTAAGTCTACTTATAAAATCTTGTTTTTTTGATTTCATAGCACAGAATCCGCTACCACAGACTGAATCTATATCAACCGGTGAATTAATTAAATCTTTAATATAGTTATCTGCATAATTAGTTTTATTATTCTCTAAATCATAATTCCAATAATCAATTGTACTGTCTGCTAATATTAATAAAGATGAATCTGATGGCACAATATTATTAATTTTATCTGATAAAGATTCACTGAATTTATGAAATCCTTTTATAGTGAAATGATTTCTGTCATTTTCAAGCAATTCATAATTATTCCATTCTAACTCTAATAGTCTAATGTTTTTATGTTTAAGGTAACTATCTATTTTTCTATTTACTCTTGACATCCATATATGTGTATTTAATTTTAGAGCAATCATTAATAAATAATTATATCATCTCTTAAAGTTAGTTAATTGAAAATCTCCATACATCTACATGATTTTGAATTAAAGTAGTTTTATTAAAATCTTTTAGTAAAAAATCTATTGTATCAATGTAATTTGAAATATAAGGTTCACCCGCTAACATTAACTTAGAAGGTGTGTAATTAGTCGATATATCTACAATTATTATTTCTTTTTTTGCTATTCTAATAGAATTTTCTATAATTTTACTATGTCCTTCGTTAGGCATTTCATGAAAAGAAAACATACATGTAACATAATCATAACTATTATCTTCTCCATAATTTTCAGCATTTCCAAATAAATATTGGCTACCAGGGTTATAAAAATTTGCAAATTTTAACATTTCTTTAGAAGTGTCAATTCCTATTTGTCCTGGTTTAGTGGAAAATCCTACTCCGCAACATAAGTCTAAAATACTTCCATCCAATTCATTGTAAATTTCTTTTCTTACATCTCGTCCATTATAAGCTTTTTTATCAATAACTTTAGTAAATAAAGGTGCAGCAATAGCATGCAAAGTTCCCATTACACCAGTATTACCCATGTTATGAATACATGGATTGTAATAGTAAGGTGGTGGAATTTTTAAAGCTAGTATATTTTTAAAAATAATATATAACATTTATAAAGAATATATATTATTTTTAAGTAATTATTATTTTTAAGTAATTATTATTTTTACTGTCTAGAATACATTCTAAAATTTAGTAACAAATTGTCCATGTTGTTTGGTATATAAAGTGTATTTAAATTAACCAGGTTAGAGTAAACATTACCTGACGGTGAAAGGAAAATTGATTCACAATTTTCATCTAGAACTACTAAATCCGAATCAAAATATGTAACTAATTTTTTATTATCAAGTCTTACATAAATTTTATCATTAAAATCACAGATAATATCAATAATAGAGCTGTTAAAGTTTGAAGAAGATGGGGTATATAAAACACTTATATCACCAGTTTTAGGATTAATTCCATGTATGTCCTTATCTGAACGTGATGGTACCACCAATATTTCATTATTATATCCAATAAATCCTCTTCCATAATCTATATTTGAATAATCATTTGTAATTGTTTTTAAAGGAGGATTATTTAAAAGAGAATCATCACCTATATTATACACTTTTAAACCGGTGTATGTTATCACTAATAAATAATTATCATAATCTAGTATTACATCTAAAATATTACCATCATAAGGCTTAGTTGTAAAAGAATCATCTATATAGTTATAAATTATTATAGCAGAATTATTAGTAGCTGGGGTAATAACTCCTATATAAATATAGTTATTTTTACCATTTATAGCAGAACTTTCTATTTGTACTGCTATACCATCTATATCTATCATATTACATGTATTGTTTACATCTATAGTAAACATTTTTAGCTTGTTAATACTATAGTTTTCAGCTATAAATACTATTTTATTATTATCACAAAGTATACTATTGTTGATTGTATAATCAGTTTCACTAATTTTAACACTACTATAATTTTTTAAAATTACATTGTGAGTTGCATCAGCTAACACAACACTTCCATCATCCAACACACCTATAGAATATACAATATTGTCAGGTCTAACTACATATTTAATCGGTGAAAAATCTAAAGTAGAAAACACAGGGTCTGGTGAATTTACTGAAAACCCTCTATCTAATTTTAAAGTTAAAGATTCAAGATTATTTAGATTACCAAATAGTCTATTTTTAATTTGTGTAGGCATGTATTACTATATAATAATATTTTAATTACAGTTAAATTTAGAATTTAGTAAATAAGTATTTAATTTATTAGGTAAAATTTGATTTATAGTTGTTAAAAGTATAGTAGAATTAAATGAACTTAAATTATACAATTTTCCATTATAACTGCGAGTAATGTTATTTCCAAATACCTGAACCCCGCTCTTATATAGATTCATAACACCATAATAAATATCTATTTCTAATATATTAAAAATATCAGGACCAGGAGCTAATGCATACATTTTATTATTAGAACTCATGACTAAAGTGCCATCGGTTATTGGTATATTATCTAAATTTTCACCTGTATTATTTGTTAAAGTTTTAATTCTAAATTGGTCATGATCAATAGTTAATATACCTGGATTTGTAGCTGAACTTACATATGCTACTATATTCCCATCTTCAGAAATTGAACAACAGTTTATAGTTTCGCTATTACTTAAACCTAATGGTACATTATAAATTAAATTAAAATTAGTATCAAATACATGATAATTATTATCAGCTTCAGGAATTTTTGATATAACATATATATGACCTTCTCTTCCTACAATTATATCATAATCAATATAATTTAAAATTTGAGAGGTATATGTAAGTGTATTAGTAACTAAATCAAAAATACCAATGGTTGTAGAGGCATTATCAGGGTTTGCTGCAATTAAAATTAAATTGTTATCTATTATATTATGAGCTACAATTGTTTTACCTGTATTTAATATTAGTTCATAAGTGTTATTACTATAAGTATAAATATTCATATAACCACTTACATCTGTAGCAAATATATAATGTTTATTATTATAAGTATATATCTTATTTATATTTAATTCTACACCATTATCTAAAATATTTATTGAATCGGTTTTTGTATTGAGTTGTAATATATATTTACTATTATCACCAAATATATATATAATATCATTTATTTCTACATTAGAGCTAAACCATGACGCTACTGTATTAATTCTAGATGATAAATTCAATTCTCTAAATTCAATATAATTATTAACTTCTTTATAATTAAAGATTTTATTTACATTAACTACTTTTTCACTTAAATTATCAGTTTCTATAAAAATTCTAGAAGGTAATTTGTTTGGCATAATTAATATATGTAAATATTTTAATTTAATAAAAGTATATTATCTTTTGCAACATTTGGTGCAGTTCTATTTAAATATACAAATTTATTTTTATTATCAGTCCTATCTTTAATTAAATAAAGTATATTACCGTTTGTTAATAAAATTGAAGCTAAACATATATTATTATTTATATTACTATCAGTAATATCATAAGATAGTTTATTACGTGGATTAAATTCTATAATTTTATTTCCACTTATAGTGTACATAAAATTATTTGGAGCTAAAACGGGCTTACTAGAAAATACAGCATTATCAGCTGTTAATTTTGTAGCAAGTATATTTTTGTTATAAACGTCTAACAGGTAAAAACAGCTTCCACTTTGAGAAACATTTGTGACATATTGATTATCATAATATGCACCAAGCAGTAAATTATTACCAAATCCACTATTAGCATCTATACTTTTAAAAGATGTAAATGAATAATCTGAAGTATCAAATACTATATATCCAAAATTTACAGAAGTCAATAAATATATATAATTTCCATGTTTTATATGAGCTGCAAACCCTGAAGTAAAGGAACCCGGGATAGTATATGAAGTTTGAGACTGTAAATTAGTTTCTATAATTTCAGTATTTTTTACTATATATAAAGTAATTTCATCATCACTTAATATTAATTGATTAACGGCTGTAGAATTTTGCGAGAATGGTAATATTAACGGTAATGTTAAATTAGAATTAGAATTAAGATTATAAAGATAAATTTTTTCTTCGGTATAATCATTTATTGCTATATATATACCATTACTATACGGTTTAAATAATAATGTATAACTTCCTGTTTTGCAGATTGTACTATATTTTTTAACATAATAATTATTAAAGTTAGTATCACGTGGTGTAATTTCAATAATATTTAATACCGTGGAATTACCACTAGTAACATATTCGTGTAAATATAGCCTACCAACTGAATAACAATATATTGAACCTTCCGAAATTTGTAAATTAAGCTGTTCTTTAATCTCTTTAACTTTAATATCTAGAGAAAAGTCTGTAACGTTTAATTTACTCTTAGTTTTATTCGTATTTTTATCTATAATATGACTGTTTAAATTTTCAAAATTTGTAAAAATTTCATGTTTAATTGAATTAGGCATTTATTAAATGTAAATATTTTTTTATTGTTTCATTAACATTTTAAAATTAAAATTTAGTTCATTTATATTATTAGGATTCTGACAATTTTCTATAAGTCCACTTCCCATATAGATGTTACCAGAAGATGTAATAAAACTAGGAGTATGAACATTAGAATATACTTTTAGATATCCACCGTCAGTAAATATTTTATACATGTTATTCGAAATATCAGTTATAAATATATTATTATTAAAATCTACAATATGATTAAATGGTTTATTAAATATTACATTAATAAAATATTGGTTAGATATTTTTTTAGTTGATATATCTAATGTAGATATAGATGTTCTTGGTATATTAGTTGTACTATCTGTAGATAGTAGATAAATTTTTTCTATATTATTTGAAGGTATATAATAAGTTGTAGCATTTTCAATTATATCAAGAGCTTTATTTATAGAAAGTTGAGATATGCTATTACTACTAGTAATTTTAGGATTGCTAATTAAATCAACTGATGAAATTTGAGTATAGTTTAAAATTAATAAATTTCCACTATAATTTAATATTAAATTAGTATTTTCAAGTCCAAGAGTTAATCCATGCAGAACACCATTCATAACAAAGAATACATCTAAATCATAACTTAAATAATATAACCATTTATCATCTATCATGTAAATAAAACCATTTTTACCATTAACACATGAATATATCGGCATAGAAGCTGAATAGTACACCGGTAAATAAGTTATTGATATTTTTTTATTTATATCTATTTTAATGGCAAATCGGTAAGGATCAGAACCTAGGTTATATCCAATAAATACTATTTCTCCATTGTTTAATAATAAACCATTAGTTATTATAGAATTACCTATTTCATTTTTTTCTTTTATAGTTCTTTCACCGGTTTTTAAATTTACAATTACAATAGTATTAAGATTAAATTGGTTTGAAGATAAAGCAAAAACATTATTATCAAAATCAGTTACAGTTGCTAGAATATATTCATCACCATTAATAACATCACTGTTATTAAAATATTTATATATAGGGTCTGCTTTAAATAATTTAAATTTATTTTGCGTGTTTATTAAATTATCTACAGCAGGAAATATTGTAGAATGTACAAATCTAGGCATTATTATAATATTAATATTTTAATTTAAAGTAATTTATCTTATTAACTTAAATTAAATTACAAGGATTATTTTAAAATTGTATTTAAATTAATTAATCAATAAATAACTTCCGTTAACGGCTGGATAAATATCTCTAACAGTTACTAAATTGATATTTGTCGTACTTAAAATTTCCAACCCATGAAAATTTCCTTCTTTACTTAAAATCAAAGAAGTTAAGTTTCTAGTTAGTTGAGGTAAATATGTAACATTTTCATCTTTAAGATTTATATTAATAAAATCATGTAAAACTAAATCAAGACTACCATAAGATAATAATTTATTTGTAATACTTAGTTTAAATCCTTGTGGTGTATAATTAATTGCTGATTTAAGATCTGCAAATTCTGCAGATACTGGAGTTATAGTAATAGCATATAATTCCCTATTTGAACTGGTATCAACTATAGCTGCTGAAATAAGTCCTTCAGAGTTTAATTCTGGTTTATATAATCGTGTTAAATTTTGCTGAGGCGATTGTAAATTAATATTATAAACATCAGTATCTAAATTAATTGGTAGAACTGGAATAATATTATCAACTCCTGAAGGTATAATAGCAGGCGGAAAATATAAGAACATATTATCACGTGCTATATATCTAACATCATTGAGAGCACTTGGTATATTTAAATCAAAAACCTCAAATTTATTAGAATTTACTTCATATACTACACAATTTCTTGTGTTTCCTGGATTAACTAATATGCACATCATTATAGTATTTTGGGTAAATATAGCATCATCTAGTTGTAGAAAATTATTATATGATGTTAAGTGTTCCAAATTTTCATTATATATATTAAATTTATAGATGTCTAATTTCGAAAAACTTTCAGAGGTTATTATATAAAGATAATTATCATCTGTTTTAAAAACAAAATCAATATTATTTAACTCAAAAAATTTTTTTTTAATAGTATTATTTTTAAAATCAACTTCAAATCTTAAGTTTTTATTTTTAAGGAAATAATGCATTATACCTTTACTATCTATTACACCTGGTGTTATGAAACTTTTTATTTCATTATCAAAATTCTGTGGTAAAGAATCAACAAACGGTTCTTCTAATAACACGTTATTAATATTAACAGCGTTAAAGTCAGAACTATTTATATCAAATTCTAGTTTTTCTGGAATTGATAAATTATTACTTGTCTTAAATATAGACGAATGTAAATATCTGCTCATATGTAATATTTTACAATATTTTTTATTTAAATAAAATACTACTATTTGTATTATTTGGATAATTTTGTTGAGAATACAAACAACACACGTTATTTGTTTCAAATATTTGATTTGTTATATATATAGTTTCTCCTTTATTTGTTAATAATGAATAAAATACTTGAAAATTGGTTTCTGGGTTACCAACTACATATGAATAATTTAACCGTGGTTCAATAACAATTAATCCATCAGAGTTTTCAATTGTTAATTTGCCGTTACTATTTAATAAAAATTTACCTACATTTTGTGTTCCTAAATTTATTCCAAATGGATCTGTTAAATTTAATATAGTAATATCGAAAGTAATATCTTCATCTTTATAATTAATATCCATTTTTGCTATTTTTCTATTTTCTAGATTAGAGTAATAAGTATTATCAAAATATTTAGTCCATCCTAAATGGTTAAAATCTGATAATTCAGTTGTAGTTTTAAAAGTAAATTTACCCTCTTTGATGTTAAATATTAGTATTCCTTTTGAATTATCAAATAGAAATAAAAATTGTGGTGTAATTATAGATGTTACAATGTTTAACGAGTTTCCAAGAGTATAGGTTTCATAATTATTATTAAATATATCAATCTTAACTAAATTTTCAGCAAAAATTAAATAGCATGTATTATATTCGTCAATTATAGAATCTATAAATGTTCCAGTGTAGGTACTGGCTGATATTATCTGTTGTGTACTATTTTTTATAAATTTATTCTCATTAAAATTATATACAGTAAAATTAGAATTCGATGTATCATAATATACTAAACATAAATTATTTTTATTACATAAAATGGTGAAATTTTTATTAGCTAATGGTGTTTTTATTTCGTGTGATTTTTTGAATTTTAATTGTAAATCTATATAATATTCTGTTATAATTATACCATCTGCATCTGTTGACAATACAAATAATGTTTCATTAAAATAAACAAATGGGTTTTTTATAAATTTGTTGAATTCTATTAAACTATTGTTTTGTTTAGGTATATTTGGGGTACAAGGAAAATTAACATCATCATTTTTTAAAGACAAATTATTTAAATCTTGAAAAATAGGAGTTTTTAAATACCCAGGCATTATTAATTATAAGAAATACTTTTTTTTTAATTAAAATATAATATAGTTTAATTAAAAGTAAGATGTATATAATAAATTCTCCAATTAAAGTTTACTTACATTTAGAAGAGTTTAATAAAAGATGGGGTCTTTTACATATAGGTATATCATTTGAAAATGAGTATAGAAAAATTCGTTATGATTTTAAAAAAGTAAGTACCAGTAATGAATTAAAATATATTACTTATGATAAAATAAAAATATTTGAAGTATTATATCCTGAATACGAAGATGATTACATTCCTGAAGTTTATGACATAATAACTAAAGAATACTCTAAAAATGTAAATTTACCAAGATTAAATTTATATTGGGGTATAACTAATTACACATTTGAAGAAATTGAAGAATTTGAAAAAACCTTGCATAAAAAATATAGATTAGGTGTATACGATTGTAGACATTATACTAGAAAATTTTCTAAATGGGCTTTGTGTAAACCTATACCTGTATGGAGACTTAAACAATTATGGAATAAAAATATTGATTATATTCAATGAGAGATTACTTTTTTAATCCTAATAATCCAAAAAAATCATATGATGTTTACATAGATAAAAATCCTAATGATACTATAAATATAAAATATACTACAATTCAAGATGTTAAAGATACTATAAAAAAACTAGAATATTTATATAAAAATGATTTTTATCCACATAAAAGAATATGGCAAGTTGGAATGATAATGATGGTTAGATTGAGAGCTTTAAATAAAAATACTCCTAATAAAACTTCATTAAGAAGATATAATTTATCTTTAAAATATTTTGAATTTTTAGGAAAAAGAACAAAATTAAAGACTACCGATTTGCGTAAAAAATTTAAATTCTACTTATAGCAATTTCATAATATTCTTTATTTATTTCTATACCTATATGCTTTCTATTTGTAATTTTACATGCAACGCTTGTAGTACCAGAACCTAGAAAAGGGTCTACAACTAAAGAATTTTCTTTACTAAATAATTTAATTAAATGAATTATTAAATTTAATGGTTTAACTGTTATATGAGAATTATTTTTTTTTTCTTCTTTTGAAGGTTTAGGAACTAAAAAGTTTTTGTCATATAATTCATCAAATTCTTCTGAAGTTACTACATTAGATGGAGTTTTTGAGTTACCTACTTTTTGAGAAAAATCTATAAGACCTGTATTAAAATTTAGTTCATTTTGAATAAATGTGCATTTATTCAAAGGTTTCATAGCTACACATATAGGTTCAAAACATGATTTTAGTTGTGGAGTTTTAAAATTAAAATATTCTTTTTTAAGTTCTAATTTTAGTTCATCTTCTATTTCAAGTCTATCTATAATATGATTAACTGACATTCCCTTTGGCATGCTTTGAGTATAAACCCAGTTAATCATATCTCTTATTTCAAATCCTGCTATTTCACAACTCATAGCAACGGAATGATAAAGTCTAGGAGATGAAAAAGTTAAAAAAAATCCTCCAGGTTTAAGTTTTTTAAATATTAAATTACTAACTTTTAGGTAAAAATCGTATAAATTTTTAACTTGTTTTTTATCAAATTTCATTCCTTTAGGTAAATGAGTTATATGACTATTTTTTTTATCAGTATTAATTTTATCTGTTGACCATTTATCGTCTAGTTTATCTATAAAATAAGGTGGGTCAGTTATAACCAAATCTACACTATTATCTTCTATTTCTTGAAGTTTACTTAAACAATCTCCATGTATAATATTCATTACAAAATAATTTATTTAAGTTTTAAGTAATTTAAGGAATCTTTATATATTATAATAATGAAATTTTTAGTATCACTTACGACTACACCATATAGAATTAATCTTATTGAACCAGTTATTTTAAATTTAGTTAATCAAACTATTAAAGCTGATAAAATTATATTAAATGTACCAGAAATATTTTATAGAAGTGGTGAAATATATATTATTCCAGATTTTTTATCAAAATACCCAATAGTTATTAATAAGATTTCTAAAGATTATGGTCCTGCTACAAAATTAGTTGGTTCTTTAGAATATATGATTAATAATAATTATAATCCAGATTATGTAATTATATTAGATGATGACATTAAATATCCTATAAATTTAATTGAATATTACAAAAATCATGAAGTACAAGATTCTATTAGATGTATAACTAGTTTTAATATGAATAATGATGAAATTATAAATAGTTTTAATAAAAATTGTGGAATTTGTGAAGCTTTTGCTTCAATATGTATTAAAACCGATATAATAAAAAATGATTTTATAGATTACATTAATAATTTAATTATTAATGATGATTGTAAATTATCAGATGATATATTAATTAATAATTATTTTTATATGAATTCTTATAAAGTTAACTGTATAGATATAGATAAACAGATGCTTAATTTAATATTTGAAAATTTATTAGAATATCATGAAAAAGAATATAGTTTACATGGAACTAACCATGATAATAATAATTATGTAAGATATTTAAAATGTATAGATCATCTATATTCTGTTAATAAATTACATATACCTCTATACAGTTATAATATTACAACCGGTAGATTATTTTGTTATTAAACTACTTAAAAATAAGTCTTATTTAATAATATAATATGAAGGTAATTAAGCGTAATGGTGAATCAGCAGAAGTAAGATTTGACCAAATTACAGACAGATTAAAATATCTTTCTAGTAGTTCAGAATTTGGTAAAACTTTAGATATAGACGCCGCTTTAATTGCTCAGAAAGTATGCTCATCTATATACAATGGTATATCTACTTCTGAATTAGATGAATATACTGCTAGTGTTTCAGCAAATTTAAGCCTTCAAAATTTAGATTATGAAAACTTGGCTGCTAGAGTTAGTATAAATAATCATCAAAAGAATACCAGTTTATATTTTTCTGATGTAATCAACAAGTTAAAAAATTGTAAGGGCGGGTCTCTTATAAGTGATGAAATTTATAATTATGTAATTGATAATTTAGAAGTTGTAGATAAAATTATCAAACCTGAAAGAGATTATTTAATTAGTTATTTTGGTTTTAAGACTTTACATAAGGGGTATTTACTAAAAATAAATAATAACCCCGTTGAAAGACCTCAGCATATGTATTTAAGGGTAGCATTTGGAATACATGGTTGTGATTTAGAAAATGTAATTAATACTTACAATTCTTTATCGTTAAAATATTATACTCATGCTACTCCAACTCTTTTTAACGCAGGTACAAACTATCCTCAAATGAGTTCATGTTTTTTAATAGGAACTGAAGATTCAGTCCCTGGAATTTACAAGACTATTTCTGATGTTGCATTAATTTCTAAGTGGGCAGGAGGAGTAGGAGTTCATATTTCTAACATTAGAGCAAAAGATTCTTACATTTCTAAAACGGGAGGGAAAAGCGATGGTATAATGCCTATGCTAAAAGTCTATAATGATACAGCTCGTTATATTAATCAATCTGGAAAAAGAAATGGTTCTTTCGCTATGTATATTGAACCCTGGCATGCTGATATATTTACTTTTCTTGATGCTAAGAAAAATAACGGAGCAGAAGAATTAAGAGCCAGAGATTTATTTTATGCATTATGGATTCCAGATTTATTTATGAAAAGAGTAAAAAACGATGAAGTGTGGTCTTTAATGTGTCCAAATGAATGTCCTAAATTAAATAATTTATATGGAGATGATTTTGAAGAATTATATTTAAAATATGAAGCAGATGGAAAATATAGAAAACAAATAAAAGCTATAGACTTATTTAATTCTATCATTAATAGTCAAATTGAAACTGGAACTCCTTACATTTTATACAAAGATGCATCAAATATTAAATCTAATCAAAAAAATTTAGGAGTAATTAAAAGTAGCAACTTATGCTGTGAAATTATTCAATATTCTGACGAAAAAGAAACAGCTGTGTGTAATTTAGCATCTTTATGTTTACCAAAATATATTCAAAATGGTGAATTTAATTTTGAACTTTTAGGTGAGAAAGTAGGAGAATTAGTATTAAATCTTAATAAAATTATTGATAGAAATCATTATCCTACTCCTGAATCTAGTTTAAGTAATATGAAACATAGACCTATTGGTATAGGAGTTCAGGGCTTAGCTGATTTATTCATGATTTTAAATATTCCATTTACATCTCATGAAGCTCAAAAATTAAACAAGGATATTTTTGAAACTATTTATTATTATGCTCTTAAAAAGTCATGTGATATAGCAAAAAAAGAAGGAAAATATGACACTTTTGAAAATTCTCCTATGTCTAAAGGAATTTTACAGTTTGATATGTGGGGGGTAAATCCTGAAAAATATTCTAAAGAAGAGTGGGATTTACTTAAAAATGATATAATTACATTCGGGACTAGAAATAGTTTACTTGTGGCTCCTATGCCTACAGCTTCAACAGCTCAAATAATGGGTAACAATGAATCTATTGAACCTTATACTACAAATATTTATACTAGACGCGTTTTAGCTGGAGAATTTATAGTAATAAATAAATATCTTGTAGAAGCTCTTAAAAATGAAAATCTTTTTAATAAAGAAACTATTGATAATATTATTTATCATAGAGGTTCAGTTAAATATACAAAATTATCTGACCACGCTAAAGAAGTATTTAAAACAGCTTGGGAAATTTCACAAAAAACTCTTATTAAAATGAGTGCTCATAGGGGGGCATATATTTGTCAAAGTCAAAGTTTAAATTTATTTATCGAAAAAGCTGACCCTAAAATTATAGCTAGCGCTCATTTATATTCTTGGAGTCAGGGATTAAAAACCGGTTCATATTACATTCGTACAAAACCTGCAGTTAATTCTCAAAGTTTTACTTTAGACCCATCTATAGAGAAAAAACTAAAAGAAGAAGCAGAATCGAGAGAATGTTTAATGTGTTCGGGATAAATTAAAATATTGATATTAGTAAATGAATTGTAAAAGTTGTAAATTTGGAACTTCATGTAAAATCCATAATAAATTTGGTGCACCAAGAGAACAAATACCTGTAGTTGATGTTGTAAGAGCTTATGCTATAAAAAATGGATTATCTACAGTAGATAAAAAGGGAAAAAATTTAACTAAATTAGATATACATAAAAAAATTAAATATAAGTTCGATTCAGAACGTAGACAATTAGAAAGTTCAACTGGTTTAAAGTATGAAAAATGGTCACCAGAAGAATATAATAATATAAAAATATATGAACATAAACCCATATTTAGTGTAGCTAGTTTATTAGATAGTTTACCTAAAGTAAGTTCTAGTGAAAAAAAATCTAAACCTAAAGTAAATAAAGCATGGTTAATAAGACCTCACTTTGAAGAAAAAGATATTAAAAAGGGAAGATTTCCAGCTGGTTCAAAAGTAAGAAGACATGAAAAGGTAAATAAACAAGACCTTGATGATTTGGCTGATATGTTTAGTGCAGCCAGAGCTGGAGAAGACCCACTAATTGGTGGAATAAATAGACTAAATCTTTTTGGTAAAAAAACCTATTTTGGATGAGGGGTAAAAAGTAATATGTTACGTTAATTATTCAATTTAAGTGTCAATTAAATGACGTAGTAAATATAAATAGTGTATTTATTATTGAGAAATTGGCTTAAAGACATTAATATATATAATTAAATCAATGGAAGACGTAGAAGAGTTAAACCCTAATCGTGAAAAACTTAAAGAAAAACTAAGAAAAAAAATTAATAATAAAAGAACTATGCGGTCAGGTATTAACAAAAAAGAAACACAAACATTAAGTGATAAAATTCAAGCAATGTTAGAATTTCTTAAACAAGAAAACATTGATATGAATACACAAATTAGTGAAAGTATAGTGGAAAAAATAACTAGTATTATTAGTTTAAATGATGTTAAGAAAGTTTTAAGTCAAGTACAAGATAACCCAGATGTAAGTGATAATTTTAAGACCTTTTTAAGTAAAATTGAAAAGTTTAAGACTCCTTAACATCTTTGTGAACTCTATATAGTAAATTAGTTTTAATATTGAACATTTTTTTTATATATTCTTGAATTTGAATTTTATACTCTACATTATCAAACCAATATTCTATTCTATACATGGGTTTACCGGGTAATGTAGAGTCTACAAATCTAATACCTTTAATATTTTTAGAAAATTCAAAATTTTCAGATATAAGATAAATTAAAGAATTTTCCCATATTTCATTCATTTCTGGTAGTCCTTTAAATTTTCTAATACTTAATTCAGCACCGTTAATGTTATTAGTATCATCCCACGTTGGATATACTCCTTTTTCAAAAAAAGAGTACGCATTTGGAACATAATATTCTTTTTCTATTCTTAACACTTTATTTTCAAATCCGGAATTAAATAATTCTTTAGGTTGAGGAATATTGTTATAAGTTTTCCAAAAAGTTTCAATTGATTCTATATCTATAATTTTAATGGTATTCTGACTATAAGTTTTTTCTTTATTTTTAGAGTGAAAATATAAAGACCATGTTCTGTGAAGGGGATACATAACCTACACAATAATATCTGTTATTTCTTTAATTTATTTTATTAACATAATAATAATGGATGATACAGATAAAAATAATGGCATGATGACTAAAGTATGGGGTCCTCCGGGGTGGTTATTTTTACATTCTATAACTTTTGGATTTCCTCATAAAATAGACGCAGATAATATACACAGAGTTCACGAGTATGCTAAATTTTTCAACTCAGTTGGTAATGTATTACCGTGTAAATATTGTAGAGAATCTTATAATGAATATATTAAAGAATTACCTATAGAAGGATTTTTAGATTCTAGAAATTCTTTAGTGACATGGTTATATTTAATTCATAATAGAGTTAACAAAAAATTAGGAGTGTCTTCAGAATGTATACCTCCACTTACTGAAGTAAAAGATAAATATGAACAGTACAGAGCAAAATGTAAACAAACTACAGACAAAGAAAGAAATGAAAATTTAGTAAAAGGATGTATAATACCTAAAAATGGAGTTAAACAGAAGTGTATTATAAATGTAGTAAATGATAATGATTATGATTTCGTAATTTATGGTGGTTTAATAATAGTTGTAATAATTTTTATAATACTATTTAAAGGTTTATTCTATAATAAACCATGATGACTCCAGAGAATTATACAGATTTAACTAACAAGATTGATAATCTTAGTGATTCAATGAAAAGTTTAATTGAATTAAATCAATCTCTACTAAAACAAAACATCAAATTATCAAACCAAGTTTATGGGAAACTTCAAATTCCTGAAGATAATTCTGGAAGTGTTAAAAAAGAATTATTTTATAAAGAGTATGGAGAAAATATTTATATAATTCATGGACCAGGAACTTATGATAACAAGGAACAGATTAAGTCGTTATGTGAAGGAGCAGAATGGATGAAAGAAGAAAAAGGATGGAGAGTTATGTGCGAGTTATCAACTATCACTGATAAATTTCCTGATATTTCTGTTAAGCCTTCTTAAATCTTCTATACCAAAATTTGAAACAACCTTTTGTAGTTTCTATTCCAACATCTATAGCTGTATTTATATTTAATTTACCCTTTGATGCGTCTATAACTAGTTCCATTAAATTTTCTATTGAACCATTTTCATATAAATTTAATAATGTTAGTTGTACTTGCGAATCTTTAATTTCATCTATGATTTGTTTTATTAAATTTAAAGCTAAATTTTTTTGTTCAATTCCTTTTATTGGTGTATTTTCAACTGCTTCCATAACAGTTTTAATTATTTGATGTAGATTAGATGCATCTATCGGTATAGACTTTAATCTTTCTTTTATTTGAATAATTGAACATTCAAATAAATCTACTAAATTATGATGAATTGTTTTATCTAGTGGATCTATGATAACAGCTACCATTTATTATTATTAATATTATAATTTAGAATATTATTATTTAAAGAATTAGTTAATAATGTATATATTAATGGTAACTTACTTACCACAAGAATGTGTAATGTGTTTAAATGAAGAATCAAGTGAAAAATTAATTACTTATAATCATTGTGGATTGTACTATATACATAAAAGTTGTCTAGAAAAATGGAAGAATGAAGAATGTATAATATGTAGGGAAAAAGTAATAATTCATGAAAGGTGTGAAGAAAAATATAAAACCATATTAAAGTATGGATTAAGTTTAACACTTTTTTCTGGAATATTGTTATTATTAATATTAATTTAAACTGGTTTAAAAATGTCAAACATATATTATAAGAATGGAACCACTACTACAAAAAAACAAAAATAGATTTGTTTTATTTCCAATTAAGTATCCACTTATATGGGACATGTATAAAAAACAGAAACGAGCTTTTTGGACTGCTGAAGAAATTGATTTTTCTGCAGATTTGAATGATTGGAATAGTCTTAAACCTGAAGAGCAAAATTTAATTGAAAATATTTTAGCTTTTTTTGCTGGTAGTGATGGTATAGTTTTCGAAAATATTAATAATAATTTTGCTGAAGAAATACAAATCCCTGAAGCTAGATGTTGTTATGGATTTCAAGCAGCAATGGAAAATATTCACAGCGAAACTTATTCTCTAATGATTGATACTTTAGTTCAAGATGAAAATAAAAAGACTAAATTATTTCAAGCTATTGAATGTCTACCTGCGGTTAAAGCTAAGGCAGAATGGGCATGTAAATATTTAGATTCAAATAGTGCATCTTTTCCTGAAAGACTATTAGCTTTTTCGATCGTAGAAGGAGTTTTTTTCAGTGGAAGCTTTTGTGTAATTTTTTGGCTTAAAAATGTAAAAGGATTAATGGCAAAAGCTCTTGCTAAAAGTAATGAATTAATTGCTAGAGATGAAGGAATGCATACTGAATTTGCAGTTTTACTGTATAATAACTATGTTGTAAATAAAATTTCTGAAGAAAAAGCTCATACAATTTTTAAAGAAGCTATTGATTTAGAAGTTAATTTTATATGTGAATCTTTAAAATGTGATTTAATAGGTATGAATAAAAACCATATGACTGATTACATTAAATTTGTAGGTGATAGATTATTAACTCAACTAGGATATTCAAAAATTTATAATTGTGAAAATCCTTTTAGTTTTATGGATACAATCAGTTTAGATGGTAAAAGTAATTTTTTTGAACAAAGAGTTACTGAATATAATAGAGCTGAACAGTTAAATTCAGGAATTTCAAAAGATGACTTTTTAGATGAATTTTAAAACCTACGACATTTAAAATCTCTTAAGAAATTAATAATTATAAAGTTATAATTTTCCATGGAGATTTTTATTAAAAACGGAATTGTTAAAGATGAAAAAGAGGTAAAGCAAGACATTTACAAAAAATGTTTTGATGCTGAATTTGATTTTAGAGTACCAGGTCCTTATAGTGATGTAAATCATAATCATGTACATGTATGGAAAAGTTTAACAAACATTCAAAATTTTAGGGGTGTTCAATTTCAAACTGAAGTTAAATTTTCAAAAATAAAAGGTAATATTCCAACGAAAGGAACTTTTTGTTGCATTTGTCACGAACAACTTAAATCAAAACAATGTAATCTTAAATATAATCCAATTCTTACAACTTTAGAACCTTTTAAAAAAGAAAAACATAATTTTGATTTATATTCTTTAACTCAAGGATTTAAAAAGTTAAATAAAAATACTTCAATAAAACCACCTATTGAAATACTACCTAAAAGAAATTATAGTCTAATGTGGGATAGATTTTATGTTTTGTTAAGTAACTATAATGAGCAGTACTATAAACATATTTTTGCTATATTAAAAGATGTAATAAATAAAAAACAGACAATTATTAATAATTGGAAATTATTAGTAACAAAAATTCAACTTCCATATATTCTTTATAATGTATCTGAAACTGTATCTTTATATAAAAAACCTTGGGAATTAACTAATTATCAAAAATTAACACTTAAAAATCCTAACTATAGAGACACATATTCTTTTATTGTCAAACCTTATAAAAAGTTTGAAAGATATGTAGTTATTGAGTAAAAATTGACAGAATATATGTCTTAGGTTATAATTAAAATACGTGAAAATCTTCTAATATGGAAGAATTGGTAGAAATGTTGGAATCTTCAAGTATCACATTTAACCCTACTGAAGTATTTAGAAATGAAATAAATTACATATGTTCTTACATTATTTCATATTATCAACAGTATAACATTATATATACTGACATATTACAATTATTATGTCACTGGGGACATGATTTAGCATATGATTTATCAGACGATTTTGAAAAAGATAAAAAATGGTTTAAACTATATGGACAATCTTATATAGGTGAAATAATTACAAGCAATATAACATTAAAAACACTTGAAGATTACCAAAATTTAATTATAGTTTACAACAATATTAAAAATATATACGAAATTTAATTTTAATAATGTTCTAGGTAATTTATTAAAATTACGTTAATAGTATAAAGGTTTTAATAATATTAATAATATGACTAAAAAAGTGGAAAAGTATAAGAAAAAGTATCGATATATAAAAAAATATATGGAAATAGCAAATATATGGTCTGAATTATCATACGCAAATAATAAAAAAGTAGGATGTATTATAGTTAAAAATAATATGATAATATCTGATGGTTATAATGGCACTCCAAGTAATTTTGAAAACGAATGTGAAGATTCTAACGGAGTAACAAAATGGTACGTTATGCACGCAGAAGCTAATGCAATTTTAAAATTAGCTAAAAGTACTAAAAGTGGAGAACACGCTGATTTATATACAACTTTATCACCATGTAAAGAATGTGCAAAATTAATAATTCAGTGTGGGATAAAAAAAGTTTATTACAAAGAACTATATAAAGATTTATCTGGTATTAATATTTTAAATAAAGTTAATATTGAAACAATTAAAATATAATATAATTTAAGAATGGTTGATTATAATAAAAGCATTGAATGTCAAATATGCATGAATGATTTTCCTATTGACGTTTTTAAGTTTCTACCATGTATGCATAGTTTATGTGAATTTTGTTACAATAATATTAAAAAATTAGAATGCCCTTATTGCAAATATTCTTTTAGTGATGAATTAACTGAAGAGTTAGAAGAAGAATTATTTAAAGAGTTAGAAATATGCGATGAACCGGTAACAAAAAGAGAAAAAAAGAAGCTAAATAAAAAGAAAAAATATTTATTTGAATTAAAAGATAATAATTTAAGAAGGCGAACTTCTAATAGATTTGAATTGATAGATGAATAGTTAAAATATTACAGGTTTACAATAATTAAACACGTATAACAATAAATATGATAAATCTTCTCTATAATTATTTAAATATTTATTTAAATACATTAATTTAAGCCATAATTGTGAGTATTTTATATTTATATATATATCATTTAATATTAATTCTGTATTAATAGGATTTAAAATAGGTAATTTAAAAGCAATATTTAAATAATTATAACTTTTACTAATGATATTTCTACTCTTAATATAGTCTTCATGATTAACAGAAATTTTAGTATCATCATAGTTATTAAATTGAATTACTATAAATTTTTTAAATTTTACTATTTCAACTATATAACTATAGTCTAAATTTTTAATTGCATAATTGCTACAAACGTTAGTAACTGTTCTAACTATATCAAACATTATATTATATAATTATTTTTTTTGTCTTTTAAAAGTATGCATTTCATAACTTGGAGTTTGAGACTGTTGACTCATTTGTCTCATACAATTTCTAATATCACTAGAATATTTTGTATCTACGGATGGTAAATAATCAATGACTTGTAAACACTCATCAGTTGTACAATAAAAATTGATGTTAATTGATTGTTTATTCTTAATACATTGAAGAAGTTCATTTACTACTTGATAAGAATAAATTTTGCTAGAATTTTCTAGGCCGTCTGTAAAAATATTTAATACAATTGAATTATATATATTATCAGATGATAAAATTTTAATACAAGCATTACCTATACTATCAAGTAAAGCTGTACCGTTTGATGGTTTATAATCTGATAATTTTAGACTATTAATATTCTTGATGGAATTATCTACTAGTAATTTAGTCTTATTATTAAAAGTATAAGTCGTCCATTTTATATCATTATATTGAATACCATCCAAAATAAAAACTGAATCTGATTCAAGATTTTTCATTTCATGAATAAAATTATTATAACTATCTACTAATTCATTTTTAATTGATTGCATAGATGCAGATTCATCAATTAAATTAATAATCCAACGGTTGTTCATTTATAATATAATATTTGTATTCTTTAAATGGATGAATATTATACTATAAATAAAAATCTTATAGTTCCACAACCAACTAAAACAGTTTTGAAGAGAATAAAACAATTAAAAATACCTCCAAATTGGGAAAATGTAAAAATTTCTAAAGACCCTTTATCTAAAGTTCAGGTAATAGGCTACGATTCTAAAAATCGTGAACAACGTATATATCACGAGTTATGGATTAAACAATCATCACAAGAAAAATATGCAAGTATGAAAAAAATAGATAAAAAATATTCAGAGTTTGACAAAATATTAACTAAATGTATTAAAAAAAAAGATTTTTCACATGATTGTGTAATCGCAAACGTGATTAGAATATTGATGGTATTAAATATTAGAGTTGGAAATGAAACATATTTCGAAGAGAATGGTACATGCGGTTTAACAACTTTACGTAAAAATAATTTAAAAATTATAGACTCTCAATATTTTTTAAATTTTATAGGTAAAAAGAATGTAGAACACAATAAGCATATTAAGAGCAAATCTATTAGAAAATTTTTGGATTCAATGAAAAAAATTAAAAATGAAAGATTATTTTGTTATAAAGATGGATTAAAAACTATTGAAGTAGTTGCAAGTCATGTGAATAATTTTATAAAATTACATTTGGGCGATGAATTTACTTCAAAAGATTTAAGGACTTACAACGCAAATAAAATATTTAAAGAACAATTAAATAATTTTGAAAAACCTAATACTGAAAAAGAAGCAATTAAAAACATACGTAAAGCTATAAAGTATACATCTGAACAATTAGGTAATACTCCTAAAGTGTGTAAAGATTCTTACATAGATCCTAATATAATAGATAAATACCATGGAAAATTAATTTAAAAAGATAATATATATAAGTATATGGATATAAAATACCAGAAACCTTTTTTAAAATGGGTCGGGGGTAAAACACAAATTATAGACAATATAGTAGCTTTTATACCAAAAGAAATAAATAACTATCATGAACCATTTTTAGGAGGCGGAAGTGTTTTGTTTGCAGTATTAACACTTCAAAAACATGAAAAAATAATTATTAAAAATAAAATTTATGCATGCGACTCTAACAAACGTTTAATTAATTTATATAAACATATTCAACAAACCCCAGATGAATTATATAATATACTACAGTCGTATTTCAAAATATATGATAGTTTAACAGGTACCTTAGTTAATAAAAAACCTAACAATATAGAAGAAGCTAAAACGTCAAAAGAAAGTTATTATTATTTTATAAGAAATAAATTTAATAATATAGATGTAAATACTTTAGAATCTTCAGCTTTATTTTTATTTATAAATAAATTATGTTTCAGAGGAATGTACAGAGAAGGACCTAATGGATATAATGTACCATTTGGTCATTATAAAACTTATAAAAATATTACACGAGACGAATTAAAAAATATAAGTCTTTTAATTAAAAACGTTGAGTTCATACATTGTGATTTTCAAGAATCTATTAAACGTGCGTTAGATAAGGATTTTATATACTTAGATCCTCCATATGTCCCTGAAAAATCTAAATCTTTTGTTGAATATACTAATGATAAATTTAGTAAAGAGACACATGAAGCATTATTTGCGTTAATTAAACAATTACCTTGCAAATTTGTACTAAGTAATTCTAAAGTAGAATTAGTTATTAAAACTTTTAGTAACTATAACGTAACAGATATTTTAGTTAGAAGAGCTATAAATTCTAAAAATCCCGGTTTAACTACAAAAGAAGTAATTATTAAAAATTAAAAGTTGTTTTTAATATTCCTTCTTTTATTAAATCACTAAATCTAATATATTCGATATTCCAAGATTTAGCAAGATTAAGCGCCTGTTTAGTTTTATTTGATACATTAGGTCCAAAAAATTTAGTTTTTCCATACTCCAATTCATATTCTTGATTTGCGATACATACTATTCTCAGAGGTTTTCCATATAAATCTGGAATATCTTGATATTTAATCCATGTTGCTAAAACTTTTTCTCCAGCTGTTCCTGGTACCCACCAATTAGAATTTTTTACTTCATACATATAATTGTCTGTCTCCCAATCTGGTTTAAATCCTCCTTTTTTCTCAACTTTTCTAGGATTTTCTCCATTAAGTTTTAATATATCATATACTAAATTTTCTCCTAGAATGGTTGACCAATTTCCGTTATTTTTTTGGCCTATCATTTGATTTCCCCATATTTTCTCCTTAAGAGTTTCTTCATTAATCTGCTGTTTAATAGTTTTACCAGGAATTTTTTCCAATTTATTAGGTTTTTTAAGCGCCCAGTTTACCCTTTCAAACAAAGTTTGAGATACAGTAGTCATATTTGTTGTCACGTGACCTTGTAATTTCCTAAAAAATTAATCACTAAATAAAATTATTACTCTTCTGATAAGATAGAAAAAATATTGTTAGTTTCTTTCTTAACAGTTTTTTTAACCAATACTGCTAACCATTCTTTAGGAATGTCTGGAAGAGTTTCATCATCTTCCATGTAATCAGCCCACTGAATCTGAGGAGAATATGGCATTGATTTCAGATTTTCAGATTTACACGTCGGGTTAATATCCCATTAAGGGATTAATTAACTCTTTTGTTATTGTGATACTCAAGTCTTTTATTTGTATTACTTAATACTCTTTTTGCTTCTTTAATTTGGGGTAAATATTTATCATCAATAGATTTTTTTTTAAGAACAAGCTGGGATTTTCTTTCTTCTAAAGCATCTATTGAAAATAAATCAATTAATTCTGAAAGTTCTTGATGTTTATCAGTTAAAACTTTCCAAGTGGCATGTTGAAGATTGCTAGTATATAAATTTTTATTTATTTGGCATGCTCTATATGACAAAAGTGGTTTCATATTCAATAAAAATAAAAATTAAATTATAAAGTTAATAAAATGTCGTAAATTTTTAGTACTTTTTAAAAATATATTTATTATATTAAATGGAACATTCAAATAAAAAAAGAAAAATAGATGAAACTGATAGAGATTGCACAAAAGAACCTATAGATATAAACACATTAAATATAGCATCTATAATAACTGATTGTGTAATTGTTCCAAAAAAACTAGAAGATAATACAATAATTATAGATGCAATTTTTCCTTATTACTTTAATTATCTAGATAATGATTTAAAAGAAAAAATTAAAGAAACTGTACAGAAAATAGCAACTAATTATTTTTCTCATACGACATAATTTATACCTTACAAAAAAAGAAGTTATAGTGATGAAATTATACAAAGCACTCTACTTAAACTATGCAGATTAACATGCGCTCGCAGAAAATTCACTTGAAGAAACAGGAAAATAAAAATCGCAAGAAGGAAATTAAAAGGAAGAAGAGTTACAACAGGATTCATACTAGGGAAACCAACTTAGTTGAAGACTTTTGGAACTCTTTTCTTGACGAAAACTAAACACTAAAATTAAAAACTCACCATAAATAAAAAAAAGTCTTCGGACTTAATAAAACTACGTTTGTTGAATATTTACTTTAATGTTATTTAAGTCTTGAAGAATTAAGTTGGTTATTGGTAAAATAGTTTGACTGTCAGTATTAAAATAAGTTACTATTCTTTCAAGTAACTTTTCTGTTTTATCTTCATCATAAGTAAACACTTTAAATTTATTACATTTAATAAGTGGATTAAAATTCAATTTATAATTTAATTGACCTTTTCTATTACCGAAGTAATGATAAAACACGTTACAATATAAAGAAATCAAAAAGTAAATTTTAAGAGGATTTTTAAGTTTTAAATCTAAATTATTCAAAAGCACAGTAAATTTTATACTTAAATCATCATTAGACGGAAAATTTTTAAGTAACTTTTTATAATTATGGTTTAATATTGCAATTTCTTTTTTATCCATTTAATAACAATAAATATATTTTTAAAATTTAAATACATGGTTGCAATTTAAACATGTTACGAAGGTGGTCATAGGTTCGTCAGCAGATCTTGTTTGAGCTTGAGTGTATGTAGTTTTATAAGTTTTACATCTACTACATTTAAACATTCCATCGTGTTCTTGTTCTGGGTTAGAGTTAATATATTTAGCCATTATTTTTGTCTTTTGTTCTGCCCAGAAATCTGGATTTAGTTCAGTATGACTCATAAAAGCTAAATTATACGGATTCCAAGTTCTACTAATAATGTTTTCTATTACAAGTACTTTATTACTAGTATAAGTAAGATTTGCTAAAACTTTTCTTCCAGTTTTAGCGTAAGTTGAACTTAAAAATTTATTACTCCACTTTAATTCTTCTTCGTTTTCTTTAGTTTTTTGTACTGTATAATTAAAAATACCTTTTTCTATATTTTTACATATTATTTCATCGCTGAAAATATTTGCAAGTTTGTTCAAAACATACATCCTTTTTTCAGACATGATTAGATAGTTATGTTATATAATAGTAAACAGGTTTATTTATCGTAAAAATAGTATTTATTTTATATATATATGTTATTAAAAAACTATGGAAACACGTGTTATATAAATAGTGTACTTCAATTGTTATTCAATACTACTATTCTTATGAATCATATAAATAATAAAGTTTATCCTAAAAATTCTATAATTCAATTATTTAAAAATATAGACCAGAATCAAATTAACTTAAAATTTTTTTTAGATAAACTAAATAGTTTAATAGATTTTGAAATATTTGAACAAAACGATGCTAATGAAATTTACGTTAAATTAATTGAAATATTTGAAAAAGAAGATGAGGAATTATCAAATTTATTTAATGGTGTAATTAAAAACATATATACATGTGAAGAATGTAACAATAAAAGATATTATAAAGAAAAATTTAGTTATTTAACATTATATGTAAAAGATGATAATTTACATAAAGGATTAAAAACACTATTTAAAAAAGAACATTTAAAAGATATAAAATGTGACTATTGTAAAAAAAATACTTTAACAGAAACTAGGTCTAAAATTGTAAAATGGCCTGCTATATTAATATTTTTAATTAATAGACATTCTTTAAATGGTAAATTAAATGCAAAATTTGATTATACTCGTTATATAGAGTTAGATATAAGTGGTAATATAAGTAAATATTACTTAAATGGTATAATAAATCATTATGGTTCAGCTGATATAGGACATTATACTTACATAATAATAGATAAATTATTCACCCAAATCAGTGACGATAAAATATCAAATGTAGATAATTTTAAATCTATAAATAATTATATTTTATCTTACAATTTAAAGACTTGATAAATATTAAATTGATGACTGACGTGACACAAATTTTAAATAAACTTTCTTTAAATTGTCCAGATGAAGAATATGTAACTTTAAAATTTTTATATACTAAGTTAGAAAACAATAAGAATGACATTTCATTAGAGTTTTATAATTCTATAGTTAAAAAGACTAATGAATATATCAGTAAAATTAATTTTAACATTAAATATGAACAATCTAAATTAAATTATAAAATTAATATTATCAAATTATTAATTAAAAGTTATAAAAAATCTACCGATAGAGATAAAATTATAGAATATATTTTTTATATTTTTAAAAATATGTTATTTATACTTGATAATGATTTTTAGTAATCTTCATATGCTTCTTCTTCTTCTTCGTCATCTACAATGGTAAGATTTTTTAGCTGATTACTAGAATAAACTCGAGCTTTTAGAATCTTAAATCCAATACCAAATTGCGTCTTTCCAATAAAATATACACCTGTGCACTGAATAATAGCAGTCATTTCGCATCCAGGTTCAATACACGATAAATCCATATTTCCTTCAACCCATACATTAATAGACTGCTTGTTTTCATCTTCTAAATTAAACTGAGGACCCTTGTCATTGTATGGAAGCTTAAATTTAATAGTTGGATTATATTTTGTGTCTTTTGGATATTTAACAATGGACCGCATAAGTTCATCTACTACATCGGAACTTTTCTTTTTTCCAAACCATAGTTCAGAATTCTTAACACCTGTATCTTTTACAGCTTTTTCAATATTTTTAATAATATTAAAAAATTTTCCAACTGAATTATCACCATCAGATACACTTAAGTTTACTGAATACTTATTTGGACCTCCTCCTTCAGGTACTTGACAATTAGAACCAAAAGGGGCTCTTAGTCTAGGAGTTTGAATAACTAATGGTGTATTTCCATTTCCATTATTGTAACTAATTAATACATTAGAACCTCCCATAGTATTTTTCTTAGGTTCACCAAAGTTAATTTTAGATTCGTCGAATTCGTTTGTTAGTAGTACACCAGCCATTGTTATTTGATAGTTATATATTACTGATACTTTTAAGTAGGTTTACAACTATAAATTTATAGGTGTTATAAAACTAAAAATAAAAAATTATAAAAAAAAAATAATTAAATTAATAATGGATGAATATTCCTTTTTAAATATTACTGCAACTTCTTTAAACGCAGCAATTGAAACTTTAGACGAAATAATTAACGAAATAAATGAATTATATATTAATTACGAATTACCTACAGAACAATTAATAGGAGTTGAACAAGTAAGATGTATTATTTTAAAAAAAAGAGAAGAATTAATTAAAGAGAAAAATTGGTTCTAGTATTAACCTACTTAAAGTTATAAGTAATATTTATTTATCTAAAAATGGTGGATACAACTGAAAATCAGACAAGCACTCTAACAGAACGCTTTGCATCTCTACTATCTCTAGTAGATGAACAGTCAAAGGCTCATTCAACTTTTATGAAGACTGTAAATTCTGAACTTAAGGCTCTACAGAAAGAATCTAATAAACTTCAGAAGGTTAAGAAGAGTCGCAAGAAGTCTGATGAAGATGGTGATGGAGAAAAGCGCAAAAATGTATTTGATACTCCAGTCCCAGTAAGTGATGCTCTATGTGAATTTCTTAATGTAGAAAAGGGTCAGATGTACTCTCGTCAGTTTATAAGTAATAGTATCAGAGATTATGTTAAGACTCATGAACTTCAGAATCCTGAAAATAAGCGTTACATTGACATTGATAAGTCTGAACATGGTAAGAAGCTAGGAGCTCTTCTAGAACCTGACCAGCCACTAACATTTTTTAATATGCAGCGTTATCTAAAGCCTCATTATCCTAAGGGTAATGATACCGACCGAACAGACACTACCCGAACAGACACTACAGATTCTTCGAGTGAAGACCCTTCTACAACAGCTTCTAAGAAGACTCGCAATAAGAAAGAAGTTTCTACACCAGAACCAACTGTTGTAGTTCCTGACGATGAAGTTGTAGAAGAAGGAGAGCCAGTTGAAACTAAAAAAAAGACTCGTCGTGCAGTTCGCAAGGGTTAATTGATTTATATAAAAAATATGCAGTAAATTATAAAACATTATATCAGAATACTGAATTAGTTTTATATATTGAAAATGCTAAAAAATTCACTGATGAAAATCATGCTGTGATGTTTGCAAACATGTTTCAGAATATTAAATATTTAAATAGTAAATATAGTAAAAAGTCTATGGAATTATGTGCTAAATATTGTCCACTTAGTATTTTAGGAAAAATTTCTGAAAATACGCTAAAAATGATAAATGCCCCCATAGCTCAATTGGATAGAGCGTAAGACTTCTAATCTTAAGGTTGCGGGTTCAATCCCCGTTGGGGGTATCTATGATTATTAAGTATTGTAAAATGCCACCTTAGCTCAGTTGGTAGAGCGTAGGACTTTTAATCCTATGGCCATGGGTTCGATCCCCATAGGTGGTATTTTAAAATACTTAAACATTTAGTAAATAAATAAATTATGTATAACCCTGAATTAATTTCAGAATTAGAATATAATTATGATATTTTATCTAATTTTATAAATGATAATAATAAAATATTAAATATTTATGGTAGTATAGGTTGTGGTAAAACTACAGTAGTTAAGCTATATTTAAAGAATTTTACTTATCATTATATTTCTGATTATAACATGAGTGATGATAATTTTATTAATTATATTAGTAAATTGACACCAATTGATATATTATCTTATTTTAATAATAATATTAAAAGCCCTATAATAGTTATAGATAACTATGATTATTTTAAATTTAAATTTAAAGATGTTGAAAAATATTTTAAACCATTTAAAATTATAATAATTTCAAATAAGTGTCACTTTAAATATAATTTATTTATTAAACCCCCAAGTGAAGAATATTTATATAATTTAAGAGATTCTATAAATATATGTTATGATAAAAAATATAATTTAGTAAATCTATCGTCTTTTTCTAAATTTTTTTCATCTTTAGAATTAGATAAAAATATAGTATATGATTTATTTAACGAAGAATTAGACGAATTGGAGCTTATATTTAAAACTAAAAATTTAGAATTAGACAATTATGATATAAATAATGTACATATATCTTATTTAAATTCTATAGAAAGTGTATACAAAGCTGATACGTGTTCTCACATAATGTCTGATTCTATATTAATGTTAAATACACCTTTTTATCAAGTTATGACAAATATGTTAATATATTCTTTAGATAAAAAAATAGGGTATCTTAAAAAACTAAAATTAAATTATCATACAAAAAATAAAATAATTAAAGAATGTTTTAATCTAAATACTAATCCTATAGATTTAAGTTTAGTAAAAATTATAAAAAAATAAAATTTACAATATATAATGGATTCCTTGGAATTATTAACTATTAAAAGACAATTAGAACGAATGTTTGAAAAATATTCAGAAGAAGAAGCTAAAAAATTAATAATTAAATGTATAGATGATAAATTTATAAAAAAAGATACTGATATTTCTAAAATACAGATTACAAATACTGCTAAATTAGCGATTGAAGATGTATGTAGAATGTGCGAATCTAAAGATTTCAATAATACAGCTTCGCAGATGATTTGTAGAGAATGTGGAACAATCCATAGAGAATTATTTAATAGAGTAAACTATAAGCCTAAAGAAGAATTAAAATTTATTTCAAAGAGTGAAAACACCATAAGTTATATAGACACAGATGGTAAAAAGAAAAATATAGATATAGATAAAATTAATTTATATACTTTAAAAAATTTAACGCCTCATCAGCGTATATTTAAGAGTGGTTCTGAAAATATTAAAAATAAACTAATTGAATATAACATACCGTACAAGGCTGATCAATTAAATGATATATTAAGAATGTATTGGAATATTACACTATATTATGATAAAAACGAACGTGTAAAACCTAATATAAAATCTGTAGCAAATAAACAAGCATATCAGGCATTATGTGCATATTATGGATTAGATGAATCTGTAAATATTTATGAAATTTTAGAAGCATTTGACGTAACAATTGAAAATTTAGAATATTTCAATCAAATTCTTAAAGTAATATTTAATAAAACTTCTTACGAAATTAAAAACAGAATAAAACCAGAAGATAATTTAACTTACTCTATTAAAAAAGTAGCTGATATCGCAGATAAATTAATTAATATTTTAATAGAAAAATCTTTATTTAAAGAAAAAAATAAAGAAAATTATGCAGCTGTAATATTATATGTGTCTAGAGATATTTTAAGTATGAAAACTACTAGTATTCAAATACAAAATGAGTTAAATATTAGTAATTCTGCAAAACTAAACTTAAATTATAGAAAAATTTTAAATTATTTAAAAGAAAATAAAAGATTAATTACTCTTTTATAATATTACTAAAAATATCTTCATTGTTATCTCTATTTCTTTTAGCTTTTTCATAAGCATCTTTTAGATGATTTTCATCAGGTTTTTCAAATTTAGTATAAATATATTTATCAGCTAAACTTTCTCCAAAGTTTTTTTCTGCTTCGTCCTTAGTTAATTGTCCATTTCTAATTTTTTTAACTTGGATAATTAATTTATCCAAGAGATCTTCATCTAACTCAGTTTCATTTAACAAACTAAAAAATATCATAGGATACTCTTTCATAAATTCTGACCACTTTACTTGTAATTGAAACTGATTTAAACTATCTTTATCAACCATAATTTGTTTAATATTAGTTTTAAAATTATCCAGGTTATCCATTAAGTATTATTAATATATTTTTTTAAGTAAGTTTACTTAATATTTTTTATAAGTTATATAACTCAACGCTAATGCTATAATAAGCATAACAATATATAATATTATTCTAATTACTAAATTAGAATTTTTATTATTTTCAACTACTTCTGAATCTAAGTTTTCAACTACTTCTGAATTTAAATTTGGTTCCGATTCTATTGGAGTTTCTGTATCTTTGCAAGGGTGTATATCAGGTAAATGACCTTCGACTGTAGGAGAATCATATGTTGCAGTTTTAGACGTAAATATTTGACCCCCTAAAGGTTCATCGTCTGCAACATTCATAGCTTTAGAATTTTCAAGTATTTCAAATGGGTTATTTTGATAATAAGTAGAATATCTAATTTCTTTTAGTAAATTATTAATACTTGCTCCTTCATCGAAGTTTATTAAACTTCCTTTATTTACATTTTTACACATTGAAGAATTCATTATTTAGTAATAATATTTTAATTTATTAAAAAAATACTTTCAAACATATATTTTTTCAAATATTTTATAGCAAATTTTTAGTACAGTTGACTCTTCAGGATATCTACCATAAATAGCTTGATATAAATTTTCTATAATTTCAAATTGATAATTTGTAATTTTATATTTAGTTTGTTTTATACCATAATTTTCAAATAACGATAGAAGAACTGGAGTCTTAATGTTATAAATTCCATAAAACTCGGGTTCTTTATTGATATATTCTTTGAACTTTTGCATTTTATTAATTTTAGAATAAAATAACAATTCTTCATATTCTTCAGGAGTTAATTCGGAAACTTCATCATCTGAATCAGATGAGTAATCATTTAGATATTCAAAAGTGTCCATGCTAAAATATTTTACGTAGCTCTTTATAGACCTATGTCTATATTCTTTCTATTCTTTCTATTCTTTCTATTCTTTCTATTCTTTATACTATTTCAGGAATAATAAGCAGTCTTTATTCCTATGCGAGAAATATAATCTCTGCATTGTTTACAAGGATATGAATTTAGTGTTTCACCATTTTTGTTAATTCTTACAACTACTAAGGAGCTCTTCTGAAGACAATTTTTGTCAACTTTTTTAAGAGCGTCTTGAATAGCGTTAACTTCTGCGTGAATAGAATAATGATTAACTCTATTTACACATGGTACACACATTTTATTAAATCCTCTTCCTATTATTTTACCCCTGTGAATTACTACAGCTCCATGAGAAGCTATAGGAATCAAAGACTTCTGAGCCTCCTTTGAAGCTTCCAAAGTATAATAGTTCTGATGCATGATAGTTTACTAAAAATCAAATATATGTTTATATTGTTTATTAAATACAAAATTAGAAATAAATACAATAAATAATTAAGTTGTTTTATATGTCGTAAATTAATTATTTAATTTTTCATACACAAAAAATATGGTTCCGTGATAAGGTATACTTCTTAAAATATAATTAAAAATTCCGAAATAATATCTTTTGTTTTTAATTAAATTTTTAAAACAGTTAGTAATACTTAATGTAGGATTGTCTCTAGATATTACTCTTAAATTTTCTAATGGGTAAGTAATTAAAGATGCTAAAGTTTTAGATAAAGCTCCATTAAAAAATGAATAATCTGAATGTTGTTTTAACAATTCGTATAAAGGCATTTGAAAGATAAAATTAGCATTAATTATGTAAGTTGTAGATAATCCAGAATAAAATTGATAAAATTTTTTATTTTTTATTTCTTTTAAAATTGAAAATTTAGAAAATGTATAATGTTTTTGTCTAATATACCATAGCGGTGAAGTAAGAGTTGAAGCTAAATTTACGGATATATATCCACACAATCCCTTATTTAATTCAGTATTTTTTAAATATTCATAAGAAGGAAAAAATATAGCCCAAAATGTAGGTATAGTAGCTAGCCCGGTGGTAATACCGGTGTAAAATCCCAGTATTCCTTTAGTTTTATATATTTTATTTATAGCTTTATTTGAACTTATTCTGTCAGATTGAATATTTAATCTAATTATATCTAATGGGTTGCAAACTAAAGTTGCTAAAACACCCGACATAATACCATTTTTAATACTCATTAATGATATATTCAATCAGTCTTTAATTTAATTTAAAAATATAATGTATATAATATAAGTAATGCCTTCAAAAGATATGAATGATACTCATAGAAATAAGAAAAAAAGTTCCAAGAAATCAAAAGACCAAATTTATTCTCAGAAGCATGTAAGGCAACTTGAGGAATTAAAAACTAATAATAATAATAAGAATAATAAATAAAATGTATATTGAGTTTTTTTATTTTATAGCTGATGTAAGTTCTAATAAAATAGACTGGAATAAATACACTTTAATTAAGAGTTCTAAAAAAATAAACAACAATGATGTTTTTATTTTAGTAAAAAAAAATATTTACAATAATAAATATGGATTTGAGACAGTATTATACTGAAGATAAACTTGCTTTAGTTGGTATTATTTCTGCAATTGTACACATACTACTAAGAGGTGTAATAGAGGTATACCCTAAACATACCGGAGCTTTATTAAATTTAATGTTAGTAGTTAATGTTTTATTAGCATTATATTATGGTATGGCTCTTAATTTACAGTATTAATAATTTACTGTAGTATTTTCAACAAGTAGTCTAATTAATGTATTAAAAGATAACTGATTTTTATATAAAATATTCATTGATTTATTTAAACATTCATCTAATAAGTGGTTTACTCTAATATCTAGATTATTTACTAGGTGATTTCCAGCGTTTTCTGTATCTAAATTATAAAATAATTTAAAATATTCTTTAGCTATTTTTTTAGCTTGTTTTAAATCATTAGAAGCACCAACTGTTATAAAAGGATCTGTAATTTCGTTAATTTCATTATAATTACTGATATTATTTTTAAAATATATAATTTCTGCTGCTCTTCCTCCTAATGCTACAATAATTTGAGCTATAAAATAACCTTTAGTTGGATATTCTACTAAATCTTCATAAGGAGTAAAAAGAGTATAACCTCCTACACCGTTTGTATTACTATTTATAGTTACTCTTTTAAGATTAAAATAATTTTTAAAATATGCTACCATTAATGCATGACCAGATTCATGTACAGCTACTAAAGTTTTAACGTCTATAGACCTATAATCGTTTTTCTTTGGTAATCCAATAGTCATTTTTTCATAAGCTTTAATTAATGAATTTTCATCTATAATAGTTTTATTATCTCTAACAGTTAAAATTGCAGCTTCATTTGCTAAATTTTGTATATCTGCTCCTGAAAATCCTGAGATTAATTCAGATATTTTACTATAACTAATATTATCCATTTTTTTATTTTTTGTATGAACTTTTAAAATTTCTTCTCGTCCTTTTTTGTCTGGTAAACCTACATATACTTTTCTGTCAAATCTACCAGACCTCTTTAAAGCTGGGTCTAGTAATTCTGCTCTATTTGTTGCAGCTAATACTATAATACCTTCTTCTTTTTCAAATCCGTCCATATTTGTCAATAACTGATTTAAAGTCTGTTCTCTTTCTTCACTTCCTCCTCCACCGTTAAAACCAGAGCTTCTTCTTGTGCCAATTGCATCAATTTCATCAATAAATATTACACACGGTTTATTTTTTCTTGCTTCTTCAAATAATTTTCTAATTCTAGATGCTCCAACGCCTACAAACATCTCTATAAATGATGAAGCACTTGCTGATAAAAAACTTACTCCTGCTTCACCAGCTACAGCTCTTGCTAATAAAGTTTTTCCAGTTCCTGGCGGCCCTTCAATTAATACACCTTTCGGAATTTTTGCACCAATTTCTACGTATTTAAAAGGGTTTTTAAGATAGTCTACTATTTCTTCTAGTTCTTCTTTCGCTTCATCTAATCCGGCTACATCTTCAAATCTAGTATCTATTCTATCTGCTACAGATTCTAAATCTGGATTTAATTTATTCATTATGCTGTTACTGGGGTTCATATTTGAAGTGACTAAATTAAGAATAAATAACAAAAATATTAATTGTAGTCCAAAATTGAGAATAGGTCCCACTTGTGATTGTAAACTATTATATTCAAAAACTTGATAATCTATATGATTAGAATTTAAGAAATTTATAACAGATGAAACCGTTGAATCTATATAATTATACTTATGTAACTCACCATCTGAATAAAAAACTACTAAATCTTGATTTTTTAAGATAGCAGCCGATTCAGGATGACTATTAAATAATTCATTTGTTGACCAATCTGATCCTACATGAAGTTTACTAGTAAGTAAAGCTTCAGGAGATAATTTCATGTTTATTTTTCCTGATCTACCTAAAATTAATCCATACAAAATAGTATTTACAAAAATCATATTTTGTATAAATAAGTATAATCTTTAAATTATTTATTTTAAGAATTATTTGTTTAAAAAAATTATCATTTTATTTTTGAGTATATCTACATAGTTATCAGGAATTTTATCATTTATACATAAGATTCCAAACACCTTAGTTAAAAAAGTAGGTTTAATACATACATATTTAACTCCAATACTTATTAAATATATCATTAGTGGAATATCAATAAACTTTAAATAAAAATATTCAGACTTTACATTATAGTAAGTGTTAACTTTAACAGGATTATAAATAGAATCGTGTATAATTTCAAAATTTTTATTTAATTTTTCTAATTCTTCATCATTTATAGATTCAACACTAATTTGATTTTTAACTAACTCAATTTTATTATCTTTTAACATTTTATATTTAAATTTGATAGATTTATCATAGAATTTAAGATTACTAAAAGTGTGAATATAGTTAACACCTTCAACATCATAAAAAATATTATTTAAATTTAAAAAAATACTTTTGTTACAATTATTTCCATAAGTTTTTTTATGTGATATTTCATCTACATAAATTATAGTTCCAGCAGCTCTTTTTTTATTAAAATAAAACCAGGGTAAATACCAGATATTATCTATTTTAAATTGGGTTAATGTATAACAAAATACTTTAATTTTATACTTGTTATAAAGTTTTAAATATTCGTGTAATTGTAAAATGTAACAATCTAAATTATTATTATTTACTTCTCGAATTATATTAATATTTTCTCCTGGAAAATATAAAACATATAAATCATTTTCGTTTAATTTCTCCTGTTCACAAATTTCTTCTATATAAGAATACATAAGAGGGGTAGATTGAATTTTTGGGTCTAAATTTTTAATTTTTTTAAGAATTTCTGTGGATTTATTATTTTTATTCTTATTAATAAATTGTAGTCCTTGTAATACCTCTGGTATTTCCATATAAACATTCATTTGTATTTTTTCAATAATTGAAGTAACAGAAGCAGGTAAATCATTAAAAAAATTATGAGTAACTTTGTTGTGTAATAAAGTTCTAACAGACATATTTTTAGAATGAGTAATTGCTAACATAACAAATGCAGAATTTATATCTATATAATTTTTTAATCTTCCATCTAAAAAATATTTACATTCTTCATATTTATCATCGTCTTTAAATTTTTTATCTAACCAAAATGATTTATAATAACCCATTGAAGCTTCTCCTATATATAATTCATTATTTATGATACCACCAGTAGTTTTGAAACATGTATTATTTAATATATTTATACAATTTACACTTGAACATCCCACACATTTTTTATTATAAGTACTTAAAGCTAAAACTCTATTTATTAAAGAATCTGGAGGATAATAATCATCGTCATCTATATGTAATATAATTTCATGATTTGTTAATTCTACAGCTTTATTTCTTTTTAAACCTATGTTATAAATCTTATCAACGTGATAATATTTAATTCTAGAATCTTGAGGCAGTTTACTTTTAAGTTTTTCAGAAGACTTTTTTGAAGAATCGTCTAAAATAATCCATTCAATTTTGTCTGAAGGATAAATAAATTTAGTCCAGTTAAATACAGCAATATCAAATATGTGATGCCTTTCATATGTAATAGTTACTAATGAAATAGTAGGATAATAATTATTATCTATTAATTTGGGTAAATAACCATTTTCTGTTTTTACTAATTCTATAGAATCCATAATGTAATTATTGTAATTATTCTTTAAGTTAATTGTTTGGGTGCTAAACAAAATTTTAGTTGACCAAGATTGGCAACATTATACAAAATTATCAAAGGAAATTTAGATTTTAGATAAATTTCAATATTACTGCATAAATTACTACTTTTCGTAAATAGTAACAAATATTTAATATTAAATAGATTTTTAGTTACTTCAGACTTATCTTTATCAGTAGAAACTTTTTTAATTTTAATAGTTTGGTCTGCAAAATCACCGTTAACACTGAGAATTAAATGGTCTTTGTCAGTTTCAATTGTTAAATCATTAGAAATTGTCGACAAGTCCCTAATATAATTTTGAAAATCACTTGAAGAAATGCTTAAAATAGATTCAAATTCTACGTTTGGTATACTAATTAAGTTTTCATCAATATCTAAAAGTTTTAAAGAACTTACTATCTCTATGTATTTTTCCTTATTTTCTATCTTAATATTTAAATGAGTTATATCTTCAGTTACATAAAAACTAATTACATCATTATTTTTAATGCTTTTTAAGATTTTATATAAAGAAATCATATTAATTCCTAAAACTATAGGATTTTCACACTCAAATTTTTCAAATTGTGTAGCAAGTAATTTAACGTGAACTACAGCTGTTTTAGAACCATCCATAGATATAATTTTTAAAGAATTAGAATTAATATGAATATTTACGTCAGTTAAAATATCTTTTAAAGATTCAAATAAAATTCTAATAGCACTAGATTGAACAGTTGTAATATACAATTTATACTGATTTTGTTCAGTCATTATATATTGTATATATTTATTCTTTAAATTGTTTAATCTACGCTATCTTTTAAGATATTTTCACACCATTCAAAATTAGAAGGATATTTAAAAATTCTAATTTCGCCAAAATTATCTTCAATGTTTATTGTGCCTATATCATTTATAACATTTTCAAAACCTCCAGTAAATTCTAAAATATCTTTAAAATTTAAAGGTACAATATCTAGATGATAATTAAGTTTTGGACCACTAAAAGATGTAAGTACATCAGTAAAATCATATTCAGTGTCATCTACAAACAATACAGCTCTAACTACAGTTCTGTAAAAAGGTAATTTCTCTATTTCATTATAATATGGAAATTCTACTAAAAAATCATCTTTTAAATATTCGTTATTAAAAAGAATTTTAAAATTATCTTCATCATTTACTGAATAGTTTACAACTAAATATTTAACATCTTTATAAGTATCAATTTCGGAAAATTTCTCATAGGTTTCAACTGTTTTATCATTTTTCATAATTTGAATAACTTCTATATCAAAATAATCTTCAGTATCATCGTCATCAAAAACTAAATCTTCTCTTACTTTTAAAAATAACATAGTTTTCATTGCTCTGAAAATGTGGTAAAATCCATAAATATAACCTAATAAATATAAAAAATACATAATTAATATTGTTACATTTCCTTAAGTTTTTTAACACTGTTAATAATTTAAAGAAAAGATAAATATTAAACTAATGGAAGAAAATAGTGAAAAGATTCCAGATAAAAAAAGAGGTAGAAAAAAGAAAGAAATACTAAAAAATGATGAAGTTATAGTTGAAACTGAAAAAAAAAAAAGAGGTAGAAAAAAGAAATGGGAATCATTTGCTAATACTAAATTAGAAATACCAGAGTCAGATGAAGAACCAATAGATAAACCACAAGCTACAGAACTTGCAACAAATTATGAAAAACAAAGTGTAGCATTTGGTAATTTAAATATTACTGTTCATTCAAACAAAGACCAAAATAACACTCAAAAATTTAAAAAATTTTTAGATAATAATATAACTAATACTAAGAAAAACTCTGTATGTAAAATAGATATTTCAAACTCTGATTTAGAAGAATCTGAAGATGAAGAACTTTTCTTTAAAGAACCTTCTAAATTAAATTCTACTAAAATATTAAAAGAATTTACTAAATTTAATGACAGTGGTAAAGAAATAAACAGAACTGAAATTTACTGTTTTAACTGTTGTCATCCGTTTTACAACAAACCTGCTGTTTTGCCAATAGATTACAATCCGTTACATAAAAGATATAAAGTATTTGGAAATTTTTGTAGTCCAAATTGTGCTAAAAGATATGCATTAGATGATAAAGTTTTATCTTCAAATGTACATATATTATCACAAATGTATAGAGAATTATATTCTGCAGCTTATCGTATTAAACCTGCTCCTTCTAAGTTTTTATTAAAATGTTTTGGGGGTAAATTAAGCATTGAAGAATATAGAAATACTTTTACAAATAAAATTAACTATGTAGATAGACCAATAAACACTAAAATGATTTTTTTAGAAATAAAAGAAATTTAATTTTTATCCAAAAGTTTAGATAAGACTAAAAATGTTAATAAAAGTATAATTATTTTTAATAAAAATACTATTTCTTTGAGTAATTTATCTGTGTTATTTGAATTCATATATTCAATATTATCAGATTTGTTACTGAGATTAATATCAGGTACTGGTTCATTAACAGACGAGTTATAAGTTGATTTAATATTTTCATCTTGTAATACTGGAGTTTTATAATATTTAGACTGTAAACTTGAATGATTATCTAAGTTTAACAATGAACCATAAAATCCATTAGTCATATACATAATTAATTAAAATAAATATTTTAATTTTAAGAAATTGTTATAGTTTTTTTGCCATTTTTACTCACCGTGCTTACAGGGACTGAGTCTTCTGAACTTGCAACTGAAAATCTATCCATTTCTGATTTATTTTTATTAAATGTATTTTGTGGTGGTTCTGGACCTAATTTGCTATTATTATTAATTAAAGAACTTAAATTAACAGAAGGTCCACTCATTTCTTTAGGGTTATTATTTGATGAAGTATTTTGTTGCATGTTACCCATGGCGGTTGCTATATTTTTCATAATATCAGGATTAGATTTAAATACATCATTCATTGCAGGCATATTATTTTTAAAAAATGAATTAGTTAGATGAAACATAAATCCTGAAGCTGTTAGTGTTAAAAGTAATTCAAATTCTGGCGCCATTTGTGATCTTTCTGAGTATTTTTCATATAATCGTCTAAAACAATTATCATAATCATTCATAGAATCCATTACAGACTCAGACCATCCATCTAATTTTGCGCCAACTGGGTCAAATCTATTATTTAAAAATTCAACTCCGGTTACAAATGCCATTAAAGCCTTCTGTTGAAACTTGATACCAGCTTCAGTTTCTAAATTTTTCTTTTGCATTTCATATTCAAATTCTATATCTGCATATTTACTTTTTGTAGTAAATTTTTTACTTAATTCTACTCCTTTATTTTCTAAAGCAACTAATTTCATTAAAAGTTCTCTTTTTCTTTTTTCCTGTTCTATATTATTTACTTTATGTGCGTCTTCTGATATATCATCATCATATTCTGAATAATCATCCTGGTATTCATTTCCGTAATTTTCTTCAGATTCTTCAGATGCTGATTCTTCGTTATCTTCGCCTTCTTCATATTTTTCAACTTGAGGACGCTGTTTTTGACTATTCATAAAATACTGTAATTCTTCTGGAGTATATCCCTGATTTAGCTGATTAATTTTTTTAGTCTGTTTTTTCTTAAGTGGTGATTTAGGAGGTACAGCTTTTTGTTTAATACTTTGAACTGAACTTCCAGAGTCTGAAACTATATCTATATTATCTAACTTTATAGGATTTTTAACGGTAACAGTAGTTCTGTCAGTATCATCATTTACAACTTTAATTCGAGGAATCGATGCACTCATTATAATATTAGTTGGGTTTTTATTATTATTCTTAGAACGCAAATATTTAGTAAGAGGGCCTTTAGTTCCTTTTAAATAACCATTCATGTAAAAAAATATAGGTTATTTTTAAGTTTGATTAAATCAATTTAAAAAGTAATAATATATATATATATGTTATCAAATAATTTATTTATATACTCAGCTGGTGTTTTACCTTATGCTATATGTAATAAGGGAAATGTATTTTTTTTATTAGGGAAAGATTATGAAAGTAATTGGTGTGATTTTGGAGGAAGGTGTGAACCATTTGACAAGTCCGACCCTATAGTAACCGCGGCTAGAGAATGCTGGGAAGAGTCTCTTGGTTCTATTTATGAATATAACTACTTAAAAAATGTAATTAAAAAGTCTAAATACATAGAATCAAAAACTCAGACAGGGTATCCTTATTATATGTATTTGGTTAAAATTCCTTACAGTGAAAGTTATAAATTTAAATTTAAATCAACAAGAAGTTTTATAAATAATATAAATATAGATAGAAAATATAAAGAAAAATTAGACGTTAGATGGTTTAGTATAGAAAATTTAAATAATCATAAAGGATTTTTAAATCTTAAATCGGTATTTTTATCATCATTAGAAAACAATAAAGATAAAATATTTGATATAATTGAAAATTAATAAAAATTTCTATCATTAAATAACATAGGATTTTCAGTAAGTCCATCTGGTGAATTTCTAACAATTAATTCATTAGGATTAATACTTGAATTATGTACGGGTATAGTTTTACTGTTTTTAACTTTTTCAAAATTTACTTCTTTAATTGGTTTTAATTTAAATCCGGAGTCTATTGGACTTGACGATGAAGCATTAAACTCGGGATAATTAATATTTTTACCATTATTGTATACAGAGTATCCGTTATTTAATAATCCATCAATTAGATAATTTGAAGTTCTATTACAATCTTCAACTTTAGACCTGTTTGGGTTAAAATTTATTTCTCCCTGTTGTTTATAAAATCTATTACCTGTTCTTGTTGAATCTGGTGCTGCTCTGTTATAACTACCAGTTCCTTTAGTTGCTCTGTCGTCATTATCCATTTTTTTAATATTAACTTCTCCGGAATTTGCTACTTGACGATTTCCAGTAACTTGTCCAGCTGCATTGTAATGATTATTAACAGTCTGTCTATTAGTTGCAATATTTGTAGAACCTCCTGTATTATCTTTTGTCGTATAATGAGTATTTAACATAGGTGCTACATTTGAAGACATTGCACCACCTGAATAACTATGTAATACCGTTTCTTTTGTTGTAGTTCTTATTCCGTCTTGATAGTTTATAGGAGAATAAAGAGGGTTACATCTTAAATTAGTCTGTAAAACATTTGTTGGATTAATTGTACTTCTATTATTTTCATGAACTAAATAAGTGTCTTTAGATAGTATTCTATTAGATTTAACTGCGCTGCAAACATTTGATAATTGATGCTGTGTAGTTGTATTATCTGCTTTTACTTTTATGTTATGGTCAACATTCATAAAAGTAGAATTTCTATCAAAATCTAGACCTCCCAAGATTGGAGCTACAGGCCCTGCAGCTGGTGAAGATGCATCAAATATTATTCTACCTAAATCAGTATTCATTATTATTTATTAAATATTTTAATTTTTATAATTATTAGGTACTAAAGTTCCAAAACCATGAACTATTGAGCGGTTATTATCTTTTACTTCAACCTGTGGTCTAATAGAATGTCCCTCAACTGAACTTATACCACTAGGTATTGGAGGTCTTTCATCATAATTAATCCATGTTTTATTTCTTTTGTTATTTGGTACACCATATATATTTCCGTCAACATCTTTACCAATACCTGGTAAAGCAGTAGGTAATTCACTTGAATAGTATTTACCTTTAATTACTTGACCTGGTAACTGATTAACTGAATAATTAAATACATTATTTGGTGTTACTCTATTATTCAACCCTGCATTAAATCCCCCCGCAGCTGGTATAGAAGCATCTAAAGATATACCAGGACCAGTCATGATTTTTTCGCATGGGGCTTCCATATTTTTATTATTTAAATCTTGTTTATATCTATCTAAGTCCGGTCTAATATCTGGTCTGTCATATACATATTCTGCACTTTCTGAAGGAGAAAACATGGGACCAATTTCCTTTTTATTGATATATGTTGGGTCGGTACCTGCATATCCAAAACTACTTCTTTCTAGTAAAGTCGCTGGATTACCGCCCATATTATAATCATCAGGGTTGAAATTCCCTGTTGTAACACCAGTACCGTTCATGTTTTGAGTATCAGCAAATCTATTAGGAACAAAATTATTATTCATAAAATCTTTCATAGGTCTTTTACTCATGTCTAGTAAATTATTGTAACCTGCATTATTAGAAATTTTACCATTTTGAAATGGAACATTTAAATGTTCAGATGATTTATTCGAATTAGGAAAAGCTGGAACAGTTTGATAATTTTTCATCTTAATTTCTACATTTTTGTGAGGATATTGATTAACTCTATGTTTATTTAGCTCATCTTCGTAAGCTTCTTTATTTTTTTGAGAGTATAAATATAGACCACTTACTAATATTCCGGTGGCTAATAATGCTTCCATTTAATAATAATTAATATTTTTATTTAATTAATTATTATTTTCATTTGTAACTTTAGTTCTGCATGTAGGACATGTATCTTTATTATTAACTAACCATTCTTTAGCACATTTTTCACAAAAATCATGGTTACATGGTAAACTAACTGCTTCTTCTTTAAAATCTAAACATATTGGACATTCAAATTTAATATTTTTTCTTTCTAATTTTTCAAAAAGTTCTAAACTTAATTTAAAATTTTCATATGATAAAATTTCAATATATTCGATTAAAAAATCTAAAAAAATGTTATTAATTCTGTATTCACCAAAATCATTATTATCTAATGGTATTATATATAAATATAATTGTCTATCCATTATAATTATATACAATATAATTTTATATTCTATTTATTATAAGTTAAAAAAGGAGAATCTTTACCAATTTGTTGAATATGTTCAGGTATTATTGGTTTAATGTTTTTATTACAATAAGGTGTTTGAACTGTATCTTTTAAACTAGTTCCATGAACTAATTTAATGTAATCTCTAGTATTTAATCCTCCCCTTTGTAATTCTGGGGTAACTATATGTTTATGATTTTGTGGATTTGTAAGAAGTATAGATGGGTCTGTTCTATTATAATTTGAATAAGGGGTTTTAACATTTCTAGTTCTGGTGAAGCTAGGTAACAAATCTTGTGTATTTAATTTTTCAAAAATCTCATTATCGTTAGTTGGTAAATAATTCATTTAATATTTAACAATATTATTATTTACATAAATTTGCGATATTTCTTTCCATTACTCTAGTAGATACGCCTCCTCTTGGGCCTAGAGGCCATATTATATGACCTCCACTATTAAAAGACGTTCTATAACCTAGTAAATCTCTTTTTACGACTGTTGGTTGTTCAAATTGACCTGCATTTTGAACAATTTCCGGATTTACAGATACATCTCCAAATACATAACCTGGTTTAGCAGCAGTATCTCTTTCAGATGGTAATGATCTTAATCCACCTAGAGTATTTCTTAATTCAGTTCCTTCTTTAACTGCATTGGGATTTAATCCAGTGGTTTGAAAAGAGCCTAACATTTGTTGTGGTTTAAATAAAGTTTTAGGTTCATTCATGTTAGTAAAAACTGGTCTATCTAATTCTCCAGCAACATTACTAAAAACTCTTGAATTTCCTACAGATGGTATAAATACATTTGATTCTGGAATTAACTGAGCAGAAACTTCAGGACTAACTACATATTTAATAGGTTTAGGTTCTACAGTAACCTGGTCTGTTGAATTCATTTAATATTAATAAATAAAATAATTTTTAGAAAAAAGATACAGGGGTTTTTGAATATAGTTGATTTCCGGAAGATGGTCTACAGTTTGTAACATCAGCTAAATCAGGGTCTTTAAAATATATACTACCATTTTTGCAATTATTTTTATCATTATAACACCAATTTGCAAAAGAAGATTGATCATTTGGGATAGTATTTCCGTTAACTGTATTAAAAATAAGTTTAGATTCTGAATTTCTTCTCCACACGTAATCATTTGAGTCCATAAATATTCCATTATTTAAAATTTTATCTTGAAAATCGTGTGTTACTTTATCTTGACAAACCGGTAAGTCTGCTTTAGATGTATTCATATCAGCAAGAGAAGGATTACCCATTGGATTTTCTACTGTGACACTTCTGCAATCTTCAGAATCATTTAAAATATTATTTATAAATTTTTCAGATTCATTCCACATAGTATTAATAAAATTTTCACAACCATCAAACATTAAGTAAGCTAATACAATTATCAATAAGAAAATTACTAATTTATTGGTAGTCATTTACTTATAATAATTATTTTAATTTAATTATTTTTATTTATTCTTTCTTTAATTTAGATTTAAATTCGTTTGATAGTTCATTAGTATCTTCATTTTCAAATCTTTTAAGTTCAGAATAAGACATACTATTATACACTGTATTAATTTCTTCTATACTATTTGAATTTTTGCTAATATACATTTCTCCTAAAACGAATAAAGTTTGAACGTAATCCCATATTGCTTTTTTAGTAGTTTCTGATGTATTTTCCCACTGATTTTTAAGCCCAAAATCATCTGAAAAACTAGAAGCTCTTACACATTTATCTACAAATGTCTTTTTATTTAAAAAGAAATCTGAATTTCTATTTTTAATTTGGTCTGAATAATCTAAGCATCCTCCCATAAATAACTTTATAGGAATAGTATCATCATACATTTTAGATATTTTAAATGCTTGGTAATAAGATTTAATTTTAGGTTCATTCGGAAAAGCATTAACCATTTTAATTATAAATTCTTCTAATATGGTATTAAATTTTGGTAATACACTGTTATCCATTATTTAAATAATTATATTAATCTTTAAATTATCTTAAAACTAAATATTTAAAATAAAATATTTACTTTAAAATAATGAATTCTAGTGATGTATATTTTACTAGTGTAGATTACTATTTAAATAAATTTTTGAATAAATCTAAAAAAGACATAATTAACTTAAATGAATTAGCTAATAAATTTAAATTAGATTACTCTAAAGTTGGAGATACTTATGAAGTAAACGGCAAATTTTATAAATTAGAGTATTCTAAAAAAATTGGTAAAGGTTCTGTAGAAGAACTAATAAATAGACCTCCAATTGGTCCAATTCCTCAAGGTTTCATGTGTTCGAATTGTGAAGAGTATGGACAATCTTACCATTCTATCAATTGTATGAACCCTGATAAGAAATCATTATTATTAACTTATTCAGGATTTAAAAATTTAATTAAAAATGTAGAATATTCTGGTCCATTAGAAAATGATATTAAAGAATATAGAGCGGGTAAAAAAATTAAAATAATTAAAAAGTATTTTGATGAAGACTTTTTAGAAGAAAGACTAGATGAAACAACTGGTAAAAAAATAGTCAAAATATCTGATACAGCATTTTCTGAAATACCCTATGATGACGTTATCAAAACTAAAGGAAAAGACCCTCAAGCTCCTAAAACTATAACTACTAGATATTCTAATATAGTTAGTATTTATTATAATTACTACGGTAAAACTACAAATATAAGAGTATATAAAGATGGATCTATAGATATTAAAAATATTCCTCAAGATGAAACCGAAAGAAACGCAATGTTAACTGAATTAATAAAAAGAATAAATGAAACTGGTACTGTTAACCTTCTTAATTTTAAAGAGCTACTAAGAATAAATATGATAGCAACGAGTGACACTTATAAAAAAATAGATAGTATTTCTGGATTCTATTTATTTCATGCACAATTTTATATTTTTGGCGAAGAAAATAGAAAAGAACAAGAAATTAAATTTGATGAATTAGAAGAATTATTAGAACCGGAAGACTCTAACAATTATGTAAATTTAATAGGAGATGAATACTATTTAAATATTGACGGTTATGATATAAGTATTATATCAAAAAGTAAATTAGAATATTCTAAGAAAGTACTAAAAAGTAATTATGAAAATAAAGTTTATATCATTCAAATAGATTCTACATCTATAAGTTTATTTATAACTAAATATGGTGTTTTTCAGTTTTCAGTATCTGATAATACTTCAGATATTCAGCAAACTAAAGAAATTTTGGATGTTATTAGACAATTTTTTATAAATTTATTTCAAGAAAACTCATTAACTTCTAAAACTTATATTACTAGCGAATCAGCTATATATTCCATGAAAGAAACTCAAGATACTACTATTAGTGGATTAGTTCCACCTAAATCTAAAAGTCAAAGAGAAGGAACTGAAGTATGTAGAAAAACTCAGGCTGGTGTAGAATTACAACCAAAACCTTACTCTTGGGTTGGAACATGTGCAAACGATAATTATGCTCCGGCTATAGGAATAGCTGATAAATATAAAGGAGGTTCTGTACTGGTAGATTATAATGGTACATATAAGCAATTATATTATCCATGTTGTGAAAAATTAACAGGACCAGCTAAATTAGAGTTTATAAGAAGGTTAAAAGAAGGATTTACTTCAGAGGAACAATATAAATATGGTATATACCCACATAGAGATTATTTATCTGGTATATTAGTACCTGATTCCACGAAATTAGCAGCTAAATCTAAAGTTATACTACCAGGAGATGATGATTACACTGAGGTAATTGTAATCCAAACTCCTAAAAAGGTTACAGTAGATTCTGAATATAAAGTTAGAAGAATTAGTGATAATAAAATATTTACAGTAAAAAGAATAGATTTTGAAAAAGATTCAAGATATTTTAGGGGATTGAATTCTTTAAGTAAAAAACAACTAATTGATATATTAAGAAAAAATAATATGATATCTACTGGAATTAAAGTAGATATTCCAGATAATATTAACTATAGATATATAAGTAAATCTGACATTACTGAAGTATTTACTGAAAAAATATTTAAACTTACTAGTGTACCAAACGATACAACTTTATGTATACTAATATATAATAAAAAATCTGACCAATATTACTATAAAGTAGAAAGTAAAACAAAAATTACTAGCGATTTGAAATTTTTGGAAAATACAAGAGTTGTAGGTTATATAAATGAACAAGAACAATTGTTTTATCCCTTATACATATTGGGTATTAATGATTTAGAAACTAGCACCGATCTGTTAGAAAACAATTTAAAATCAGATGAGAATAATATTATATTACCTGAATTTTATGATAATTATGTTGAAGCTGCAGATTATCTATTAAAACAAAATATTAATACTAGACTAATATTTTTAGACGAAAAATTAGAAACTGATTTACTTTATTTTGATGAAAAACTAATACCATCTCCTATAGTTATTCAATTAATAGAAGTTGTGGGTGCTTCAAGATATACCGTTGGTTACGACGGTAAAAAATTTACAACAGAAACATACCAAATGAATATACCTTCTATAAATAAACCTGGTTCTTACATGAAAGTAAAAGGAAAGTATAATAAAATAACTAATGATATTAATAAATTAAAACCATTGGAATATTTATCATCGTCCCAACGTGAAGATGTAACTTTCGAAAAAGCTAATAAATTATTTAATGAATTATTTAATCCTATAGATGCTTTATATTTTACTGTAAATGACGGTGAATCTTTAGATGGATTAACTTTTGATGATGAAACAAATAAATTAATAATTTCTTAATCCCATACTGTATTCATTTCAGATATATAGAACTTAATAAAATTTATTATAAGGTTATAATCATCAGTGGAAAATTCAAACTCTATTTGAAATTCTGATTTTCCTTTTTTAATCAATTCTGAACTTTTTAACTCTAAAATTGAAACTTCAGTTAAATCAACAATTACTCCAGGATAATTTGAAGAAGTAAAACTTATTCTGTCTTTAGCAGTTATTCTTTCAGCTTCTTCGTAAGTAATAGTTTTATCAATAGAATTTTCGTCTGCTACTGAAAATCTTATATCAAAGTTTGAAATTCCTTTTAAAGAATTATCTATTTTTTGAATAGATTCTTTAGTTATAGATTCAATTTTAATTAATTTTTTTAATTCTGGTACAAATTTAAATCTAGTTCTTTCTTTACCTAGTTGAGTATCTACATAATTTGTATAAGTATGTTTCCAGTTAAAATTTTCAAATAATGTCTTACTTCCTGAATATAAATATTCATTTACACTTGTATCGAAATATTTACCTTTTAATTTACCTATTCTTACTTCAAATTCGGTACTTATATTTTTAAATTTTAAATAGTCTTTTATGGTTTGTTCTGTATAAGGAGGTATAATACTTAAGCTACCAGTACACATTAAAAGATTATTTAACTGCTGGGTTTCGAAGTATTTTGTTGAAATATCTATTAATTCTGTTGTATTAGCTGTTTTAAGTTTAGGTAATAAATTTATATCTATTGGTTGTAAAATAGACATTTTAACTGTTTCTGCAGTTCTCCAGGCGTTTGGTTTATCTTTATCTAATCTTAAACGATTAAACATAAAAGTTCGATGTTTAGTTGAATAACCAAATTCTGCAATTGTATCATCTTCTACAATATATGAAGTTTCTACTAAACCGGTAGACGACCCTTCAAAATTAAATTTTTGTAAATTACCTCTAGATAAAACATATAAATCTACTATTAAATAAGGTTTTACTTGACCTTTTAATTTTATGGTATTTCCAGTAGATTTAACTAAAAAATCAATAGTTTGATCTTTTGGTGGTTTCCATTTATATTGTGTATTCATAAATAAATTCCAATTTCCAATAACATATGAAGTATCTATAGGTGTAAAAATCAATCCATCAAATTCTAATTTAGATTTCTTAAGTTTATCATTTAAAGTCTTGGAATCACACAAAGTATTTAAGTAATCAAAATGTTGCTTTCTATATAATATAAAATCGTCGTGAATGTATTTTTCTACTGACTCAGAAGACGGTATAGTGTTTAAGTTTAGTATTTTTTTCATTTCAATTCTAAAAAAATTATTATTGCAAAATTCTAAGGATAAAGGTGGTCTTCCTGCATTATCTTTAGTCTTTAATATTAAATTATATAAAATATTAAGTCTTCTTGCATAATCCCATTGTTTACCCCCAACTGGACCAGCCATAGAATTTGCACTTCCATAAACTGGATTTATATCTATCATTGGGTCTTCTAATTTAACCGATGTTGGACCATAAATAATATCAAATACCATAAAAGATAAATAATCAACTTCTCCAGACGGTAAATAGTAATGCGACTTAGAATCTTTAAAAAAAACTAATTCACCATCTAAAATCATTCTTGGACTTTTAATACTATTCAGTTTATACTTTTCTTTATTTGATAATTTATAAATTTTAAGACTTCTATCTATGAAATGAATTTGTCTGAATCCTGGATTTATAGGATCTTCTTCATTTATAAACATTAGTAGTCTAGTACCATCTACTTTTGAAGTAACTGAATATTTACTGTACCCATGATACATATTTGAAGGTCTTAGTAAATTAAACATATGTTTTCTTAGTAAAGTAATAGGAAGACCTCCAACAAATTCTTCTGATTCTTTTCTTAATATTGAAGTTTTAACTAAATTATAATAAGACGAAAGAACTTTCTTATATTCAGGGTCTTTAGAAATTAGTTCATTCATATTATTATGTGACAACATTATTATTTACATAATTATTAAAGATTTATTAATGTCGTATAAATTAATAAATGGAACATTGATAAATATTTTTATCTTCATTTTGTTTAAACCCTCGAGGTAAATTTATTTCTTCACTATAATTTAATTCTGTTTCTGACATATTTTGACTAGATTTTTCTCCGTATTCAGTTTCATATAACTCTTCAGGGTTAGCATCTTGAAATTTTTCTTTACATTTACATATAATTAATACCACTATTAGAATCACTAAAATTGAAAATACTACTACGTTCATTAATAATTAGTTAGAATTTTATTTAATAATTTATTTTTTTTTAAGACTTTGAAAGTCTATACCTCTTTTTCTATCAGCAGGTTCAATAAATGGTAAACCCATAAATGTAAATATGTCTTTTTCTTCTTCAAATAAATCTTTTCCAATCTTACTTCTAATATCTTGAGTAGATAAATCAGGTCCTTTTGGACTACCTCTTTTAATACCTTTTTCACTTAAAGAATAGCCGTTGACTAAAAAGAAGCTTCTAAGTTCAGAATTAAATTCTGCAGATCCAGTTGAATGAAGAATTGCAAAAGGAAAAATATTTCTAGGATGATAAAAAATGTCTAAGTGTCTATATATTTTATCTATTTTAACGACTGCCATAATTTTGATATCCCCAGCTGCAAATATATTTTTAGTAGATTCTATAATTTTTTTTTCAAGTAACAATTCTTTAATATTTTTAATTAATTGTGAACCTTTATCATCACTAGTTACAAGTATATCTATATCTCCACTTGTAGTTTCTCCTCTTCTATATGAACCTACCATTACATAATCTGAATTTTTAGGTTCTAATTTTAAAGTAACCTCTAAATATATTTGTTTTAATAATTGATTCCATGCGTTCATTTCATCTCTAGGAATTCTTTGAATTAAATCTTCATAATATTTTAATCCTGTAGCTTGTTTTTGAGTTAAGACTTCAGGATTTTTAGAATATAACATTCTTAATTCTGATATATCAACTACACCATATTCATCAAATAATTTTTTGGCTTTAGACTCTCCAATTTCTGGAATTTTAGATAAATTTTCTATAGCTTTAAATTCATCATTAAATTCAGGCAAATTTCCAGTTACCATCATATTATAAATTTTTTTAACTATAGCACTTTTGTACTCTTTATTTTTTGAAAAGTATTCCTCTTCTTTATCTAACTTCATTCCATTAAGTCTAAGTATTCTGATAGTATCTTCTATATTTTTTACGGGTTCTTTATTTTTAATAAAAGAATTTAATGCGCTAATGTACTGTTTCTTTTTAAATTGCCAATTTGGTTCTTTTGTAGACTCAACCTCTTGTATAAGCTGTTTTAGAAGTAAAATTATATAATCTGTATAATTTTGTAAATCTTTGCTTTCTGTTGGTATCGGTATATCAGTTCTGATACCTCTGTAGGATGGATGTCTTACAGAATCTTCTGTTAGTTCCATATAACTAAAAGAAATTATACTACCTACTGGTATAAAATTTGGACTACTAATAACATTGGTTCGTTCTTCGTCACTAAATCCAGTACCTACATTTGTTATTATACCAGTTTTTTTTGAATCTTTAATTAATTCTATTTTTAAAGAACCTAACATACCTACTAATCTACCAGTACCCGGTAATCTTTCTAAAACTATACCTTCGGCATCATCTTTAATTTTAAACTTCAAAAGATATTGGCTTCTTTTTAATTCGTAAGGACTATTAGGAGCTCTTAACATAACACCCTCGGCTCCATCTTTTGTCAAAGAATGATAAATTTCCTGAAGATGCTCTGGAGATTTAATTTTAACATTTTCTACTTTTTCAATAAAAGTTTCCATGTCATATTTTTTACAACAATTAAAATTATTTAAAACTAATAAATCTAAAATTTTCATTCTTTCTTCATAAGAATATGTACTATTTGGTACATCGAAAACTTTATATTTAACTTTTCGCCATTTACTATCTATTTCTTCTTTCTTAAATTTTCCTCCGGGAATCCAATTAGAAATACTAGACACTTCGTTAAATTTATTTCTTCCTAACCATATTTCTCCATCTAATGCTACACCTTTAGGCATTACATTTTTTATAAAATCTGGTACATATGAAAAAACTTTAGAACCAAGACCAGTAGATGAATTTCTAGATAAAAATTTTTCTCCGTCCCATATAGCTCTAATTCCATCTAATTTTTCTGAAACCCACCATCCAGTTGGTGGATTATTAATTCCTAGAAGTTTTAAGTTTTTATCTTGAATTTTAATGATACTACCAGTTTTATTATTATATAAATTTTCTGCCAACATACATTTTAAATTCGTGACATAAGTTTTGCCGCTTTTTTCTAAAATAATAGGAGATTCGGGATAAATAGCTTTAAATTCTTTTTCACAGTCTGGATTTTGCAATTGTTTTAAAAAATCATTCACGTTCATTGAATAAGTATTTGCTATATCTTCAAAACACTTTAATAATTCTTTTTTACTTAAAGTTGTTTCCATTATTAATAATAGCAACTTTTTCTTTTAACTCATTTTTTTCTCGTAACTGTAATTCTGAATCTGAATATTCTAAAGTTTTAATACAATCTATTTCTTCTTTAGAAAAAGAAACTGAATTTTGTATATAATTATTATAAGCTTTAGTACTAATAGGGCAAAATGGTTCAATCAGGTTAAATGCAGCATTTGAATATGCTTGAATTTCTGGTTGAGCACCAGGATGACTCCTTAATCGTGTAAAATTTAAAAAATTATGTAAATCTATAGACCAATAAAATTCTGTATACATATTTAACGGAAGTCCAATTCTAGCAGTTTCTTTAGAAACTCCACGATTAATTAATTGTTCATATAAATTATATTGATTTTTACTTGAATACATATACTGACTAAAAATTCTTCGAACTTCTCTATCATCTAATAAATTTTCATCACTTGATGCTTGTTTATTTAATTTAGATTGTTTACCAACAAAATCTGGTACATAAAATTCAGGTTCTAATTTAGAATATCTTCCAGAAATTTCATTAAAATTTGACATTCTATGTCTAAACCATTGACGCTGTACAAAAATAGGAGCTTTAACATGAAATTTAAATTTTACCATTTCGAAAGGACTTGTATGTTTATGTCTAAGTAAGTACTGTATTAATCGTGTATCAGTGTGATAGTCTTTAAGACCTGTCCCAAAAGAAACTCTTGCAGCTTGAACTACAGCAGAATCACATTTAAGCGGCCAAGACTCATATGAAACTACTCGAGGCATACAATCAACTAGTCTAATAAACCCTGAATTTAATAATTTTCGAGTATTATTATGTAGAGATATAGTAGCCATTTATAATATATAATCATCTATATCTCTAAATTATTTAACAAATATAAAGAATTATAAAATAAATATTTAAATGGATGATAAAGAAGTTACTACTATAGAATTAAAAGTAGAATATGTTAAATTAATATTACAGTTAATTGAAATAGTTAATAAACGAGGAGGTTTTCAAATTGCAGATTACGAAGGTGTATTACTTTTATATAATCATTTACAAAGTCTACTTAAATCTTAGACATTTGAACATTTAAAGGTATAAAATATGTATCTGTTTATATTTCTATATCTGGAATTATATGCAGATAAATATTATAAAAGTTCATAGAAAAAATCACAAGTTAAGTCCCAATTACCACTTAAATCTGTTTTAACTGCAACTGTTAAATTATCTCCACTATTTAACTGTTCAGTAAATGTAATATGTCTAGTATCTTCAAGCATATCTGGTGTATTAAAATTTAATTTAGAAGACTTTATAATATTACTATTATTTAATATTTCTAATTCAGATGAGCGAAACGCAGTTGATAATCCTGATATTAAAGCAGTTACATGTATTTTATAATACCCAGTAACTGGTATATTAATATTTTGTCCATTCCCAGATGCTACACCAGATGTACCTGCGTTTTGACTTGTTTGTAAATTAAATGTAACAGTATTATAGTTTGATCCAGTAAATTGAACTCCTAAAGCATTACAAGATAAATATCTTCCGGGTTTATTTACCCAGCTAATTGAAGATGTTTCAGAATTACTAATTAATGCTTGACCTATTTTTCCATAGGTTGGAGTAGAACCTATTCCTATGGCACCTATATTATTAATTGTTAATTTTTGACTAGGTTGGTTATCACCATTTGTAAGTGTAAATATTTCAAATTCTGACCCATCTGTCAAATCATTAGTAAATAAAATTCTCCCATGTTCATGTTGATGTTGAGTATCATAAAAAGTAATTTTTTCAGTTCCACCGGTAGAAACTTGAATATTTCCATCTATATCGAAATCTTCTTCTGGTAATTTATTAATACCTACACGTTTATTATTTAAATCAATTGACATAACTAAAGGATTACCAATTGTTATACTAGTTGAAGTTATATTAACTTGCGGTGCAGTTTTAACATTACCAGTATTGTCAAATACTATTACATCACCAGATGTATCATCTAATATACTATTACTTGTTACAGCAATTTTATTATTTACTTTTAAATATCCGTCACTGTTAATATTTATATTATTATCACCTATAGATATAGATGTAGTATCCGTCATTAAGTTTTAATTTAATATAACTTTAAATTATTTAAATACTTAAACTAGTATTAAACATCGAGGGGACAAATCTAACGTTATAATCACCTGAAGCTCCACTAGCAAAAGTTATAGTAATTACTCCAGCATTTGTTACAGCTATAGTACCGATAGTAGAATTGTTTTTATGAATATTTGTAGTTAAAGTTGTTCCTGTTGATGTCTTAGTTACATTTCCTACAAAAATAGAAGCTACATTAGTTCCCTGTTCTTTCATCATAACATATATTTGACCAGCGGCTATACCCTGCGTTATTACAGTATTTAAAGTTACTGTAGTATCAGTACTTCCAGTACTTAAAGAAGAACCTAATACCCCTACACTTCCTCCATGAAATGTTGCAACATTACTGACAATTAGACTATCAACTGTAGCTAATCCCAATGTTGTCAAATTAGCATTAGTGGTTACATTACCAGTTAATGTAGAAGTACCAGTAACATCTAAAGTTCCGCTAGCTGTTACATTTCCAGTTAATGTAGATGCACCATTAACTGTTAAACTATGAAGAGTTGTAAGGTCATTAGGTACACTTAAAGTAGAATTAGCAGTTACAGCACCGGTTAATGTAGAAGCGCCTGTAACGGCTAAAGTTCCAGAAGCTGTTACATTACTTAATGTAGAAGCGCCTGTAACGGCTAAAGTTCCACTAGCTGTTACATTAGCAAGTGAAGATGAACCACTAGCTGTTAAACTAGAAAGAGTTGTAGCACCAGTAACACCTAAAGTTCCACTAGCTGTTACATTAGCAAGTGAAGATGAACCACTAGCTGTTAAACTAGAAAGAGTTGTAGCACCAGTAACTCCTAAAGTTCCACTGGCTGTTACATTTCCAGTTAAAGTAGATGCACCACTTACTGTTAAACTAGAAAGAGTTGTAGCACCAGTAACTCCTAAAGTTCCACTGGCTGTTACATTTCCAGTTAAAGTAGATGCACCACTTACTGTTAAACTAGAAAGAGTGGTTAATTGATTAGGAACAGACAAAGTTCCCAATAAACTAGTATTTCCATTTACTTGTAAAGTTGTAGTTATGTCTATTGCTCCTCTACAATCTATAGTTCCTACAGTTAAAGGTAAATAACTTGTATTATTTTTTAAATGAAAATCATTATTAACTCCACTATATAAAAATTCTGGATGAGTACTATTTCCACTACCAGTCCAAAATTCTATACCTGAATCTATAGAAGAAACACCGGTTGTAAGGTCACTTCCATCTTTTCCTAAACTAATAATAGCATCTTTAATGGTGACATTAGTAGAATTAATTTCCTGTGTAGTACCATGAACAGTTAAATTACCGTTAATTACAACATCGTTTGTAACATCAACCGAACTAGATGTAATTTGTAACTGGTTACCTGCAAGAATTAAATTATTTGAACCATTAGGCTGAATTAATAAATCATTGCCAGATGTAGTTATGGAACCTGTAGTACCAATATTTAAAGTACCAATTTCGAATGCATCACTAATACTTAAAGAACCATTTACTGAAACTGCAGTACCATTATTATCTCCTGACATTGTAAGAATAGTTTTTTGCACGTTAGTACCACCATCATTACTTTCTACATTAAATACTACTTCTTTGTGGTCACTTTTTTCTACAATTTTTAGTTCATTACCATTTATAGAATAAATAGAAACTTCGTCATCTACAGCCATTTACATTATAGTAAATATTTTTTATAATAATTTTAAACTATTAATTTTTAAGTTACAATTTTCTACACATTCAATGTCTAAAATAGTATCTTTACTGTTCAAAGATAAAGTATTAGAAATACTATCATTTTGACTTCCTAAAGCTGTCCACGTTGATTTTTCACTAGTTTTAAAAAATAAATATACTAATATTTGTTGTGTTTTATTATTTGAATTTATTAATGTCATTGTGACTATACCAGCTGTATCAAAAGTATCATATGTATCTAAATGTAATTCGTAAGAACCTGCTGAATAACTTTTATTTAAAACTTGATGACCTAAAGAAGAACCTTTATTTAAAAGTATTTTGTCTTGAACTACTAACTCTTTTTTAACTGTAACTGTTTCAGCTACAATATCTTTTGGTGTAAAAGAATGAGTTGTAGAATCTTTTATATCTATACTATCTGCTACGATATGAGCAGCAGTTAACTCTTTAGTATTAATTTTTTCAGAATTTATAACATTTAGAGTTGAAGAATTTACATATATTGTATTTTTAAGATTATTAGGCATACTATAATTATTATTATTATTTTAATTAATTTAAAAAAATAACTTATTAAAATTATTAATGATACTTAGTTTTGATGTTGGTATTAAGAACTTGGCTTACTGTTTAATTGATTACGAAAAAAATATTTTAGATTGGAATGTAATTAACTGTGAGTCTAACAATAATATATTAACGTTAATAGAAGAACTAGATAATAGACCTAACTTATTAGAGGCAACTACTATCTTAATTGAAAAACAACCATCATTTAATCCAAAAATGAGAATAATATCAGCATGTATATATACATATTTTACACTTAGAATACAACATGAACTATCTAAAAAATTAAAAATGATGTTTTATTCAGCTAAACATAAACTTAAAAATCCTCACGTTGAAAATATTACTGCTAGTACGAAGTATCAAAAAAACAAAAAATTAGCCATTGCAGAAACTAAATATTTATTAAATAATTCTGAATGGTTAATTTTTTTTGATAAAAATAAAAAAAAAGATGATTTAGCAGATTGTTATCTTCAAGCTTTATCCTACTTAAGATAAAAGTTTACCATTTACATCAAATAATTCTTCATCTTGAATATCATAATGAGATAGAAAATCTTTTGAATTCCAATAAAATTCTTTATGACCATTTTTCATAACTCTAAAAAAATTAAGTTCTTCAAGACTTTCCATTTTAGAATCAGTATTAGTTTTATACCAATAATTTCCATTGTATTGCCATACATAAATATTAGCCATTTTATAAATAAATATTAGTTATTTCTTTAAATCTTTTTAAAAGGGATACGATTACCTCTCATACCTACCCCATTATTTTTTCCATACTTACCAAAACTATTGTTATTATTTATTTTTGTAACGCGAGTGCTTAAAATTCTAGCAGATACTAAAGTGCTTTCATCTCCTCCATTTCTATTATTTCTATCTATTGATGTAATTTTAGTACCTTTAATCCATATAGGATAATTTCCATCATCATCGGGGTCAATTATATAATTATTTGCTTCATCGATTTCTGAACGTGCAGCATCATTTAAATAATATTCAATTTTTAAAATATAAGATTTTTTAACATCTGGATCAGGTACAACTAAAACTTTAACTTTAGAAATATTAACTACGTAAGCCGCACTTTGAGAATGAATAGAAAACCATCTCTTTAAAGCCATTATATTGTTATAACCTAAAGTAACTCGTTCTCCTAACCCGTATGGTTTGACGTATAATTCTACAAAGTAACCACTTGCTTGATTAGATAACATCGCACATTTAACATTATTTATTGTAATTTTTCCATCGGGTCTATGAGATTTAACTCTGTTTAAAGTAAGTCCATTAGAGCTTGCTAATTTTTTTGCAGTTTCAGAACTGTAAGATTTACTATCGTAATTAGAACGTCTTCTCAAAAGGATACATTCAACATCTTTCAATGTAATTTTTTTATCTAATCTATGAGTACTGATATCTTTAAGTAAAATACCATTATCATTTGCGAGCTTTCTGGCAGATTCTGAGTTAAAACGGGACATAATTATCTATTAACAATGTTTTTTTTTCAACAAGATTCTTAATAAGAATATTCTTGAAATATACGACTCCACCCGGGATCGAACCGGAGACCTTGCGGTTAACAGCCGCACGCTCTAACCAACTGAGCTATGGAGTCATAACATTTTATTAATTATATCTTTAAGTAGTTTTATTTAGGTTTATTTTTACGAAGTCGATTCCATAATCCTGAAATTTCATGTTGTTGAGCATTAATTTTATCTATTAAAATTTTAACTACTTGTTCAGGTGGTTGTAACATTACTTCTTCATATTTTAAAAACTTATTATTACTATTATTACTATTGTTAGAGTCAACTTCCATATTAACTGTATATTTTATACACCTTTAAGGTAGTTTACTCTCTAAAATCTATGGTAGTTGTACTATTATCATTCAAAAATCCTTTCTTTTTATAAAAATTTTTTCTTTTAAAATTCATACCAGTAAAAACTGAATTATAGTCTTGTATATCTACAACCAATGGATAATTACTATTTTCTTGTCTTAAAATTCTTCCTATACATTGTTCAACATCACTTTTAGGAGTAGATAAAATTAAAGTGTCTAACTTAGGATTATCATAACCTTCTGAAGCCATTTGATAAGTTCCTATAATTATTCTTTTATTGTTAGTATCATTTAATTCGTTTATTTTCATTTTACCTAAATATAAACCACAAGATAAGTTTGTCATTTTACTTTTTAAATTTTCAGCATGTTCTCTTCTGTCTGTAAGAATTAATATATTTCTGCCTTCATCGTATAAATTTTTAACTCTTTCTAATATTAAAGCGTTCCTTTCGTAATTTATAGTTAATTCTGATATCATTTTAGGTAAATTGGGTTTACCATTAATCATTACATGTTCTTCTAAAAGTTCGCTAGGGTAAAATTTTAAAAATTCTATTTTAGGAGTGTTTGTTACCTGTTTTATATCAACTATAGTATCACCTAAAAACCAATTAATAACTTTAGATAAACCATCTTTTCTATTTAATGTAGCTGATAAACCTAATGAATATTTTATACACATGTTATAAAATACTCCGGAAAACATTTCACTCGGTGTATGATGAACTTCATCGAAAACTATAAATCCAAACCCTTCAGTTACTTCTTTTGGATATTTTCTTAAACATAAAGAATGTATTATACCTACGCATATTGGAGCATCAATTAAAATTTTATCTTGTTGAATAATACCAGCATCTATACCGGTAAAATCTTTGATTTTAACTAGCCATTGTTCTAATAAAGCATTGGTATGTACCACAATTAAAGTTTTGACTTTTAACTTACTACTTAACCATAGAGCTAAACATGTCTTACCCCAACCAGTAAATAAAGAACACACTCCAGAATAATTATTTATAATATGATTTAAAACTTTATTTGCTACTTCTTCTTGGTATTCTCTTAAATTTTTATTAAAATTAATATTATATAATTCTAAATTATGAAAAATAATTTCAGACGGTAAACCTACTTTTTTTATAGCATAATATTTAGGACAATAAATATATTTTTCACTTTTTCTATAAACTTTATAAGATTTTGTATATTCTATACTAGGATTAAAAGGTTTAACAGTTAAATCTTTTTGAATTTCTTTAACTAAATTATTATTAACATCAATCCTGTAACCCTTTGGAGTTATTGACATTAATAGTAATTATATTAATTCTTTAAGAAGATTACAAAATTTAACATTTATTAGCTCCTACTCGGATTCGAACCGAGGTTGAAGGAATCAAAATCCTTAGTGCTTACCGCTACACCATAGGAGCTAGTAAATGTTAATAATAATTATTTAATTATATCTTTATATTATTTTACTGTTTAATATGTAATGCACCGTTTGTTTTATCAATGTAAATTTGACCTTTAACTAAAGAAGTGTCATTATAATCTGGTAAATTATCAACTGATGATAAAATAATTTTAGTTATTTTATCGTTGCCTAAAATCATCGCATTTGACCCTCTTCCATCTAAATCAGATTTAATGTTGCTTCCAATAACAATTTCGTTTTCGATAGTTGCATTTTTACGAATTTCAATTAAGGAACCTAAATAAATACAATCATTTAAATTTCCTAGATTATTTGGTCCTGGAAAGTTATCATCAGAATTTCCACTACCTTCGCTTGTTATTATAGGTCATGTAATAAAGTATTTAATTCGTCTATTGTTGGTACATGAAACGATGCCGGAGTTGGTGAAACTTTTAGATTAGCAACAGTATCGGATAAAGTAGAACCTACTGCCATATCATATATTATTCTTGTAAGACGGTTAGTTGGATCAGGATTACTATTAGAGTAATTTCCCTGGTCTGGACCATATTCTAAAACCTTTACATCTTCAGACTCAAAGTCTTGTAAGTAATTATATTCAACAGCTATAACTACTTTATCAAGAGGTAAGCTAGAATTGTAGGTCCATGCTGATTTTGTATCAGTTAAAGCATCACCCCATACATCTTTAGATTTTAATGTACCATCATTAAAAAGTTGAGGACCTGCTGAAGAAGTCCAGTGGTCAGAAAAATTCGAATATACTGAAAATAGACCACATGCTTGAGCCAAAGCAAACCATGATGATCCAATGTAAGGATTTGTATTACCCGTATATCTTAAAGCTGCAATTATATCAGGAGAATAGTTTGAAACACTACCTCCCAGATATGCATTTTCAAACAATGAATAAACTTGATTAAATATACCTTGACCTAATGAAGAAAAATTATTCATAAAAGTGTTACACTCGGTGTTTGCAGCTTTATTCATATTTCCGTAGGTTATGTAAAATATCTGTTTAGCAAAATCATTATAAGTATTCTTATAGTTATCTACATTATCAAATACTAGTTCTGCGTTCTGTTCAGGTAAAGATGAAAAACTGGTGAATAATATAGCTTTAATGTTATCAGATTTGTAAACTTTGTCATAAACCGAATCATAGTAAGCATTAAAGTTAAGTGATAACACGTCATGTACAAACAAGTAATGATTAACTTCATCAACTTTTATTTTAAGTGTGTCTTGGTAGAAAGTCTTTAAACTATTTTCAACCCACTTATCATCACCATTAATAGGTCTGTTAAATCCGTAATTGTTGCCACTGTAAACATCAGTTGTGTAAGATGCATTTTCAGAATAAACTACAACCGCTCTTAAACCAGTTTGAGCTGTAACTAAAGCTGCAATCATTTTAGAAGACATTGGTCTAGAAAAAACGTTTGCTGTTGGTATATTACTATAGTCTGAATCAAGTTTTAACAAATCTCCGATTGAGTGATACGCGTCAGGTAAGAATAGAGTTACAACTGATGTAATATCTGTAATGCTGCTTGAATCAGTGTATATGTAAGCTAAACCATTTACTTTTTTATAGTTAACTACAATACTTGCACTATCGTCAAGTTTCCATTGCGAACTATCTAAATTTTTAGCAACGAAAAATCCATCTTCCATGTTGGTCTTTAACGTAGATACTTCATATGTTTTAACTTTATGACTTCCAGATGTCTGTAGTGGATTTGGATTATAATTTTCAAAATATGGTACTGATTTGGTTCTATTAGTAGCATTAGCAGATCCTGAATCATCATTTATTGGGGATGGAGTTATATTTAAATCTAACGGGTTATATATAAAGTCTGGGGTAATATATAATTGAACAGAGTAAATATTTCTAGTTTCGTCGGAAAGTGTAATAATAATATCATCCCCATCAATCTTTGCTTTTACTCCTTCAAGTGTATATTCTAGAGTTTTAGAATTGTCCAACACTAAATTAGTGTTTGAAGGAATTCGTTCACCATCTGAGTTAAGTAAAGATGCGCCATTATAGCTTAAATAAATACCTGGAATCATTGCTAAACCATTGCTGCTTGGGCTCGCTACAACTACTGTTAATGTTCCATTCAGAGCATTATTTGTAATTGCAGGTAAACAGTAGTCAACTATATCTTTAGGTTTAAATGTATAAGTTAGTAAAGGAAAAGTTTGTGTAGTATCGTACGTGTATGTTATTAATGTTGTTGTGTCGTTGTTTATTTTTATATCTTCTTGGTTTAATCTCTGTGAATATATCTGTGTTTGGGTATTTAAAGCTAATTTTTTGATAACAATATTAGTATTATTTAGAGCATTTTCTTGATCAGCAGTGTATGGATGAAGTTCATTAGGAGATAAATATATGAATTCTGCAACTTCAGCATCGCCAATACCACTAGGAGTTAGATAAGAAGTATCCTGGATATACTGAACATCTGCAGCACTTACCATAATGTATTTAGCGATTGGATGCCATCCGTAAAAACCAGTTGGTGAATAAGAAGCATTAGGGTTCATCCACATGTTATTAGTAAATATACTTTCGTTATATCCGAAATTTTGCGCCCAAAATTGGTGAAGTTTATTAAAAGATGTAAACGCTGTGACTAGAATAAATCCCGTTTCTGATTTATTGGATGTTTTAGCTGATCTATCCATATGTATATTTATATTATAGTAAGCCTTGTTAGCTATATATCCTTCTACACTTCCAGGACTTGTAATAGTATAATTTGAATTTAATTGTGGACCATATTCTAACATAGTTGTAATTGCAAAAACAGCACCTTTATTCCCTGTACCTGGAGTGTATTTAATTGTATTATCTGGACCAAGAGTTACTGACCCATCTGTGCCATTAATATCAGCAGTGGGGTCAGTGAAAATAGCAGGGTTAGGGTTTCCGTAAATAACTTGACAAATTACACAATATCCTTGATCATATAAACCCTTTGCGTATTCATATGCAGGATTTGTGCTAGTAACGCTTAAATAACCATCATTAGAATAAAAATCTGCAGAAACTTCATAATTACTTACAGCAGTTTCCTGTCTAACTGGGTCTTGAACTTGTAAATCTATAATAGATTTGAAGAAATTACCAGTAGGATAACTAATTTTAATTGAAGGGGAATTTTCGAAATATAAAGTTATTGGAGTTCTATTATTTAGTTGAGCTTGAATATGAGCCGAAACGTCCTCTGGTATTTCTAGAATAAAATTAAAAATATAACTATTATCGCCGATGGTAACTTTTAAGGGTTTAGATTTAGAAGTACCAAAAAGAGCACCAAGACCTGCAGAAGTTCCTATAGTATTTATTACTGGTGGTACTAACACTGGAGATATAAAAGGTTGAGGAACTGTTGCTACACCTGTAAAGCTAATAGTTTGATTAGCTAATGAAGAGTCTGTAAAATCTAGTAAATAATTTGTAGTATTTGTAAGAGTTCCTGTTGCGTCACCATCATCTGTGTCATTTACTACAGGTTCACCATTTAATAATACTCCAGTTTCTGTAAATTTAAGAGTGTTAACGATATTTGCTACATATTCTATAGACCCGTTATGTTCTGGATTTACCCAGTAAGATTCGTCATTATTGAAAGGATAACCCATGAGCAATTGATCACCAATTGTTCCCAATTTGTTGCGTAGTTCAGCTCCCGACCAGCTGGTATCCCCTTGTATATAGCTATATAATTTACCACCTACTAGGTAAAGTTGACCTAATCCTGTAACTTGTTCTGCAGCCGAACCTGATCTAGTTAATTCAACCTCCTTACCATCAGGAGTAACTCTGTTTATGGTGTAGTTTTTATATCTCTTAAAAATAAGAGGCATTCCAGTATCATCTTCTCTTATTTCCCATATTTCTACTCTATCAGTTTTTTTGTAATAATTTGTAAATTCTGTTTTAACTATTAAATTGTTAGTAGGTGTATCTATAAAGTTGTCTACAATAAAATGATGATTTGGTTTACCAAAATTGTTTAATTCAGGTATTACTTCACCTACAGAGTAATCTGAAGACCACATAGGAACATTTGTGAATCTAGAATTGTTAAGAAGGTTATAACCTTGATAATTTCCAGAATAATTTGTAGGTTGATAAGCAAGGTTGTATGGTTTATCAATAATATCATCTTCGGATTCTATAAGAAAAAGGGTTGTTAATTTATTATTTACAGCATTATATTCACTAGCAGCTACAATAATATTGCTATTAGCTGTACCCATATATGGGTGCGTGTCACTAGGTTCAGTATCAGCTACATAAACTTTAAGAGCAAATAATAGTGGAGTACCAGATGTTGAATTTGCTTCACCATATTTTGTCAATGCGGATTCAATATTTATGCTAATATCCTCATTTAATAGAGTAGTTTTTGGCTGAGAGTTGAATGATATACTGTTACTTGTGATATCAACAACAGTTAAATAATTTTGAAAAAAATCTAAAACATCTAAATTCTCATTAAGAGTAGAAATATCAAATGCTATTTCTCCCTGAGTATTATTAAATCCTTTCATTAGTTCAAACTCAGACTGAATATTTTGGAAGGAACCAGCTGCTGAAGCACTAGCGAAATTAAATTCACGAACCATAGGGAACTGAAGAGAGCTGACATCACTGACAAAAATAAAATTATCACCTACACTAAGACCAGCTGCATTAAATTTTCCATTAATATCTTCTGCGAATGTAAAGGTTATCTTGATTACATTCGTGTCATTAACTGTTATACCGGATAAAAGAACATCACTATGATCTAGTTGAGATAGAGCTTTAGCTGTTGTTGATGCTGTAGCTTTTCCACCACTGGGATAAGCGATGTTGTTATATTCACCTTCTTGAATTTTTACCTCCATAGGTAAAACAGTTTCGCTTACTTGAGGACCAGCAATTATAAATGGTTCATGCGTTCCATCAGGGTTTAATCCGGGTTGTGTCCACTTATATTTAGGAGTTGTTCTAGATAGTTCCTCTTTTATTAATACCGAAGTATTTTGTTGATCTAAAATAGGGGTGGTTGTAAGATTTACATTAACATTTATGTCAAATTCTTTAACCATGGCTGAAAAAATTCTTTCATGGTAAACAACGTAGTTATTTATATTGCTTGTTTTAACTCTTACATCAAAGTAATCAGCTTGAAGCTGTGTATAAATTTTCTGATAAACTTCGGTACTTAAATTATTTCTTGTTAGTTTACATACTGGTAGAGCAAAATCATGTCTAGCTACTTCACCCATCGCGGGAGATTCTGCATTGTAAAAAATATCAGTTCCAGCAAACACTTCATCATCGCTGTTGCTATATTTAGTAAATATATTAACTACGCTTGTACCTACTGATGTAGACACATCAACTACTTCTGCAACAACTTCGTCTAACTGATTAACTGAGTCAGTTACATTAGAAAGCCCTGCGTCTAAAGTGGTTAAACTATTTTTAATATCAGCAATATCATTATTTAGATCAGCAAGTACACCCTGATTACTTTGTAAGCCAGTAACAATTGACTGAATACTATTAACTGCAGCAGTTGCTTCCTCGCTCGCCTGTTTAACTGAATTATGACTGTTAGTTAATTCGCTTTGAGCAGAATGTATTTTAATTTCATGTGAAATAGATGTAGAAGGTAAACCAGGTGTCATTTGTAACGTAACAATATTTTTTTTTCGATTATTTTAATATTTTTTAAATTATAAACAAATTGTTTGGTTTCATTTATAAGTCATAATAAAGAATTTTATATAATTTTTGTAAGACGGTTACTTGGATCAGGATTATTATTAGAGTAATTTCCCTGGTCTGGACCATATTCTAAAACATTTACATCTCCTCAGCACTGGCCTGATCAGTGGCAAGACCCGCCTGTACGATTAGTGTTAGGAATCCTTGTAAAATCGATTCTAGACCCGCCGCTGTCATTTCGGTTGTTGTTGGGAAAGAAGCTGTATCCGCAATTAGTCCTACTAAGTACCAAGATTTTAAATCTGAACTACATTTACACTTACCCCCTGCAAATACTCGTTGAAGGTCTTATAGCTGAAATTGTTGAATACCGCAGTAGCACCTGCCATATCACTGGCAAGACCCGCCTGTACGATTAGTGTTAAGAATGTTGGCACAACTCCTCCTAGACCTGCCGCAGTGAGTTCCGCGACGGTTGGGAAAGAAGCTGAATCCGCAATTAGTCCTTCTAGAGCAGTCTTATCAGTAGCGTAAAGAGTCCAGCTTGTGATAGCCGCACTGTTAGGGTAAATTCCAAGCGATACAGGCAACCCCTTGTCCTTGAATGTTTGGATGAACGACTCCTTTAAAGAGTCTGTTGTAGTGTAAGGAGCAGCAGCACGGCTTTTTGCTGTGAAGGTTGTGTCACTTTCCACTTTCCATTGTATTAAATCACTATTACTATCCATCATTGCAAGAGCACGCTTCTGAACATCGGTTAATGGAGCAGGATTGGTGTGAAGAACAACAATGGCTGGATAAACAACTTGTTTAACTAAACCATTTGCAGATTCGAAAAAAGGTACGTAAAAGTTGTAGTTGGTTACATTCGTTAAATTTTCGAAATTGACCTGTAGATCTGATGGTGGAGTCGCTCCACTGTTAGCAAGCTGATATAGTCCAGAATAAGCAGTGGCATAAGAAGTACCCATCGCTGCGTCAATGCCCTGTAGTTCCTGGAATGTAAGGACTCCGTCCTGCTGTCCAAACTGACTGATGATAACTTGAGTCATGAGACCATTGTAAATGATCTGGGCATATGACGAGAACTCATCGTAATCTGGAAACTGCGCCGGATTATTCATATCTGCGTCTAAAGTAGTGAGATTTCTAGTATACCATTGTATGGCTTTATACTCTTTGGTCTCTGGAATCAAGGTTGATGGAGCAATATTTGTTTCAATTGCAGCATATCCAATAAGAGACGCTTGCTGTTTTAAAAGGTTCATCTGCTGCTCGAAGGTTCCAACACGGCCTGTGTAGTAAGTTGAAGCACCTACTTTCCCCATTAGGATAATATCATTCTCTTCACCTGCGAAAAAATATTTTATACCATTCACCATTGCGGCAAGACCTTGTGCATTTACTTCAGTAATTGGATTCTTGGTTAAAACCGCTCTTATACGCATGTGAGGCTTTGCGTCACTTAAAACAAGTTCAGGTTTTGGTAAATTAACAGTTGTATCAGTTAGTTTGACCTCCGAAAAGGTCGCGTTGGAATTCGCGATGACAACTAGACGACCTGTAGAAAATGTGAAAGTAGCATCTGTAATTTCTGTATTATTTTTCCATACGCGAATTACACTCGATCCTTGATCTTTTACTAAGACGATCTCCATTTCACTTGTGCCCGTTGCATTTATTGTACTCATACCAGTAATTCCACTCGCTACAACCGACGCATTATGTCCTAGAACTTGATCACTTCCACTCTCGTCAGCAAGAGTTACCTTACATGAGAAGTTGAATCCATCATCAACGGTGTAAACCTTTGTAGTGACTAAAGAATTTTCAACAATTGATCCAGAACCTGTGTAATTTAAAGATTTCGAAATATTTATATTCCACTCAGCTGAGATACCATTACTGTATGGAAGGACAAGAGAGTCTGTATGAATGTTGTCTAATCCATAAAGAGGAAATGGTTGCTGATTAATTGTTGGTACCGTGTAAGATGCAGTACCGGTCCAATTAGGTACATACCTGACATTTTGTTGTACTCGCGCATACAAATCATTAATTGCATCATTTGTACTAGAAGCTTGATTTTTTAAATTCTCACTAGCTTGACTTAAGTTACTGATATTATCATTCGCAGTATCAATTGACGACAATATATCAGCAACATTATCATCTAGATTAGAAAGCCCTTCGTCGTGAGTAGAAGTTTTATTTTTTAAATTCTCACTAGCTTGACTTAAGTTACTGATATTATCATTCGCAGTATCAATTGACGACAATATAGCAGCAACATCATTACCTAGATTAGAAAGCCCTTCGTCGTGAGTAGAAGTTTTATTTTTTAAATTCTCAACGTCTGGAGTTAAGTTACTAATAGTATTAGTCACAGTATCAATTGACGACAATATAGCAGCAACATTATCATCTAGATTAGAAAGCCCTTCGTCGTGAGTAGAAGTTTTATTTTTTAAATTCTCACTATCTTGACTTAAGCTACTAATAGTATTAGTCACAGTATCAATTGACGACACTATAGTAGCAACATCATCAATAATTGCATTGGTGCTGCCGTGAATTTTTACTTCGTGATTTACACCTGGCACCGGTAACCGCATTTATTATTTACCAATATTTTATTTTAAATAATATTTTTTAAAATAGCGCAATTAAGTTGTAATCATAGTTAAACGTTCAACGTTAAGATAATGAATGTTCAGGTGTTCATTTGGGACTACACTTTCTGGAAAATTTATTTTGTAAATGATAAAATCACTATTGATTCTACTATTTAAACAATACTCTGGTCATAAGAGAAAGCAATAGTATAATCATTCTGATCTTCGGACAAAGACTTATGTGTTTCAATGAAAAAGAAATCTGATTGACTACTATCACTATACATGTCAGTAATAGTATAATTTACTGGTTCTTCTGCTTATTACTTACTAAATACTAAAATTTTTATTTAGGTAGTCTGTGTAAAGTTGCTTCCTCGCTACCCTGTTTAACTGAAATATGACTGTTAGTTAATTCGCTTTGAGCAGAATGTATTTTAATTTCATGTGAAATAGACGTAGTAGGTAAACCAATTGTCATTTATAAGGAAACCTTATTTTTTTTTCGATAATTAAATCATTGTAAAAGTTTTACTATAAAATGCATTACTTCCTACTTCTAATGGTTTAACTCTTCTAATTTTATCTGAAGTTTTAACTAAATAAAATACTTTTTTACGAGGAATTTTTAGTTTTTTAGAAATAGAAGTAGCTGATAACATTACACCTTTACGCGATGATAAGTATTCTTCTACTTGATTCATTATAATATAATATTAAATATTTTTTTAAGTATATTTAAGTTAATTATATTTAATTAAATTTTCATTTAAATTATATAGCATTAATATTTTATATAAAATTTTAGAACCTTTATATATGTAATGACATGTATAATCCCAATTTTTAAATATTACTTCATAATTTAATGGGCATTTAATACATATAAATTTGGTAAAATTTACTAATTGTTCTATCATAATTTTTATATCAATTCCAGATAAATATAATTCTGTATTTTTATAATATTTGTAATTTAATTCCCAAGGTGGATCTAAAAAAATTATATCTTGTTTTAATTTAAAGAATATGTTTGTATAGTCTTCACAATAAAACTTTATATTATTATAATAATTTAAATTTTGTTTAAGAATTTTAAAAGCGTAATCATAAATTTCTACACAATTTAAATTTTGAAAATATTTTGAAAATAATTTACTATTTCCTCCTATTCCTGCTGTAGCATCAGTAATTGTACAATTATTAGATATATATTTACTAATTATATCTAATGTTTGTTTACTTTGTTTAGTATTTGAATATAACTTAACATAACTTTTTGGAACATATAATTCCATTAAAATTATATTTAAATAATTTTTAAATTAATTTAGAGTACTCCACAATACTTTAATTACATTTGTATTTGTTATAGTTTTAATAATTTGATTAGTATATTCTTTATCCAAATTAATTAGAAAATATTCTCTGTTAAAATTTGAAAATAATATAAATAAATAAATATATATTTTTTGGTTTGGATATTCATATTTACAATTATCTGTTACATTATTTAATAAATATTTTAATATTATAATATCTTTGGAAAATATTTTTACATCATTATGTTTTTCAAATATATTTAAAACATGAGTTATATTAGATTCCATCAACTATATATAAATTATTATTTAAAGCGGGTTTACTCAAATTAATAATTTTATTAGAAAATAAAATGTTGGTAGCTTAAAAGCGCTTATGAAGAGAAATAAAAATGATTCAGATGAGTCATTAGACCATTTTAAGTTGGAACATTATAAAATATCAGATTTAAATTCTTTAATTGAAATGACAAATGATTATATTTTAAAACCACTAACTAAAAAAACCAAAAGATTGTTACCTCCCAAATTTAACAAATTACCTTACATTATCGATGAATTAATTGAGTTAAATAATATGATTGGTCTTAAAAATTTAAAGCAGCAATTATTAGACCAGATACTTTTTTTTATAAAAGGATTGGATGATGATGTTATGATGCATACAGTTATATACGGTCCTCCAGGTACTGGTAAAACTACAGTTGCTAGATTAATGTCTAAAATATATGCAGGACTTGGTATATTAAAAAAAAATAAATTTAACGAAATTAAGAGAGAAGACTTAATAGGGCAATATTTGGGTGAAACAACAATTAAAACAATGGATACACTAGAAAGATGTAAGAATGGTGTAATGTTTATAGACGAAGCTTATTCTTTAGGTGATGATTCAAAAGGAGATTCTTATTCTAAAGAAGCTATAGATGCTATAAATCAATATTTAACTGAAAATTCTAGAAATTTAATATGTATAATAGCTGGTTACAAAAGAGAATTAGAAGAGTGTTTTTTCGCAAAGAATCCTGGGTTGAAAAGAAGATTTCCATGGACATTTAACATCGAAAAATTTAATTCAGACGAATTATTAAATGTTTTACAAAACAAAATTGAATTATCAGAATGGGATTATGATGGAGAATTTAATAAAGTTAAAGAGGTAATTACAAAAAATAGTTTAGTTTTTACAGGTAATGGGGGAGATATAGAAAATATATTAGCAAAAGCTAAAATAATTAACATTAGAAAAAATTTTTTAATAAATGAACAACTTTTAAAAGAAGAAGATATTTTAGATGCTATAAATCAATTTTTATTGAATAAAAAAGTCATTAATGATGAACCACCGTTTGGTATGTATACTTAAAATAAAATCTTTGCTTACATAAATGAGTAAAAGAATTTTACATGAAATTAAATTATTGGAAAATGAAGACAAAGATAATTTTAATATTTTTTGCGAGCTTGATAATATAAATAATTTTAAAGGATATATAAGAGGACCTTTAAATACACCGTATGAAAATGGTAAATTTTACGTAACATTAAATTTACCATCTGATTATCCTTACAATCCTCCGTTATTACTATTTAAAACTAAAATTTATCATCCAAATATTAATGAAAATGGAGCAATATGTTTAGATATACTAAAAGATGAATGGAGTCCGGTTCTTACTATATCTAAATTAATGCATTCAATAATCAGTTTATTATCAGACCCTAATCCTGACGATCCATTAGTAGAATCTATAGCATATGAACTTAAAAATTGTCCAGATATTTTTAATGAGAAAGCTAAAAAATATACTGAAATATATGCTATTGATTCTTAAACTCAAAAGACTCTATAAATTTAATAGGGTCTTTAAATTCAAAAGATTCTAGAAAATTATTTAATTTATTTTCTATTTTTTTATTAATTTGAAAATAATATAACCCTAAACATAGTGCGTCAGCTAAATCATGTTTTCTCATATTTTCTTTATATATATCAAAATTTTCTAGATAACTATCTGCTATTTTTATAGTGTTTTTTTTTCTTAATTCATAATTTAAATTAGATATCATAAAATGTTTATGCATACTTCTGGGGCATATTATTTTAACTTTTGAAGAATAATTATACGCAATAACATCTTGAATATTGGTTAATCCAACTGGTGGTTGTCTTTCTATTAGTATTAAATTTGCATTGTAAAATAACTCATCGTAAGAATTAATAAATTTTTTCAGATTTAAATGAACTTGTGATTCATTGTAATCTTTTAAATTTACAGTGTGTAATCCTTTAACTTTAAACTCGATAAAATTGGTTTCTAATACAACCATAGCTAAATTGGAATAACCTATATCAATACTAATTAAAGTATTCATTATTAATAATAAATAATTAGTTTTAAGTTAATTATTTTCTATAATTTGTTTTACACCATTAGACATTTAAAACACCGAATTTATTGATTAACTAATTTTAGTTAATTTTAAATAAAAATTGATTTAAAAATAAAATAAATATATAATATATAACTAAAAATGGTTAATTATAGTTGTGAAAAATGTGGAAAAGAATTTAGTCAAAAAGGACATTATACAAAACATTTAAATAAAAAAAATCCTTGTGTAGTTGAAAGCAAGGTAAAAGAGATGTTAGATAAAGTTGTTGAGGAAAAATTAAATAATTTAATTAAAAATAATAATGACAATGAAAATAATAATGAGAATAAAAATAATAGTAAATATACTTTTATTGAGGTATGCGCTGGTGCAGGAGGATTAAGTTATGGATTAATTAAATCTGGTTTTACACCAATAATGTTAAATGATAATAATAAAGATTGTTGTGAAACATTAAAACGAATACATCCAAAGACAAATATTATTTGTAACTCTATGGATAAAATCGATTATTCAATATATATAGATAATGTTGATTTATTAACAGGTGGAGTGCCATGTCAGTCATTTTCACAAGCGGGATTAAGAAAAGGTCTTGAAGACACTCGTGGAGATTTAATGTTAAAATTTATAGATATATTGAATTTGGTAAAACCAAAACTATTTATGATTGAAAATGTTAAAGGATTATTAACCCATAATAATGGGGAGACTATAAAAAAAATTATTGCCACTATAAATGAAAATGATTTATATAATATTACATATAAATGTTTAGATGCATCCAAATATGAAGTTCCACAAAAAAGAGAAAGAGTATTTATTGTTGGTGTATTAAAAAGTTTAAATCGTTCTTTTGAGTTTCCTAAAGAGAGTATAAATAAAAAAATATTAAAAGATGTATTAATTAATGTTCCTATATCAAATGGATTAAAATATAACCAGAGAAAACAAGAATTATTTAAGATGATACCACAAGGTGGATGTTGGATTAATTTACCTGAAAATTTACAAAAAGAATATTTAGGTAATAGTTATAATTCAGGTGGTGGAAAGAGAGGAATATTACATCGTCTTTCTATGGAAAAACCATCATTAACCTTATTATGTACTCCATCACAAAAACAGACAGAAAGATGTCATCCACTTGAAGACAGACCATTAACTATAAGAGAATATGCCCGAATTCAAACTTTTGATGATGATTATGAATTTAGTGGAAGTGTTAATTCTCAATATAAACAAATTGGTAATGCTGTTCCTGTTGAATTAGCAAAACATATGGGTAAATCATTGATAAGTTTATTAGAATAAATTTATGTATATTTATCAATTGTATTTTTAAGAAATTCTATAATTTCTTCAGTATTTTCTCCAAATATAAATGTTAAAAACTTATACCCTACTTGATGTTCTATTTCAACACCATTATGTAAAACAGTTTTTTTTTGATATGGAATTTCAATATTCTTATCTTTTAGTCTTTTTACTAATTCTTCTTTCTTACCACTTACAGATAATTTATGTTTACGACAAAGCTCTTTAAGAACTGCATTACTAGGTAGTTTTAATTCCATATTTTTGGTTTTTTCTTCTGTATCTTCATTAATATTAGCATAAATACAGGTGTATTCAGGGTTTTCTTTTTTAAATTTAGCTAATTTATCTAGATTGGATTTTTTAGATGAATCATTATCTGTATTAGTACGATTTTTAAGTTCTATAGCTAATTTTCTAATGTTTGACAAAATATCTAATCCTGTTTCGTGTCCAATACCCAAATTAATTAAGTCTTTATAATTTCCAATTGCTTCTTGCCAAATTTCTCCAATTTTCATTTGGCGTTGTTTCTCTTTTAATGATAATAATTTATTTTTTTTAGATTTTTCTGTATCTAAAACGTCATATGTTAATACATCATTTTCAGGTCTTGATAAAATTTTTTTTATAATTAGTTCAACATTTTTAAAGTATTCTTCTAAGCTAAAATCAGGGGGGTTAGTTAATTTAGAAGAGTTCTCTGTGAGTTTTTCCACCATATCACTAGTCATTATGAGTAGTCATTATGAGTAGTCTTTAAACAGTATAGAATGTCGTTTTAAAATATTAGTTTTAAATTAATTATTAAAAAAATATAATAATAGTAATAATGTTAATATTATACTCAAATTTTACGAATTTAAATCATTTGAAAAATATCTGTAAATTATACTCTATTAAAAATTATTCTAAACTTAATAAAAAATATTTATTGGAATTAGTAAATAAATATAAATCATGTATATACATTCAAAAATTTTATAGAATAAAGTTAATGGGTGAAGATTTATGCCCAATTACTTTTGATGAATTAAATTATCCTTTTATTTCATTTAAAAATGAGAAAATATTTAGATATTATTCTCTAGATGGAATATTGGATTATTATAATAAAGTAAAAGACTATAGAGACCCTATAACTAAAAAAAATTTAACGAATGATAAGATATCTGAAATAAATAAAATAGCAAAATTTTACAAAAAGAAACAATTAACTATTAAAACTTCACGTAGATCAGTACCAGTTCAAAGACGAACTGAGTTATTAACTATATTATGTTGTTTAAATGATGTAGTTAATAATATAATGTCTACAGAAAATTTAACACCTAATTACATATATAATTATGCAATACCTCAAATTATGACTTATTTGTACTATTTAATATTAAGATGTAGAAATCAAACTAGAGGTGTAATGCAGCATTTTTTAGACATTTTAGAAACACATCAAGACCCAAACAAATATAATATAATAAATTACTTAGTAGGAATATTGTTAATTGAAGAATTATAATTTACGACACACTAAAATCTCTAAAGCAATAAACTTAAAGATATATTGAATTTTATATAGAGAAGTATGTCAGAAACTTCTAGTGATAATTTATCTAGTCTATCAGAACATTGTACAATTTGCGACCCTAAAAAGAAGTACTTCAATTGTATTTGTGATAAACATTGGAATACATTTGAAGAACATCTTAAAAAATTGCAAACTAGCAATTCTAGTTTGGTAGAAAAAGAATTAAGTATTTCAACTATGACATTATGTTGTAATTTCAACAGTCATATAGATTTGGATACATTGGCAGATATTTATGTAGATTCTGTAAAATACAGTCCAAGTGCTAAAAAAACTAAATCTGGCGGCAACAATGAATGTTTTTATAATAGTTTACTTATGAGTGTAAGTACAAAATATCAACAACCAAATAAGAATGGAAGTATAAAAGTATCTATTAAGTTTTTTCCAAATGGTAAACTTCAAATAGCAGGATGTAAAAGTATAAAATCTTGTTGTTATGCGGTTAGGAAAGCTTTTAACAGAGTTCATAAAAGTGGATGTTTTATGGAAAATGCTTATATTTCACATTGTAAATTAGTTATGATTAATTCAGATTTTAAGATTAATAAGTGTATTAATCAAGAAGAATTAACTAACATTTTATCAACAAAAACTATAGATAAAAATCAAAATTTTTTGCAGGTTGTTTACCAAAGTTCAAAATATCCCGGTATTAATGCAAAATTTGTACCAACTAACAAAATAGTTGATTATGCAAAATTTCAACTAAAGAATGGATTTAAACAAAAATATCCAAGTGTAATATCTTTGTTAATATTTAGACCTGGTAGTATAATTATTACTGGTGGAAATAATATTGAAGATTACATCGATGCGCAAAACGTGTTGCTAGATATAATTAAATGTAACAATAATATATTAAAATATTAAAATATTTTGTTATTTATTATTAATAATGTTATCAGAAACTGATGTATTTAACATAATTAATAATAATAATAGTACGAACTATTTAAAATTAAATAAAGTTTTTTTTAGCCCATTAAGACACAAAATCAATTATTTACTTAAAGATTTAAAATTTGAAAATGTATCATTTATGTTAGGGTTGCATTACTTAAAGAAAGTAAATAGTATTTATCCTATTTCACGTAGACATATTGCTGATTTTTGTATAACTTGCATAATAATTGCTAATAAATATTTAGATGATAATTTTTACGATTTAAAAGATGTATGTGATAAATGCGATTTAAATATAAATACTTATTTAGAAAATGAACAATTTATACTGAAAGCTTTGGATTGGAATTTAATGAAATTAGATGAACATTTTTTAAATACAATAAATAAAACTACTTTATTTAAAAATTAATCATTGAGACTTAGGCTTTCTTCCTCTTTTTGGTTTATCTGTTTCCACATTTGACTTAACAGAAAAAGATATTTCAGAATCATCATCTTTTACAGGTTCTTTAAATTCTACTTCTTGTGATACTACTTCTTGTGATTCATTTACGTTAATATTAGATAATTCATTAAAGCTCGGACTTGGGCTAATTTTAGTTTCCATAATTTTATCTTCTACTATTCCCGAATGAACAATTGTTGATAATTGATTAAATTTATCTACCATTAAATTATAACTTTCTTGAAATTTAACATTTAAATCAGCTTGTTGAGTTAAAAAGTTATCTATAGGTTGATTTTTTTCGCTCATTATTTTATATACATAAAATATTAGAACTATAGCTAAAAGTGCAATTATTAGAGAACCATATTTAGATAAAAATCCAGGTTCTTCGGGTAAAAATGCATCTAAATCTATTTCTGGGGTAATTTCTGCAAATTTAGGTCCTTTTGGCATATTAATAATTACAATTATTATTATTAAAATAATATACCGAATAATTATTCAGGAATTTCTGGAACTTCTGAAGATTCATCTCTATCATCTATGACATTTACACCTAAGAAGAATGTACCATGTGTATAATTATCTGAATTTGGAGGATATTTTTTTCTTGCTTTTTTGATAACACTAATACCATTTTTCGCAAAAGGACCTGAATAAAAATCTACTGTAAACTGAGACTTAGTTAAATTATTTTCTCTACAGTGGTCGTTAAATGCTTGTTTAAATATTTTTTCCGGTACATATAATTTTTCTGACATAGCAACTTTACTACTTTTAAGAAAATTAAGTAATGTATTAGTATTTTCATCCATTTCTTCTTGATTTTCTTGAAAATATTTAGGTAAAATTTTCCAGATTCCTTTCTTTTTATATTTATTAACTGCCCATAAATATCCTTTAACACTCATTTTCATAATAGTAGGAATTTCTTTTTCTAATTCTTTCTCTAAATGAGTATTTGTATCAACAACTGCTCTCCAAAATTTCCAAATTACAGTTCTTCTAGATTGTTGACCACAATTATTTTTATAAGCAGGTACGCTATTTCCAGCCATAGGTACTGGCGGACACCAAGTTATAGTTTCTGCATTTTTATTTTTTTCAGCTGGAGTAAGTTTACCACCTTCAGTTAATAATTGCCACTCAGTTTGTTCAAGTGAGCAATCAGCTTGAATTTCAGGAGCTATAACAATTTTTGCACTACACAGTGGTTTTAATCCAAACTTTTTTTCAATGTTATTAGACATCATTTTTATATCTTCTTCATCATAAAATTTAGCAATAATTTTTTCAATTATTGTGCTTTTACCTGCTCCAGCCATTCCAAGTAAATACATAATAACACACCACTTTTCTATTTCATTAATATTAAATAAATTTCTACCAATAAATACAATCATCCATTTTTGCACTTCTTTAGAAAATTTTTGATAATCTAAAATTGATTTAAATACTGGACAATCTTTCATAATTTCATAAAAATCTTCATCTGGTATTTCGTCATAATTATTAAACTCTAAGTCAAAATATTTTGAAGCAACTGTGTCATTATTCAAATATTCGCTTTTTTCTCCATACTTAATAAATTTATCAGACCAAATAGGTTCGTACTCTGTACCAACATTAATTTTTGAAATATATACACCGTTTTTAAATGCATGAACATGCCTATCTTTTTCAATATTTTTAATTTCAGGGCCTGTATACTCAGTAATATATTGGTCTGCAGCCTTAATATTATTATTACCTCCTGCTGTTGAATTCTTCCATTGTTCATAATTTGTTCTCATATTGCATGAATTTACTATAAAATTTTTTATAGTATCTACTTTAACCCAAGAATAAGTAAAATTACCGTTTACTATTTTTTTCTTGTAAATAGATTCTTGATATTTTGCATATTCAAGTTCTTTAATTTTACCAAAAATATATAATAATAAATTTTGATAAGGAGAATTTTTTGAAGTTTCTATTGTTGTAAATTTAAATAATAAATCATCATCTTCGTTTAATGAAGTATCATAAGAATCACTCGCCATTCTATCGAGTAAATAGATATTTTTGATAAATTTATCAGAATAATAAAAATTTTCAAATATACGAGTCCACATAGTTTTATAATTATCATCATTGATATCATAAAACTTATAGAACTTGTCCTGAACTCCAGTCAGTTCCCATAAAATTTTACATTTATTAGTTTCTATGATATCAATGTCTACTTTGTCTAAACTATGAATACCGTAATTTTTTAAAATTTTACATTTGATGTTTTCAACTCCTTTTGGTATTTTCCATTTTTCATTTAAATTTTCTAAATATTCCATTAAATCTTCTTTATTAGATTCTTCAAGGTATTGAGTTAAACTATAAGCAAAATTACTGTCTTCTAAAGATTCAGTCATCTTAACTTACTATAGTATCAAGATTATTTTTAAACCCTTTTACGTCTAACTCTGTTTACTTTTAACGCTAGTCTTAACTGTAGTTACCCTATTAGAATCATAAATAAATTCAATTAAAGAATTTGCTTTATCACCACAACTTAACTTATTAAAATTATCTGGTAAGTTTCCAAAGTATGTAGTAATAGATTCTTTTATATCAGATTGAGTTAATGGTTTGACAGTCTTTGATTCTTTATATATAAGTTTTCCATTTTTAGTATTACATTCATCTATTTCATTCTTTGCCATATATTCACAAATATTTCCTTGAATTTCAGATTTTTTTGATTTTAATTCTTTAAGTTTAGCATTTAAAGGTTTAATAGTTGACGTAATTTCTTTAATTTCTAATTCTAATTGGTCAAATTGTTTAACCTCAGACTTAAAGAATTCTATGTCTTCGCTCATTAAATATTAATATTTGTTTCCTTTAAGTTAATTACGCATAAGGTTGTTTCCATTTTCTTCTATAATATTCTTCAGCGTTTAAATTTTTCCTAAAGTATCTAGTTTTATAAACATTTTTCCTACAACCAAATATTTTTAAAACCAACCTAACGCAATAATCTAAAATTCTAATAACTGGATTTATTAAAAATTTAAAAAAAAAAATCATTTAACAATTAATACTATTTTAATTTTAAGAATACAAATAAATTTGAATGCAAACTAACGTAAATAAAAGTAATACTATAAGTATTAAATATACTTTTATAGGAAATATAAATGAATTTACTAAGTCAATTATTTCATTTTTATCTTCTATATCTAAATCTAAAAAAGATTCTATTATACTTTTTAGCATTTAGTAAAAATAAATAAATTTTTATTTGATTTAATCACTTAAAATTTCATATTCATCATCTATGTCTTCTTCATCTTCTGAATTAAACTCTTCTACATCAAATGTATTATCTTCGTCGTTTTGACCTTCCTCACTTTCATCATCTTCTTCTTCATTTTCAATTTCTTCGTCATGAATTATTATGTTAAAATTGGTAATTTTCTTTTTCTGTTTAATTTTTTTGCTATTTGTCCGTAGATTAACTTTTAGAATATCATCAAAACCGTGAATTAATTTTAAGGGATAATTAACAGTTTTTATTTCAGGTTTCACTGGTTTAGGATTATCGATGTAAAATTTAGCAATGTTGTAATATTCTGATATAGTTTGTTTGTTGTAATCAAACGGTGGAATATTGAGTCTAGAAGAATGATAACTAATTAAATTTAAATATACTTCGAAAGGTAAATTATTTTTTTGCGCCATATCAGTTCTTACTATGGCCCACCACAATTCATACTTGTGGTCAACTGGTTTCTTAGTTATTTTTTTATTTACAACTGATTTAAGTTGTGTAAAATTATTTGGTTCAACAGATATAAGATGTTCTTCTCTAAAACTACACTTAACTTTTTTCTTAGTATTATCTTCTGAAAATTTATTACATCTTCCCTTTAAAATTTTATTAATTTTTCCATTTTCACCAGCTTCAAAGGATGTAAAAGTAAAAGCTTTTTCTCCACAAAGGCAAATCATTATAGATTTTGACTTATCAAATAAATTAATTTTTAAGTTAAATATAATATCGTAAAAAAAATGAATATTACGACAATAACTACAACTTAAAAAAAATTAATTACTTAATTATGAAAATGACTAATTTAACTGATATCATCTTTGGCAAAATTTGCGATGGAAATATTCATGAAATTTTATGCGATAATATATCTGATATTGACACAATGAGAAAATTTCATAATTATATTAAAAATAAATTGATAACATTCGCATGTTGTCACTTTGAAAGAAAAACCTTGTTAGATATATCAGTAGGAAGAGGTGGAGATTTCTTTAAATGGAAAGAAAACCAAGTTGATATCGTTTTAGGGTTTGATAATCATGAAGAATCACTTAACGAAGCAAGAAAAAGACTTAAAACTCAAATATCTAAACACGATAAAATACCTTTTACAAAATACTATAATCTAGACGCAAATGACTGTGATATATGTTCTAAACTTAGCAAATTAGAGTCTACTATTAAAGGTCTTAAAAAATTAAATGGTGTAGCACAATATGATATAGTTAGTTGTCAATTTGCATTCCACTATTTTGCAGGAAATTTAGACCATATCATTTCTTTCATAAGTAATAAATTAAAAGATGGAGGATTTTTTATAGGAACGGCAAGCGATGGCGATTTAATTTACAAAAATTTAGCTAAATGTGATATTTCTTTAGGTATACTAAACATTTGTAAAGTAAACGAAGAAAAATACAAATTCTATATAAATACAAAAAGTAATACTTATTTTGATGTACAAGGAGTAAGTAATGAATTTTTCACATTTAAACAACAACTTATAGATAAGTGTAAACTACACAATTTAATAGTTTATAATATTAATTCTTTCTATGACCATTATATGTCAAGTAATTTTTCAATGTCGACGCAAGAAAAAATTATATCATTTTTAAACTTCAGCTTTGTATTTCAAAAATTTAATTAAATCTAATGCTGGATATGGGGCTCGAACCCATGACTTTCGGCTCATAAGACCGACACTCTAACCAACTGAGTTAATCCAGCATTACATTTAATTGATAATATCTTATTTAGCATATCTTTAAATAGTTTTACTTTTTAAAATCCTCCTCTAAGGCGTAAAACTAAATGTAAAGTTGATTCTTTTTGAATATTATAATCATTTAGTGTTCTTCCGTCTTCTAATTGTTTACCTGCAAAAATTAAACGTTGCTGGTCTGGAGGAATTCCTTCTTTATCTTGAATTTTAGATTTGATGTTATCAATTGTATCGCTTGATTCTACTTCTAGAGTAATAGTTTTACCAGTTAAAGTTTTAACAAAAATCTGCATTTATTATAAATAAATAATATTTTTAAATTGTTTAATATACTTAAACAATTATCATAAATTATAATATGAAACATCTTATAAACAAAATAATAAGTAGCTATAAAGGTTATAGAACCCGGAATAAATTGAATAATTTATTTGTTAATTTACCCAGAGATTTACAAATTATTGTAATAAGTTATATGAGAGAATCTTTTTACAATAAAAGATATTGTAACACTATTTGTAAAATTATTTACACTAAAATGAATACTTTTATAGACAATGAACTAGATTATTTCAAATTTTTAACTAAAACTCATCCTTCTTTTTATTTTTTTATAAATACTGAGATAGTAGAAATATTTTTACATATTTCCAACTTGGTAGTTAAATATTATGAAATTTTAGAAAATGAGAAATTAGTTTATTTTCTAAAATTAGTTAATAATTTAGAAGTTAATTATATATTAGTTAATGATTCTATGACAGATAGAGACAAGACTATATGGAATCCTTTTTTAAATATAGTAAATAAAATGAAATTAACTATACCTATTTATTCAAAATGTTACTAAATAATCCTGTTAGGTACAGATGGTAGCGGTTTAATAGTAGGTGACTCAGTTTCTAAATCTAACAAACAATCCACGAATAAAGTTAATTTATTACATTCGTTATGTAAATAGCTAACTTTTTCTGTTAACTTTCTGTTTTCTACGTTAAATTTTTTGATAGTTCTGTTTAAACCTCGAACGTCACGTTCAGATAATTCACTCTTTTTTACCATTAACTTAATTTATATTTTTTCTCTAAATAGATTTACTTAATAATTGACACGCTATACTTATTCCTAAAAATTTAGTAAATACTAAATATAAATATTTTTTCTCTAGTTTTAGTATCTGCATTTCTTCATGTTGTTTAATAGAAGATTTAATGAAAGATATTTTTAGTTTATTATTTTTTGAATAAGATGATGTATCAACATTATATTTATCTGCTAATAATTTAGTTGCTGGATTTTTATAAATACAGTTTTTATTGTATATTGACATTAATTGTTTTGGAATAATACAATATTTATAAAGAGTTTCATATATGTTTTCTATATCAATATTATATTCGCTCGAAATACAATTTAATGCAATTTTTAAAGTTTCAATATTCATGATAATACACGTGTAGTTTGAGGTAGTTAAACTACCCAAATTTTATTATTTAGCAAACTTGAAATATAGCATTTTCTGATTCTTTCAATAGCAACACTAACGGGTCTTTTTTAAACTGTGTAACTATTTTAATATATTTTTCGTCACCAACATCAATAGGTTTAGAAACTCCATATAAAAAATGGTCAATCCACATATTTTTAATTAAAAATTTTACATCATTAATTCCTATTAATTTTTTATTATGAATGTAACAGTCTTTGTCAAATATACTCAAGTTATATTTAACTGCTAAATTATAAGCTCGTTTATTTTGAAAAATTCCAATACTATTACTTTCAGGCATTTAATAAGATTTTCACGTGTTTATTATTATTCCGAAGAATAAAAAAATAGTATTTTAAAACAATGAATACGGTGAATAGTAATAATTTCCGTAAATATTTAAATTTTTAAAAAATTGAGAATTATAATCTTCAATTTCATTTCTGGAGTAAGGATAAATAATACTTTTACCTCTACAAGAGTATTCATATGACAAAGTTCTCTGAATATTCATATATATTTTAAACCAAAATTCAATATCATCGTTTTCGTGTATCAAAATAGACAAATTTCTCATGTAATGCATAAAATTTGGTAATTCACCAATTTTATAATATCCATACCACAAAATATGATGCTTAATACTACAAAAATATTTAATTAAATCTGATTTGTGTTCATTTTTTTTGTAAAAAGCTTTAGATATGCAATTAGCAGCATTTATTGCTAAATTTTCATTAATTAGCTTGATAGTATCGGGGTCTAAAATTCGATAAAATACATAAGCTTGCATGTTTAATATCAATAATAGAGTTTAAATATGTATAAGGTATTTAATCTATCGTAAAAATATTATATAACGTTAAAATATGGGATTATCTAACTCAAAAAATAAAATTTACTACGAAATTAGAAGTATAGATGAAAATACTTCTAATCTAAATAATTTAAATTTAAAGAAAAATCCTGATAAAAATGAAAATACTTTGAAAATTTTTCTATATTTTCAATTATTTTTTTTACCATTTTACAATAAACATCAAATGTAATTTCGTTGTTTAAACGTAAATTTTTATATTTTTGAGACTCAACTATATTTTTTTCTAATTTAGAAATATATATTTTTTTAACTGAAGGAATATACTTTTTTAAAATGTTATCGGTTATATTCATTTTTGCAATAATTAATCTTTGAATATCACATGGTAATTTTATATAAATAGTATTTATTATTTTCCTTGCTTTATATGATTTCCATGTTGCTTGAATTAAACTAATTTTCTTTTCTTGTTGTTTTAAATGAATATAACACATTTTTAAAAATGTAAATTTAAGCTTACATTTTCTATTTTTTTTTGTATAAGGGTCAATAACTGTACATTTACACTTGTTCATTTAACAGATATATTTACGTTGATTTGTGATTATTACTAAATAATCTTTTAACGAATATAATTCTTTAAATAATCATATACAATTTGTGATTTTAAATAATAAACCACCTCTTCTAGTTCTTTAATTCTTTTTTTTTCTTCAATTATATTAAAATTGTTTGGCATGTAATCTTTTAAAATATTACATTTAAAATCTAACATAGTTTTGTTAAGCATAGTTTCATATTTCATTAAGAGCATTTTGTATGACATATGAAATAATATTTTATTGAATAGTCAAAAGATATCGTTTTTAATAAGTAAACACTATAAAATATCGTAACTTACGACAATTTTAAATAACTAAAGAATTATATAAATATAAATTGTTTAAAATGTCTTTTAACATTTTACCTGAAGATATTATTGACTTGATTTATTTCAAAGTTCACCAGTTAAATTTTAAAAAATCTCTGGACCAAATACCATTTTCAAGAAATATAGACTTTGACAATTACATATACAAAAAATTTTTTAATTCACCAATGAACAATTATGAAGTAAGAGAATTTGATAAATTTAATACATGGATGATTTTAAAAATAGAATATGAATTATCAGAATTACCAATAGAGTTGATGTTATCTATTGAAAATAGTAAATATGTTAACATGTATATTGATTTTTGGAATGATACCACAAATTGGGATGATGATTACTAATATTCTTAAGGTTTATAAAATAATTCTTAAGGTTTATAATGTAATTCTTAAGGTTAATATTATTCTTAAGCTTGTTATAATCCTTAGGGTTAATATAATTGTCGTAATTCATAAATTTTTTACGACATTTTATTAACCTTACAATTTTAGAAGTTATATTGGTAAGATTAATGATGTCTACTATGTAGCACATCAAGGGGGGAACCCTCATTAATAATGTTTTTTAAAACTCTTCCAATGTGACTGCTGGTCATAGGGGGTGCTCTACAAAAGAAAGACTTAAAATTGATTTCTGGGGCCCACCTCACCTGTGTGAAGTCATCGAGACCTAACACACCAAGAGACAGCATTGGAACACAGAAGTCTGAAGATGTACCTGGGGCACGGATTTATCCGGAGTCCAATGGGGGATTCCTGCCTGAGTCTTGGCCACCTCAGGGGTCTAGCACGCTTAGGGAATCCAGCCAGTCTTTATTGACTGGCACCGACGAGCTCGTAAGGGTACATCTTACAGCATCCGCCTCCGAGTCCTTTAGGACAGCCATTCATCAAAATCAGTTGAGCCATGATGTCTCACTGGTTAGTCCGACCGGCACTTCAAGAACTGATCACTCTTCGGATTGCCAAACACTACGTGACGAGACATTTAACACAATAGTTTGAATATGTCTTACGCTGACTCTGTCAAGGGAAACAAAATTGTCTTCAACCTAAGTGATGTGAACAAAGCCCCCGAACTTGTAAAGGATGTTCCACCGAGACACATGTTTTTTCAGCAGTTTAACAAAGGGATTTCAATTTATATGGTCGATAACGCGTACTATGTGTGTGCTCTAAATAATTTTAAATTGGGGAAATATCCGAAACCTCAACCAAAACGCGGTATTAGATGAAATGGAAAATTTTATTTTCTTTAGCCTTTGGGCTAATAATGACTGCGTGACGACAAGAGATGTCAATGCCTATTCTTGAGAACAACGAGCACCCCATTCGCAAGCTCAAGATCTGCGTTGGCTGCTGGTACTGGGGTGGTCACAAAGACACTTGGTGCAACAATGTCGACCCTTATGTTGAGAGCACAGTTATAGATACACCCAACGCCCACTTGGCAGAATCTTACGCTCTTCTGCGCAAATCTCAAGCATTACTCTTCGCGTTTATGTACTCCGGAGAGATTGCCGATGCCAAGAGAATGAAGAACATCATTCGAGAACTAAAAGACCTTATCAAGACTTACGAAAAACACATGTAAAAGTAAAACAATTTCCCTCGGGGCGCACAAATGTGCGTGACAAACACGACTTTACAATGAGTCGTCTTGATATTCTTCCAGATGACATTCAGGACCACATCTTCTGGCTTGAACATTCTTTAAGGTTTTCCGAGTCTTTGTCTGCCATTAAATCACCCTATCGCCGAAACTCAAATTTTGATAATTACATCTGGTCTGTCTTTTTCTCTTCAGACATGACTAATGCCGAGATGCGAGAGCGGTACTTGCTTGATCGTTGGCTTGATATTGACAATCGATGCCACCCAAGATGGTTAACCCCTGATTTTTTAGAAGAAATGGAAAGGTCTAAATATGTTCGTCTTTATAAAGACTTTCTACATAGACTAAGACAGATGTAAGTTTTTCCTTTCGAGGACCTCTAAACGAGGTGCGTGTCAATGACAATGAACCGTTTTTATAGTCTTCCTAATGACTTAATCGACCACATCTTCTGGCTTGAGCATTCTTTAAAGTTTTCGGGGTCTTTGTCTGCTATTACGTGCTATCAGCGTGATTTTGAATATGATACACTTGTCAGACAAATTTTCTTCAACTCAAATATGACTCCAAAAGAAAGAGAAGATTGGATTTTGTACAAAGCTTGGTTGGATATTGTTATTGACCATCCAAGAGACCCGCACCGACTTCTCGCTTTTTCGCCTGAGATGCAGGACAAAATGGCTAATTCTCAATATGTCATTATTTACAAGTATTATAAGAATTACGGATACATTTGAAACATTTAGATCCTTCGGGACCTCTTAATGGAGGTGTCCTGATTTAATTTTGAAACAAATGAATTTCTTTTATGATCTCCCCGATGATATCATTGAAGAAATCTTCCGGTTTGAACATTCTTTGAAATTTAAGCAATCTATGACTGCTATTTTAACACCTAATAGACGCAATCCTGATTTTGATACAAATATTTGGTCTGTCTTTTTTGCTTCAAATATGACCAAACAAGATATCCGCGATTGGTACTTGCTTACTCGTTGGTCTGATATTGTTATTGACCATCGTTGTCATCCCAGGATTCTTGAAGGATTAGAACCTGACTTTGTTGAAGAAATGATCAAGTCTAAATATGTTATTCTTTATAAACATATTCTTCAGATGGAATACTTTTAAACACTTTTCTCTTCGGGGCCTTTTAAAGGAGGTGAGAGAACAGTGATTAAATTTTGAGTCAAATGAATTTATTTTATGATCTTCCAGATGAACTACAGGATAAGATTTACAAGCACGCACACGAGTTAAAACTAAATCGTGCATTTCCTTATATACGATGCAAGCCAAATCCTTACGAAACTCTTATACATAAGTCATTTTGTGAAGCCTCTTACGATAGACATGACCTGAAACATTTTAATGATTTTCTTGACTACATTAATGGAAAGGCTTACAATTTCCCTTATGAACTTGTTCATGAAAATAGATACATGATGATGTTAGACTTTTTAATTGACGATGAAGACATTTAAAAATTTTACGATAAAATAATTATCTTAGTTTGTTGGAATATAAAAAAGTTGATAACAAATGGTTTGGACAGACCCTCCTGAATGTAAAGTCTGCAAAACAACCTGTAATTGTTATGATTGTCCTTCTGATACATCTTGTAAATCATATTGCACAAGAAACAATTGTGGTTTATGTAGTGATTGTAAATATTCAGTTACTACAATGTCTCACGATGAAGACGATCTCAAAATATTTGTACATAATCTTTTTATTGAGTCTCAGAAGCAGAAGGAAATTATTAAAAAACTTACAACTGAAATAAACAAAATTAGTACAAGACTAACCATACTAGAAACTGTAAAATTGTCTAAACTTAATCCAATGGCTAAACCATTTATTCCGCGATAAATATTTCTTAGGAAACCTATTAATTAGGCAATAATGAGTCGCTTAGAAAATTTACCAGATGATATTCAAGATAATATTTGGAATCAAGTACATAAAAGTTTTTTAAAAGAAGTCCATATAGAAATTAAATATGGATGGCCACTATGCAGGAAAATGATTTATAAAAATAATATTTATAAAATTTTTCTTAATTCTGAAATGTCAAATGAATCGGTAAGAATATTTACAGAATATCTTGAATTTAAAAAAGGAAGAATACCAATTCCAGAAAACAATGTTTATATTAAAATTGACCCGTTTATTTTTTAAAATTATTTTAACCTTTGGGTTAAAAATCTTAACGTAACAATGAATCTTTTTGAGAGTCTTCCAGATGACCTTCAGGAAAATATTTATCTTCATGTTCATAAACTAAATTTCAAGAATACATTAAAAAAAATAAAATGTATAGATTTTTGGGGTAGAGATGAAGTTGGCTACGCTATTTTATCTATGACCAATTTACTTTATAATCTCAACGCAACACAAAAAGAACTGAAAGATTATTTCTTTTGTATTGACTGGTTAGATGGAAAAAAACTAAACATTACTATGGAGGATATGATGGAAAATAAATATTATGATGTTTATTATGATTACTGGGATAGAGTAGAAGAAAGTGAATATTATAATGGAGACTACATTTAATTTGAATAAATATTATGATTACTGGCATAAAGTAGAAGAAAGTAAATATTATAATCGAGACTACATTTAATTTGAATAATTAACGTGATTATTTCAGCCTCTAGAGGCTTTATTTTTTTATTTTTTATTTTTATTTTTATTTTTTATTTTTTATTTTTTATTTTTATTTTTACTTACTTACAATAATAACTATTGTTATCAGTACAGTTTCCGCACAAAAACCCAAAAACAAATCCATCTTTAATCAAACAAGGACATGTAAGAGTTATAAATGCTAGAATAATTATTAGTAGCATAAATCCTACAAATAACTGAGATATTTCATCTGCCAGTGAAAGGTCGAACTGTTCTCGTGGAACAATGTTAAGTTCAAGATTTGGGACATTTTCAAAGTAGCTACAAGAAAAAGAATAATAAAAGTTGGCTACTTTTTTATATTTGCCAGTAAACATTGCTTTAGGAGAAATATCATAATGTGGTTCAGTTAATGACATCTCTCTTGTGACAATAAATTCATCAGGTAAAGAATAATGATTACAGTAATTTTTATTTATTCCAAAATCGAAACATTTTACATCTTTCTTATCGATTCTAACTTTGTCAAATACACAAGTGTTAGATATCTTATTCATTTTGATGTCAGCAGGGTTTTCAGATACAATCATGTAAATGAAAAAAAGCATTATCAATTGTAAGTTTAGTTACTTCTATTTTTATTTCCCTAAGGAAAATTTATTTGCTCATATGATTTTAAAATTTTAACATTAATTAAATGCCGTAAAAATTATGATTTATAATTTTTAATAATTAATTGTCTATATAACATATCTCCCGTCAATATTTCTTTTCTAATTTCATGCATTCTTTCAATAATTTTATCTCTTTTTATGTTATAAATATAATTTTTTTTTAAAAGTTCATATTCTTCGTGATACTTATCATAATTCTTTGTCATTATTAATTCAAATTTAAAATTAAGTAAAAAGTGCATACTTAAATATAAGTTTTACTTTTAAGCTGTTGATTTAGATGTCTAATCTTACGTCTGATAAATAAGATATCACCTTGACCATGATAAGGATGTTTTGATGTCATAATTATATTTAACAACTTTTTTTTAAGTTCTAAAATATCATTTATTATGACTTCTTCCATTTTCACGTATTATAATTATTCAATAAAGAACTAGGTTTTATAAATGTTGAATCTTTTCTAAAATTGACCGATAAGCGTCGTCAGTCATTTTCTCTTTATAATTAAATAAAAAATCTGCTAACTCAATTTTTGCAGCAATTGGTATATTATATCTTACAATCATAAAACATTTTATATATTCTATATATTTTGATAATGTTAACGGATAAAACCCCTCTAAAATGTTATAATTATTAGAGTTTAAATTGTCATAAAATGTATCTAATTTTAGATTATTCTCAACTGGAATACAGATGGGTATTTTCCATAACTCTTTTAAATGTATACATATAGTGGACTCTGGAAAATAAATTATGCGATATTTTATTTGTAAAATTGAAAGTTCGTTAATTAATCTATTTAACAAATTATCTAAATTTTTTATATACAAAAAATGAAAATTTGTTTTTAAATAATCCATCATTTTTAAAAATTTAATTTGAAAATTAGTTAAATTAGACTCATTATCTAATTCTTCCCAGTCTTGACTAGATAAATCAAGTTCATTTAAAATATCTAAAACACTGTAAAATGACATTTTTACGTATTTTGATTATTCTCAAAAGAATAAACTATACATTTAATATTCGCATCGAAAACATAGATATTTTACACCTTTGTAATCATTATGTTGTCTGCATATAATTCTAGAAATATGCCTACAATCGCATCTGCATGTATTAGTATCATCATATGTCATAGGTAAATTTTTCAATGGACCAAAATATGCAGGTTTGTTTTCTTGATGTCTTATACAACAATCGCACAAATATAAATATTCAATCAAATCAGTCAAAGTTGTTTTTTTTACGATTTTTTGATTTAAAAGTTCATTAATACTATCTCCGTAAATTATACCATTGGAATAATTTTCTGATAGTTGTTTGAAAGAAAGATTTTCTTCATTCATCGTGTAAACAATTACAATAATTTATAAATATTAAGATATAAAATTTATCGTAAATTTATAAATTATAATGTAATTCTTAAGGTTATAATGTAATTCTTAAGGTTTATAATGTCATTCTTAAGGTTATAATGTAAGTCTTAAGGTTTATAATGTAATTCTTAAGGTTATAATGTAAGTCTTAAGGTTTATAATGTAATTCTTAAGGTTAGTACAAATGTCGTAAATTACGATTTTAATATAATTCTTAGAAATTGTATAATCATTATCTTTAAGTAATTCTTAAGGTTAGTATAAATGTCGTAAGTTACGATTTTTTATTTACCTTAAATTTTTTGAGATAATTATGAATGAGAGCTACTAACAAGCTAACAACCCAAACAACCAACTTACGACAAATGGCAATTTCGTGTGAAAAGTTCAACGAGATTCTTAATGTTCTATCTACGGAACATAAGATTAACTTGGACAGCATGATGAACACGCTTAAGGAAAAAGAACTTCTCCCTAAGAAGATGGCAAAAACTTCTGCACCTGAAACGGAGAAAGGTCCTTTTGACAACAAGCGGGCTAAAGATTATGCAGAAACACATGGAATTTCCATCGTCGGAATTGTTGGAACTGGTAGGGGAGGAAGGATTACTATATCAGACATGAAAATGTCTGATGCGCATCACCCTAAAACCAGTGGGACTGCAAAAATTACTACTGCAGCAGTTAAGCTTGCAGAAGAACACGGTATCGATATTTCGACTATTGTTCCCACTGGTAAGAGAGGAGATATTCTTCTTCGTGATGTGAAAGATGCTATTGATAACAAACCAGCTGAACCGGTTGTTATCGAAGAACCTGAGGAAGAACCTGAGGAAGAACCTGAGGAAGAACCTGAGGAAGAACCCGAGTCCGATGACGAAGACCCAGTTCTTGAGGATTAGATTTAAATAAAAATAATAAAAACTAAAAAAAATCCCTTTAGTGGGACACAACACTACGTGAATTACACAACTGTGTAAAATATCTATAATGGATTATTTGGACAGAATCACTATTATTAACATTGAAGCGCTGTGGAAAATTAGCGTACAGGAATGTATTGAAAAATCAAAAAAAGAAAAATTTGTCAATGATTATTCAGATTATTTAGATTTAATGGAAAAGGGTGAATATCATGACCCACCAAAACCTGATTTAATTCCTTTTCCACCAACATCATGGTTTAAGTAAAAATTAAAAATTAAAAAAAAAAGAATAACTTCTTCGGAAGTTTAAAAACTACGCTTATTTTTTGTAAGAGTAATTGTAGTACCAGTTTTACTTTTAGTTATTTTAATACCATTCGCTTGTAGTTTATTTGTACTTTTAAGTGCAGTTTTAGCAAATTTTTTACCAATATTATCATTTATCATTTGTTTGCATGTTTTTACAGGTTTACCAAAACAACTTTTTTTACCAAAATTTTGAATTTTATCTTTAAATATTTTTGTATTTGTAATTATATCTCCTGGTCTTTTCATCATTTTGCATCCATTAAAAATTTTATTTACATCTCCAAACCTATTAGATTTTATAACACCTTCATATTTATTCTTTCCTTTTATCCATAGTGGATATGTATATTTACTTTTTTTAGCTTTTTCCATGGATATAAATTTAACATTTATTTTTGGGTTCGGATTTTTTTTTAAAATTTCTTCCTGTTTAATACACGTTTTACAATTAGGTATCAAATATACAATCATTATTTATTATTATTAAATATTTTTATTTTGAATGATTGCAAGGTAAATTTTAGAAAAATAATATTTACTAAAGAATAATATGTCTGATGATGAATCCGATTTTGAATTTTTACCCGATACAGACGAAGAAGCTGAATTGGAAGAAGCTGAATTGGAAGAAGCTGAATTAGAAGAAATAGAAAATACAGTTCCCATATTAGATGAAGAATTAGAAGTTCCCGATGAAATTACATATGAAATGGATTATAAAAAAAATAAATACAAAAATGGTATTAAAAATTATAAAGATGCATTAATGAGAAAATTTGCAGAAGGAGGAATAGATGATAAACAATATTTTACAGAATTACTTGAATTAGAATTATTTGAAAATTCTCAATTAAAAACAGTTGCTATAACACAAACTGGTTTAGATTTAATAAAAGAAATAAATGATGAAAGAGTAATTAAAAAAGAACAATTTACTAACGGTGATATATCAAAAGATGAATATGATAGATATTACATTGATTCTTTAAGACAAGAAAAAACTGTTATTCAAAGAAATAAAGCTACTTTAAGTTCAGGATTAAAAATTAAATTTGATGTATCAGATCCCACAATTTCAATGAAGGATAAATTAGATTATTTAATTAAAAAAGAAGACCAGTTAGTCCAGAAATTGGCTAAAAAACATTCTATTAAATTAAGAAAACCTAGTATAAAAGCTAGTCAATCAGCAGATGAAAGAATAAGAAACAAATTTGAAATTGAAAATGAAATTTATCAAAATAGTAGAAATTATATTTTACAAAATTACGTTGAAGGTTATAAAATTAAAACTTTAAATCCTACAAGTCTTGGAAATTTATCTTATGAAATTGAAGAACCTATTATTAAAGATTTTAATGAGATTGTTAAAACTGAATCTAAGAAAAAACTTATTTCAGAATTGGATGAACTTGACCAAGAACAATCTAGACTATTAAAAAAAGAATTAAGAAAGTTATCTAAATCAGACTTAATTAGATGTTTAGAGTCTAATGGTTTAGTTGCTAACACGTCTACCTATATTCAAAGATTAAAAGATAATAAAGTTCCGATTTTAAAATTTCAAAAATACCCAAATGATAAAGAAGAATTAGATAAAGTTTTAACTGAAGAATTTTCTGATTATTATTCAGTTAACAGAGATTTAATAAAAAATCCATATACTTATAAAAATGATACTCAAAGTACCGATATAGTTTCTATACCAGGTTCAAAAATATCATTTAAAGTTCCATTTAAAGGTGTTTCAAGAAATTACGTAGGTAAAGTAATACAATTAAAATTATCTAAAATTATTAAAGCTAAATCTTTTGAAAATTTAAGTAATTATTACGAACCAGTAATTCCAGTTCCTGATGAGTTATACAAAAAAATAGAACAATCAGGAGAATTGGAAGATAAAGTTGTAGAAGTATATCAATTGCATACTAAAGTCCCTGGTTTTGAAGAAGATGGAGTTCAAATTACTAAAAGATATACTGATTTTGAAGAATATTTAAAAGATTATAGAATTATATTAGCAAAAAATTTAATTTCTATAGAAAGTGGAGATAGTCCTGATAAATTAGTATCAGTTAATATTTTAAAAAATAAAATTTCTAAAATTGATGATTACTTAACAAATAATACCGACCCTGATGTTATATTAGAAACGTCAGAATATAAATCAGAACTTGTAGAATCTAAGATAGAAGAAGTTAGAGAAGAAAGTTTAAAAGAATTAATTTCTTATATTTTAAAATATAATCATTTAGCATTCCCAAAGGTTGAATCATTAGAAGAATATAATTACAATAAACATGTTAGGGAAATAGTAGAAGGCACTGTTGTAACTACTGAATTTAGAATAAATTCTTATAAAGAAAATATTAAAAGAATTTTATTTGTTATCTCTAATTATCCAGATATACTGGTTGATTATTTAAATGGTATTATTTCACCAAATATAATTGTAGATTATGAAATTCCTCTAAATTATCCAAATTTACAAGAACCTGGAAATTTAGAAGAACTATTAGGATGGAATCCTCCTAGTGAATATTATGATATGTATAAAGATTATTTGTCATATGGTTATAAAGCGGGAGAAACACGAATTGAAGCTTTAAGAAGAAATTTAATGAAAGATTCAATTAATTTAGATTCAAAACAGTTAAAATTAATTATAGAACAGGAAAACGAAGTATTAATGTGGGAAGAGCATAAAAAACAAGTATTAGCTATTACACAATTTCCTAGTCATTTTACTGAAGAAAATTGGAAATATAAACAATTAAAAAAACATAAAAATAGACTCCCTTCTCAAATTATATTTAGAGTTACAGACGTAGACACCAGAATTAAAAATATTAGTAAATTTAACAGATTATTTTCAGATTGTAACATAGAAAATCCCTTGGATATATCTAAAATAGTTGAAAGTATCATATTTAATAAATCTAGACTATACAAAGATTATGACTTTTATGTTAATATGATATTGACAGATTATACTGATTTTTGTAAATATTTAACTAAATTATCACCAACTAAAATAGACATTATTAACTTTATAGTTATAATAACTGAATATTTTTTTAAAAATGGTAACAAATTAATTATAAATGAAGAAAAAGTTAAAAGTATTATTATTGCTATAGCAAATGATAATCTCGAAGTATTATTGGACAGATTAAGCATTGAAGAAATAGAGATATATAACAAATCAATTTTAGAAACCGCAGAGATATACCCTGATACTAATAAAAAATTAAATTTAATGAAAAATGTAACTATTTTTTTATTTAAACTAAGAAGAAACATAAATAGAAAATATATAGAAAGTGTTAATAAATATGTAAAACCTCATATAGAATTAGTAAAACCTGAAACTAATAATTATATTTTTTATGAAGGAAAATATATAGTTGGAGGAATATATCCATCATACGAAAGTCCTTATGGTGTTCAAAATTACTCTGAGAATGATTTAAAAGAATTATGTGAAATAGTAGGTGTTATTTATACAACTCATCGAGAATCCTATTTTAGTGCTATGAATAAAATATCTGAGTTAAGAAGTGCTTCTGAAAAAAATATACCAATGGTTAAATTAGAAGAAAGATTATTGCCTTTTTTAACTTATTCTAAACCCCGTGTTAAAATTCAATATACTGTAAGACCTAGATTTGGAGTAGCAGAACCTGGAGAGGTATATTTAACTTCAAAAACTTACATTAAGGAATATCAAAAGGAATATCCTACAAATAGAGATTATTTCGAAAGACAATATGGGGTACCTTATAAATATGAAAATTATATACCAGTTTATCATAGTAAATTAAAAGAATTGGTTGATGAAAAATTTATAATAATTGAAGGTCCTGCTGTATTTAAAAGTCCAGTAGAAGATGAATTAGCAAGAGTTATAACATCTCCTTATCATATTTTCGTGGAGTATAAAGACCAGTATGGTAAAATAAAATATTTTAGAGAAGGAGTTTCTGAGAAAAAAGTAATAACTACATTCAAAGACTCATTAGATACATGTAATAGATTTAAAAATGAATCAGATTGTAATAAATATACATCTTATTCATTGGACGGTAAAAAGTGTTATTTTATAGAAGGAAAGTGTAAATCTTCTTTAGTTAACGATATGATGTTAACAAATAAAGATGTTTGGGATTATGTACCAGAAGTTGAAGAATATAAAAAACCATGGGCTAAAGCTTTAGTAACAGCTAGTAAATATATAGAAGATAAGTCAAAAACAGAGAACTTAGGAGAAATAGGTTTATCTAAATTAATTCAGAGTCAAACTAAACAATTATATAAGTTTAGAAAAGAGTTGGAAAAAATGGTTCCTAAATCTAAACCTTTAATTCAACAAGATGATAGATTAATAGAAATAGTTAAAAGTTTATCAACTGATACGCAACCAGTTCAATCTGTTACAATCCCTGAAAATTACAAATTGATTACAATAAAAACTATAGTTACAGAATTTAAATCTAGACAAATGACAACTTCAGAAATTTTAGAATTGTCGGAATATAAAGATGAAGAACATGGAGATTTAAAAGTTATAGACGTGGAAACTTATCCAGAAGTTAAACAAAGTTTAGTAAAATTAGAAAAACCGGATGGAGAAAGATTACTTTTGAGTAGAAATAATTTTAGAGTAAAGGAAATTTTACCTACTATATCAGTTAAACCTGAAAGAGTATATATTAAAAATGAAGATTATGCACTTTTTAAAAACCCTCCAGCTAGTTTTACGTGGAAATTAGATAAATTAAACTTTGAAGATATAAATTTAAGAGAAGAAGAAGTAGAATATATTACTAACGATGTAAGTTACATAGATACTACTATGATTAAACCTACAGGTAACATAAATGGAATACGAGTAATTAACAAGGGGGATATAGAAAAAGCCATGATTGAACTGGCATTTTCACATTTTATAGAAAGAGATGACCAATTAATTTTAAAAGATAAAATTAATGCTAAACCTGATAGTATTAAACTAGCTTTAGATGAAAATATATCATTAAATTTAGATTATTTTAAATTTATAGTAGCTAGAGATATAACAGTAGATGATGTTATTAAATTTATAGAAAAAGATATACCTAAAGCTGAAAATATAGTGGACTTGTTAAAAGAAAGAATGGAATATGCGCTAAAAGAAGAAGACATTCCAAATATTAAAAAATTATTAAAAGATTTTGAAAAAGCTAAACTAGATACTACCGAATATTTTAATAAATTAAAACAATTAGAGGAAAAACGTGAAAGACCTAAAGAAATTAAAGAGGATATTCAAGTTGTTCCTAAAGAAGTAAAATCTATTAAATTTAAGAAAAATATGAGAACTCAAAATATAAGATAAGAATAATTTAAGAATAGTATTTATCTATTATTTGTTCTATATCTGATGAAACACCACCTTCTATATTTGTATTTTTTGAAACATTAACATAAGAACTTAGATTAATTTTTGCTAATGAATCATATATACGAAAATCCTGTTTTGGTTGTAATTCATTTACTTCATCGCGTGTATCTACATTAGGATAAACCAAACCAGCTTTTTCTATATTTAATATGTTATTAATATTACTTACTATACAATATGCTTGTGTACTTGAAGACCTGGTTATATCATAGATATTAAATAAAACTTTAATAAATTTATGAGATTTAACATCTTTATAATATTTTAAATCCGGATCTATTACAGTAATATTTTCTAGGTTAAAACTTCCATTATTATTAAATTCATGATTATTTATTATAACATCTGCTATATTTTTTTTAATTAAATTAGAAATTTCATAATCTGCCACATTACAATCTTCATCTTCAATTAATTCATTATCTTCTAAATTTAGTGGATTGCTTATTTTAATAATTAAAGAATGTAACATATCGTAATAATTATCGTATTGTAAAATAGGGCGCATATCATAAAATTTTGATATTTTATCGTTACAAAATTTAGCACCTGGAACATTTTTTAGTAAATTATTTTCACATCCAGTTTTATCATATTTTACAAAATCTAATGGTCTAATTATTATATTGGTAAAATTTTCTTTACAAGTACATAGAATTATGACAATAACAAATATAAAGAGTAATAAATATATAACCATTTATTAAAGATAAATATTTTAAATTTAATAATTAATTATTCGGTAATTAGTAAAGTAATTAATTCTTAAATATTAATAATGAGTGATAAAAAGTTAGTGGTATTATATCATCCTAAATGCAAAGCTAGTCAGAAAGTATTATCGTTAGTAAATAACAATGAAAACGTAAATTTGGTAGATATTACAACAATAAGAAAAATACCTGAAGGCGTTGATAAAGTACCAGTTGGAATATTTGATTCTCAACTTATAAGTGGAAAACCTTTATTTGAAAAAATAGATTCTATAATTAATGGACCTAGTTACGTGAATATTAAGGGTAGTTCTAACATAGCGGGATTTTTAAATAATAATTCTAATTTCTCTATGAATAACGTATTTAGTTCTTTGGGAAATGGAGCAGACGGATTTACTGGTGTTCCTACATTTGATGAAAGTAGCGTTAAAACTCTTGATACTTTAAAACAAGAAAGAAATTAAATTATTCGTCTAAACCATTTAAAAAAATAAAATATATTAAGTTAAATGGACAATCCTAATAGTATGCAGGAAATATTTAAGATGGCGCAAAGTGTTGCTAAAAATATTGATATTCCCCGCAATTCTGATGGAACTCCAAATACCAACGAACTAGATATGAATGCTATATTTAAAGAAGTTTCTAAATCTGTATCAAGTATGGTTACACCAGAATTAGTTGAAAAATTTAACAACAAATCTGAAAAAAAAACTTCTAAGATTGAAATTAATTCTGACGAAGATTCAGTTGACGAATTACCTAAGACTAGAGATTTACATTTTACTTTAAATGTATCATTAAAACATCTTTATTTTGGGAAAACAAAAAATGTAGCAGTTAAAAGAAAAAAATTTAAAAAAGTGAATGGTAAGTTAGTTTTAGTTGAAGATAGAAAAGTGTTAGCTGTTGAAATTAAACCTGGTATGCATGACGAAGAAATGATTATTTTTGAAGGAGAAGGCGATGATAAAAAAGGGCATACACCAGGTGACGTTATAATTACATTGTATTACGAAGAACATCCTGAATTTACCAGAGTTAACAATGACCTTTTTATGAATCATACAATTTCTCTAAGTGAATGTTATGAGTTAGATTTTTCATTTAATCATATCAGTGGTAAAACTCTTGGTATTAAGAGAAGTGGAGATAATATAATGAAAGATAACAATTTATTTAAAATGGAAAATTATGGTATGCCAATTTTAAATGAAAATTCTTTTGGTAACTTGTATGTAAGATTTAATTGTGATATTCCAGATAGTTTAGACTCTGAAGCTATTAATTTACTCAAACAAATTTGTCCTCCTATTCATACAGTTACATCCGTAGATAAATATTGTGATATATTGGAAGTAACTGAGGAAGAAATAGATTCTTTATATTTTAATCCAGAAGATGACGAAGACGATGATGATGATGATGATGATGATGAAGATGAAGAAGATGAAGATGAAGAAGCTGAAGTAATTGATGATGCAAGTGATAATTAATTTAAAGAATTATTTAGTATTATATTATAATAATGACTACTACAACAATTAATGGTTGGGAATATTTAACTAATGTATATCCTGGAAATGTTAATCAGCAAAATCTTCAAGAAGAATATGTTAAAGAACATAACTTAGCGTATCATATTTTTATTCAGTCTTTATGTTTAACACATATTGAAATTACAGATGAACATAAAATTTATATAGATTGTAATGACGATATTATTAACAATCAATCTACATATTACATTAAATTTACAAAAACTATATTTTTAAAGAATAAATTAACAAAGATTAAGAAAGATTTATATAATTTTTATAATCCTAAAAATATCTCAGTTAGAGGACCATACGAATTAGAAATGAATATTTATTGTATTGATTTATACAAAAAGACAAAAGAATCATTTGATATACCAGAAGAAACTCTTGATAGTAATTGATTAAAATTAAAGTATTTATAGTCATCTTTAAATTTTCTTTATAAATATCATAAAAATGTATTAGATTACCATTTGCAATAGATGTCTCCAATAGATTTTTATATTCAACATTTAATTTAATAAGTTCTTTATTCATTAAATTAATAATAAGTTTATTTTTAAATTATTTAATAACATTATTAATTAAATGATTTTAGTAATTGTTATATTATTTGTGTTATTTATACTATTTATTGAAATTTGTAGTAATTTTTCATTCAAGGCTATTAAGGTAAATAATAAGAGCGAAAAATTATCAAATAATATAGAATCTATAGTTAAATTAGATAATTATGTAAAAAAAACTTATAATAAGTCTACAAACATAGATTTTCAGGGCGAGTTAATATTTTATGACGATGTAGATATATTTATAAATAGTAATAAAAAATTATCTCCAAATATTAATTATAAATTTGATGAAGTAGAAAATTTAGATATATTTGTATATAATGACAGTGTTACTTTATATTTTAAAGAATATTAAAATATTTACTAATTTATAATGTCGGAAAGTTTTTTAGAATTTCTAAGATTATATATTAGTATAGCTACAATAGCTGGTATATTTACTTTTAAATTATTAAATAGTTTAGTTGATAATATTTTAAATCCTCTTTTATCTATTATATTAGACGAAAGTGATTATTATAAGTTAAATTTTAAAATAGATTCTAATTATCAAGTAATAAAAATAAGTAATATAGTACATAAACATAAATATTATGAATTTGGTATAGGTATACTACTTAGAGATTTTATAATTTGGTTAACTTCTATGTTAACACTTTATTTTATATCTAAATAATTAATAAAAAAATGTTTATTAATTATAAATGTCTTCTATTTTTTATAACCCATATTTTAGTCAAATTGTAAACCCTGCTTATGTAGATATTATAGATTGTCCCTATTTAAATTATGAAAAAAATACTTTAAATTATGAAAAGACATCTGAACATATTGATAAAGAAGATAAAATTATGACTTTACCAGAAGAAAATGTATCAGGATTTATAAATTCTTTAAAACATGACTGGGACACTTTATCTCCAGATGTTAAACAAGAGTATAATGATAAACTTAAAACATTAATAAACGAATCTCACGAAACTGAACACCTAAAATCTTATGATAATAATTATTTATTTATTTTTCTAATTTTAGTAATTTTAATTATATGCGTTTTATGTTGTTGCAATTAAGTAACCGGTGAAGACCATAATTCTATTTTACCATATTCTGTATCACACTTACACACTAATGGAAAGTCTTCATGTAGATATATATTACATATTAATTTTTTACAACTTAAAAATTTAAATAAATAATCAATATGTAATTTAAATTGTCTAATGTAAATGGAGTCTTGAATTGGAATTTTAATAGATAAAGGTTCATTCTCGATAATTATATATTTATCTTTCACTTGTAAATTAATATAACTTGTGTATAATAAATTAGACATATTTCTATCATATTTAACAAAATAATTCAAAACATTATATAACAAAGTTGAATCAACTTTTAAAAAATCAGCTTCTTGTAATTCACCTAAAACTTCTTCGTTAACACTATTATAAAAGTATAAATTTAACTCATATTTTTCAATTATTTTCATAGTAATTTTATTTTTATTTAATGAAAATTTTATAGTACCGTTTAATGATTTACATATAATATCATTTATTAGTTTATAATCAAACATTAGTAAAATATCAGTACAGTCTATTATAACATGTTCATTTAGATACAAAGTGCTAATATTTTTATCTTCTAGTATCATTTTAAAATATATTTCACCATTTTTACAAGATATACACAACTGAGAATATTTAGCACTGCTAAATTCTAAATAATTAATTATATTTTTAAAATCGTTAAGAGACATAGATAAATATGACTCGCTCATTACTTATTATTTATTTGTGATTCTTTTAACTTGTTTTATTTAATTTTTCTGCTCTTTCACTTGCATTATTAAAAGCATTATTTTTTCTTTTTAGTGTAATTTTTTCATCATTATAAAAACAGGGAGAAGAATCTCCATCTTCTGTAACATGTTCATAAGAATACATTATAAGCTGTTTGACAATGTCTATCCACTGTGAATAAATAGATTTATCTTGATTACCGTTAAATGTTATAATTTTATTTTCGCTGGCTAACCAATCTTCATGCATATCGTAACAGTCTTTTAAATATTCTAGACTAATATTTTCGCCGGGTCTATTTCTTTTAGTAATTCTTTCTAAACATATTTCAGGAGACGTATCGATGTAAATTAAATTAATATAATTAATTTGTTTTGTAAATGTATCAAATAAATTATTATAAATTTTAAATTCTAAATCATTCATACATTTCAATTTACGCAACATTCGAACAAATACATTATAATCACTATAAACGGAGCGTTCCATAAATATAACATCGTATTTTTTAGAATCAATAATTTCTTTTAATTTTTGCATTCTCGAAGAAAAAGCTAATACTTGAAAACAAAAAGAATATTTAGATTTGTCTTTATAAAATTCTTCAAGTATGTTTTTATTATCACTATTAGTTATACTTTCCCATACATCAACTGGTTCATCTAAGAAATAAATTTTTTTAGAGTTAGAATTATATTTTTTTAAAAAATAAGTTTTTAATTCGTTAAAAAATGTAGATTTACCTGAACCAATATTACCTTCGATTGAAATTAACATCACAATCAAATATATTAAATATCTTTAACTTGATTATTTATAACTTAAAATTTTGGTTGAGAAGTTTAATGAGATTATTAAGATAACTTAAAACCTTAATTAATATATTATAAAATGAGTGATCATTATAATTTACTTGAACCAGCAATTAATATTCTTAGTAAGTTAATTGAAAAATATAAACTTACTGAAAATATTGAAATAGAAATTAGGATTGGTAGATACGAAGATAATAAGTTTACCTCAGGATTAAATTCAGAAGAATTTTATAAAAAAATTTATAATTGTTTAAAAACTTATAAAAAATGGATAAACGTAGAATATTCTAAATCTAAAGAATATATAAATAATAATTACAAAAAAGTAAATAAAGTCATAACTAAAAAAACTAAATTAGAAATTCATGATTTTAATTTTATTGGAACGCCTTATGACTTTAGAATATGTGTTTCTAAGGAAGAAGCAGTTAATAACTCAAATTTTAAAAGTGATTTTATTAGAAATAAAAGTAGATATTCATTTGTTTATAAAGAATGTAAATTTGACCTAACTAAAGTAGAAGAAGAATACGACGATGAAGTTTTAGAAAATGAAGAATTTGAAATAGAATTAATTAATCTCAATTCACAAACATCTGATAAATATAGAGCTCATAGCGCATTATTAAAAATTTTTGATATTATAAATATATGTGAACCTATCGATATTTCAAAAGTTAAACTACTTAAGAAATAAAACTATAATATAGCATCATGAAAATTAATATTAAAGTCTTAGGGGATAATAGTAATTGGGTAAATCATCCAACTTACAAAAATGCTAAGAACAATAAAGATGTCGGGTTAGATATTCCAATGTTAGAATCTGTTACTATTCCAGCTAACACAAAGGCTTTTAAGATTAAGCTTAAGATTAAAACTGAACCAACTCATGGCTATATGTTAATTCCTCGAAGTTCGATTGTTAAAACTCCTTTAAGACTATCCAATTCTGTTGGTATCATCGATATGTCATATAGAGGCGAATTAATGGCTGTAGTAGATAATATTAAAAATGAAGATTTCACATTAAACTATGGGTCGTGTTACTTTCAAATTGTTTCATTCGACGGTAATTTACCTGAAATGAATATTGTATCTGAATTGTCAGATACTTCAAGAAGTACAGGAGGATTTGGAAGCACAACAATTTGTTAAAAAAATATATAGTATATTTATAAATGGAATACACGATAGTAATTTTAGCTTATATACTATTAATTGCAATGATGCATAATTGTAACAAAAACAACTTAGTTTCTAATTTAAAGATTCAACCACCTTCTATAATTTTTAGCATGATATGGCCATTAATATATTTATTGATATGGTTATCAAGCAATGAATATGAATTAAATTATTATTATTATTTATTGTTGTTATCATTTTTTTTGTGGCCATTAAGTTACGTATGTTATAATTATAAATTATTTGCTATATTTGCTATATTGATATCTTTAAGTTTAGCATTAGTTATATTAACTACAAAATCACCTTACATAGCTCCTGTTATAGCATGGTTAATATATGCTTTAATTTTAAACTGCTTTGAACTGCAATTTTCTTAAATTAAAAATAGTAGTAAAATTAAAATACTGAAACTTAAATCTAAAACTGCTGTGTATATATAATCTTTTGAATCATGAATTACTATAGTTGAATCCTTATATACTTTTATATTTAAGTAACTATCAGTATTATAATTAAGACAATGTTCAGAGTTTATTTTGATTTGTTTAGTATATTCTTTATTTAAATTTATATATTTAATAGTTAATAAATTTTGTTTACAATTTACTTTTAATATCTTTGCGTCTACGATATTATAATTTTTAAAATTTATAAAGTATAAAATAAATAATATTAGTATTAATATTAATATTTTAAAAGGCATTTTAATAATTAATAAATATTAAAATATTAATATTAAATAATGAATACTCATATAAAATATCTACTTACATGTATTACACAAACTTTTATATTATATATATCTCTTATAATATTTAAAATAAATAAACCTGATTTTAAAGATGACCATATTAATTCTTTATTGTTAACTAATTTTATTGCTACTTATTCCGGGTTATATATACTGGACTATTATAGTTCATTTAATTAAGTTGACCGAAATGTATAAGAGTTTCTTTAGCCGCTAATTGTTCTGCTGCTTTTTTACATTTTCCGCTTCCACATTTGTATTTAATACCTTGAATGAAACAAGCCACTTTAAATTCTCTAAGATGTGGAAGTCCTGAAACTTCAATAGTTTCATAAGTAGGGGTAGTATTAACTTTACTTTGGCAAAATCTAAGTAATATATCTTTGTAATTATCATCAATCTCTAAAGACTCAAAATCAATATATTTTTCGATTACATTGATTACAAATCTACTAGTTTTTTCAAATCCTAAATCTAAATATATAGCGCAAATTAAAGCTTCAAATACATCTTCCAATATTCTATCATTTTCTCTACCATTTATTTTTTCAACGTTGCTACTCATTAATATAAATTTTCCTAAATCTAATTTTTTAGATAAAAAAGCTAACATTTTACCATTAACTAATTTAGTTCTAATTCTTGTTAAAAATCCTTCGTTTTGTTCAGGATATTTTTTAAATAAATAACTGGCTATTATTAGACTTAAAACTGAGTCTCCTAAATATTCATATCTTTCATATGACTGTTTAGTATAACTCATGACTGTACTATTGTTTTTTGTAAATTTTTGAATACTTTTATGAACAAAGGCTTGACAATAATGATTAATATTTAAAGGTCTAAACCCTGTAAATGTTTCAATTTCTTCTCTAGTTATATGATTTTTTGAATAATCGTAATCATTTTCTGTATCACTTTCGCTACTAGTCATTATATATAATAATATAATATTATTTTAAGTTAGTTAATAATTTAATTAGTATAAAGGTATTCTCAATATTAAAATTATAATGAGTGACGCACTATTACATGGAATTCAATTTCAATTATTCTATCTTTTAAGAGAAAATAATGATATTTATAGTATTGCTATGAGTGGATTAACTATACTATTATTATCATATTATGAAGTAATTTTTAATTTTTTAAGTAATAATTTACATCAGTTTATACCACTACGAAAAAATAAAGTTATTATAGAAGGTATTAGATATAAACACGATTATAGAAAAAGACATGATGACTTTTTTTCTACTAGATTTAGAGCAATTTGGTATTATATTCAATCAAATAATTTTAATTCTGATATTAAATCTTTAAAAGAATATACATCAATTGAATATACATATGATAGAGAAACAGACTCTGATATTCAAACCGAAGAACACATATTTATAGTAAATCAAACTAAACCCTTTAAATTAAATCATCAAATAGATTGTAGAATTTACATTAATGAAAATAGTTTTAACGATGATAAAAACAATAAAGCACAAACAAGTACTGAAAAAATTACAATAGAATTATATTCTTCTAAGATAAATGTTAAAAATATTAAAAACTTTGTAGATAACATAACAACCGACTTTGAAAATAAAATTGAAAATTTTAGAAAAGATAAGTTATTTACTTACATGTTATTTCAGAACGAAAATAAAAATTTTTACTGGAATGAATATGAATTTATTTCTAACAAAAATTTTGAAAATTTATTTTTTAACAAAAAAGAAGATTTTATTAAAAAGATTGATTTTTTTGAAAATAACAAAGATTACTATTTAAAACATGGAATACCTAGAACTTTAGGAATTGCTTTATCTGGTTCTCCAGGAACTGGAAAAACTTCTATAATTAAAGCATTAGCTAATAAATTAAATAGACATCTTGTAGTAATACCTTTAAACAAAATTAAAACTGTAGAAGAATTATATGAACATTTTTACGAATTAACTTACAATAAAAATAATAAAAAGAATACTATAACATTTGATAAAAAAATTATAGTTTTAGAAGATATAGATTGCATGTCTGATATTGTAAAATCTAGAGATAATACCAATAAAAAAAACGAGTCAGATTCAGATTCATCTACTTCTGAATCTAAGTCAAAATTTAAAAAATATTTTAAAAAGTCTTTTAACAAGGATGAAGTTAAAATTACTTTATCTGATATACTAAATTTAATAGATGGCATTAATGAGACTCCTGGTAGAATTTTAATTTTAACTAGTAATAAATATGAAGAATTAGACACAGCATTAATTAGACCAGGTAGAATTGACTATCATTTATGTATGTCAAATGCAGATAAAAAAACTATTAATAATTTCTATAATTATTATTACGGAGAATGGATGGATGATGATACCATCAATAATATACCTGACTTTAAATTTTCTCCAGCTAGTCTAATTAATTATTTATTTTTAGTAAATGATAAGGAAGAATTTAAAAAGAAATTACTTGAATAATATTTTATCAACCGTAGTTCTTACACAAAATAATCTATGTAATATTATACCAAAAATTAAACTTAATATTAGTATTATCCAAAAATTTAAATTAAATATTTTAGAAATTATAAAAGCAAATAATATAGTTAGAAGTAAATCAACTATTGCAATATTTAAAAATCTAATAGAATGTACTCCGGTACCTACTTCTCCAAAAATATTTTTATAATCACACAAGTTCATTATTTAGAAATAAATATTTTATTACGATATTTAATTATTCTTACGTAAAATTTGTGTGATTATGATGAAATTAATAAGTAATGGAGTGTCAAATTTGCACCGAGCCTTATAATAACAGTACTCATTCAAAAGTTGCATGTCTAAATTGTAGCGAAGAATCATGCAAATCGTGTGTTAGAACTTTTATCATCGGATCAGATAAAGATGCAGAATGTATGTTTTGTCATAATAAATTTGACCCTCTGTTTTTAAGTCAAAATTTAAACAAAACTTGGCATTTGAACGATTATAAAAAACATCGTGAAATTGTTCTTGTAGATAGGCAAATTGCTCAGCTTCCAGAAACTCAGGAAAAAGCTATTAAGGTAAAAGAAAATAGAAAATTAACAACTGAAAATAAAGAATTGAAATTATTAAAGCAAAGTCTTAAACAACAAATTAATAATATTAATTCTAAAATAAAAGAAAATGAAAACAAGGCTGCTGAATTATTTACTAAACACAATGATAACGCAAAGGGTAAAAATTTTTCTTACAAATGTCCTTCTAGTGAATGTAATGGATTTTTAGATTGCCAATGGACATGTGGAATTTGTGAAGTAAAATTTTGCAAAAATTGTATGGAAGAATTATCAGAAGATCATGAATGTGATAAAGAAAAAGTAGAAACTATTAAATTTATTAGAAAAGATACTAAACCATGCCCAGGCTGTGGAGAAATGATTCACAAGATTCATGGATGTGATCAAATGTGGTGTGTATATTGTAAAGTTGCTTTTTCTTGGAGAACTGGAGAATTTGAAAAAGGAACTTTGCATAATCCAGAATATTATAGATGGATGAGGGAAAATAATGAAGAAATCCCGCAAGCAAATCCAGATGTGCAATGTGGACAATTACCTAATGCACTTTTTATTTTAACAAATTTAAGATTTATTTACAATTCTAACAATACTAAAGGTCACGACGATATTAAAATTCATATTGTACTTAACGCTCATCGTTTAGTAGAACATATCAACGCAACTGAAAGATATTATAATCATAAACAAGCTTTACTAGAAAGAAACTTAGAAGAATTAAGAATAAAATTTCTTCTAAAAGAAATTACGAAAGACGCCTGGAAAATAAAACTACAGGCTATTGAAAAATCTAGCAAGAAAGAGACAGACACTATGAACATCTGGAGATTTATGAGAGATTTAATTACACCTATCATATGGTACATAGCAGAACAATTTCACGAACCAGATTTCGAAAAACTTTATAATACTAATCACTCTGTTAAAAACCGATTAGACAAAGAAGCGCTAGAAAAATTAGAAAAACTTAGAAATTTTGCAAACAGTTCATTTGAAAGAATTTCTTATTCTTATAATAACGATTCAAGTTTTATAACAGAATCTTACTCAAATGTTTCTTTATATTACAGCAAGCGTAAGAAATAGAAATTTAGTAGTAATATTAAATAAATTGTTTTAAATTTTCATATATATCTCTAACTATTATTATATTTTTATATTTTGTTGTTAACACTTTATAAATTAATATTTTTAAACTGTGTTCGCAGTTTCCGCGAGTTCTAAATGTTTGACATTTACAATTACACGTTTTAATATTTACAAATCCTTTATTTTTCCTTGGCGGTAATAAAGTGTAATATTTATTAGTATTCCACGTTTCATCAACTATATTTAATTCATTGTTGTTTAATGGACTTTCTATTAACCTGTACCAATCTTTTATAATATTTTTTTGTAGTATTTTAAAATAACTTACTTTAGTAGTAAATTTATTTATACTATATTCTATCATAGTATTAGCTTCTAAAAGTCTTTTGTTCCTTATAAAGTAAACAATATATTTCACTAAATCATCATTTTCTAATTTACTTATTTCATCATTATTTAAAACATGATCGTAAAAATCAATAGGTCTGTAATAAGATGGAGTTATTTCAGTGTGATATAAATTATAAATATCAAATAAGTGATTATAAACAGTGTAATCAACACACCGTTTCTTATAGAAAGGCATAGTAGTTCTTTTAGGAGCATTCCAAATACCTTTAACGAAATCATAAATAATATCTGGGTCTACTGGGTCATGAATAATGTAATCACCTGATATTATTAACGTACTTTTAATTTCATCAAGTAATTGTTTATTAAGATTCATACTTAAAAAGTATTTTGTTTAATAACTTTAAGAGGTTTTAATTTTGAAGAAAAACTTCTACTTCTTCTAATATTTACATTGGATTCATTCAAATTTACACTTCTATATACAGACTCGTTGAAATTTAATTCAACTTCATTAGAATATGGAGTATAATCATCCGTAAGAATAGTGTATTCTTCCATTGGAACATCATTTTTTTTTAAAAATCCTGTCTGTTTAGATAATACAGGTGGGTTCATTATTATTACTATTATTATTATTATTAGTGTAATTTAAATGTCGTATAAATTTATCTATGTATGGTGTGGGGTTCGAACCCACGAAGCTTTCGCTATCAGAACTTGAGTCTGACCCCTTAGACCACTCGGGCAACCATACATACATAAATTTAAGATTAATCTATGTATGGTGTGGGGTTCGAACCCACGAAGCTTTCGCTATCAGATCTTAAGTCTGACCCCTTAGACCACTCGGGCAACCATACATACATTAATCTTTAAATCTATGTTTTTTACATAGAGGAAACTTACCAATATATCTAGGAGATATAAATTTAATACTGCATTTTTTACATGTGTATTCTTTTAATTTTTTATCTACAACATTAGCAAGTTTTTTAATAGAATCCCAATCAGGATTATTCATATCAATACATGGATCTTCTTCCATATTAATCTATGTCATTATATCTTTAAATTCTTTTATTTACGGTTTTAAATAAATTAAAAATTATATAGTATTTATAAATGGAAGAAGAACTTTTAAAAATTAAACAAAGACTTGAAGCTCTTGAAGGTAAAAAAAATAACACTAGAGATAATGATGATAAAAGTGAAAAGAAAAAAAGAGCACCAACTGCTTATAATTTGCACATGTCTGAAAGTATAAATAGACAAAAAGAAGAAGCTAAAAATGCAGGAATTAACTTTGATAGAAAAGATGCATTCTCTAAAGCGGCAAAAGAATGGAGCCAAAAAAAAATGTAATATAATTAATAAATGAAACTGAAATTGTGTTGTTTAATTGTTATTTTAATTTTTATAATACTATGTACTCGTGAAAATTTTAGTAATTGTGGACCATCGGCCCCAAATGTTAAACCACCCGACTGGTTTATACCACAAGATTTAAATTTAAAATATTGGAAAACTCATATGAATAATGTTCCTATAGAATCATCAGCTTATAGATTTTGGCAATACTAAATAACTTAAAAGTAATATTGATATATATTTAATGAGGCCAAACTTATTAAAAAATTGGTTAAAAAATACTAATCAATTTATTTTAGATAAAGATTCAGATATAATTAAAAAATATACTCATTTACTATTAGATGGAGGTAAAGTTAGTATACAACCTGAAAATTTAGAAACTTTTTATAAATTATATGCTGAATGTTTAACTAAAAAAATAAGCTTGCATGTTGTTGAACAAAAAACGCCTATATTTAAATTATTTTTTGATTTAGATTTTTTAAATGAAGATATAATGGAATTTGAATTTATAACAAACGTTATCAATTTAATTCAAGAAGTTATGTTAAATGTTTATTCCTATAATCATAAAGTTATACTATGTACAACATCTCCAAAACAAGTTAATAAAAATGATAAATGTTATTTTAAACAAGGAATACACCTTCATTATCCTACTATTTTTGTTGATAGTGACACAGCTATTAAAATTAGAACTGTAATATTACATAAGTTACAAACAACTCTAGGAGAAAGAAATGAAATAAATACATGGAATGATGTTGTAGATTATACTGTATTTAAATCAAATGGTATAAGAATGATAGGTTCATCCAAATGTTCATTTAAAAAAGGTGAAGATGGTAAAACTAAACTAATTGATGAAAAAAAAATTTATATGCCAGTAAAAATCATAGACTGTTACAAAAAAGATTATGAAGAAGAACTTCAAGAATTGTTAAAAGACAACATCAAACTAGTTAAAAATACTAGTATTCAAAGTTTTGAAATAGAAATAACTAAAACTTTAAATCTTCCAGAAATAAAAGAAGATGAATGCGACGAATGTGATGAAGATGATGAAAATTTACATTCACAAAAGTCAAGAATCTTATCCAAGTCTTCAATTGAACACAAAGCTATTTTTAGATTTTTTGAAGTGCATGTACCTAATTATTCTGTAAATGATTTAAAAAATATTATGTGTTTCGGGAAAAATGCTTATGTAATCAAAACTAAATCTAAATTTTGCCAAAATGTAGAAAGGTCTCACAAATCGTGTCAAATATATTTCAAATTGACGAAAAAAGGGTTAACACAGAGGTGTTTATGTGTATGTGATACATTAGATGGTAGAAAATTTGGATATTGTAAAGATTATGAATCTACACATATTAAATGTACAGATAAACTTTTACAAATACTAGAATGGAATTCTAAAAAAAAATCAATTGATACAACTAACAGTATTATATATACATCAAATATAGATACATTTAGAAATAAATTACTTACAAGATTTTCAAAAAATTAATTTAAAATACATGTTTTAGAAAAAATAAAAATTAAAGCTGATATAAAACCTATTATTACTAAACTTTGAAAGTTAAAATCACCGTCTGTAATACATAAAAATGGTAAAGATTTACAATAATCTTTAAAATAACAATTTCCTACTATCATAAATATAATTATAAATAAAAAAATAGTTTGTAAAACTTCATTATATTCAACCTTGCTTAATTTATCATAAATAGAGTTTTTATTACCCGAAGGTAAATAATTATTCTGTGGGGGATACTGTTGTTGTGGGGAATACTGTTGTTGCGGGGGATACTGTTGTTGTGGAGAATACTGTTGTTGTGGAGAATATTGTTGTTGTGGAGAATACTGTTGTTTGTTATCATCTGATTGAATAATATTTACGCTTTCGTTAGATGATTGTTGAGAAATTAAAGAATCTAAAGGAGTTGAATACTCATCATCCATTTTTATAATAATAAACAATATTTTAAATCGTTAAATACGCATTTTAAAATATCCAGAATATTCAATTTTACTACATTTTAAAATATCCAGAATATTCAATTTTACTTAATAAACTTTCCATACATGTATTAGTAGATTCTTTGCACTCTTTTAGAACCATTTTTTGATAATTTATGTATTCTAAAATAGAATCTTTTGCTTTTTTAGTAGTCCAGATATTTAATTTTTTATGTGTTTTAGAATAAATTCCTGTAATTCTTCCACATGCTTGAATTAATTTTTCACATGATTGCCTTACAGGAGGTAAATACACTAAATCGGTTAAATGTAATTCATTATCATCTTCAGTTTTATATGATTGTCCACGACCCGCTTTAATACCAGATATAATAACAATATTTTTATTGACACGTTTTAAGTTTTGTAAAATTTCTTTAATAGAAATTTTCTTGAATACATATTTAAATCCTTTTTCAAAACTTACTTCATTATTATTAAAATTTTTAATTTTTTCAATTGAATATAAAATAGTATTTTGTCCATGGTCAATTATAATATTTATATCATAATCTAGAAAAAACTGTTTTCCAATTTTTTCTTGCAGTAAAATCATAGATGTACAATTAAAAAGTACAACTTTAGATTCTCTTGTATTCAGTATGTACTCTAATAATTCTTTATAAATAATAATACAGTATTCAAATTTTGAATGATTGGTTAATCTATATACAGAATTTCCAAGCAAATGCCAATTTTTGATTTTTTCAAACCCTATATAATTTTCGTTCTTTTTAATTGTATATACATTATTTGATTTTATACCAGAAATCATTTTAAATAAAGAAAATGGAGTAGCTGTAATATAATATTTATGTTCAAGATACTTATTTTTATACATTTCATCGTATAAAATAGTAGATTGTTTTTTATCTAGTTTATCTAAATAGATTAAATCAGCTTCATCAAGTATAATAATAAAACTATGAGATATTCTTTCAATTGTACAATACATTTTAGATAATTGTTGTACATTTGAAAGACACAAATAAACAGCGGGTTTTATACTGTATGAATTATATCGATTTATGTCAGTTGAGTAAATCTGTTTCCACCTATTCGAAAACTGAATCATATCAGCTGTTATATTTCTTAGAACTATAAAAACAGATTTACCAAGTGACAAAGAATCATTAGATAGCTTTTGAATATAACTAGTTTTTCCACTTTGTGTAGGTGAAACTATAACACTAGTCATATGAAATTTTTATTATCATAATTTTAATTTTTAAAGTAATTAAAATGTCGTAATTTATATTTAATTCGGATTTTTTTTTTATTTTTTTTCTTGCTATATTATTAAATTATAAAATGGCTGGCGGAGGTCTAATTCAGCTTGTATCTATCGGTGCTCAGGACGTTTACCTCGTAGGTAACCCACAGATTACTTTTTTCAAGGTAACATACCAGCGTCACACTAACTTCTCAACAGAATGTATAGAACAGACAATTCAGGGTTCGAGTACAAACCCATGGGGTCAGCGTCTAACTGTTACAGTTGCTCGCTCGGGTGATTTAGTAGGTCCAATGCATGTAGAATTTTCTCTACCATCTTTACCAGGTGCTAGTTTAACTTCAGCTCCTCAGGTTTACAATAGTTCCAGCACTAACGCTGTTACTGGTTCTACTGGTCAATTCAACTGGTGCTGGGTTAACTATGTCGGTTACCGCCTACTAAAGGAAGTTACTGTAGAAATCGGTGGTCAGCCAATTGACCGCCACTATTCTACATGGTTTTACATGTGGTTTGAACTTTCTACTCCATCTGCTAAGCGCGAAGGTCTCCAGAAGATGGTTGGTGGCTACGATGTCAGTGACACCCCACTAGGTCTAGTAAATAACGCTATCATTGAAAAGACTCTATATGTCCCATTAGTCTTCTGGTTTAACACTCACCCAGGACTTGCTCTACCACTAATCGCCCTACAGTACCACGAAGTTCGTCTATACATCCAGCTTGAAACTTTCCAGAATCTTACAGTATGGATGCATGATGTAGTAAATACACCAGGCAAGACTGTTTTAGACCTAGAATGGGTTCCAAATGGTCACCTAGGTCAGACTTTAGCGCCAAGTGATGCTAATGGTGACCTAAAAGTATCTGTATGGGCCGATTACATCTACCTAGATTCTGAAGAACGTCGTCGTTTCGCTCAGTTATCTCACGAATACCTAATTCGTCAGGTTCAGCAGATTACCGATACCGTTGACCTAAAGTCTAATGACAAGAACAAGAGCATCGATTACAAGACATTCAATCATCCAGTAGCTTTCAATGTATGGGGTTTCACTTCGAATGCTTCGGGTGCTGAAGTTGACTGGACCAATTTCACTAACTCTGCTCCATTCCATCAGTACCTCGGCAATAATGTAGTTGACCAGCACAAACTTCTACTTAACGGAAATGACCGCTATAACGAAAAGAATGCTGATTACTACAATCTTGTTCAGCCATACAATCACTTCACCGCTATTCCACCAACTGGTATCCTAACTTACTCCTATGCTCTTCAGCCAATTGAACACCAGCCTTCGGGTACCCTAAATTTCTCGCGTATCGATAACGCTTATAATCGTTTCAGTGTAAGTGACTTAACAACGGGTAATGGTCTTTTAGGAACTGCTAATAACACCATGTCCTGGATGAGCTCTACCGGTAGCAACTCTTTCACATTCTACGGTTACGCTGTAAATTACAATGTTCTTCGTATTATGTCTGGTATGGGCGGTCTTGCTTACTCGAATTAAATAATGTAGTGGTAGAGGTAAATGTTTAGTAGTCTAAAAATCTATTTTTTATTATTAATAATAATTAGTAGATTTTTACTTAATCAATTTTAGTTTCTTCAAGATTTTTTGAAGTTTCTTCAAGATTTTTTGAAGTTTCTTCAACTACTTCAGATAACTGGCTAGCAGTTTTAGGCTCTTCCTGTTCCATAATATTTTTAATTTGTAATTTTCCAGCTTCTTTTTGTTCTTTTTTGTGTTCTTCGAAAGCTAATCGAGCATCTTCTATTTCTTTATCGTGACTTTTAATTAATTCATCAAGTTTGGCATCAGCGTAATTTGTTTCTTCGATATTTTCATTATTTGGTGGTAAAAGTAGCCACCCATACATTTCTACTACGTAGATATCAAACATTGAATCGGCTTTTTGAAGTTTTGCAGCATGAGATTTAGCTTGGTCAATATCTTTAAATACGCCACGAATTTTAATAGCTAAATCGTCATATTTTTGTCTAGTTTTTGGTGAAATAACACTAATTATAGCATATTCTTGACCTGGTACACGAATAGTATCTTTTTGTAAAACCTCATTGATATCTAATTCAGGCATTTATTTTAAATAATATAAATCTTTAAATTAATTAAATACTTGAAAAATATTCCCATTTTAATTCTTTACATATATTTTTCCATATTTTCTCTTGTTCAAATAATTTTTCTCTACTTTTTAATAATGGAAAATAAATTAACAGGTCATGTCTATCTAACAATTGACAAAATTTATGTAGAGTAAATGAATAACTTAAAAAATTTTTTCTTGTAGGAGGACAGTGCAATTCAAATGGTGCTTGTATTTTATCAAACATTGACATTAATTTTTCTTCTAATTCATTATCTATTACTAGACTCCTTTGTTTTGTAATATTTTGAATAATATTTGGTATATGTTCATAGTATTTATTTAATCTTAATTTCTTTAGATAAGTTCTTATTCTAGTATATGTAATATCTTTTATGTCATTTATTCTTTCTTTTTTAAGTTCCAAGTAAAGTAATTCTAAAATATCATTTGGGATGTTAGTACTTTCTTTTGCTTGTAACTGAATTAACCACTCTTTAAAATGATTAATTCTTTTGTAAGTAAATATTTGAATAATTTCAGAAGAATCAGCTCTAGACCAATCAAATTTATTATTAGTTTCTTCATTGTAAGTTTCGCAAACTCCACAATCTGAACATATTATTGTTGCTTCTTTAGTATCTATTATTCTATTTACGGAACTACAACTTTTGCACGAATTATTAGTTTGATATTTATTATTTTGAATTTTAAAACAAGATTCTAGATATTCAGCATATTTGGTACCTTTCTGTGTTTTACCATTTACATCCATATATTGTAATATTCCTCCTTTATCTACATTGCTATCAGAACACTCTCCATTAGAATCTATTTCGGATATATATGGTAAAGCATTAAATAAATATTCACTCAAATCTCGTTGGTAATATATATTGTCTAATTCTTTTTTCTTACATATTATAGTTTCTTTTAGTCTACTTGATAATTCAAAATTTTTATTTAATTTAGCTTTTTCGTAAGCAATCTCAGCTTGTTCCAGTTCTTCTTTAATTTTATCATAGGTTGCATAATATTTTTGATATTTATCAATTTCTTCTTCATGTATATTTTCGATACTTGAACGTGAATCTTTATGAATAGCCTTATTTGAAATCTTGAAAGTGTTCATTACTTTTTTCTTATATTTTTATCTTTAAATATTATTAAATATGAATTCTCCGAATATAAACGAAAAAATAAATAAATGTTATGGTGAATATAATCCAGAAAAAGAAATGCATGAATGGAAAAATATTTCTTTATCTTTAACAACTAAACCTAACCCTTTACTTTTTAGCGAACAATCATATCCATGTAAAGAATTAGACGAAACGGTGGTTTTTAATCAAAAAGCTTTTAAAATGTGCGATAATGCTTTATTACAGTTATTTTTTAGCGATAGCAACGTTTCATATATTAAAGCACGAGTGAAAGAAGAAGTAAAAAAATTAAGAAATCAAGATATTAATACAAATATAGATAACAATGCATTGGAAAATTTAATGCAATCTACTTTAACAATGTGTTATCAGGGAAAATTTCCTCAAATTATTCCAGGAAGTGAACTATGTAACATGAAGAATATTTTAGCAACTTTAAATGGAAGTGTAATTACACAGTATGTTCAACAATCTGTAAGTAGTATAGATATGTATAAATATTACATAAATGATATTACAACTTTACCAATGCCACTAGATAGACCTACTTTTACTAAAATTCAGGGTTCAAATGTAACTTCTCAACAGGTTGGTTTAGAATCCGTAACAGGATTTAATAGAGAAATTAGAAATTGGAATAATAGATTTTCTTATTTTGATTAAATTTTGCGTAGAAAAAGTAAATTTAAATTCAACTAAAAAAGTAATGGATGTTAATCCGATAAAATATAATAACTTTAATATAAATAATTTATCAATTGTTGACAATAATTTAAAGTATTTAGACGACGATGTTTATATTTATACTCCAACTCTTAAAATTGCAGATATATGTGATATTAACAATAAAACTTATTTGAAACTTAAGGTTAATACTAACTATTCTGGGATATGTTTTATAAATAATATACTGGAATTAGAAATTAAAATTAAAAATATTTTAAATAATAAAAATTACATAAATAGTCAAATTGTTAGAGATATATATGATAATATTTTTATTAAAGTTAAAATTATAAATGTTAATAATAATATTTTTGATATAAACAAAAATTTAATATCCTATAATACTCTTAAAAAAAGTTCAAATGTTAAATGTGTAATAAAAATGACTAACTTGTATCAACTCCCAGAAGAATTTAAATTAGGTTATTCCTTTGAACTATATCAATTGATGTTACTTAAATAATTTTGCGTTGCTTTTCTTTTATTAAAATCTATATTACTATAAAATGAGTATTTTAAAGGTAACTAATACAGACTTATCTAAAATTTCAGTTGAAACTCCTGCTAAATCTGATGACCTTTATTTAAGTACTGTAAAATATAATAACCAGACTTTTGTTTTACAAACTTCTAAATTTAAAATTATTGAAATTACAGACGATTCTATTAATGTTGAAATTAATGACGGTATGGTTTCATTTTTAACACAAATTGATAAACATTTTATACATATATTATCTGATAATTCGGAAGAATGGTTTTCTAAAAAATATTCAAAAAATAAAATAGCACAAATATATAAAAATTCTTATATTAAAGACTTAGACACGGAAAATTTTACTATGAATGTTAAGTTGTCTGATAATCTTCAAATTTATGACCATAATAAAAATATTTTAGAAAGTAAAGATTTACAAATTGGTATGACAGTTATTCTTTTAATTTCTATTCCATATTTAGTATTTTATCAGTCAAATTCTATTCCTTATTGGGACTGTTTACATATTAAAATTAAAAACGATCAGCCAAAACCTGATTATACTTTTAGAGAAACCAATGATAAATCAGATGTTAAATTACAAAAACCAAAAATAGATAAAAATGAATTTAATTTTTAATAACAGTGTATTTTTTTAGAAATTATTATCTTTCTATTTAATTAAATGGATAATTCAGCTTCAGTATTTACAACAGTAACTCTTGTAGCTCTTGTAGCTCTTTTTGTAGTAAAATGTGTTCAAGATAATATTGAAGGTTATACAGAAGAAGAAGCGCGTGAAAGAAATAAAGCTCATGCACAAATAGCTTCCCAACATCCAGGTCTCATTAATCAGGAAATTAATAATCAGAATACTGGTATTCCTACACAGGCAAATTTAAATTTAGCTCAAAGTAATGGTCATCTTTTACCAGGTGTTCAAACTCCACCCGCTGGTGTATCTATGTGCGCTTTAAATCAGCCCGTTCCAACTGTAGCTTCTTCGCTTCTTCCTTTACCAGTAGGTGAAGATATTCAGAAAAAATGGTCTGACCCAGCGTGTGTATCTAATGCTTTAGCCAACCAAAATATGTTATCAGCTATAGATTTAATTGGTGTTAATACCACTGCTTCTTCTTTAAAAAATTCGAGCCAGGATCTTCGTGGAGACATTGTTTGTAACCCAAGAGACCCAGTCTCTGTATGGAATAATTCTTCAATTACATGCACTCTAAACAGACCACTCACTTGTTACGAAGGATTAAATCGTCCAGAACTTTACTCGTGTGATTGGAACAAGGAATGGAATGAAAATATGACGACGGGTAAAAAATTTTCAGAAAGAAATTAATTTAAAGTGATAAATAATAAAAATAACAATGGATTCTTTATTACCCACTATTATCACAAATATTATTACAGAACTAGGGTCGGGATATAAAGAACATATATATCAGAGAGCAATAGAAATAGAATTTCAGAAAGAAAATATAATATTTCATTCTGAAGTTATATGTCCAGTTATGTACTCTGGAATACAGGTAGGATTTGAACGCGCTGATATAGTCACATATTCAATTGATAGGAAAGTTCCATTATGCGTGTTAGAACTTAAATCTCAAGTTAGTTCTATAACTAAAAAAGAATTTATACAATTAAGTAAATATTTTAAAGGTTTAAATTTAAGTGAAGGTTACATTATTAATTTTATGATAACACCAGATATATTTATATTACCAGAATGTAACAAATTAAAATATGTAGAATTATTTAAGTTAAATCTAAATTATGAAACAGCAATTCCTCTTAAAATTATGAAGTATTCTTTTCTATCTGGTGAATTTAAAGATTATAAAACTTAATTTAAAAATTTTATAAGTTGTGGCATTTTTACACATTTTTGTAGTTGTTCTGTAGTTTTTATATTTTTCATAACTAAATAAGACTTTTCAGGATTTTTAGGGTCTTGGATAGTTTTGTTTGGCGCAAATGAAATATTAAATATTTTGCTTGATTTTATTTTTGACGGTATTTTAATGGTTTTATATTTTATACAGTCTTCAATTTTAAAATTACTTGCAAAAAATAAAAACATTTTAAGTGTAGAGTCCAATTTAACTCCATTATTTGATAATTCGATAAACTTTTTAAATTCTAAATTTAAATTTTTATTACCATCTTTATATAGTCTATATCTATGAGTTAATTTAAATATATATTCTATACAATCTATTATTTCTTCATTCATATTTGATAAAATATCTGAGTTAATACTTATTATATATGTTCCTTCTATGGTAAAAATAATATGATATAAATTACCTATCATTGCAAATCTTATACATTGAGCCATATCTTCTCCAGAAGGCCAACCCCATATTACTTCTCCATCTATATAACATTTTAAAGGATGTGTATGAAAATTAACCTTACCATCTGGTGTTTTTACACTGGATTCATCACCTTTTACTACACAGTGACTTTTATAAGATTTTTCACACACCTTGGAACCATCAATTATTTTACAATTGCTATTTTCAAATTGAATTACTCCAGCAAACTCTTTAGATTCTAAAAATAAACCTTTTTTAGAATATTTACTAGGTTTTAAAAGAGTGTTTTCTAATAATTCTTTAGTTAATTTCCATTTAGAAGTATTCATTATAAGTTTATAATATTTTAATTTAATTATAAGTTTATTATTTTAATTTTAAAAAATATAATTAAATTAAATGTCTGAAGCTTTAAATGTAAACGTTTTAGTTTCTGCAAAAGAAGAGTATACTCAACAGTTATGCTATGTATTAAGTCCTCTCATATATCAAGGGGTTGTTAAATTATTTGATGAATCAAAATTAATGCCTAAAACTATTAGAGGAATATCATATAGAAATTTTCAAATTACTTTAGCAAATATTCAAAATTGGAGTTCATTTATTATAGAAAAAGAAACAAAAAGAATTAAAGAATTATGCACGTATTTATCAGATTTGGTAACAGCTATTTTCGTAAGTCACGTTAAAATTTTAGCATGCGTAAGAATGAAAGGAGACCATAAAAATATTAAGATTAAAATTCCAAATATGGAAATATTTATACATAAAATTTACATTTTAGTGGGTAATAAAATTTACAACAATGTTAATATTATTAATGAATCTGAAGAATATGTAATAAGGCTAATATCTGATACTATAAACGAATGTATAAGAAAACAACTACCTATTGAACATATTTTAAATGAATATCTATTTGACGTTTTCAATGATGTATCAGATGATGAATCAGAAAAATCCAATAGTGAAAGTAGTAAAATTATTAAGGGAGAAGATATAGCAGAATCAGATAATTCAGATAATTCAGATGCAGAATCGGAGTATATAGAAGAAAATAAACATATACCCACCATTCCTATAGATGGAAGTGACCATAAAGTTACAGGTTATCCTCCAAACTTTTCTGACGATATAACTAAATTAAAATTTACAGATAGTCACATGAATACTCCATTAAGTGAACCTCTTCCACAACCTTCACGTTTACCTAGTGGTATAGAAGATTTTGCAGGTTTACCTGAACAAGCAAATCATCAAACGGTGGATGATAACATTATTACTGATCCGGGTATTAGTAGTTCAGGTATAAGTAATCCCAGTATAAGTAATCCCAGTATAAGTAATCCCAGTATTAGTGGTTCAGGTATAAATGATAGTGAAAGTCGTCCTTTAAGTCCAGTAACTTTATTCGGAGATGCAAGAAGTTTAAGTTAATTACTTAAATTAATTTTCTAAATATTAATTATCAATGAACTTTTTTAAAACTGAAAAATATTATGAATTACTGACTAATACTAAAAATTATTTAATTAAATTATTAGAAAAACACAAAAACGAGTATGATTCTATAATAGTAGATGTAGACGATACATTGGTATTTACCGACCCATTAAATGTTATGGATACTGCAAAATATATAAAAGTTGGTAAAAATACGCTATTTATATACCCGCCTATAACACAAATCGTGGAGTTGGTATGTTTTGCAAAAAAATTAGGTTATAAAATTATTATACTTACTGCTAGACCTAAAGAGTCCTTCTTATCTACTAAATTTAATTTAGATTTATATTCAATACCATATGATGAAATATATATGAATAATAAAGCTCAACATATTTCTTTTAAATATAATATTAGACAAACATTATCAAAAACTAATAAAGTATTATTTACTATAGGTGACCAAGTTTATGATGTTAACGGACCAAATAGCATGTTTGGTGTAAAATTACCTTCTTTAAATTCATATAAAGTACAATTATATGGAAATATACCATAAATATAATATTAATATTAATTATATGCTATCTTCTACTCTTAAAAATATATTAGAAAATCAAAAGCATAAATGTGACAGAGAAAAAGAAGTAAAACAAAAAATATTAAATATAGTTTTAGAAAAAATTAAAAATTATAATACATATGGTAATACTTTTTGCACTTTTAAAGTACCACCATTTGTACTAGGTTATATCGCTTATAATCACGAATCTATGACCCGGTATTTAATTTCAAAATTTTATAAAGAAGGATTTTATATTATTGAAATCAGTAAAAATGTAATTTATCTATCATGGTCAATTCATGATATACAAAAAGTTCAAGATGAAAAAAGAAAAGAAAAACTTAAAAAAATAAATTTAAAAGATACTGAAAGTAAAAGAAATAACGATTTAATATCTTTTGCGTCTAAAAATAAATTAAGATAGGTGTTCTCTACATACCGGTGTATAATATTCTCCAGAACCAATTAATTTTTGCTCGTCAGAATTTATAGTTCTTTTGGTAAAATGGGCTAATTTACCATTATTACATATTTTACAAAAAGCACTTAATTTACTTACAGTATTACATAAGGGAATGATGTCTAATATTTGACCAAACGGCTGCTGTTTAAAATCTCCATCTAATCCACTTACATATAGTATTTTTGAATGATTTAGCAAACTTTCTATAAAATTTCTTAAATTATCAAAGAATTGAGCTTCATTTATGCAAATTACATCATAATTACTTTTACAATTTTCTAAATTATCCATTAAGTTAGAAGTAAATATCGTAGGTATATTTACACTATATAAATCGTGTGTTTTAACTTCAGTAGTTGAATATCTATTATCTTCAAGATAGTTAATTAATAAAACTTTCTTAATGTGAGAATATTTTTTAGCTTGTTTTAACAGTTCTGTAGTTTTACCAGAAAACATACATCCTATTATTAGATTAAGTTCCGACATTAATATTAAATAAACTAATTTTTTAAGTATCTTTTAACTAAAATTAAAATATAATTATTTATTAATGAAATTCTGGGATTTCGATGAAACATTAGGATTCGTAAAAGAAACTTATAATCAAAAACCCTACAAAGTTTTAAATCTTAAAAATAAAAAATTAGTTGCTAAAAGATTATACCAATCTGATGCTTTAATTCACGATTTATCTAATAAAATGAGAAAAGATTTACCATGCTTAAATGGAGTTCTTAAAAATATGGCTATAACTTTTTTATCTATACATCCAGATTATTATTATCTACAAGAAATTCCACAAAATAGCGTATTTGAAGGTTTAAATAAACCTAAGAATATACATTTCAATCTTTATTTACCTTCCGTTGGATACGATAAAAATCTTAAAGCAGAATATAGAGGAATTTTTTTAAGAATTAGAAAAGATGAAAAAATTAAATCTTTTGATGAATTAGTACCTTTAATTATACATGAACTTGCGCATACAGGGTGTAATCATGTAAAATTTAGGGAAAATGACCATAATAAAGATTTTAAAATATTTGAAATGTATTTATATTATCTTTACTTCAATTAAATTAACTTAAGAATATAAAATACTTAAAATTAACAATGCCTTTATCTATGGTATATTTAGGTTTAGGATTTAATAACATTTTAAACTTTAAGTTTGTTAAGGAAGCAGAAATTAAGCACGGTCGCACTGCAATGGTAGCTTTACCTACTATCACATTCTTAGAAATTGCAAATCCTGATACTTTAGGTATTAATCAGTTAGCCAACACACCTATTGAATATCAATTATTAATTTTAGGAATCTTTGGATGCAGTGAAGTTTCTCAATTAATGAATTCTTATGAATATCCTTCAAATCTTAATAATTGGTTCAAGATGAAAGATTCTCATACACCTGGTGATTATTCTTTTAATCCTCTTAATATTAGCTCAAGTACCGATAATGAACTTTTTATTGGTAGACTTGCAATGGTAGGAAGTGTAGGTCTTATTTGTCAAGAGCTTGTTACAAATAAGAATGTTTTTTAAGTTATTAACTCAAGTTGATTCAATCATTATTAATTCGTAAATAATTATAATTTATTAAATGCTTACTAATTAATACATGAGTTTAAGACCTGAAGATATTTTAGGATTAGAAAAAAATTATACTAGAAATGACCTAAGACGTGCTTACATTAATTTATCTAAAGATTATCACCCTGATAAAAATAATTTTTCATTTATTAGTAAAGAAGAAAAAGAGCAGATGTTTTTAACAATAACTCTAGCATATAAAGAATTATTAGAACAATATCCTCGTGACGAAATAGATATATCCACATATACAACATTTAAATATGAAAATGATTTTCCAATTAAAACAGACGAAACTATAAAAGATTTAGAAAGTTTTAATAAAAAATTTGAAAAGATTCATTCTGAGGAAAATTATGATAATCCTTGGAGTATATATTACAAACTTAAAAAAAATAAACCAAATAATAATTTAACACTTTTAAATCCAGATACTATTAAAAATAATAACAACTTTTTTGAATATGGTGTTAATGAATGTTCCGATTTTACTAAATACGGAAAATATATAGATTTAAACTATTTAGAAGAATACTCAAAATTACAATCATCTGATTTAGAGTATACTTCATTAGAAGAATTAATAAATGAAAGAAAAACTATTGTATATGATATAGAAATAGATGAACAAGAGGCTATAAAACGACAAATTAAAAATAATATTGAGATAAATAGAAAAGAAATTCAATTAGAAAGAGATATTAAAACATTAAGACTTACTTAAGTTTACGAAAATTATGTCTGACATCATCTTCATCTTTTTTGTAAGTATAAGGACCTGTAGCTTTATCAAATCCTAGCCCAGGGAAATAAGTATGATTAGTGTCAGGTTGAATTACAGGATTAATCATATATGGTAACGAATCTACTGTCTGTATATGTTCATCTACGTAATTTGTATATTTAATACCCTTATTGTCTCCTAGTCTAATTGGTACAGCTTCTAAAATATCTGTCTCTATAATAGTATCACCTAAATCTCCTAATATACTATTAGATTCAAGTTTAGTATTTAATCTATTCGGTTCTCCAGCTATAATCATACCTATATTACCCTGTAATATGTTATGAGTATCTTCCTTAAAAACTCCTGTATCAAGTCTATTATTTATATGGTCTTCTATTATTTTACTTTTAGTATTCATTTAATATTATTTAAAGAAAATAATTATAATATTTAATCAAATGCAACAACAGATAAATTTGTAACAGACACAGTAATATTTTTATTTAATTTTTTTATTTTATGATTTTTTATAGTTTCATTCATATCGTTATCTATCTTTGAAATATTTAAAACTACAAAATTTAAAAGTTTATTTTCTATAAACCACCTAAAAAAGTTCAATTGACCAATTGTTGTAATTACACTACCGGTATAATTATTGCATAATTCTTTTAAATTTATTTCTATTCTATTTCTTCTGCAAAATGGGTCAAAAAATTTTTTCGAATAAGCTTTTAACTGATTTTTGTATGATGTATATAAGAAAAAAATAGTTTTATTCCCGTTTTTATATATTTCGTAAAAAGTATTGTATTTTTTAGAATAATTAGTAACCAGCCAATCTAATATCCGGAGAGAAATATTTGATTCCTGTTTTATTATAGGTATTAATATATCTAAATTATATTTATTTGAGTAAAATTTTTTTAAAGAATTTAACAAAAGGGTTTCTTTTGAGTTAGGATTTAGAGAATCTCCAAATTCCATTATAATAATTTTATTTAAGTCTTTAAATTATTTTAAGTTAAATTACTTAAAGATAAACTAGTATTTATACATATAATGGAGCTAGAAAATTGTACAGAAATTCCTAAAGGTAAATTTACAAATTATTTAACTAAAACTCTTCTTTACAATTGGAATTTTAGAGGATCTGAACAATTTCCGTGTCCTTTACCAGTTTCTTTAGAAAGAAAAAATATTGAAAAAATTCATAAATTTGAATATTTAATTGGGGTTAAAAACGATGGTGTTAGATACGCAATGATGTTTGTAAAAGATGTCTATAAAAATAATAAATGTATTTTAGTAAATAGAAATTTAAATTTTTATCAGTTAGAATTTAATTGTGATGATAACATGTATCATAACACAATGTTAGATGGAGAATTAGTAAATGAAAACGGTAAATATAAATTTATAGTATATGATGCAGTATGTTTATGTGGAAATAGAATTAATAAAAAATTTTTTATGGAAAGATTAGCTGAAATTGATTATTGTATTAGAACTTTAGCTTCTGAACCATACCAAAACTCAATTAAAATCGAACCCAAAACTTTCTACAAAATGTCGCAATTTGATGATTTTATTAAATATTATGAAAGTCATGAAAATAAAGATGGAGTTATTCTTATGCCAAATAAATTACCAGTTTTAAATGGAACCCAGTTTTCAATGTTTAAGTGGAAACCAATTAATAAACATACCATGGATTTTCAAATTAAAAAAGAAGATGAAAATTTAGGAGTATATGTATATCATCAAAAAGAATTAATTAAATATGCAATTGTAAAATCAGATAATGAATCAGGACAAAAGTTTATCAGTAAATTTAATTCACTTCATAATACATCAGATGATTGCATTTTAGAATGTTTATATTCAGATGAATCTAAATCATTTAACCCTCTTTTAGTTAGAAATGATAAAAATTATCCAAATAGTCTTAGAACAGTAGAAAGAACTCTTTTTAACGCAAAAGAAAATATTAAGTTAATCGAATTAGTAGCTTAATAGTATTCATAAAAATCTATATATTATTATTTTAATAACAATTAATAGATTTTTACATTAATTATTTAGTCTAACGGTGGATTGGAGCACCCATTACACCTACTTCACCAAAGCGGCGACCGAAACCATTCTTGCGAGCAGCCTTCTTAGGGGCAACCTTCTTAGGATTACGAGGAACGCCACGTTTTGGTAGTTCAATTCCGTATTTCTTCTGAGCCGAAGAGCTTAAAGAGCTAGGACGAAGGTCGAAACTAGCTGGACCAGTAACACGACCCGAGACTGGGCCAATCATTGGGTAGTAATCACCACGGAGGGAAGAAGCAGGGCTGTGATATACAACACCTGCACGCTGAGCAGAAGCTGGAGCCATTACACCAAACTTGTTACCGAAGAATAACGAACCACGAGCGTAAGCCGCTTCTAAAGCAGAGGCACGCTGCTTACGAGCACGGCACTGCTTAGTTTCACGGTCAAATACTAGACCCTGAGCCTTGCACATAGCAGCCATATCCTTCTGTGTTGGACCAGCTAGGGCACGGTTCATAGCACGAGATGTGCGAGCCGCAGCAAGACCTGCACCACGACGCGATTCGCGGCACTGACCAGTTTCCTTATCAAGAACTAAACCTTGAGCTTTGCATGCCATAGCAAGTTGACGCATAGATTGTGGGTTTACACCACGAGCACCGAAGAATAGCGAACCACGAGCGTAGGCCGCTTCTAAAGCAGAGGCACGCTGCTTACGAGCACGGCACTGCTTAGTTTCACGGTCAAATACTAGACCCTGAGCCTTGCACATAGCAGCCATATCCTTCTGTGTTGGACCAGCTAGGGCACGGTTCATAGCACGAGATGTGCGAGCCGCAGCAAGACCTGCACCACGACGCGATTCGCGGCACTGACCAGTTTCCTTATCAAGAACTAAACCTTGAGCTTTGCATGCCATAGCAAGTTGACGCATAGATTGTGGGTTTACACCACGAGCACCAAAAGAATTTACATTTACCATTATTATTTAATAATAGTTTAGAAAAAAAAATAATTAAAATTAAAATTAAAATTAAAATTAACGTAAATTAAATTTGAAATAGACGTAAATATTAATTTTAATAAACAATTCTTAACTTTTAATTTTTAACAAAATAGTTTAGTATATTTTTGAATTAAATTATCTTTGAAATCTAATTTTTTCATAAATTTAATAAGTAAATCTACATTTAACTGTTTTTTAACAAAATCGCCATCAAATGACAATTCATCATAATTTTTAAATAAGTGTCTAGCAGTTATATAGTCAAAATCTTCACCTATTTTATATTTGTTTAATTCTATAACTTTTTCTAAAGAGCTGTATTTTTTAATTAAATTATAAGCTGTGTGTGGACCTACACTGGGAATGTATGGACAATAATCACACCCTGATAATATACAAAAATCTACAAATTCATCATATGTCATTTGAAAACCGGATAAAATTGATTCTAAATTAATTTGATAAATTTTATCTTTGATATTTGTTTTTAAAACACTAGTACATCCAAATGTTAATGTATCTGTATCGTCAGATACAACATAATCCACTTTATTTATTTTTTGAAGATAAACGCAGGTTTTTTCAGCTTCTCCGGTAGATTGTATGTATGGAATACCTATAGAATCTAAAAATTCTTTACACTCACTTATATGATACTTGTTAACATATACAACTTGACTACTTAATTTTTCCAGTTCTGCATGCGCTTTACATTTTTCAGCATCTGTTGTAGCATTGTCTAGTGTAAGCTTACAATCATCTATTTTATCTTGGATTTTTTTGCGAATATTTTGTCTTTTTTGAAGAACATTCTTCTTAGCATCAGGTGGGGTTCCATCAAATACAAATACAGGCAGGATATTATTTTTAAGGTAGTAATTTACTCTATTAGCAAAACCTATGATATGACTGTTGGGAACTTTTTGCATATGAACATATTTATATATTAAAATACTACAATCAATTGCTACTTTTTTACCAGAATAAAAATCTACATTATTTTCAGCAATACTTTCCGGTGAATATTTTTTTATAAGAGTATTTAAACTACGAATACCCATTATTTAGTTAACTATAATATATTTTGTAACTTTAAACCTATTATTATGTCGTATAATCTAAATATTTTCAAATCCTTTTTTGCTATTTAAGTAGTATTTAGTCTTTTCAGAATTTATAAAATTAGTAGTGATTTGAAAATTATCAGTAGGATATTTAGTTAAATTTTGAAAAAAATTGCTTAAATATTTACTATTGAAAGAGTTTTCACTTGTGTTAGATAAATAACACACCATATTAAGGCCTTCATAATTCAATAAAATATTTTTCACATATTGACCTAGTGTATTAAAAATATTTTCATTAATATCGGTATCTTTTAATGCAAAATAAATTACTAAATCTGTAGTTAAATTATTAAATAACAATTTCATGCCTAAATTTTTAAATTCGCTAAATTTTGAATATTCAGTAAAAATTTTAAAAGTTTCTAAAGTTTTATTTACTGATTTATCCTTATCACCAGTGTTTTCAACTTTAAACATGAAATATAATTTATCAGTTGATGAACTAATTTTAAAACTAGTATAATATAAAGTCTGTATATTTACTGTTCGTGTTGGATTGTCAATCTCATGACTTTCTATGTTATTGAAAATATATGCATAGTGTAGATATTCATTATATTTATTTTCAATAATTTCTTTAAGTTTAACCATTTATTATTAAAAATATTTTTATTTTGGTATATTATATGCTGCGGTAGCAGTATTAAGAGCATAAGTATTGAAATAATTTATATATGTTGTGTAATCCGTACCTTCTGTACCATGGACATATACTTTATCAATGTTATAATCACTGTAATTTAAAGTTGGAATTTCTGTTATTGTTACCTGAGGAAAATTAGGTAAATAAAATAATAAATTTGTGTTATATTTAGGTGCAATATAAAGATTATATTTACCCTTAATAGTTAAACTGTTAAATTCAATAAATCCTTTAATAAGACTCTGAAATAAATAGTTTACATAAAATCCTGCAGCATTTAATGACCTATCAGGACTTAAGACTTCCTCCTGTCCAAAATTGACTGATGTAGGAGGCTGTAAAACTTCAATTTCCATAGCAGTAGAACTATTATTTAAATTTGAATATAGAGTAATGTTAACAAGTTTATTATTATAACTTTCAATACCATCTTGTATGTCTAGAATTGTCAAGTAATTAATTAATTCTTCCTTTGAATAATCTATAATATAAACTATAAAAATACTTCCCTGATTTCTATAATAAGAATCAGTTTTTATATAATTAACAGTGCTTTCTCCATCATTATTTCTAGATAAGCTACTTAAAAAACCCTTTATAGCCAAATAGTTTTTATCTTCGTTTTGTCTGTTTATTTCTCCATAAAATTTCGTAGATGATATAATATCTCTATATGTACTAAATACATTAAAACCTCCCATTTATAAGTAAATCAATATTTTTTTTTTAAATAAAGAAAATAGTAGTTAATTAATCGCCACCATAAATTATTTGTGTACTTTCCTTAGTAATTCGTGGTGAATTAGACATAAAAATGTTTGCAGGGTTATAAACACTTATCATGTCACTGTCTAAATAAATTTGATAGTATGAGAAATTATCAACGACGTTAATCAGTAAATTGAATAATTTATATACATTTACATTTGAGTTATTATAAGGAGGTTGAAAAAACATATTATATTTATTAGATGATTCCGTAGTTATAGCACTAAAAAGCCCACCCGCATTCGGTGATAAGGAGTCACTCAAAGCTTCTCCATTCACATTCGCATCTATTGTAAGTGGAGAAGGCATAACAATTTTAAGAGCTGTACTATTAATATCACTATTTGAAAAAAGAGTATAGGTTAGACCTGGCCACGTTACTAGGTTATCAAAAATAAAATGTTTAGGTTTATCAATAATATAAAGAAAATACATATTATCGTCACCCTCTAATCTAGAATCAGTACTTCTTATAAATGGGTTTCCTTTACCATCACTTCCATAGTATAAGTCAGTTACATATTTATCAGATGATAAATTTGCTAAAAATGTATAAACATGCAAATAATTAGCATGTTCTATTGCCGCAGCATTGGCAGCTTGTGACTGCGCCGTTTCCTTCTTACTAGTAGAAACTGAATTTGCTAGAGCTGTAACACCCATTTTTAATATTACTCAACATTTTTTTTAATTTTAATATCATTAAATCTATAACATAAACTATATGTATACAACTTATAAAATACTACATTACGGATGGTGTAAAATCATTGCTACCAGGATCAGTAAAAATTTTTAAGACTTTATATAAATTTATCACTTTTAATATAATTTTAGATTTTAACCCATTTAATTACCGATTAATGTGGCATCAGGTTAAGCAGTTGAATAATTACCGTTAACAAAATAGCCATTATGTTTATGACTGATGAAAAGGGCAATACATTAAAATATACCAAGATGCAACGAAGAATAGATACATACGCAAAAAAGAAAAGACAAATAATTATGAATTCATTTTACAAAAATAACATCAAAGAAATTGAAGAACCATTAAACCAAACATGTTATATGAGTTGTAATTATGATAAGTTTATAGAATATTTAAAAGTAAGAAACAAAATCAATAAAGAATTACAAAATTACTATGAACAAGAATTATTCAGAAAATTACGATGGAGAAGTCATACATATACACAGAAAAGCGAAAGTATTTTAATCAATAAAATAAAACGAACGTTTGGTAAAAAAGATTGTGATAGGATTTGGTTCATTTCAACAAACACAACAAATTAAAAATTGTATGCCAACTCCAAACAAATCGTTAAAGGACTTATTAGCAAAACATTTTAATTTATGTATTGTGGATGAGTTCAAAACATCTAAAATGTGTAGTTTTTGTTTAGAAGGTGAAACGTGTTATTACAAACAACGAGAAAATCCAAGACCATTTAGAGAAGGTATGGTGAATATACACGGATTACTAACTTGCACGAAGTGTAGTAAGTCGTCTCATTCCCATTTAATGAACCGAGATTTGAATGGTAGTAGAAATATTTTGTATCTAATGAGGGAATGGATACAACATAGAAAAAGACCTATGTTGTATCTAATGAGGGAATGGATACAACATAGAAAAAGACCTACGATATTTTGTAGGAAACCATTAATCATATCACAAGACGAGTGATAGAACCAAAGTTATAAATACCGAAAGAAAAGATTAAGGAATGAGATTTTTATTTATTTTTTAATACGTTTTGTCTCATTTTTCTTTTCGGTCGGTGTAATTATCATCTATTATTTTTATGCATCAACAGCTTATAGGTTTGGTGTAGAAGTTCTATAATTACCATTAACATAACAGTTAATGGGCTGTAGCTTTTCATTCAAGGCTGTAATAAATAAACTATCTGTTGTTGGTGCTCTTATTTCAACAAAAAAAGGTAAACAACAGTATATATTTGAGCCACTTGGACATTGAACATAAAAATTGTGTTTATTATTTGGAGCAAGACTAGAATAAAAAAGATTATTAAAAAAATTATTAGCAGTCGACATAATATGATAAACACCAATATCGTCGGTTGGGTTATCAATTTTACACTCAATTTCGATTGCTGTACTTGTTTTTTCAGTATTTTCATGTAGGGAAATTGTTACTCTACTATCTTGTGACTGTGTATTAAATAAGTTGTTAATATCTGATAAGCTAACATCAATAACGTAATAAATGTGTATCTTATTGGTATCTGTAACACGTTGAGTAGCAGTGTTTGTTAAAAATGCAGCACCATCATAATTAACGGCGTTTATAGTATCACCCGCTTGAACGGTTGATGCTAAAAAATTATTAATACTTGTATAGTTAGAATGACTTACTGAGGCTGATACAGCCTGTGCTGCACTCTGTGCTGCTTCGTCTACCTGACCCGTTGTTTTTACAGCAGATGTGACACTATGCATAAATTGTGTTTCTTTACCCATTTTTAATATTACTCAACATTTTTTTTTAAATTTAATATTTTTATGCAATAGTAGTGAGATTTGTTGGTGTGTTAGGATTATACTCACCATTAACATAATAGTTAGCGATTAATGAGTTTAGTATACCGGAATTAGAAAATGTAGTAAACTTATCTATAGCAAAAAAAGGTAAACAACCGTATATATTTGAGCCACTTGGACATTGAACATAAAAATTGTGTTTTTTATTTGGAGTAAAACCATAATAAAAAAGACTATATAAAAAATTCAGAACATCCGCCATAAGGTTAAAAACCTTACTATCATCGGTTGGATCATCAATTTCACACTCAATTTCGATTGCTGTACTTGTTTTTTCAATATTTTCATATAAGTTAATTGTTGTTACAGGGGACTGTGACGATGTATTAAATAATTTGTTAATATCTGATGCGCTAACATCAATAACGTAACAAATGTGTATATTATTGGTATCTGTAACACGTTGAGTATGAGTTTTTGTTAAAAATGCATCACCCTCATAATTAACGTTGTTTATAGTTTCACCCGGTTGAACTATTGATGATAAAAATTTCTCAATATTTTTATAGTTAGCATAAATTATTGAGGCTGATGCAGCCTGTGCTGCGTTGGCTGCAAGCAGGCTTGCATCATTTGCCTGCTTCGTGAATTGTATAGTAGATGCAATATCATTTGCCAATGCTGTTAGTTTAACCATTTATAATATGTTAATATTTTTTTTAAATCAAATATTTGTATAGTCAACGTTTTTTTTTAAATTTTTCATGATTTTCAATACCGTTTAGTCTATAATATTCTACATCTTTCCAAAAATTTTTAAGTGTAGGTAAATTTTTAGTTAACCAATTTTGATCATAATTAATTCTAACTATATTTAAAATCTCATCATCTTCACTTGATGTTCCAGGTTTATATTCTATAAAATCTGCTTTTTTAAGTCCGCATATAAACATATTTAATTGTACTTGAGGATAATAATATGTAGGACATTTATTCATTTCGATTTTTCTTCTATATGGACATTTAACTTCAAGTAAAATAGGTTCTCCTGTAATATCTTCAGAATCTACAGCTATTCCATCTGGTGAACCAGCTAAAAAATAATATTCTGATTCTTGTTTGTTTTGAAGATGTAAATCGTGAACATCTGTGTAAGATATCATCCCAAAATTATAATTTTTATATCCCATAACTCTACAATATTTTTCAATAGCATAATCTTCATATCGTTGACCATGTAAAGTCGCTATATTTCCAGTGAATGGTTTTAAGTCATAACCGCATTTTTTAAATAAAACTTCATGGGGTTTTTGATAAGGGTTAATATTTAAAACAGTAGCAGCGTCACTAGATGTTAATTTGTCTTCTCTTTGAGCAAACCATTCCAGACTTCTTTGTTCAAATTGTGGAATTTGAAGAAGGAAATCTATTTTTTCGTTAGATGTACATTCCATTAATGTTAATTTAAAATAATCTTAAAGTCTTTTTATTTAGTACTTTTTTTTTTAGTTACAGTTAATATGGGTGTTTTACTATTTTTTTGTTTATGTTTATCTACATCAAATTTATCTTCTTCAACTCCATGTTTTGGATTATAATTTTTTTTATGAAAATCCCAGATTTCTTTTGAACATATTCTGAATTTTCTATCTGGTTTTGCTTTATACCAAAAAATACAATCTTCAATTTTATTACTTCTTGAGGTATTATCTAATACCATACAATCATAACCTTCCGTACAAGAATTCATTACATCTCTAAAAGTAGAAGCGTCTGGAAATATTCCAAAAAAATTTTTATATAATTTATCTTGATTTTGAACTATATTTTCACGTAATACAAATACAAAATCTATATTTGCTCTTAAGTCTGGAGGTAAGTCCATACAATATTGCATAGTTAATATAAACATTAATCTCCAATGTCTACCATTCATAAAAATTCCGCGGATGTTAGGGTCTCTAATCATTCTTTTATCATACATACAATCGTCTAATAGTACAAATGCATCATTTTTATTCTTACAATCTTCTTTTTTTGAACTCATTATAGTTTTTTTTTGTCTATTTATAACACTTTGAATTACCTCAGGTTTGTACTCCGAATGAATAAATAAATCTGGAATAAAACTAGAATAATATTGATTTCCATCTTCTGTAGCAGATATAGCAGTTCCAATAGGAATTTTTCTACAATAGTATAGAATATCTTTTACTAAAGTACTTTTCCCTGTACCTCTTTTGCCTATAAATACGCAAGTAGCTGGACCTGAACCATTTACTCTTCTTTCTTCTATAACTTTAGGATTAAATTTAGATATCTGAAGAGACATTCTTAATTAAGATATAGAGAATATTAATATTTAAATGACGCATTTAAATTTCTGCCATATTTTTAATAGAATCCATTCCACTTACAGTACCAAATTTCATTCCTGCATCTACAAAACTTTCATTTAGTAAATTTTCGGAACCTTCTGACAAAAATGAAGAATATAACAATGATATTACACCACCAATACATACACTAACTAACAGCTTTGTATATGTACTTTCTATTTCTTCTAATTGTAAATTATCTAATATAGTATAAGATATAATAACACATACTATAAAAATTATTATACTCATAGAATCTACAACTAACATTTATAATTAACAAATATTTAATTTATTAAAATTAAACTTAAAACTAAAATAATAGTATTAATAAATGCTTGGTTTATTTGCATATTTATTGACATTCGTTCCAAATGCAAATTTTATAGTGTCAAATGAAATGAATCGTTTTTATAATATATTAAATTCTAAAAATATACCATGTCATCAGTATGTAAGCAGAGTTAAAACTTTTAATTCAGCAATATTAAAATACTCAAGAAAAGAATTTTCAGATAAAAGTATATATGATTTATATGATATAGTATCTTTTAGATTTGTTTTTTACAATTTAGAAGATCTTCTTAAATTTTATCATGTTAATAGACTCGATAATGACATTATATACGTGCAAAATTATATTCAGACCCCTAAATCAAATGGTTATAAAGCTTTTCACTTTCATTATAAATGTAATTATGACAGTATAAAAAGATTAGAATGTCAATTATTTGTTATAGAAGATTATTACCAAGCAATCTATGGAAACGCTTCAAACTACAAAGACTACTTGGAAATATACAAATCAACTGATTTACTTCAAGCATAATAATTTAAAGATTTATATTATATAGAATTAATGTTATCCGACGAATATTTAGACCAGGAAATTAAGTCAGCTGATATAGTTATTTTAAAATTTACAGCAGGTTGGTGTGATACTTGCAAAAAATATGATAATTACATTAATAATTTAAGAATTAAAATAATTAATATTGATTACGATTTAAATGAAGATTTAGTAGAAACTTATGAAGTAACTAAACTTCCAACAGTTATTATATATAAAAATAACATTTTATATGATAAAATAGAAGGATTTATCACAAAGACGGATTTTATAAAAAAATTAAATTTAGATACAAAATAAATATTTATAACTGTTAAATGAGAAAATGTATATTAAACCCCGAAAGTAATAGATGTGTATTTAGTGATACAAAGACTGGTAAATATGTTACTAAGAAATATGGTATAAACAATCGAAGTAATTGTATGTATGATGCAGAAACTAAAAAATGCATTAAAACCAAAACTGAAACTAAAAGCCCCGATGTAAAAGCTATAAGCCCCGGTGTAATTACACAGTCAATCTCTAAAATATCTAGTAATAATTGCAGATTAATAGATATTTTAAATAACAGCGGGTTTACAGTTAAAAACGTAGAATATTTTCAAAAAGATTCTGCTAGCGATTCAATGATTTTAAAAGTTACTCTTGAAGACAAAAATCAATTAATAATGAAAGTTTCTTCATCCTTTGGTAGAAAATCTTTAAGAGATGAATTATTTGTCGAATTATATATGTACAAATTTTTAAATAGTTTTAAATTACCATTTAGAATTCAATATATAAAAGATTTTAACTGTAAAAACGAAATAGATTTTATAAGACAGTTTCAGTCTTTTCCTCAAGTAAAAAGTAAAATGATAAATTATTTTATGAACACAAGTAATAATTCTACAACAAATGTATTAGTTTCTAAAATGTGTAATAATTGTAAAACTTTATATAACATGATTGTAAATGGAATTTCAAAAACAGCTTTTTATTCAATATTTGTACAGTTGTTATTTACTCTCTGCTATTTTCAAGAGATAGGATTTCAACATAATGACCTTCATTTAAATAATATTTTTATTGAACAATTATCGGTTAATGAAAATTTGAATATCAAATTCAAGAAATTTAATTTTAATTTTGAAACTAAATATATAGTTAAAATATTTGATTATGATAGAGCGAATATAGTACCAACTAGATATAATTTTAATACTTCTTTCTCAAATTACATAAATGAAGAACCCACTAGTAGAGATCTTAGATGTTTATCTAATAAATCAAATAATGGAAAACGAGATTCTGCTCAAGTTATTATGGCTTTATATTTTATGATTGGAGACCCTACTTTTAAGATAATAGCAGAACAATTTTTACCAAAAGATTTTAGAGAATCTACATCAGATTCTTACGGACTTAGAATGCATTATATAGCGGGTAAATTAAGTGAACTAGCAGGGAAAAAATACGTTTATAATGATACAATTCCATGTACTCCTTCATCAACTGGTAATAAACTCGAATTTTATAAAGATTTACAATCTCCTTGTGATTTTATGAATAAAGTTTTAACTTTTGAACAATATACTCAAATATTACAGGTTTTACCACAACCGAAATCTGCTTTAAAAACAACAACTTCGATGTTACCTTCACTTGCCGCAGAATGTTCTGAATATACTAGTTTAACACACTGTGTCACGCCTAGAACTCAATTAAGTTCTGATAAAAAGAAAATATTTAAACAAGAATTTTTAAGATTAGCTAAAGAACAAGCTTCTAAAAATAATTAAGAATAAAGATAAATTGAAGATTTACAGTCAAAAACATTACCTAAATATATCCACGCCCATTCTAGAAATAATTCATTTACCCAACCAGGGTTAGTATCTCTTAAAGGTTCCCAATATCTATTATTATTGCGATCTCTTTTCCAACCGTAATGATATCTTCTACCAGTAAATTTATCAACTATAGTCAAGTGAACACACCACCATCCATCTATCATGGGGCAATAACTTAAATGAACCTCTGTCGCTTCAGTATTCATCAGTACATCATATTGGCAGTTATTTGACATTTACTTTATATAAAGAGTTTTTTTTCATTAATTATTTGTTTAAAGTTCTTGCACTCGGATCATCTGTATTTGACCATTTAGGCATCCAATAATAAGGAATTATATGTTCACAATGAGGATAATCTTTTTGAAATAGTTTATAATAATAAGATTGTTCTGATGTTTTAATATTTAAATGTTTAACGTTGTAATTTTTAACTTCGCAGTTTTTAACATGGTCACCAATAATCTCGTACCATGAGCGACTTTTACTGCTGACACCATCACTAAAAGCTTCTTTTTGTCTATATAATATTTCATTCGGTAAGTAGTCTTTAAAAGAATCTCTAATAATTTTTTTCTCGATTTCACCTTTTTGAAATCTATAGTGAATTGGAATACTTCTAAAAGTAGAAACGAATGTTTTATCTAAAAATGGAGTTCTAGGTTCTAAACCACATGATGAAATACTTTTATCACTTCTTAGAACATCATATTTATGAATATCTTTTAATAGTCTAACAGTTTCTTTATCAGAATCTAATACAGATGGACTACTATGAAAATATAAATACCCTCCAAATAATTCATCTGACCCATCACCATTAAAAATAACTTTACAATCACTATTTTCTGAAATATATTTAGAAATTAAATAATTTCCTACACTAGCTCTTACTGTAGTTGTGTCATAACTTTCAATTGTTTTAATTGTTTCTGGTATAGCTTCAATAAAATCTTTTTCTGAAACTATGACACTTGTGTGTTTTGTGTCAAGGTAAGTTGCAACTTTATTTGCATATTCCAAATCGGGACTTCCTTCTAATCCTATAGAAAATGTTTGAATTTTTTTACCTGTTAGTTTACAAACTAATGCTGTAACTAAAGAAGAATCTAGTCCACCCGACAATAAACATGCTACAGGTCGGTCTGACATTAATCTTTTTTTAACAGCTTCTGTAAATGTCATATTTATTAAAGATGTATATCTAGAATATTCTTCTTGTAAAGTATTACATAGAGGTAAATATAATGAATTTAGGCTAAAATAACTATTAATTGTCATAGTATTATTATTGATAACAGCGAAACTCCCTGGTGGAAAATGATTAATTTTAAAATTAAACTTAACTAATGATTTCATATCAGATGCAGCACCAAAATTAGGAGTTGAATTAAAGTAATACATAGGTCTAACCCCAAACGGGTCTCTAACAAAATAAGTAGTTTCTGTTGAGCAGTCGTGTAAAACAAATGCAAATACTCCATCTAATACTTTACAAGTATATTCAATTCCATACTTAAAATATAAATCTAAAATAACTTCACAGTCTGATTCTGAATATGGTTCAACGTCCATATAATTATATAGTTGTTTATGATTGTAAATTTCTCCGTTACAAATTAGATAACAATTGTTTTTATTGAAAGGTTGCATACCTTTGGAGTTTAAACCGTTAATTGCTAATCTGTGAAATCCAAATTGGTTATTTTTATATTCTACAAGTCTTGATGAGTCAGGACCTCTACTTCTACCTTTATTAAATTCTTCACATATAAACTCTGAACAAGACTCGTTATTTTTAATAAAAAAAATTCCGCACATTATATATTTTATTTAAAATATTTCCTTAAATTACTATATATAATGTGTGGAATAGTTGGTATAATAGGACATTATAATTTAAATTTATTACCAAAATGTTTGAAACAACTCCAAAATAGAGGTTATGATTCTGCTGGAATTGGAGTTATAAATGATTCAAATAAACTAGGAAATCTTAAATTTATTAATAAAAAATCAATAGATGAATTAGATAAATTAACTAAAAATCTTATAGATACAGAAAATAACGGAATAGCTCATACTAGATGGGCAACACATGGGGGAATAACTATACAAAATTGTCATCCACACCATTCTATGAATGAAAAATTTAATTTAGTTCATAATGGTATAATAGAAAATTATGAAGAAATGTATAAATTTCTGATAAGTAAAAATTTTACATTTAGTTCAGATACAGATACAGAAGTTATAGTAAATTTAATACAATATTATCACGATTTAGAAAATAACATAGAAATTGCTATAAGTAAATCTTTGAGTATATTATCAGGTACTTGGGCTCTTCTTATTCAGTGTGTAGACAACCCTGATATTATATATGCAATTAAAAAAGGTAGTCCTCTTTTAGTTGGTAAAACTAATAATTTTACTATAGTAACTTCTGAGGTTTCAGGATTTAACAATATGATTACAAATTATCATGAACTTAAACCTGAAAAATTATATAAAATTACTAAAAATACTAGTGATATATGTTTTAACTTAACTTTTAATTCTACAGACGATGTTTCTTTAGGAAAATTTAAACATTGGACTTTGAAAGAAATATATGATCAACAAAACATTATAACAAAAATTACTAATAATTGGTCTAGAATTAAAAATGATAAAGTCTTATTTGGAGGACTACAAAACTACCAAAAGAAAATACTATCTGCTGATAATTTAATAATATTGGGATGTGGTACTAGTTATAATGCATCTCTTTATGCTAGAAAACATTTATGTAAATTAACCAATTTTAAAAACGTTATAGTTATAGACGCAAGTAATTTTGATAGTTCTTTAATTCCAAAAAAAAGTAAAAATGTAGGTATTTTTGTATCACAATCTGGAGAAACTAAAGATTTATTTCAATGTTTTGATTATATTAGACAAAACACTTTATTAACAATAGGTGTAATAAATGTTGTTGATTCATTAATTGCTAGGACAGTTGATTGTGGTATATATTTAAATATAGGAAAAGAAATGAGCGTGGCATCTACAAAGGTATTTTTAGCTCAATCTTTGGTATTAAGTATGTTAGCTATTTATTTATCAAAAAATAGTAATTTAACTTCAACATATATTTCAGATATTAAAAATTTACAATCTTTAATAAATAGCGAATTAGATAAAGAAATTGATGTAGAAGTTTTTGATAATGGTTTTATTTTAAGTAATACTAATTTATTTCCAATAGCTTTAGAAGCATCTTTAAAATTCAAAGAAATAACTTATTCACATATTGAACCTATGTGTGTAAATTCTTTAAAACACGGACCACTGGCTTTAGTATCAGGAAAAAATTTTGTAAATATAGTTTTAGGAAATGAAAAAACTTGTATTCAAGAAATTGAAGCACGAAATGGTAAAGTTATAAATATTATAAAAGATAATTATAATATATTTTCAGATTTAATATATATAATTTACTTACAAAAATATAATTACTATTTAAGTATTGAAAAAAATATAAATCCAGATTTTCCTAGGAATTTAGCTAAAGTGGTTACTGTTTAAATTGAATAACGCATACAAATGCCCTGTTTTTTAAAATTATTTTTTTCGTAAAAAGATTCTAATTCTTCTTTACAATCTAAAATTATCTTGTAACAATTGTTTAATTTTGCAACTTTAATACAATGTGTAATTAATTTTTGTCCTATACCTTCTCTTTTATTATTATTATCCACTACTAAATCTTCTATGTGACCAACACATTTCCCACCATGTATTAATTTTTGTTCTATTAACAATGTTATTAATCCAACAGGATTGTTATCTTTTAAGTAAACAAATATTTTTATATTATCAGGTAAATTTTTTAAAATATTATCAATTTTAATGTTCGGTGCATCGGTTAACTGATTTAGTATATATAATATTTTACTGCTGTCTACTTTGCATTTTTTTAATTCAAATATACTCATTTAATTATTTACAATATTTTTTAATAACTCATAAGTGTTTAATACACCATCAACTCTATGCCCTATAACTTTTTCATGATTTAATAACAAATAATCGTTACCATCGGGTTGATATTTATCTCCAAAATAATGAATTTCGCTATAACTTGGTATATTTATATAATTCATTACTTGTTTTTTATCATATTCACTAGGGTATATAGCTATACCAACTGAACCTCCATATACTATATGAATTTTATTATATACATTTAATTCTACTGCTTTATGTCTAAGAATATCTAATAATTTTTTTCTATATTGATTACTTTTATCTAAATTTTTAAAATATTCTCTTTCATTATCATTTGCTGATAATCCTATTAAAGATATATAAATTATACCACATCTTAAATCTATAAAATTTCCAGTTAATTCATAATCGACCTCTGATAAAAATTTTAGTGCACATTTTATTAAAATATTAATATGTTTATATAATGAATGTTCTCTAATATTTTTTTCATATACAAACTCTAAATAATTACCTGATAATTTTTTATAAACACATCCACATTCTGCAAAATAGTGGTCAAATAAAATACCGCTAGTTTGCTCTAGTATTTTATCTAATTTACCTCCTCCAACTATACCAATTTCAACATTCCCCTGATTTCTTAATTTTTCTAAATAAATGCTGTTAAGATGGGTAATTTTTTTACTAGGTTCAGCCAATGTTCCGTCGACATCAAAAAGGTATAATTTTTTCATTATAATATAAATAAATATAATATTTACATAAATTAATGTTTGATAATTTATTAGGAGTTTTAATTCTTGCAGGAGGAGAAGGTAAAAGAATGAACTCTAATATTCCTAAAGTTTTACACAAAATTAATAATAAACCTTTAATAGTTAAAGTATTAGAATCTGCAGATGGTTTAAAACCAAACGGTATTGGAGTAATAGTTGGTAAATATAAAAATGAAATAAAGAACTGTATAGACAAATATTATTCAAAAAAAATAGATTATATTTTACAGGAATCTCCTTTAGGAACGGGACATGCAGTGCAATGCGCAGAATCTTTTATTTCAAAATATAAAAAAATTTTGATTTTATCTGGTGATGTACCATTAATTTCTACTGATACACTTTTAAATTTATCAGATTTAAAAACATATGAATGCAATTTATTAACCGCGAATTTAGATAATCCATACGGGTATGGAAGAATAAAATATTTAAATTCATTAGTAAATATTATTGAAGAAAAAGATGCTGATGAAAATGATAAAAAAATTAATGAAGTAAATGCTGGTATATATTGTTTTGATTCTATTAAGTTAAATACATTTATTAAATATTTAAATTCTAATAATAATCAAAATGAATATTATTTAACTGATGTTATTAAATATTTTAAAAAAATAAACTTAGTTAATATAAAGAATACGATGGAAATTCAAGGAATAAATACCAAAGAACAATTATTAGAACTGGAAAATCGAAGTTTAAAGATAGGAGTAATAGGGTTAGGATTTGTTGGTAGTGCAATATATAATACTTTTAAAAGTAAAAATATAAATGTTACAGGTTATGACATAGACATATCAAAAACTATAAATACTATTCAAGAAGTTATTACTTCAGATATATTATTTTTATGTCTACCTACACAATATATCGATAATTTAAAAGAATATAATAAAAAACCTTTATTAGAATGTTGTAAACTACTAGAATCTCATAATTATGAAGGTATTATAGTAATAAAAAGTACACTTGAACCGACAACAACTAATTCTTTATGTGATACTTTTAAATATTTAAAATTTATTCATAATCCAGAGTTTTTAACAGCCGCGACAGCTTATGAAGATTTTAAAAATCAAGCACATATTGTACTCGGTAAAAGTAAAAATTGTACTGATGAAGATGTAAATAAATTAAAAAAATTTTATGAATCGCATTTTGTTTCTGAAATATCATTATGTACATCAGATGAATCAGAATCAATGAAAATATTTGTTAATAATTTTTATTCTGTAAAAATTCAATTTTTTAACGAATTGTATTTACTATGTCAAAAGTTAAATATAAATTATGATAAAGTTAAAGATTTAATGTTAAAAAACAACTGGATTAATCCCATGCATACTCAAGTTCCTGGAACTGACGGAAATTTAAGTTATGGAGGATATTGTTTCCCAAAAGATACTAACGCTCTTTTACAATTCATGAAACGTACTGAATCTGAATGTGAAGTTTTAGAAGCTACAATAAATGAAAGAAATAAATTTCGTAAAGATAATATTAATATAAATTAATATGTCTGATACTTTTAAAAAAGACATTATATTTAGTAATAAAATTGCATTTATTGGAGATGAATTTACATATAATGGTCTTAAAAATAATTGCGATATTACTTACATTAAAAAAGTAGATATAGATAAAATAGATTATAATTGTTTTGATTTATTGTGGTGTGATAGTACTTGGAATGGGATATACAATGATTGGAAATTTGGAATATATAAATACCAATTAGAAAATGTAGTTAAAAAATTTAATAATTTAAATAAGTACACTTTATTTTATAACAAGGAAGACCCTATAAGTTATAATAAATTTATTACTATAGCAGAATTATTTGATGTTATTTTAACTACTTCTTATAATTGTATAGACAAATATAAAAACAAATTCCCGAATAAAATTATATTAAATTTCCCCTTCGTTTGCGATCCAGTTCAACATAATCCTATAAGATTAAATAGTGAAATACTACCCGCGGCAGTTTTTTTTGGAGGTTTTTACTCTAATTTAAAAAATAGAAATTTTAATACTTATAAATTATTTGATAATATTATTAATAACGATATCTCTTTATTAATATTTAATAGATTCTATGGTTGTAAAGGTATATTTAAAATAGATGATAAATATTTAAAATATAATTATAATAAAATAGATTCTAAATTGATATATAAATATTATAAAAAATATAAATTATCCATTAATACAAATACTGTAACCGATTGTAAAACCATGTGTTCTAGAAGGTTAATAGAATTATTAGCGTGCGGATGCAATGTTTTAAGTAATAATTCTAAAAGTATTGAATATTTAAATTTACCGGTATTATTTAGCGTTAGTAATGAAGAATTTAATGAATTAAGTGATATAAATTATAAAGGTGTAGAAATTGTTAATTTAAATTATACTTATCCAAAGCTATTAGAATATATTTATAGTAACTTAAATTTAAATTTAAATTTAAAAGTTAAATATAATGTCAAAATTAAAGATAAAAATTCTATAGAAAATTATAATCACATTAAAGAAAAATTTAATATAATTTATACAGACGATAAAGATATTATAATTTATTTAGATAAATATAATTATTATACCACTACAATGGTTAATAAAATACTAAGTTATATTTATTATTTTGATGGAAATGTATGTATGACAAATGATATTAATAAAAATTTTCGAGTATATAATGGATTATTTTTTGAAAATATTATAATTAAAAATAATACATTACATAAAACATTGTTTGTTAGTAATTTTTAATATATTTAATATATTAATATATTAAATATGTATAATAAATCATTACATGTTACAAACAATAAATTATTATTTAGAACTCTCCAAAAAAAAGTAGAAATTAAACCTGAAGTAAAAATTAAACCTGAAGTAGAAGTTAAACCTAAAGTAGAAGTTAAACCTGAAGTAAAAATTAAACCTGAAGTAGAAGTTAAACCTAAAGTAGAAGTTAAACCTGAAGTAAAAATTAAACCTGAAGTAGAAGTTAAACCTAAAGTAGAAGTTAAACCTGAAGTAGAAGTTAAACCTGAAGTAGAAGTTAAACCTAAAGTAGAAGTTAAACCTAAAGTAGAAGTTAAACCTAAAGTAGAAGTTAAACCTGAAGTAGAAGTTAAACCTGAAGTAGAAGTTAAATCTAAAGTAGAAGTTAAACCTAAAGTAGAAGTTAAACCTAAAGTAGAAGTTAAACCTAAAGTAGAAGTTAAACCTGAAGTAGAAGTTAAACCTGAAGTAGAAGTTAAATCTAAAGTAGAAGTTAAACCTAAAGTAGAAGTTAAACCTAAAGTAGAAGTTAAAAATTTATTTAAAATTGAACTAAAATCAATTAGTAAATGTAAAAATAAAGTTTTATCAAAGTCGTCAAGTGCTCAACCAATAGTTAAACAACCTCCACCACCTATAGTTAAACAACCTCCACCACCTATAGTTAAACAATCTCCATCAGTAATAGTTAAACAACCTGCACCAGTAATAGTTAAACAATCTCCATCAGTAATAGTTAAACAACCTGCACCAGTAATAGTTAAACAACCTCCACCACCTATAGTTAAACAACCTGCACCAGTAATAGTTAAACAACCTCCACCACCTATAGTTAAACAACCTCCACCAGTAATAGTTAAACAATCTCCACCACCTATAGTTAAACAACCTCCACCAGTAATAGTTAAACAACCTTCACCAGTAATAGTTAAACAACCTTCACCAGTAATAGTTAAACAACCTCCACCACCTATAGTTAAACAACCCGAAAGGAAAGATAATGAGATTAGATTAATTTATTATGGAATTCTTAGAGACGAAGATAATATATTAGAAATTATTGAAGAATTTAAGAAAATACATTTAGAACGTCCAGAAATAGTTTTAAAAATTGTTTATGAAAAAATAGAAGGAAACCTCATATTTATTGAAAAGGTAAATAATTATATTAAAAATGGCTTAGAAGGTATAAACTTTAAATACAATTTAAGTTATAAAGATATATGTTATGAAATTTCTACTAGCGATGTTGCATTATGTTGGTCTAAAAATGGTTACTATGACGATGATAAAATTAAACATTATAAAAAGTACAAGATTTGTATCTGTAAAATTTCTCCTTATAAATTATTTACTTTTGAAAATATTAACTTTATACTAAATTATAGAGATAATGGATATGCTAAACGTACCGAATATATGAATATAGAAAATACTTTAGTTCTGATTAACCCAATTAAAAATTCTTTAAACAATTATATAGAATTTAAAAATAATATTTTTATTGGTTATATTAGTGTAGAACTACTTAATAATAATTATTTTAAACATGTTAAAAATATTATAGTAAGTTCTAATAATGTAAACTTTAATACTATATATCCTATTATAAATAAAATGAATGTAACAATTATATACGATATTAGAGGATTATGGTATTTTTCACATAAAGCAAATTTAGATAGTAATGTTAAAATAGTTCAACATAATATTCATTTAGATTACACATATGAAGAGAGAAAAGAAATTGAATGTATCAATAAAAGTGATAAAATAATATGTATATCAAAATGTTGTTATAATTATTTATATAAAAAATATAATTTTAATAAAGAATATTTTATTTATCCTAACTGTTTATCTAATAAATATAATTTAAATAATAGTTTTAATAAAAAAAATGATACTTTTAATATATGTTATTTTGGTTCAATTGTACCTTATGAAGGAATACACGATTTAATAAATGCATGCAATAAATTAGTAACAAATAACTTAAATATCAAATTAATAATAATTGGTAAACAAACCGGTTATTGTAATCTTGATATTAATTATAATTTTATTGAAAGATATGAATGGTTAGATAACGATAAACTCAATAAAATTTTATTGGATGTTAACTTAATTTGTTTACCGCGTATAAATAGTGAAGTGTGTAAATTAATACCACCTTTAAAAGTATCAGAATGTATTGAAAGGTGTTTACCTTTATTAACACCGGATTATCCAATATTTAAAGAAATATCAAATAATGGAGAATTATTCTCATTATATAAAGAAGGAGAATTATATAATGAATTAGAAAGAATATATTATAAAGGTTATGATTTATCTAAATTAGAAAAAGCAAAAAAATACTATATAGAAAATATGACATGGGATTTATATAAGGAAAAAATTAAAAAATTTTTAGGTATTAAATTAGTAAATATATTATTTGAAATAACAGATTTACATTATATATATAACTTATTAGAATTGAAAAAAAGAGTAAAATTTAATGCTAATTTTTATATAAAATTACAGGACAAAGAAGGTAATTTTACTAAAATATATAATAATAATAAAGATTTTTTAAAATTATTAAATGATAATAAAATTACATTTTTAAATATTATTACTACCGATATAATATTTGATAAAATTATACCGGAAAAATCATATTTTAAAGAATTACTAACTATAAATTCCTCTTTTCTAAATATAAACGAATGTAATGAAAAATCATTTTTTAAAGGTTATAATAATTATAAAATAGATGATACAAATAATAAAACTAATGAAAATAATTTTAATATATATAATAAAAAATTGAATGTTTTAGGAATATTTGATGAAATGTTTTACGAAAGTATTAAATATTTATTTAATATAACTTTATGTCACAACGATAAAAACTATTGTATACCAGAAAATACCGATATATTTATAGTTGAATCGTGTTGGAACGGAAACAACGGTGAATTTAAGTCTATAATTAGTTGGAATAGACCAATATTAAAAAATTTAGTAAATAAATGTAAAAAATTAAATATACCTACAATCTTCATAAATAAAGAAGATTATATAAATTATGATACATTTATACATGCTGCTAAATTATTTGACTATGTGTTTACCAGTGATATAAATTGTATAAATAAATATAAAAAAGATTGTCCAGAAGTAAAAGGTATTTACAATTTTCATTTTTTTATAAATATGTATTCAATTACAAATAAAATTAATTTTAATGAATATAGTAATAAAATTCTTTTTGCTGGTTCATGGACTTTTAGAAAACACGGTTCAAGAAACGAGGATATGATTAAAATATTTGATGAATGTTTAAAAAATGAACTACAATTAGATATTATTGATAGGCATTCTAAACTAAATACACTCAATGTTTATCCAAATAAATATTCAAACTATTTATATCATTCTGTAAATTATTCTGATCTTATCAATAACATAAATAATGAATATGAATATATAATAAATTTAAATTCTGTTAATAATTCTGAAACAATGTTTGCACGTAGAATAGTAGAATCTTTAGCGCAAAGAAAAATTGTAATTAGCAATTATACCCCAGCGATTGATAAATATTTTAAAAATATAGTATTTCAATATTATGATATTAAAAATATAATAAATATGTCCTTTGTTCAAAAAGAAATTATTAAACATAATGGATATCTACAAGTATATAAATATTTTACAGACACTTATTTTTACAATAATTTTTTAAATAATTTAAATATAGCTTCATTTAAAAATTATCAAATTTCTGAATACCAACCAGTTGTAAGTGTCATATGTAGTTCTAACAGAATTGATATGATAAATAATATATTTGATAATTTTAATAGACAATCATATAAAAATAAAGAACTTTTAATTTGTATTAATTTAGATATGAAAGACTTTAAAATGACTTATATAAATAATTACATACAGAGTAACAATATAAAAATAATTAGATTAGATGAAGAATATACGTTAGGACATTGTTTAAATAAATTAATAGAATTAAGTAGTGGTGAAATCATACAAAAAATGGACGATGATGATTATTACGGTGAAAATTTTATTAAAAATCAAGTAATGATGTATGATATTTATAACGCTGATATAGTTGGGAAATCTTGCTGCTTTACTTACCTTAAAGAAATAAAAAAATTATATATAAGAAAATACAGGAATAATTTAGGAAGTATATATACGAAATTTGTTAGTGGGTCAACAGTCTCATTTTTGAAAAAACATAATTTGCAATTTGGATTAAAAAATTGCGGTGAAGATACTGAATTAATTAAAAACGCAGTCAATAATAAACTGGTTATTGCAAATTCTAACATTTTTGATTATTGTTATTTGCGTGATAACATTGATAAACACACCTGGAAAATTGAAAATTTTATAATTGATTCTAGAGATAAATTTATTGAAGAATGTAACTATATACCATATAATATTATTGATGGAAAATTAATTCATTAATATAAATTTCTGCAAAACAACACAATATTTTCCATTATTTGCAAATGCTAGACCATAAAATGTTTAACATTTTACTTTTTCATATTTAAAAGGTATTAAATTATACAACTCACAGTCTGAAATAAATTTTTTGAATGGTAAAATGAGTTTCATAATGTTCTACATCATCTATATTATGATAATATATTATATTATGATAAATAAATATTTTCATCAAGTATATATGGTAAATTATATTTATTAACAGTATCATCTGAATAATATTTTGAAGTTTTGTCTGTTTTACCAAATAATTTTTCTTGAATTATAACTTTATTGTTATAAATATGAAATCTTTTTATCCATTTATGTGATTCTTCAGTGTTGTTACCAATAATAATCATTTTTGACTTTTCTTTCATAAATATTATATTATCACAACCCGCACCTAATTCTAATATAATTTCATCTGTATTATTTATCAAATATACCTGATATAAAAAATCTTCAATTTCATCTGTAAATATTTCTTTATAACCTTGTTGTATTATATTTTTAGATATTTGATCTATATTAGTCAAATAACGATTGTGCCAAGATTTTTTACATAAATTTCTTCTTGAAATATAAATTTTATTAATTTTATTACAGTTATATTTTTTGTTTGCTTTATCTATAATTTCTAATATCATTGGACGATTATTAATTGAAAAAGTATCTTTTACATTTTTATCATATATACCATAAGGAAGTATATAAATAAAATTACCCTTAATTAATTTTTCTTCGTGAATATATACAATTTTAGTTTTAGGTAACATATCAATAAATGTTTGATAAAAATTCGAATATTTATTATTTTTAAGTAAAATTTTAATATTTGGAAATTCATTTAAATATTTCATGTAAATATCCATTAATAAAACAGTTTCATTTAAACAATGATGAAAATTACTATTCCATATATTTCCAACAACAAAATAATAATTGTTATTATCTAGTTTTTTAATATTCTGAACATCATTTTTTAGATAATTATCAATATTATCTATAATTTTATTTTTATTTCTATCTAAAAAAGAATATAAATAAACTTCATCTTCATTTAATGGAATTAGACTATTATTAATAATAATATTTTCAAAAATTTTCATGTTTTTTGTTTTTTGTTTTAAAATATTTTCCATTTAATATATAGATAATAAATATATTAGCTTTTTTAAATAAGAATCAAATTATAATATTTAATACATTTTTCATTATTATGTAATGGTATTAATGTAAAAAGTAAACTATTAGTTATTATTTTCAAATTTTCTAAATCTTCTTTCGAATACCAATTAATAAATAGTTCTTCAAATTTACTAATCATAGCTTTTTTATACTCGAATTTAATCTCCTTATCTAATAATATCTCATCATAACCAATTAATGATTGATAAAACTTAGCCCAATCATACATCCAATCTCCATATATTGTTAATGTATTACCTTGCTTTCCTCTCATATCAATAAATTTTATTTTTTCGTGTACATTTATTAATATATTTGTAAAAACAGCATCTCCGTGAATGCATGATTTTTTCCCCTTATTATTATTCTCGTATTCTTCTAATTTTTCATATAGTGTTTTGTATGTTTCACCAGAATTTGGAAAGTTTGTATAATTAAAATTTTCATAACGTTTTTTCAATTTATTTTTGTAATTTTCATAAATGTTTATCTTACCTTTTTCTATTTTTACACTTTGAATTCTTTTAATAGATTTCAATATTGTTTCTAATGTAGTAAATGTTAATAGTTCTGATAAATATAAGTTTGATAATGTTAACCCATTAATTTTTTCAATAGAATACCAAGTATTTTTAATATCAAAATTAATAAATAAAGGAAACATGTCTTTAATTTCATTCGGAATATTAGAATAATAATATATTTCACCGGCTAAATCATCAGCACGTTTTGTATAAATTTCAATAGATGTCTTTTCAACACTGTTAAAATCTCTTGGTTTTATAGAATCTTGATAAAATCCCAATTCTTTTTCTAAATTATTATAAGCAGAAACAGCATTATCGTCAATATAAAAATCAGCCTGTGGTTTTCCGAAATATAATTCATCGTAAGGAATATCAAATTTTTCTAATGTATCAAATGTAATTTTTCCAATATCGGCTATAACACCACCTAGATTTCCTTTATGTGTTTTCATTCTTCGTGCTGTATGAATTATTATTGTATGTCCAAAATTTTTTAAATATCTAACAAAATTAATTGTTTTTTCTATTGGTTCAACAGAAGAGTAATCATTAGGTATTTTTGGATAACTTACTAATGTATTATCTAAATCAAAACAAAATCTTAATGTTTTTGTTTTTTTTTTCAAATTATAACATGAAACATTAGGAATATTATTATAAAATTGTTTTAATTGTATTGGTGTTCCTAAACAATGGTAGTTTTCTTTCTTAATCTTTACTCCATAAAATGTAATTTTATCCTGTAACATTCTTTTAATACATGAAGATGTATAAAATTCATTTCCTAACTTGAAATTTTCATCCAATATTTTTTGAGTGTAATATAATAATTGTTTATATGAAGAAAATCCATAACATCCACAACAAGCATTATTTGAAATTTTTTCTTTTTCTTTAATATCTATAATTTTTTCACAATTATCATATTTAATATAAGAGTAAAGTGGTTTTTCAGAATAGTCATCAAAATATAAAATTACATTTTGGTAATTCCATGTTTTAAAAATATCTTCTGTATAAAAAATATCCGAATCTAAACATAATATAGGTAAATCGTAAGTTAAATTTATATTTCGAAGAGCAATATTAATGGTTTCAGAAGCACCTTCTGTATTATATAATAAATGATAAAATTTAAAATGAATTTCAGGATAATTTTTCATTAACATGTCTTCAAATCTGTATTTTTTATATTCGTCATTATAAATAATATATAATAAGGTTTCATCATCTATATTTAAATTATTAATTAAATGATAAATTATGGGTTCTCCAAATACATTAATTAATGTTTTTGGACGTTTATAACCATTATCTTTAAAACGAGTTCCTAATCCTCCAATCGGTATTAATACAATTTTTTTAAATTTATTATATAAATAAATATTAATATTTTTTGAAATGATATTATTAATAATTTGACTACTCTTTCCATCCCATAAGTCCATACTATTTTTACATTCTTTTAATTCTATTTCACTTATTTTATGAATCAATTGGTTTGTCCCGTTGTTTTCAATTAATGTTGATGGACGTTCCGTATTTTCACGCAGTGTAAAACAAGGAATATCTAATGATGTGCTTTCTTCTTGCAATCCACCACTATCGGTAACAACATATTTACAATTTGCCATCAAACAAGTAAATTCTAAATATCCCAATGGTTCGTCTAAAATAATATTTGGATTTTCTTGGACTTTTTCTAAATAACCTAATTTTTCTAAGTTATTTTTTGTTCTTGGATGAATAGGATATACTAATGTTTCTTTTTTACTTAATTCTTCAAAATCATCAAATATTTCTTTTAATTTATCCAAATCATCTACATTACTGGGTCTATGTAAAGTAATTAAAACATACTTTTTTGATTCTATACCTAATTTTTTATTATATTTTGTATTCAAAGATTTTTGAAAGTATATCTTTTGAGTATCTATCATTGTATTCCCTACCAAATATACATTTTCAGTAATACCCTCTTTTTTCAAATTATCTACACCACTAGGTTCTGTTACAAAATAATATTTACTAATATGATCAGTTAAAATACGATTTACTTCTTCTGGCATTTTAATGTCACCACTTCGTAGTCCGCTTTCTACATGGGCTAATTCTATATTTAATATTTTACTAGATAATCCTGCTGCTAAAGTGCTTGTAACGTCTCCAAAAACCATAACCAAATCGGGATTTATTTTCTGAAATTGAAATTTTAATTTATCACGAATTTCACCCAACTGCCCAAGATCACCATTATATGTCATTAACTCGTTGATAACTGTATCCTTATCTTTTAAATACCCACAATTATTTACATATAATTTACTATCAAAATCTCCTGCTTTTGTTTTTTTTTCTAATGATAAATGTATATCAGGTTCTGGAAAGTTTAATTGATTAAAAAATATATCTTTCATTTTTTCATCAAAATGTTGACCTGTATGAATTAGGGTTAATTTAAAATCATTTTTTAAAGCTTCATATACTGGAAAAGCTTTCATGTAATTAGGTCTAGCTCCAATAATTAAAACTATATTTTTCATTAAGTATTAACAATATTATAAAGTTTGTAAAAACTCTAAGTATTTTATTTTAGAAAATGCATTCATTATTCTATGAAATTTTAAATGTGATGAATGTATAGTAGAATCTTTATCTAAAGTACTAATTAAATTATATTTGAAAGTGTATGTGTTTAATTTTTTAGGTATATATAAATCAGCTGGACAATATTCATCTGTATTTTCAATTTTATATTTAGTCTCATATTTTGAAAATAATTTTTCTAAATTTATATTTTTTTTAACTATATAACACGCCATTGATACAGTAGGTTTATCTGTATATTTAACATAAAAATCTTTATGAGAATTTAAAGGATTCCATGAATGGATTCTTAACAGTTCTGTATCTTGTGGCATATTTTTTATAATAGAATTTAATATACCCATAGTCTCATTTTCAAATACTACATCATCTTCACATATCATGAAGTATTCTCCTTCTAATTCTTTTACTAATTCTAAAGCTTTAAAATGGGAACTTAAACATGATAATTCGGGAGGGGTTAAACGTAAGTCTGTATTTAAAAATAAGTTTGTTTCCGGAATAATAGCTTCAATGCGAGTGTCTTTTATAGGTATAAAATTTAATTGATTCATCATATTATTTCTTCTTTCTACAGAATTTTTTAAATTTATCCATAAAATGTTAGATAGTAACGATTCTTCTTTTAAATCTATTTTAAACATTAATTGATAATTAATTTAAAACTTAAGTTAATTAATAATTAATGAGTATTTGTAAATATTACATTAATGGAAAATGCAATCAAGAACACTGTAGATTTAAACATGTTGATAATGTATGTTTAAATTTTTATTATGGAACTTGTAAAAATAAAAATTGTAAGAAATCACATAAATATAAGTTAGATAAACCAAAAAATACTGAAACGTTTGAAGCATCTTTTGATACACCAGATATGAAAATTGTATTTAATAAACCTATTAAAAACTCTAATGAGGTGTGTATAATTAACAATCTATTCTTTAACCCTAAAGTAGTTGAATTAATAAATAATGAAGTTTCAGAAAGTGATTATTTATCATGGCATGGAGACACTCATTGGATTGCTGATGATTCTTCAAATTGGAAAGAAAATAGTCCAACTTTTAAAGCTATAATAGGAACTTTGTGTACATATTTTAATATGACACCAAACGCAACCCGTCTTAATTACTATCTAAATTCTGAAGAATGGAAACCATACCATCATGATGCTTCAGCTATTAAACCTGATAAAGCAGAAACTCAAAATATTACAGTAGGGGTTTCATTTGGTTTAACTAGAGAAATTTCATTTCAAAGCGCAGAAGTAAATAAAAAAACTAGAAAGATTATTAATTTTGAATTAACTAATGGAACAATATATGCCTTTGGAAACCAAATTAATATAGATTTTAGACATGGTATTCCAAAAATAAAAGAACTTATAGAAGAACCTCGGGTTAGTATAATTATATGGGGCTATTCTAATTATTTAAAGTAATTTAAAAATAATTACAATATTATTACTATAAATGAGTTTATCAGAAATCGTAAATACATATTATAATCATTTAGCATTTTCTTTATTTATTAGTAAGAAATTTGCTGCTGGTGCTTTTAAGTCAGTTATTAATGGATTTTTCCCAGGATATTTTCCAACATCTTCAAGTGAATTAATATATGAAATTAACCATATTTTAAGGGAGCAAAATGAAAATTCTAGTATTCATACTCCATCCCCAGTAAATACAACACCGATTGAAACTGATAATGAAGTTAGTAATTTATCCGAAATTGATTCAAAAAATTAATTAATATACGACACAATAATCGCCTTAAAGATTTATTAAATAATTATTTAGAAATGCCGAAAACTGTAGAAGAAAAGTATAAAAAATTTACACAAATTGAGCATGTACTTGCTCGTCCTGGAATGTATATAGGTGAAACAAGCACTGTTGCGGGAAGTAACTGGGTTGTTGAAGAAGAAAATATTGTTTCAAAACAGTTAACATGGAACCCTGGGATTTATAAAATTTTTGATGAAATTATTACAAATTCTGCTGATGAAGCTCAGAGAAATCCAATGGTTAAAAATATTAAAATTGATATATCTGAAGAACAGATTTCTGTATTTAATGATGGTTCTGGCATTCCCATCGAAATTCATCAAGAATATCAAATTTATATTCCTGAATTAATTTTTGGAAATTTATTAAGTTCTAGCAATTACGATGATACAGAAAAAAGAACTGTTGGAGGGTTAAATGGGTTAGGTGCTAAACTTGCAAATATTTTTTCTACAGAATTTAAAATTGAGACTGCCTCAAATGGTAAAAAATATTGTCAAACATTTTCTAACAATTTAAGTGTTATCGGTAAACCTAAGATTACAACGTGTCAATCTGTATACACAAAAATTACTTTCAAACCAGATTTTGAAAAATTTGGTATGAAACAATTAGACGATAATGATACATTTAAACTATTAGAAAGAAGAGTTTATGATATTTGTGCAGTGACTAATAAAAATGTTGCAGTTTCACTTAACGGCAAAAAATTAAAAACTAAAGAATTTTGCGATTATATGAATTTATACATCGGTAATAAAAAAGAAACTCCAAGAGTTTATGAAAAAATTTCAGATAGATGGGAGTTAGGATTTGCTTTAAGTCCGACGGATACATTTTGTCAAATATCTTTTGTTAATGGTATTTCAACTACAGATGGAGGTTCTCACATTGAACATGTATTATATCCTATCATTAAAAGTATCACGGAAGAATTACAAACAAAACATAAAAATCTTAATATTAAACCTCATTACATTAAAGACCATCTATTTGTTTTCGTTAAATGTTTAATTGATAATCCAAATTTTTCATCGCAAACTAAAGAAAAAAATACTACAAAAGTTTCAGAATTTGGGTCAAGATGCGTTGTAAGTGATGAAGTTATCAAAAAAATCTCCAAGTTAGGATTTATAGACCAATTACTTGCAATGGCTGAAGCTAGAGAGAAAAAATCTTTAAATAAAACAGATGGTAAAAAAGTAAGTAGAATTCAAATTCCAAAACTTGACGATGCTAACAAGGCTGGAACAACTGAATCAGATAAATGTACTATTATTTTTACAGAGGGAGATTCAGCTAAAACTACTGCAATTTCTGGACTTTCTGTTGTAGGAAGAGATTACTTTGGTGTATTTCCTCTTCGAGGTAAACTATTAAATACAAGAACAGCCTCTTTTGCTCAAATATCAAAAAACGAAGAAATTAACAACATTAAAAAAATTTTAGGTTTACAAACTGGAAATAAATACAAAAGTTTAAAAGACCTAAGATATGGCAAAATAATGATTATGACTGACCAGGATACAGATGGTTTTCATATTAAAAGTCTTCTAATTAATTTTATAGAATCAGGTTGGCCCGACCTTCTTAAAAATTTTACATTTGTAGAATCTCTACTTACACCTATTGTAAAAGTATCTAAGAAAAGTGAAAGTTTACAGTTTTACAACATTCCAGATTATGAAGAATGGAAAAAGTCTTCAACTGGAAATTGGAAAATTAAATATTACAAGGGTCTAGGTACTTCAACATCTACAGAAGCGAAAGAATATTTCAAAAACATGCAAACTGTTGGTTACACTGCAAAAACTCCAGAAGATAAAGCAGCCATAGAACTAGCTTTCAAAAAGACTGAAGCTGACGCAAGAAAAGACTGGATTTTAAATTCAGTTAAAAATTTTAAAAGTTTAGATTACAAAGAAAAAGTGATACCAGTTAAAAAGTTGGTAGACCAAGAATTAGTATTATTTTCTATTCAAGATAATACAAGAAGTTTACCTTCTTTAGTTGACGGTCTTAAACCATCACAAAGAAAAATTTTATATGCGTGTTTCAAGAAGAATCCTCAAAAAAATTCAGAAATAAAAGTGTCGCAATTATCAGGATATGTTTCTGAACAAACTAGTTATCATCATGGTGAAACTAGTCTAATGGATACAATAATTAATTTAGCTCAGAACTTTGTAGGTTCAAACAACATGAATCTTTTACATCCTTCTGGACAATTTGGAACTCGTTTATTAGGAGGTAAAGACGCTTCAAGTCCGCGTTATATTTTTACTTATCTTTCAGATAACATTAACAAGTTATTTAGTAAAGTTGATGAAAATTTACTAGAATATTTAGATGATGATGGTCAATCCATTGAACCAAAATTTTACATCCCAATACTTCCATTAATATTAATTAATGGTTGTCAGGGAATTGGTACAGGATTTTCCACTAGTGTACCATGTTTTAACCCCGAAGACATTAAAAGAGAACTTATTAATTTAATTAAAAATCCTGACTATGAAATAAAAGAATTAATTCCCTGGTACAAGGGATTTACTGGAGAAATTGTAAAAATTGACGAAAACAAATGGTTATCTATCGGTAAATATGTATTAAACGATTACACCGTTACTGTTACAGAATTACCAATTGGAAGTTGGACGGAAGATTACAAAAATTTTTTAGATAAACTTGAACAGGAAGATAAAATTCATTCTTACAAAAATAATTCAACCGATACCATCGTTAATTTTGAAATTAAAGTTAAGAAAACTGTTCTAGAAGAATGGAATAATTCTTTAGAAAAAAATTTAAAACTTACAACAAACATTAATGCTCAAAACATGCATATGTTTAATGAAAAAAGAGAAATTGTTAAAATGCATTCAGCAGAAGAGATTTTATGGAATTTTTATAAAATTAGATTAAATTACAATGAAAAAAGAAAAAAATATCTTGAAGAAACATTACACCACGAGTCAAAAATTTTAGAATCTAAAGTTAGATTTTTAGAAATGATTATTGAAGAAAAATTAATAGTATTTAGGAAAAAGAAAGAACTACTTAACAAAGAACTTGCAGATTTAGATTTTTATCAAGTAGAAAAATCTTATAATTATCTTACAAAAATGGAAATAGATTCTTTAACTGAAGAAAACTTACAAGATTTAAAACTTAAAATGGCTAAGAAAACTAAAGAGTACAACGATACCGTTAAAATGACACTAACAGATATGTGGTTAAATGACATTATTTAAAATATAAATTATTTTTAATGATAGATAACGAATTCTATAAATTTGAATTAATACACGAATGTAAAATACCTATACTAAATAACGTTGATATAACTTTAGTGTTAACTATGGAAAACTCAACTAGACAGTTTAACGATGAAAATTTGCTAAAGTTAACAAAAAAAACTTATAAACAAATAAATAAAGGATTTAAAAATTGTGACAAAGATGGTATTAATAATGCATGTGATGATATTAAGCATTCCTATATAAATGCTTGGAAAAATTTAACTAAATATGATAACGTTTTGATATTAGAAGATGATGCAGTTTTTAATAAAAAATACAGTATAAATGAATTCAGAGTTGTTGATAACTTTTTAAAAAATAATAATTTCAGCATTTATTCTTTAGGCAGTGTGAGCTTAAATTTTCCTACTTTTAGTTATAACAAAAAAATTATAGTAGGATTTGGGTGTACACAAGGGGTAATATATTCAAAGGCTGCTAGAGCAAAACTTATATACGTTAACGGAAAACACGTTGACACTGGGGTTATTATAAAACTAAGTGACAAATATAAATATAAATATCCTTTAATTTGTCAAACATTTCCTGCAACTACAAACAATAATGATTGGTCTAAAGAAAAATTAAATATACCTTACGTAAATTTTATAAAACTATGTAATGCTGGTAATTGTATAGAACCTTTTTGGTCAAGTATATATTACTTAGATACAGTTGTTTGGACTATAATTATTTTAATTTTATTTGTTTACTTATATAAATGAGAATAATAGTAGTAGTGTTGGTACTATCATTATTTTTAATGTATTTTTATTTATCACAAAATAGTAATCTAAATTTATCAATAAATTATAAACCACCAATTGAAAATCTTAAAAAGTTAAAATCTGATATAGTTGATATTCCAGTCTATGTTTTAAATCTTAAAAAAGATTATAATAGAAGAAAACACATGAGTGAATTATTAAGTAAATTAGGATTTAATAAAGTAGAATTTGTTGAACCTATAAATAAAAATTTAGCTATGCAACATTTTAATAAAATTAACGTGAATATTAAACCATCAACTGCGAGTAGAACTTTATCAACGTTTATGATTTTTGATAAAGTAAAAACTGATAAATTTATTATAGCAGAAGATGATATAAATATTTTTGATGATATTTATAGTATAGATGATGTATATGAATCATCTAAAAATTATAACCCAGATTTATTATTTTTTGAAATGTGCTGGATGAATTGTCAAATGTGTAAGCAAGTAGATAAATGTTTATACAAGTTATATGACCCTAAATGTAATGGATTTGTATTACATAATACTAATTCAAATGAAACTATTAAAAAATATTATTTTGGTAGCGAAGATTCCGAATGTTTGGACGTACATTTAGGGGAAATGTCAAAAAATAATTTACTAAAAGTGTATGGTTATCCTATATTTAGACAAAATCCAAATTTTGGTTCCAATATAGAAACTTCTCCTAGATGGACTGATAAATCTATAAAATTTGATAAAATATGTTATATATAAATTAATCAGTTTCTGTAAATAATGGACAATGGTCGCTAGATTGTGACTCTCCTGAATCAATATATTCAACGCCTATATTAGACATAGTTAAACTATCAATAATTTGTTTATTTTTAACAAAAATGTAATCTAATCTCCATCCATGACGATTATATCTTGCTCCAGGTAATCCTGCTATTTTTCGTGACCTTGCATCCCAATAAGTAAACCCTGAAAATTTGTCATATTTATCTTCAACATTCATGTAAGAATCAACAAACCCTTCACCAATAAGTTCATGAATCCAGCTTCTTTCTTCAGGTAAAAATCCTACTAAAGTATCATCTATTCTTTTTCTATAAGTAGGAGATTCTTTAATGTGAAAATGTACATCCGATTCTCTCCAAGCTACATTTAAATCACCGACATAATAAACTGTGTTTTGTAGAGTTTTTAGATAATTAAGCATACATTCTTGCCATTGTAATCTATTTTGAAAATTTGTACCGCTGTTGGGCGTGTATACATTGATAATAGTAAAGTTTTCAAAATGCATTATAATTATCCTACCTTCATTATCAATGTATCCAGGAATTTGATTTTCTACAGATATAGGATTTAAAGTATCCTTGTAAAATATACATGTTCCAGAATACCTATTACATGACCTTGCACCTTCACCATTAGACTGATTAAATAAACTATTATACCCTGGAATTTTAAATTTTTTACCATTTTCTATTGAACATCTAGTCTCTTGGAAACACATAAAATCAGGTTCTTTAGATAGTAAATTTTGAATAGGCGAATATTCATCAACTAATACTTCACTTTTAGTACTTAATTGTTGTGAAGTTTTTTTATTAAAAATTTTAGTACGAATACCATTAACATTCCACGTAATAATCTTCATGTCACGTTTTAATAGTTATAATTTATAGGTATTTGTTAATGTCGTGAAATTTAAAATATTATTACTTATTAATGAATTTACTATGTATGAACAGTAAAGAATGTTCATTCGTAAATTTTAATAAATTTAATAATATTAACTGGAAAATATTTATTTTAAGCAATAAATTAAAATTAAAAAATATTAAAATTAATTACTCGATTCTTATAATACCTGGTTTAGGAGATTGTGTATTTAACACTACACAAGATTTTAACATATGGCCAGGTAATTTAGAACATATATTTAAACCCAATTTAAGTGTTAATTTTAACATTAGAACTTCAAGTATTTATCCATTAATAGACTGTTTAAAATCTATGGGCTACAACGATGAAAATTTATGTATATTACCTATAAATTTTAAAAATATTTTAAAAGATTATGTTAATTATGTAGAATTATGTACAGAAATAATTACAACCTTATTTAAACAAAATAAAAAACAGTTTGTATTAATAGGACATGATTTAGGTTGTACAATTTTAAGTATATTTTTAAATAGACAAACAGACACATTTAAAAACCATTATATACATAATTTTATATGTGTAGGAGATTGTCTTGGAGGTTGTCCTAAAGCTCTCGAAGATATAATATTAGGCGTAGAGGAAATAGGAAATTATAGATTAATAGTTAGAAACTTTGAAGGTTTACATTTAAAAATACCTAATGAACTTATATATGATAAAACCCCTATATTTGAGCAGTGTTTTATGAAATTTAACTGTGAAGAAATCGATGAACTATTTACATCTAACAATATTCATAATATTGATTTAAATAGAGTTAAAAACATTCAACAAGAAAGTCTAATAAATCCTAGAATTAATAATTTGTTTATTAACAATCGTTATAGCATAATTAATGATTTATGGAAATCTCAAGTATTAATAGTTAATGAAAAGTCAAATAATATTTTTAACAATATAAATACTATTATAAGTATACTTAAACATATAGATTAATAAATAGTATACAATGGACAAAATTCTTAACGATTTAGAAGATTTTAAACTACCTACTAAAAATTTTGAACCGGAAAGAGATAATTATACAAAAAGTAAAATTAGTGAACTTCTGATTTGTTTTGATGATTTTTGTAAGAAAAATGAAAACAAATTTGATAGCACAGATAAACTTAGAACTGAGTTTACTCAATATTTTAATAAATTAGCAAGAGATGCAAAAATTAATATAAAAAAAACCGATATAATTCTGGAATATCAAAAAAGTATCGAAAATAATACTTTAGATAAAAATATACTTTTAGAAAAAATGTTATGTAAAAAACCTTCTAGAAGTATTTCAGGTATATCATCAATCACTCTAGTTATGAGCCCTTACCCAAATGGTCAATCGTTTTCTTGTAAACATAATTGTTATTATTGCCCAAATGAACCTGCTCACAAGGGAAATAATTATCAAGCTCAACCAAGAAGTTATCTTTATCATGAACCGGCAGTAAGAAGAGCAAATAGACATTCCTTCGAAGCTTATGGGCAAATGATTGATAGAATGAATACTCTTTATAGGAATTTACATACTATAGATAAATTAGAAATTATAGTTGAAGGAGGAACATATACAGAATATCCCCTAGAATATTTAGAAGATTTTCAAATGTATACTTACTACGCTGCTAATACATTTTTTGATAAAGAACCTAAACGAGAACCTCTTCCTTTAGAAGTAGAAATTTACTTAAATAGGTCAGCTAAAGTTCATATAATTGGAGTATGTATAGAAACTCGTCCAGACGCAATAGACGACGATTGGATTAAACATTTTAGAAAATGTGGAGTAACTCGGATCCAATTAGGTATTCAAAGTACTCATAATCATATTCTTAAAAAGATTAATAGAGGTCACAACATTGAATGTGCAGTAGAAATGATGGAATATTTAAGAAATTTATGTTTTAAAATAGATATTCACATAATGCCTGATTTACCATTTACAACTAAAGAATTAGACAAACAAATGTTTGATTTTACATATTCAGTTCTTTTACCAGACCAAATCAAAATATATCCATGTTCTGTAGTTCCATGGACTGTAATTGAAAAGTGGTACAATAACGGAAAATGGAAACCTTACGAACCTCACGATTTAAAAGAAGTGATGGATTACGGTGTAGCTAAATGCCCAGATTGGATTAGACTTCCAAGAGTTATCAGAGATATTCCCGGAGTATATATTCAAGCTGGTAATTCTACAACAAATTTAAGACAAACACTGGTCAAATCTAGAGATATTCGTTCGAGAGAAATTGAAAGACACTCTGAATACTATAATAAACCTGCAAAAATATTTGAAACTATGTATTCTAACTTTAAAGGAATTGAAGATTATTTCATAAGTTATGAATCACTAGACAAAGAAGCATTATTTGGATTTATCAGACTTAGATTACCTACAAAAACTCAACATCATATTTTTCCCATTCTTAAAGACAAGGCATTAATTAGAGAATTACATGTTTATGGATACAATACTCAAGTAGGAACTCAATCAAAATCTTCTCAACATAGAGGAATTGGAACTAAATTACTTAATCGAGCAGAATGGATAGCTTATTTAAGATGTTATCAAGGTGTAGTTGTAATTTCTGGAGAAGGAGTTAAAAATTACTACAAAAAGAAAGGATACTTAGAAGAAAATACTTATATGTATAAAAAATTTAAAATTAAATTTGATAGGTTAATTTTAAGTATAATAATTATGATTACACTACTAGTAAATAGTCTTAAAGACTTATAAAATAGTAATATATATTAGTATGCAATTATCTAAAAATCAATTAGCAGCATATAATGCTATTAAATCTTATAACAATGTATTTTTGTCAGGCCCAGGAGGTTCCGGAAAAACATCTGTTATAAGAGTTATATATGATTATTTTACCGGTATTAATAAAAAAATTGAAATAACAGCGTTAACTGGTGTTGCAGCAGTTCAATTACATGCAAATGCAAAAACTATTCATTCATGGGCTGGAATAGGGTTAGGTGATAAAGAAGCTAATTTTTATATTAATAAGATTAATAAATCTAAAGCATTGAAAACTAAGTGGTTAAATATTGATGTTTTAGTAATAGACGAAATCTCTATGATGACAGATAAATTATTAGAAATTTTAGAATGTATAGCAAGAACTATTCGGAAAAAAGATTTACCATTTGGTGGAATAACAGTATTGTTATCTGGAGATTTTTATCAGTTACCTCCAGTTACTAATAAACATAAATTTTGTTTTGAGTCTCCACTATTTGATAAATTATTTACTACAAAAATAATCTTAGATACTATTTTCAGACAATCAGATAATAACTTAGTATCTATATTAAATAATATTAGATTAGGTAAAATTACTAAATCTAACGTCGAAGTGTTAAAAAAAAGATTAAATATTAAAACAGATAACTTAATTCAACCAGTTATATTAACTCCTAAAAAAGCTACAGTTGAATCTATAAATAATTCAAAATTAAGTAACATAGATTCAGAAGAATTTACATTTAATAGAAAAGTAGTAGAAGATTTACCAGTTAATAAAGACGAAGAAAACTATGTTAAGATGTTAACCATTGAAGAATATACACAAGAACTTGAATATTTAGAACAAAATACCATGATAGTTAATAATTTAAAGCTAAAAGTGGGCTCACAGGTTATGTCAATTGTAAATGAAATAGACGGAGATAAATTAATTATATCAAATGGTACTCAAGGAATTATTAAAAATTTTATAAAAGGGTTACCTTATGTAGAATTTGAAAATGGAATTTCAAAAATTGTAAATTATCACACATGGACATCACATTCTTTACCCTGCTGTGGAATAACACAAATACCTCTAGTTTTATCATGGGCTTTAACTATACATAAAGCTCAAGGTTCTACTATCAAAAATTGTATAATGAATTTAGGTAATGATATTTTTGAAGCAGGTCAAATATATGTTGCTTTATCTAGAGTTAAAAGTTTAGAAGGTATTTTTTTAACAGAATTTAATCCATACAAAATTAAAACAAATCCAAGAGTAAAAGAATTTTATAATAAATTAAGCCTTTGATTTTAAAGATGTATCAGGTACTGGCCAAGGTCTAATAGCAAATTGAAGATATTTATCATTCTTATTGGTTCCATTTCCATTCCATGATACTCTATAGTTGTCACCCGAACCGTATAAATAACCTGTACTATTATCATGTGAATTATCTGCTCCGTAGCTTACAGGCAAATAAGCAGAATAAATTTCATCAACAACAACATAATTTCCAGCAGCTTGTTTAGTATTTATTTGAGCCTGCAATGAAGAATTTACTGTATTAATTTTATTACTTAAATTAGCTGTAGATGTACTAAGATTTCTCGCATGCGAATCAAGCTGTTTATTAACAGGTTTAATACTATTATTAAAAATATTCTGAGCAGATTCATTAATATTTTTTTGGAGAGTTGCTGTAGACATTTGATGTATATTACCATCTGTATCTGTCATCATAATATTAGTAAAATTATTAGGAACATCAGTTAAATCCTCTGTGTTATGAGAATATAACTTAATTAATATTAATATTATACATATTGAATTTATTATAGTTAAGATATTGAGTGAATTAATCATTTTAATATATTAAAATATTTTAATTTAAAATATTATTATTTAGTAAAAATGTCTGAAGATGCAGATTTATTTATTACGAATTTATCGGGTAATGAGTCTAAATGGGATAACAGTAATAAACTTAATAAAAAATATTGGACAATAATAGATAGTGTTAATCAACGAGGAGAAACTTCTCGTATGAGAATGTTTACATTAAAAACATTTACCAAACAAGAATCGGATAAAATTAGAGATTCTATAGAAAATGACTCAAATAATGTTATTTTTAATGAATATGGTAACTTCGCAACAAAAAATGTTAAATGGATTAATCCATTAAATAATAATAATACTTTAGATACAGATTCAATTAGCAATACAGCTGAAGATGCTAACAGTCATGCTAAAAAATTAGGAGGTAAAAGAATTGTAGTAATTAACAAAGATGCAGTTCTTTCAAGTAATAATAATTACATTCTTTACTATAATACTCCTAATAAACAATATTCAATACTTTATAATCCAGTTCATAGAAAAGCTTTTCAGGATTACTACAATAAAGTGGTATCAAACAAAGATGTATCTCTTCATTTTGGAAGAACTGTAGCAGAATCTACAGATTCAATAAATATGGATAGTATGTTTAATAGATATTGTAAAGGAACAACTATTAAGAATGAAGACGGAGAAGAACAATATTTAGACCCTTCATGTAACATGTTTATAGATTTACCCAGTTGTAACTATTCTGCTTTTTTCTCTACAAATTTAGTAGACCCTCCACAAATTAAAAATGATTCAGTTATAAATACTATGAATTCTATAGGTAAAAAATGCGTATGTACCGGTTCGATAGCAAACTATTTAAGTATTAATGGACTTAGAGGAAGAGGTTCAACTTCTTTTTTAAATTCTTTTCCTCAAATTGTCATGGAACCTGGTACATGCCCTGATAATTTTGTCATTCAAAATCAAGTATGTCAAAATTTTGTAGAAAGTGGCGGCGATGTTAAAACACAAGATACAGAAATTAAAAATGTATGTTCTCAAAGTGGTGTACCAACTCCAGCTCCGTCGAAACCAGACGACCCTTCAACTAAACCGGACGACCCTTCATCGAAACCAGACGACCCTTCATCGAAACCAGACGACCCTTCAACTAAACCGGACGACCCTTCATCGAAACCGGACGACCCTTCATCGAAAACGGAAACTCAAGGTTTTAATTTAATAAATGAAGTAAATAAACTTTTAAGCGATAAATATATTAAGTATACTTCAATTGGGTTACTAGTATTTATTTTTATTATTATCGTTTACTTAATTTTTTAATTAAAAATATTTATATATTATAAATGCAAAATTTATCTTGTAAAAAAAATCCAGGGAAAGACTTAACCGGTCAAGATTTAAAAGATAATACACCAGCTTTAGCAAAAGCTATGGGATTAGATGCTACATGTACAAGAAAAGCTAATAATGCTTTTACAACTGGTGCTATGTCGGCAGGTATGAGTATTCCTTTCGTTGACCTTAAAGGTCAAGCTTCATTTACAAACGCAAACAACTCTATGGCTGAATCTGGGTGTGGTCAATTCTTCGTAAATGCTAGTACAGCTATTACAAATAATGTTAACATGCAGTGTACTTTAGAACAGAATTCTTCAACTCAAAATATTAGTGAACATGTATCTCTTAAAATTAATATAGATAATCGTGAAAAAGATAGTTCCGCAAGAACTAAAAAATATGAAGAAGCTTTAAAAGCTTCAGAAGATTTAAACAAGACTGCTATTCAAGCTGCGATGATGAGTGGTAAAGATATTCCACCATCAGTTCAAACACTTATTGAAAATGCAAATAAATTAGCAAGTGATTTAAAAGACCCACCTACAATAACAATTGAAGGTTCAACTATAGCAAATGTTTCTTCATCAAGTATTAAAATATTAAATCAGGTAACTAGTTCAATGGTTACTGCATTACAAAGCAATTATGAACAAGCTGTAACAGCTAGTGTAAATAATCATTTAGAATCAACTTTAGGTCAAGGAGCAGTTACAAATAATGTCAAAAAAGTAGTTCAGGATAAAATTCAAAATAATACAGAAAATTATAACAAAAGTATTAAATCTAACTTAGAAAATACGAATGTTAGTGTAAATAAAGATGGTACGATTAATATAAGTAGCAGTGGAAACATTGTACTTAAAGATGTAAATATTAATAACACTTTTATGACTTCTTTAGCTGCTGAAAATTTAATTCAATCTGCTACACAAGCAGGTACAATAATAGCTACAAATTTAATTAATGATGCTCATAATACTGATATTACCAAAGCTTCTAGTCCCGGTATGGCAGATTTAGCTAAAGCTTTAGATAAAGTTAACACAGATGCAATTAAAGCTGGTACAGGTTCGACGTCAGTTGTTGCTTACATAGTACTTGCTATAATAGTATTAATGGTTATCGGTGGTGGAATGTACGCAGTTAGAAATAGCGATAAAATAGCAAAGGCTGTACAAACTGCAAAAACTCCAAAAATTTAATTAAATATTAAAATATTTATAGTTATAATAATGAACGTATTAGACCCAATACTTGACAACATTCCAGTTTTAGGTCCATTATGGAAAGGAATAGAAGAATGTGTTTCATTAAGAAATTTTATTGCAGCTTTAGTACCATGTCTAGCTTTAGGAGTAGGAGCAGGAGGAGAAGGATTGTCTGGACTATTATATTCTATTATAGTATTTTACATATTTACTATAATTGGTGCTATGATTATACAATATTGGGATTGTAAATCAGAAAAGTCTTTTGTTGATAAATTTAAAAATTCAATAAAATACTCATGGTATACTCCTATGATGTATGCTATATTTATGACTATAGTATTTGTTTTAAATTTACCCATATTTATGGAAATTAGACCTTTAACGATATTACTAACTTTTTTCATTCAAGTGCCTTTATTTTTAGCAATTATAATGTATGTAATTGCTTATCAAAATTATTGTGCATTAGCTGCTATAAATTGTTAAATTATTTTAAAAAATCTTGAATTTAAAACTATCTTAAGTAATTTTTCTAAATAATGTTTATTTGCTATAACAAATTCTTTATATATATCACTAAGTATAATTGATAAAGTATCTTCTTTAAATAAAGGAAAAGAAATTATTACAGTACTAGTATATATTGTTATAATTTCATTGCCTTTTTCTACCCCAGTAACGTATAACATTATTAATAATTAAACTACACCTCTAAGTCCTTTACAATCATCTAACCTACTTAATTCTATTAACATCTTTTTATCAAATTTATCAATATATTCACAGTTTTCAATTTTATGAATTCTGCTACTAGACTCGTTTTTAAGTAAATATCTAAGAACTAAGTAAGGACATTCAGGTTCAAGTTTTTTTAATTTATCTTTTATTTCTCTTTGAAAAGTGAAATAATCTTGAACTGACATAGCACAATCGTTTAGAGTAGGCATTAATTAATTAATAATTAATTTATCTTTTAAATTAATTGGTATTTTGATTTTCTGGAAGAGAGAAAAAATCATAAGCTTCATTAATATCATGTATGACTTTAGCAGGTCTAACGTTATCATATATGTTAAAAATAAATTTTAGTATATTAGACATAGAATTTTGTTCAACTAAAATACACGTACTATTAAGTATTTTTTTAAAATATGATTCTAAACTTACTAACATATCAACTATAACTGTATAACAATTTAAAGGATATATTCCTAATTTAGTAGCATGAAGAATGACATAGTGTTTTTGATTATTATTTGCAGCTTCTTGAATATAGGTTTTAAAAACTTCACACAACTGCTTAAATTCTGTTGAGTTATAAGTATCATTTAATATTTCAAGATTTAAAATATGTTTATCTTGGTCTAAATAAATATGTCCAGAATCTGTTTGGACTATAGATAACATTAATGATTATTTTTATATTAATTATTTTTATAAAACGAGTATTTACGACAAGTTATTTGCCTTAAATATAAATCTTAATATATATTAACAATGGACTCTTATGATGAAATTTGGGCAATTGCAAATGAATATTTTGATGGAATGAAAGAGTCTAGTGTTTCAAAATCTACTAATGACAATGAATGTAAACATATAAATACCATGGTAGATCATCAAGCAGGTGATGTAATTTGTATTGATTGTGGTTGCGTAGTTAGAAAAGACACAGGAACATCTATAGAATGGAATAACTATAAAGATGATACGGGGAACTTTAGCAAAAATACGCAAAGAGCTGATGTTCATACCGATTCTAATCCTTATTCTAAAGGTGGAACTATATGTGGAATGTTTAAAAATAATAATAGTTTAGGTGCTAAATTACATTTACAACAATGTTTTTCACATAAACAAAGAACTTTTTGGCAAACTTCACAAATTTATGAAAATATTTGTACAAAACATGGTTTACCCACAGACGTTTTAGACTGTGCTAAAAAACTTTGGCATGTGTGCATGGAATCTGGCAAACTAACTCGTGCTTCAGTTAGAGAAGGATTAATAGCAAGTTGTTTATATTATTCTTGTGTAGAAAACAAACATCCTACTAATCGTACAGATATTTTACTATATTTTCAATGCGATTCTAAAACATTAACTAAAGGTGAAAAAGTATTTTATTCAATAGTTGAAAATAATGATAGATATAGACATCTTACAAAGGAATCTATTGATGTTGAAGAAAACGATTCATTTGTAAAATATTGTTCAAAATTAAATTTAGAATGGAAGGTAGGAATTATGTGTAATGATATTTTTATAAAAAATAAGATACATTTAAATACAGTAACACCTAAATCAGCAACATGTGGTGTAATTGTTTATGTAGTGAAAAAAAAACTTAAACTTAAACAACCTACGAAATCAGAATTAAGTACCATGTTAAATGTTTGTACACCAACAATTAATAAAGTAGTTGATATTCTATTAGAAAATGATACTTAATATTCATCGTCTGAATCTTCTATATATAATTTAGAATTACCAAATTTCATATCATCGTCTTCTAATTCTGGTTCATCGTCTTCTAATTCTGGTTCATCATCTTCTAATTCTGGTTCATCATCTTCTAATTCTGGTTCATCGTCTTCTAATTCTGGTTCATCATCTTCTAATTCTGGTTCATCGTCTTCTAATTCTGGTTCATCGTCTTCTGATTCTGATTCATCGTCTTCTAATTCTGGTTCATCGTCTTCTGATTCTGGTTCATCGCCATCATCTAATTCTGCCTCGTCATCTCCAATAATTGGTTCAGCAGCTACTGGTAAATCTCCCTCTACGACAACACCTCTAGCAATATCAATCATGCTATCAGTAATTTCATCAATTTTATCACCAATACTATCAGCACTGTTTTCGATACCAGACGTTATTAACTTCAACGTTCCCTGAATTTGTTCTAACTTAGATATTTTTTCTGAAGTTACTTCATCAAATTTAGCTTGTAATTCTTCTAATTTTGTACGAAGTTCTGCATTTTGAGCTATATAATCTTGTTGTTCTTTTCTAACACCAGATAAAGCAGCTTGAAGTTTTTGCTTATCAGTTCTTAAAACAGACAACTCTTCTGGATCTTTAGATTGTGTTTCTTTTAAAGAAGTATTTAATACTTGTTCTCTTAAGCTTGATATTGTATCTTCTTGTTCTAATATTTTAGCATTTACTGATTTTAAAACTTTTTCTAAATTTCCAATTTTACCCCTAATTAATGCCTTTTTAGAATCTATTTTAGATACAGCCACACTTGCTAATTTATTTATATCAGTAATTAACTGATTAGTTGCCATTATTAACGTATTAATATTTTATTTTTAAAATTTTTAATTACTTAATAAAATATTTATACAATAATAATGACGGATAAATGTATGAAATATTATTATCCTAATGAATCTGATGTAGAAAATTATAATTTAACCTGTGAAAAAAGAAATTATGCCAATTTGAATAATTTAAATTTTAACAACAGTGCTATGTTAAAATACGTAGATGATAATTATAAACAACCTTTTGAAACTAAAGGTTTAGAAAGCCCTTTTAGTTTTTTTGAAAATTACATTAATGAATCATATAGTGACTTGTGTAATACATCATCTTACTCTTTAAAACCTCAACAAAAATTTATAGGTCAATTAGTTAATCCACTTACAAATATTAATAATTTACTAATATTTCACGGATTAGGATCTGGTAAAACATGTACCAGTTTATTAATAGCTGAAGCTTTCAGGAATATAGATAATAAAGAAACTTTATATATTGTACCGGCCGCTTTAGAACCTCAATTTGAAGAAGAAATTAAAGGCGAAATAAGAAATGCTAGTTTACAATCATGCACTAGTATGTGTTTAGTGTTTGACTATGGGACTGACCAATATAAAAGAGAATTTTTTACAAATTTAGACAGTAAAAGAATTTTAGACCAAGAAAAGTCGAGACTTGAAAAAACTAAAAATGAAAAAGTTAGTACTCAAATTAAACTTAAAAAATCTACATCAAAAACTGAAATTGATAAACTAAACTTAACATTAACTAAGCTAAATAATGCTCTAAAAACTTTAGAAATGTCAATAAAAATTAAAGAAGATAAAATACTAGCTAAAATTAAAAAGGTATTTACTATTACAACTCATACAAAATTTATATTAAGATTATTAAAATTTAACTCACCAGGTCAAGTAATACTTAAAGAGTATTTACAACCAGGTTCTCCATTATTTAAAGATAACACTACAATAGTAATTGATGAAATTCAAAATTTAGTTAGTGCTTCGGGTTCTTCTTATAAAATTTTATATAATGCGATTAAATATTACATAAATCCTAAAGTTAGAAAAGTATTTTTAAGTGCAACACCAATATTTGATAATGCTTATGAGTTAGCATTAACTATGAATTTGCTAAATGTAAGAGCACCATTTTCTACAAATAAAGATGAATTTTATAAAATGTTCGTTGGTAAAACCGTAGAAAACGAAGAAGGTATGATAACATGTATACCTCGTGAAGATGATGAAAAGATAAATATTGAAAATGCCTGTCTAATTAATAAAGATTTATTTAAATATATGTGTTCAGGTTATGTATCATATTTTAAAGGTGGTAACCCAGTTGCGTATCCTTACAAAAGAATAATAACTTTATATCATACTTTAAAAGGTGAACATAAAAAACACTACGTGGAAGGTCTTAAGAAAGATGTTATACAAGACATATTGAGAACCGCTAACGCTCTTTCTAAAAAATCAGGAGAAGGTTCAGCTAAAAAAGATGTTAAAGGAATAATACTAGATGAAAGTGATACCGATTCTATATCAGGAACTTTAACCAAGGCTAGACAAACAATTAATGTATATTTACCACCGGCTATATTATCACAGGGTATTGATTTTGAAGAATCAGAATTAACAGCTGCTGAAAAAGATAAATTAATGGTAAATGAAAGTAAAAAATATTTATCATCTCTTCTTAAAGGAGATTCTTTTGATGAAATTATGCTTAAAATTGAAAATATATCAGTTAAAATAAAAAATGTAATAGAACTAGCGTTAAATGTAGAAGGTCCAGTCTTTGTTTATTCTAATTTCTTAGCATATGGGGTAGAAGCATTTGGGGCTATTTTAGATGCTTTAGGTTATTCTAAATATCCTAAAAAAGGAGACCCAGGAAAATCTTACTTTATATGGAGTCCTTCAGTTGAAAGTGATAAAGAAATTACTAAAAACGCAAAACAATTATTTAATAACCCTCGTAACGTAGACGGTTCTTTAATAAAATTTATGTTAGGTACAAGTTCGATTAAAGAAGGTGTAAGTTTTAAAAATTTAGCACAAGTTCACATTTTAGATCCATGGTGGAATGAATCAAGAATTGACCAAATTATAGCTAGAGGTTTCCGTTTATGTAGTCATTCAGATTTGCCACCAGAGAAAAGATATGCAGATGTATTTAAACATGTGGGTGTATTACCTTCTATATATTCTGAAGATATATTACCAGATCCAGATATAATTAAAATGTTTGAAAAGGTAAGAGAAGAATTTAAGGGTAAAGGATTATACAAAGATATTCCAAAAGACATAGATATAGCTATTCGAAAATTATTAACTAAAGATGATAAAAGTGTTATAAATCAGGCTATTGACATGGTCAATAATACTTTAAATTGGATTAATTATATGTCCATCGATGAAAAAATTATGACGGTAGCAAATAATAAAAGTAGTTTAAATAATGATTTTAATAGAGAATTAAAATCTGTTGGAGTAGATTGTGAAATATTTAAAAATGGTAACTTAATTAGACTTGAAGAAACTATATCTCAGATAGGCGAAAATACTTATCAATTATATTATAAAAATCCTTCAGATTTAAGAAATTATAAAAGAAAAGGTGTTCCAGACACAATAACTTATGAAGATATAATTAAAAGAACATATTCATACCCTAATAGTAAAGACTTACCTATTAATTTTGAACAAATATATTTCGATGAAAACAACGAAATGATAATTATAGAAGAAGGTAAAAAATTAGATAGTTCTCTTATAACAGAAGACTTAATAATGAATGAAAATATAGACTGTTGGAATTCTACATTAAAATTTTCTGATATAGCTACTTCACCTGTAGAAGTTAAAAAAACAGTAAAAAATTCTGCAGATATTAAAGATTTAATTCCTAAAATGAGAATTCAATTTTTAGGTGAATTAAATGATGTAGCAAATAAAGGTATTAAATTTTCAGATAATGATAGATTAATGAAACTAAGAATAGGGTCGTGTCTTAAAAGTATATTTAAAGATAAAGATTTAGACAAGAAAACTCGTAACAGTATTAAAAATTTTTTAAATCTTTTTAAAAAATATGAAGCTTTAGATTTAAAAATATCTAGATTAGTTCAAGTTTATGGATATACAACTGAAGAAGAAATTAAAAGTTTATATGACGTTGCTATGTCAAATCCAGATTTAATAGACAAAGAATATAAAAAAATAAGTTAAAAATATTTATTAACATGCCAAAACTAACTGCTAACGATGTAGAAAAATAAAATAAAAAGAATTTAACTACTATTTCGTCAGAAAAAATAATTGAATTTATGAAACTTATCCGTAAAGTTATTTAAGACTTATTAACGATTTAATTAATAAAAAATATTATAAATAAAATATTGTTATTAATTAAATGAGCAAACAATTAACTCTTACTGATTTAGAAAAAATGTCTCCTCAAGCTCTTATAGAATTTATGACTGAAAATATCCCTGCTGAAAAACTTAGAAATTGTCTCAAAAAAGTTGAAGAATTCCCCATTGAAGCACCTACCACTGTAATCGCTGAAGGAGTAGAAGAAACTAAAGTACTAGAAACCAACCCTATTGATTATTTAAGAGAACAATGCAGTAAAGTTCCTATAATAATTACAAAACTAGGAAAATACAAGGAAAGCGAAGAAGATTATGTTTATTATTTTAAACAGGACAGCACTGGTATATTCAAATTTAAAGTTGATAAAGCTGAAGGATTTGAAGCTAAGCATTGTACAGACCAGTCTGGTGAAAGCATCGATTGTGCTAAAATAGAAGAATGGATTAAATCTAAAATTAAAGATGGAGTCTTACAAGCTGATATTAGAAAAACTTTACAAGAATATGTAGTTAATAATAAAGTAGATTTTATATCTAAATGTCCCAACGTAAAAGCTCTTTTAGAATCAATGGGTATTATGATAACTGATGATACATTAGAAGAACCAGAATTAGAAATAGAACCAGTTGATGAATTTAGCGGAATGTCTAATCAAGAAAAATTTGAATATTTAGCTAAAAATTGCACAGAAAAGTCTGGTATTATTTTTTACAAATTAAATGAAAAAGATAACACAAAAGCCGTAGTATTTATAGGACAGACAAACAAAGACACAGGCGTAGCTCAGTGGAAAAAATTTAATTTAAAACTGGACGATTTAAATTCTAATTGGTGCAAAAAAGTTACAGTTGATATACCTGGAAGTGAAAAATATAGAAGATATTCTCAGGCGTTTAGTGTTATGGATTCTAAATTAAAAGATGAACTAATGTCTGCTGTTACAAACCTTAAAGAAATGGGAGTAAATATTCCTTACAATTTCTTAGAAGCCGGAGGCAGCGCATTTGGCGCACGTGTAGTAAATATCAATGATGCAGATTCTCAGTCAATAACTAAAATGATAAATGATAAACACAATTCATCAGGTTTACTTAAAATGGGCAATATTAATACAGAGATAGGCAATTTACCAGTTTTACAAACTGTTTAAATTTTTTTCTTTATTAATTTTAAATGCTTAAAGTTGGATTATCAAATAATACATTAGACGTTAAATGTAAAGAGAAAAATAAACCTTTAATATTTATGGGTAATATGCCGAGTGATACTATTAAGACTAAACAATGGATAGAAAGTAACAAAAACGCTCAAAATAATTTACTCAAAAATAAAATATTTTAATTATAGTAAATAATGCTAAATTATAGTTGCAAATATGAAGGGTGTGATTTATCTGACAGTGAAGTTTGCTTAAATAAAGAAGTACAAAATTTTAATTCTGTAAAAGAAGATCTCGAAGACACTTCGTCTGTACAGCAACCTTTAGTTTCTCCAATGAATTCAGAACAACCGATTAAATTAAATGAAGAAGATAAAGAATTAGTACAAGATTTTATAAATTTATTTATAGTATTAATAATAGGTTACTTAATTACTTTAATATTAGTTTTAATGGCTGTAAGTAAGACACCAAATGATATCATTAAAGTGATGTTATTGATGGGTATTTTTATACCACCATTATCTCCAGTTTCTTTTGTATTAAGTATTTTAATTTTAAGTGGGATAAAAATGTAAAGTAACGACACTTAAATTACCTTATTATTTAAGTTAAATTAAAGAATAAATGAATATATTTGTTTTATCTTTGAGTCCAATATTATGCGCTCAAATGCATTTAGATAAGCATGTTGTTAAAATGATTACCGAATATGGTCAACTTTTGAGCACGTGTCATCACATGATGAATAGTTGTCCACCTGAAGGACTTTTTAAGAGATGTTTTCATAAACACCCTTGTTCTATATGGTTAAGAGAATCAGCAAATAATTATAAGTGGTTGTATAATTTATTTGTTCATTTATGTAAAGAATACACGTATAGATACGGAAAAGTTCATAAAACTGATATTAGACTTAAAAATGTATTAAATCAAATACCAGATTTATTACCTGAAGTAACTATGACAAAATTTAAGTTAGCAATGCCAGATAACGTAAAATTAGATAATCCAATACTAGCATATCATAATTATTATAGACTTAATAAAAGACATATAGCAGATTGGACTGGACGAGAAGTTCCATATTTTTACTATTAGTTTATTTTTTTCTCTTAGAAGGAAGTTTTCTTTTTGATATTTTAGCATGTTTAAATCCACTAATTAATTCACCAGTGGGATTAAACATTACAGATATTTTGTCATTTAAATCATCAAGTTCTTCACTTTTTTTAAGTTTAACTATTGGTAAATTTTCAGCATATTGAATAATTTCTCTTTCAACTTCTTTCAATTTTGCATGTTCAAACATATACATATTAACATTATTTTTCATATTTTTAGTATAAAGATTTCCCCATCTATTTGTAACTTTATTTAAAATTGTAGCAAAAAAATCATCATTTTCTATATGTAATTGCATTTCGTATAAAATAATAGGTATTTCAGAATGTAATTGTGGTGTAATAGTTGTAAAAGCTTGATTACCTGTTTGAACTAAATTAAATATTTCTTTTTTGAGATTTTCCATTAATTTTACACAATATATTAATTTAATATAATTTTAATCGAAGCTTAATTAATTATCGTAAGCTATTTAAAAACTTATTAGACGTATAAACAATTATGAATCGTCGTAGATACCTAGAAATTTCTTCTTTAGGTTCTGCTTGTGGAAAAATGTCTTTTGAACCTCGAGAAAGAACTTTACTTTATACATGGGCAAGGTGCTGCCCTAAAGATTGTAAAGAATTTTTAATTTCAGAAAAAATTATCTTAAAAGATAACGATGCAGATGAACTATTCGAATTTCATGATAATATCTTAAAGAAAAATGCTAAACATGTATCATTCTTAAATACTAATACTTCAGATTTTAAAAATATTGTATCTTCTTCAAAAGAAGAGTTAAAAAGTATAAGAGAAAAAGAAGGAAAAAAAGTAACTAAAGAAGAATTAAACGAATTAGAAAGCAACGCAAACAAGTATATTAAAACTACATATGGTAATAACAGTGAAGACCCAATCATTAAGAAAGTTGCTGCAGATAAAGGAAATAATAAAATGTGGTATTTTAACTTAAATGAAAAATGGTGTATAGGTGGAAAACATGATGCTACCAAAGATGAATATGTTTATGAAATTAAGACTAGAACATCTGAAAAAAATGTAAGGAAAAACGTATATGATTTATACCAATTGTATGGGTATTTATTAGCTATGGGGAAAACACGGGGTAAAATTATTCAGCAGTTTAATGGAAAAATTTATGATTCAGACTTTGAAACAGAAAATGAATGGGGATGTATAAATTCTAACTTCGATGGAGAAAAAATTAACACTATGTTAATTGAATTAGAATTTTTTTTCGAGAGGTTAGATGAAATTATAAATAATAAATGTATGACCCCTGAAGAAATTAAAATTGCTATACCTTCAAATGATAAACCAATTTGTAAATTAAAAAATAACGAATATATTAATAAGTTAAGCAAATATTCAAAATTATTTCTTCATATTTAATTTATCTTAGGAACTAAAATAAGTTCTATTACCATTCTAAAATTGTTTGCATTGGAATATATAGTATCATTGTTTATTGTAGTTATACTTCCAGTTATCTTAGATATTCTTCCCGGGGTAATAGTACTAATATAATTTAATTTTTTAGACTTATGAGATACAGTAATACCTGAAACATTTGAGTCATTTGGGATAAAAATAGAATTATCATTCATTAAATTTGAATAATTTTCTACATTAAAATCATTAAGAGTTAATTTAAATCCCATTCTATCTTTTGTGGTGTTATCGTCACAATCAAATGTTGTTAAAGATTCAAGATATACATCATAAGGTTTATCAATAATTAATACTCCACTATTTAAATTATTAGATAAAATACTACCTGAACTAATACTATCTTTACTTAAAGTACACGAAAAATTTTTTTTATCTGAAAAATGAGTTTGTGCATCTAAAATTAAGGTTAAATTTATACGTGAGATTATATTATTTACGTATTGGTTATTGTTATAAACCTGCGGTGTACGCATTTGTGATTCAGACAAAGTTATCTGCTGACCGTACATACTATTATAAATTACTAATATATTTTTTTAAATTAATTAACTTAAATAAATGTATTATTAATTACTAATGGACGGTCAAGATTGGAAAGTGGTAACATTCAGTAAAAGCACTCCTAAATCTAAAAATCCACCGGGTAGTAAAAATCCACCGGGTAGTAAAAATGTTAAATATGTTAACAAAACATTTGGAAAAGAATTACAACAGGCTAGACTAGCAAAAGGTATAAATCAAAAAATTTTAGCTAAAACTCTTAATTTAGACAGCTCAGAATTAAAATCCTGGGAAATAGGTTCGAAAATCCCACCAAATAATGAAGTTATTTCTAACTTAAGTAAATATTTAGGGGTAAAATTACCTAGAAATGAAAAAATGGTTTTATCAGAAGAATCTAATTAACGTATAAAATAAAGTTGAAAAAGTTAAAACTTTTTTAATTAAGCTACCATCTCTAGTTGATATACCCATTATATGAAAATCTATCCAATTTTCTTTGGTCATTTTATCTAAAATAGTCCAGTCAAGTGTAGATGCAGACTCTTCTTCTAATATTAACACGTGTGTTTCATACTGACTTTTATTAGTAATTTTAGAGTGTTTACTTCGTTGAATAAATTTATTAATAAAATTAGGACTATTTATGTAAGTATTGATATTACTTCTCATGTAAGAATATTTAAGTAAAACTGAAAAAAATATGGATTGTGATAAAATATAATATATTAAGTTTACTAGAATAAATATATCAATTGATGACATATTTATAGTTAAATTTATATACTTATGATGTATAAATAATATTAAAGATATAGCACCTAACGCGGTATTTGCTGAAACTAAAAATTCATATCTTTCAATTGAACATTTTAGTTCAGCTCTGTATTTAGATAATATTAATATCATATCACTTAAAACTGTAAATTTATCAAAGTTTAAACAACCTATACCTACACTTATATTGTCTGTAAATTTTTTTAATTCATTTAGGTGATTTAAAAATGTTAATAAAAATATTCCACCATTAAGCAATATTATATTTCTACCAATAGTTTCTGTAAGTATAAAAAAAATCCAAAAATAATTAGTATTTTTAGCCCAAAAATGTTTTACCTGTTCTACTAAAAATATATATGGTATAACTGAACCAATAGATGTTATAAAACTTAAAAATGATAATTTATTACATAAATGATTGCATTTCCAATTACTTTTCATAAAGAAAGTATCAAAGTGATTTGTAGAAAAATAGTTTTTAGTCCATAAGTAATTTATCGGCATTAATATATATAAAAAAAATAAAGTGATATACTCATAAATATTCACTTCTTTATATAAAATTTCTAGTATTAAATTTACCGGTTGTATACATAATAATGTTAAAATGCCTAAAAAGTAAATAAAATATAAAATAACATAAACATTTTGTAACGTTGTAGCTTTTTTATATGTATGAGTTTTATCTATATAAATATTATTAATAGGTGAAGGACTATATCGATTTTTATGTATATCAGATTTATATATGATAGTAGTTTCTACTGATAACTTTCTTTTAGTTTGATAAAAATTTAAATATTTCGGTAATTCCAATTCCCATGAATTTAATCCTAAAATCCAAATTAAATTTCTAAACATCATATAAATATGATATGGTTACTAATTATTATTATTATAATTTTTATTTTATTTAATATTAAAAATTTAACTGATGATACAATTATTCATAAATATAAAGAAGAAACTTTTAAAATTAGAAAATCAGATAAATCTATTATGGATAATAAGGCTATTAAATTGTATAATCTTAAATCTAAATTGAATAAACTTTCTGAATATTGTTATCAAAATTCTTTACCAACACATGATGATTCGATTAGATTTTACAATAGATTTAAAAATATTCCTATAAATGAAACTTCATCAAATGAAGAATCAGCGGCTTATGTTGTTAACAAAGATAAAGAATTAAGAATATGTATAGACGGTGAAAACGAAAATGATACTATGTTTGTTTTATTACACGAATGCTCTCATATCATGAGCAAATCTTACGGACATAACGAAGAATTTAAAAAAAATATGGATTTTTTAGTTAAAACTGCAAGTAAAATAGGTATATATACACCAGTTGATTATTCAAAAACTCCTATAAATTATTGTGGTGTGAATATAAGCAATACCCCATGCTCCAACAATAATTGTTTAATAGGTTCAAAATTTTAATATTTACATAAATTAAACATGTCTCATAAGAATCATAAATCTGGTACTAGCAAATGGTCTAATTCTAAACAACCGATTATAATACCTCCAAGCTGGTTTGAACCATGTACAGGTACAGGACCAGCCTCTAGACCTATAATGGTTAAAAAAAATAAATTTGGTAATCTAACTGCAACTCAAATTAAAGATAATTTACTAAAACAATATAATTATCATAATCAATTAATTAATGATTATATAGCAAATCAAAAGATTCATTTTCATATCGCGCAAACATCACATCTACCACACGTCTCAAGTCAGCATTACGCTAAGGCTGCAGAATATTATGAAAAAAGTTTAAAGCATTTAACTACTGCAAATAATATAATAGCTTTATATCAAAGTTTATAATATTCGTTCATTAATAAATTTATTAATTAATATGTTATATTATAATGAATTTATTTATAGATGGAGGAAGTTTCAAAGGAATTAGTTACTTAGGAGCTTTACACTATTTAGTTAAATCAAATAGAATTCAAAATATTAAAAATTTTTATGGATGCTCTATAGGAGGGTTTATAGGAATATTTTATATCTTAAATTTGAAACCTATTGACTTATTTGATAAATTGTGCAAAATAGATTTTACAACTTATTCTGAGTTTAATGTAGATAAATTTTTCAAAGAATATGCATTTGGAGGTAGTAAATTTTTTGAATATTTAGTAAAAGAATTTGAATTAATTGAAGACGTGAATATAAGTTTTAAAGAATTTGTTGACAAATATAACGTAAATATAAATATAATTACGGTGTGCATAAATACTAGAAGTACTGTGATATTTAATTCTAGAGATTATCCTGATATAAAAGTTTTAGACGCTTTAATAGCGTCATGTTCTATTCCGTTTATTTTCCCACCGCGTAAAATAAACGATTTATGGTATGTAGATGGAGCAACTAAAGGATTTTATAATTATATGAATTCTATTATAGACGATAAAATGTATGTTTTAAAATTAAATGAATGTCAGTATTGTGAAGATTCTATGACAACGTTGTTTGGTTATATAAAAGAGATAACAACAACCATGATTAGAGACGAATCTTTAATTCCTAAAAAAAGAACTTTAATTATAAACTTATCAGATAAGTATAAAAATAAAGTTAATTTTAGCGATATTAAAATGTCTGATAAGACAGAATTATTTATAACTGGACTAAAACAATGTGAATTATTATTTAAATAAGTACAGCTCTTTTATCATTTTTGATAGATTCAATTTCTTGATAACTTTCTTTTATTAGGTCTACACAACCTTTATAACTTAATAAAGTAGGTTTTTTATAAAATTCATAGTCATAAATATTCATATCGTTAAATTTATAATAAATTTTCGGTAATTGAGATATATGAGAAGAAAAATTTTTAATAATATTCCATTCTGTATTTTTTACATATAAACATCCCGAAATATGTTGAGAAAAAATATATAAAGGTATATTATGTTTAATACATGTATCAATTATTGAATACATTCCATTATTATATTCTATAAAATTATAGAATAGAATCACTGCATTACAAAAATTCAATACTGTAGGAACTTCAGAAAATGATCTTCTGTATATGACAATATTTAAGTTATTTAAACTCTTCTGTAATTTACCATAGGTAAATCCGTATGCAATAGTTACCGAATCGAAGTATTCAATCGATTCTTGTTCATCTTCAGATAGTTTTTTGTCTAAACAAGACAGTTTTTTTTTAATAATAGAAATAGGAAACGAAATATCACAGTGAACAAAATATCTCATGATAAGTATTTTATTAATAAAAACTAGTTTAAGATTAATTTAATATCGTAAAAATAAATATTTATTAGTATTAATATGAATAAACTATTAATAGGTTTATTGGTGTGTGTTACGATTTTAAGTATTTTAATATTCAAAAATATAGAAAATTTAGAAGACACTAAAGATATAAATATTCAAGATAGTAAATATATAAATGTTCAAGATAAAATAAAAAATGGTCAATTGGTTATGTTTAAATCAAATACATGTGAATTTTGTAGACAAATGATGGTAATTCTAAATGAAAATAATTTATTACAATATATAACTGTTTTAGATATAACTTCTCAGACGGGTAAACTAGAATTTAATCAACTCGGTGAAAGCTCCGTACCTTTGATTAAATCTAATATAACCGGGAAAATTCACTATGGATATACAGATAACATTGTGGATATAATTAAAAATTTAAGTATTTAATGATACGACAATACAACATACTTAAAAACTAAGTTTATATTAATATAAAATGGATAAGTTCATTAAACCCTTAGATAAATTAGAACTTAATGAAAAATTACACTTTCAAATATTAACTTGGGAAGCAATTGATGAACATGAAGACATTGATGATGAAGATTCTTTAAAAGTTTATCGAATTAATCTCTTTGGTGTAGACTCCAATGATAGGTCTGTATGTTTAAGAGTTGATAATTTTACTCCATTCTACTATGTTAAAATTCCTAAAGATTATCAAACATGTTGGACAAGTTATCATACAGGTGTCTTAAAAGAAATTTTAAGAAAAAAGTTTAAAGAAGCTTTTAAATCTGCTTTATTAACTGAAAAAATTGTTGTAAAAGGATTTAGAAATAAACAAAAAGAAAAATTTTTAAGACTTACATTTTCTAATTTTGAAGCATATAATAAATCAAAATATTATTTTTATCCTACGATTTGGAATCCAGTAGGTAATCAACAAAAAGGAGATTTAGACTCTAGTAGATTACCTTTAATTACTTCTATATCAACAGAAAGACTAAAATTCGATATATTTGAACATAATATTGAACCATTTATTAGATTTTCTCATATTCAAAAAATTAACATGGCTGACTGGGTAGAAGTAGAGTATAAACATCTTGAACATTTAGAAGAACATTCAAGGTGTAAATTAGTATATAGTACAAATTATAATAATGTTAAACCTTCAGAAGATAATAAAAAAATATCTAATTTTATAAATTGCAGTTTTGATATAGAGTGTACTTCAGAAACAAAAAAAGGATTTCCCGATTATAAGAAAGAAAAAGATATAATTACACAAATTGGTGCAACATTTATAAAATACAATGGAGATAAATTTAAATATATTTCAACCATCAAAAGTCCTATAGACGGTAAATGTAGTGAAGTACCAAATGCAGATTTAGTTGAAGTTTGTAATAATGAAATTGAAGTTGTAGAAAAATTCGTTAAAATAGTAGAAAAAATCGACCCTGATTTCATAAGTGGATATAATACATATGATTTTGATTGGAAATATATTTATAATAGATGTAAAAAATTTAATAAAGAGTATATTTTACAAAAACTTTCAAGATTAGACAATCATCCAGCTTACTATAGAAAAGAAAGATTATCATCTGCAGCTTATGGGGATAATTATTTTGAATTTATTCATATGTATGGAGTTACAAATTTAGATTTAAGAGTCTTAATTAAAAGAGACCATAAACTAGATTCTTATACATTAAATAATGTATCTAAACATTTTTTAAATGATCAAAAAGATGATTTACCACCGCAAGAAATTTTTGAAAAAGTAGAAGGTACTAAAGAAGATATTGCAATTGTTTGTAAATATTGTATTCAAGATACAGAATTAGTAGCAAATCTTTTTGTAAAATTAAAAGTTTTTTCCAATATCATTGGTATGTCAAATGTTTCAAAAGTTCCAATTAATTATGTAGAACTAAAAGGTCAACAAATTAAAGTATTTAGTCAATTATTAGCTGAAGCTAGGGAAGAAGGTTATATAGTACCAACTATTCCATATAATACAACTTCAGATGATTCTGTTACTGGAGCTACAGTTTTAACTGCTAAAAATGGAGCTTATTACGATCCAATTGCTGGTTTAGATTTTGCAAGTTTATACCCAAGTATTATGATAGCGTTTAACTATTGTTATACTACTATAGTTGATGATGAAGAATTTGATAATTTACCTAATGTAGAGTATAAACAAATTGAATGGGTTGATAGTGACGGTAAAGAATATAAAGTAAAATTTGTTCAAAATGTTGAAGGTCTTTTACCTAAAATGTTAAATAAATTATGGAACGAAAGAAAAAAAATCAAAAAACTTATGAAAACTGCTGACTCGGAAACTTATGCAATTTATGATGGTCAACAATTAGCTATCAAAGTATCAATGAATAGCATTTATGGTTTTACAGGTGCAACATATGGAAGACTTCCAGACAAAAGAATTGCATCTGCAGTAACAGCTATCGGTAGACATTCTATAGAGATATCTAAAAATTACGCAGAAGAAAACTACGATTGTGAAGTAATTTATGGAGATACCGATTCTATTTATGTTAAATTTAATACTCCTTATGAAGGGAAAAAACACTTTGATACATGTTTTAAAATTGCTCAAGAATGTGCAGACAAGATTACACACAATTTATTTAAAAAACCTATGGAATTAGAATTTGAAAAAATGATGTATCCTTTTTATTTATTTACAAAAAAAAGATATGCAACTTTAATCTGGACTAATCCAGATACTTATGATTATATAGATTATAAGGGTATTCAAATTAAAAGAAGAGATTCATGCGAATATGTTAAAAATAAAGGTGTAGAAGTATTTGAGACACTGTTGCTTAAAAATATATATGAATTTAAATATGGGTTTAATAATAATAATATTGAAATTGCTAAAGATTTAGCAAGAAAAGCTATTACTGATTTAATTTCTGGAAAAGTACCAATAGATAAACTTATAGTATCTAAAGCTTTCAGAGAAGGTTACTCTTATGAAAAAAAAGGAGTTTGTCCTGAATGTGATAAAACTTGGTGTATTAAAGATGAAAATGGAAAAAGATTAATGGTTATACCCCCGCAATTTTTATCAAAAGAAAGTATATGCCCTTCCTGTAATAAAACGGTAATTTTTAAAAAAATGTTACCAAATTTACCACATGTAGCTTTAGCAGAAAAAATGAAAGAAAGAGACCCTTTTAATTGCCCAGTTATAGGTGACCGCGTCCCTTATGTTTTTATAGTTTCTTCCCCAAAAGCAAAACAGTTTGAAAAAGTTGAAGACCCCAAATATGCTATAAATAATTTAATAAATATAGATTATATGTACTATTTCGAGCATCAATTAAAAAGTGTTTTTGAAACTATTTTTGAAGTGATACTTGATGATATAAGTGTATTATTTAAGGATTTAATACCAGATAAAAAAAAGTAAAAAAAATAAAATAAATATTTACTATTTATAAATATGGGATACAAACATGGTTATGATATTAAGAAAGATTCTCAACACTCAAGTCAAATAAAACAAATTAATGACGCAATAGAAAGTTTAAAACCTTTAAATGACATTAGTTTATCTAATTTAGAAGATTACGAATTAAGATTAAGAGATATTGAAACGAGTTTAAGTAATTTAGAAAGTGAAGAATCAAAAGATTCGAATACATTAGGATTTCAAGACAAAACTAGAGTATCCATAAATTTAGATAATATAGTAGAAAAGAATGAAAAAGTTGTCTTTGATGAATTTAAAGTAATTAATTTTAATGATATTAAGGTAAGTGGTGTAAAAGTAAATGATAATACTGAAATAAATATAGTTAATAAACCTAAAAAATATCTAGGAATTTCTGGAGATGGAGGTATATTATATTCTTCTGCAGACGGAATATTATGGATACCTGTAAATTTTGGAAATTTTACAGTTTTAAGATGTTTTTATACAGAGGAATCAAATTGGGTAGTATACGGAGTTGGTGAAGACCAAAAATTATTTGTTAATATATCTAAAGATGGAGATAATTGGAAAACTAAAGAAATAACAAATATTGAAAATCTAAATGGAAGGATACTTATTGAAAATTATAAAAATAAAGTAATATTTATCACTGATGAAGGTCCAGGTGCTGTAAATAATGGTCCACTTCCTGGAGATAATGGTACTATGAAATTTTACAATTCGTATGATTATATAAATTTTATAGAAAACATAGATTATATTGATTATAATGTTAAATATAGTTGTACCATTAAAGGTATCAATAATAATATTGCATATTCAAATAACTATTTATTAATGTTATGTAAAACAATTAATAATAATAAATTTCAAATTTTAAAATCCTCTGATGGAGTTGCATGGGATTTTTATATCAATACTGAAATAAAATATGATAACTCTATATATAATAATGCTTTATTATATGGAAATGATGAATTTATAGTGTTAATAAATAATAAACTATATTATGTAGATGATAAAATCTTAAAATATATAAATTCTTCTAATATAGAAAGTACAGAATCTATAGAAAATATTTACTATATAAATAATTATTATATTATAACATATCAATCTAATTATTATTATGGTCAAAATATTATAGGTAATTTTAGTTTAGGTAGTGATAATATAAATATAACTTCATGTTTATGGGATGGTAGTAAATACATATTTACTTATATCGAAAATAATACACAATATATAGGAATTTCTAGTAATTTAAATAAAATAAGTAAACTATCTAATTCATCAGGTATATCATATATGATATATAATGAAAAAAGTAATTATACATTAGAGCTATCAAAATCTATAAAATTTGCTTATAATTATAGTAATATATATTCATATCAAGATAATTCATGGGTAAAAGTTAATAATAGTAATTTATTTAATAATGGCAACGTTTTAAAAATCTTATTTAATGGTAGAATATGGATAGCTATGACTAGTCCTGTTGGACAAAATTTAGTATATTCTTATGATGGAATTAACTGGAATGTGGCTGTAGTTTATAATAATAGCATCAGTGAAATATCTGATGATATTGGATATGGTTCTATGTATGATATTGGTGGAGATGGTCCTTCAGATATTGTATATAACGGTTTTATGTTTTTAATAGTTGGTCAAGATAATCCACCTTATTATTCATATGACGGTATTAAATGGTACATGGCAAAACAACCACCATTTACTTATAATATGAATATATCAGGTAATGAAAATACAACTGCTTTATACTGGACTGGAGATAAATATATTGTAGGTGCAACATATGATGGTTTATTAGCATATTCTTATGATGGAAATTATTGGGTAAAATCAAATATAACTTATCCATCTGGTTATACTAAAAACCCTGAAGTAGATTATATATATGGTATAACTAAATATAATAATGAATATTTAGCTTCAACTTCTTTAAATATTAATAATGCAAAAAGATATATTATTATTTCTTCACCGGATGGAATAAACTGGACAGAAAATAAAAACATTTTTTTAAATTTTATACCTAGTGGTATAACTTTTTATAATATTCCATCGAATAATATTTGTGTATATATAGACTCGAGTAAATATAAAGTATTTTTATTAAATGAATTAAAGTTAATTGATAAAGATTTTGTTAATATTACAGATATATATTTTGATGAGATTGATAACAAAATTTACATAATTGATCACTCGGATAATAACAGTACAATTATTTATAACATTGACGATTTAAGTGATAATAAAACATATTCTACTTTTTATACTGGTTTTTATTCAACAAAAGGCACATATAATATAACTAATAAAGATAGTTTTAATTATATAGTTGACAAAAACACCATATATTCATCAAGGAGTGGTTTGGAATGGAATGTTCTAGTTAAAAATATTTCTTACATTAAATCACAAATAATGTATGTTTTAGTCACATCAGATAAAATTATAGTTCTAAATAGTGACAATAATGACAGTTTTGCTGATGTAACAATATTTGATACATTAGGAAATTTTATAAAATCAATTCCTGGAAATATAACACAAATATCAACATCATTAAATAATCCTATAATATATTATAATGATATTTTTTATGTAATTCGTGAAAATCAAATATATTACACTAAAGATTTGTCTATTTATAATTTACTCAAAAATAATAAGGAAAATAATAAAAATATCCAGGGTTTGTTTTATGATTATAACTATAAATACCCAATTATAGCAACCGAAGAAAATTATTATACATTTGATAATAATTTAAATTTAGTATCTCCACCTAATAATATTAATAATGATTTTATTTATATAACTAAAACAAATAATATAGGAACTTTATGTGTGTCTACAAAATCTAGCGCATACGTTTATGAAAATAACACGTATAAAAAAATAAATAAGTTTAATGAATATACTTCCTATATAGAATGTAACGAAGACACTTTTCTAGTATTGGCAGGAACATCTAATTCATCGTATGATTCTTTATATTATTCAAAAAATTTATCAGACTGGTATGTTATAAACCATTTTACTCCTGGTGTTATTTTTTCGGCACCTATATATAATGGTTATACATTTACAATTTTAAAAAATATATCTGAAACTGATAATGAACAAATTATAGAATATTCATACGATGGAATAACATGGTATCAAGTACCTGATATAAATTTAAGTAATATTGCATCGAAAGTTTCAACACATCTATATAAAAATATACTACCGTTAAAGTCTGGAGATATATATAACTTAACATTTAGAAAAGATTCCACACTTAGAAATAATTTAGAAGAATTAGATTTAATTATTTCTACATAATCACTTTCGCAGGGTTTGCCATCATATTCACCTGGCAACTACTTAATTGAAAAAGGAATTACGACAAAAAAAATACCTCACTTCGGTGGGGTACAACCCACGTGAGAGACTTACAGCGAAAATGTTTGCCGAACGCCTCCAGGAGTTTGTTAAGCGCGAGGGGTTGAAGGATGAGTGCGTTCAGGAGTTGGTTCAGTTGTTTAACCAGTCGCTTGTCGAGATTGGTCAGTACATTCTCAACGAGACTAAGGGGAAGACTACCCAGCCTCCTACGAGGGAAACGGTGAAACAGGAAAAGCCTTCGCAGACTACCCAGCGGTGGGCTAGCAAGGTTGCGCAGGCCTTCGCGGAAGAGAAGGAACTAACGCTGGACGACTTCCCTGGAGTGGAGAAGGTTACGAAGCAACACATGCTAGACCACCTCAAACAAAACAACAAGAAGGAGGGCGCGGGTAGCAAACCCAGGAAGGTAGTAGACCCTCCTAAACCAGTGAAATCTTCACAACCTCCCACTCCTACTGATGCTTCGTCTTCCAAACAACAGAAGAAAGTCATATGTTCAGGGTTTACGAAGGGTGGTGACCCCTGTAACCGCACAGGGACGGTAACTCCCGATGGTGCTAAGAACTGCTACTGTTTCCGCCACGCAGACCAATGGAGAGACTTCGAGTGTGAAGTATCATCCGATAGCGATTTGGAGGAAGAAGATGAACCCCCTTCATCCGGTATACCAACCCCTCCACACGACAGTGATGCTCACCTTTTCGGAGAAGACGAAAAAGAAGATAAAGAAGAGGATAGCGATTTGGATGAAGAACCCCTCGTTGAGTAAATTTGTAGCAAAAACCCCCAAAAACCCCATCTTAGGATGGGTAAAAAACACGTTTATGAAATATCGGAAAAAAGTGGTAAAAAAAAGAGACCTCGTGAATACCCCCTCAAAAATGGAGGTTTTTGTGGACAAAAATGGTCATTTTGTGGATCGCCGGGAAAAAAATAAAAAAAAATAAAATTTTACTGAATGAACCCCGCTCGTGTAATTAAAAAAAATTAAAAAAAAATTTTTACGAGTGGATTCACAACAATTTGGTATATCTCAATGTTACGTTAAATATATATAAAAATAAAAAAAAATAATTTTTAAAATTTTATTTTTTTTTTGGACATTCATTCCGTTTTAACCACAAGTATTTATTACTATTTTATATTATTTTTAAAAAATTAAATATTTATTAGTATAATTCATTCATAAAAATATAAAATTTAAAATGTATAGGTAGCGCCGATGTCCACAAAACGGCCATTTTATCCACAAAAACTTCGATTTTTCGTCAATGTGTCGTCATTTCCCGACGTTATAAACCCTCAAAATTCACAAATAGTTAAATGTCGTCATTTTCCCTGGTTACCAAATTAGGCAATTGGGGTTTACCAAATTAGGCAATTGGGGTTTACCAAATTAGGCAATTGGGAGTTACCAAATTAGGCAATTGGGAGTTACCAAATTAGGCAATTGGGAGTTACCAAATTAGGAAATTGGGAGTTACCAAATTAGGCAATTGGGAGTTACCAAATTAGGCAATTGGGGTTTACCAAATTAGGCAATTGGGGTTTACCAAATTAGGCAATTGGGAGTTACCAAATTAGGCAATTGGGAGTTACCAAATTAGGCAATTGGGAGTTACCAAATTAGGCAATTGGGAGTTACCAAATTAGGAAATTGGGAGTTACCAAATTAGGCAATTGGGAGTTACCAAATTAGGCAACGAGATTCGTCAATTTAAAAACGTAGAAAAACTGTGGCAAAAAAAAAGAAGCGCTGTGGATACCCCTAAAAAAAATGGATTTTTTGTGGATAAAAATGGCAATTTGTGAATATTTTTGACGGTTTGTATTTTTTTTAGTTTTTTTATAAAAAAAAAGCGATAGAAACCATTCATAAAAATTAAAAAAAAAATTAAAATTTTCCATCGAGTCAATTCACCAGGTTTTCAACTCTCACCAATGGTGATACAATTTATATAATTTATAATTTATAATTTATAATTTTATATTTTAATTTTATACATACATACTATTATTTATATATATATTTATAATTTTTAATAATATGAATAATAATAATAGTATATATAGTATAAACCATTCAATAACTTAATATAAATGTTAAAACATAGGTAGAACCAGTATTCACATATGGGTTAAAATATCCACAATAAGGCGATATTTATTCACATTTAGCGTCATCGAGTTGTTTTTGGTGTTTTTCATCTATAAGCATAATTGCCATTGCTGCATAATTATGCAAATCGATAAGTGTGTCTCTAAGCGTTTCATCGTTAACCAGGTTGACATGTTTTTTAGAAACTGATACATATCTAGAAATTTTATCAGACATTCTAACTAGTACACCAATGGTTCCATAGTTTGCAAATGCATCCCCATAATCTTGATTTTTTCTTTGAAATAATAATTTTGCTTCTTCTTGTACTTTTTCCATTTGAGCTACCCTATCCATGTTGTTAAAGGTGTATGTAGTATATCTATAAACATGTTTAAAGAGTTAATATATACTATATTAGTACTAGTATGAATTTATACATCAGTCGTGAAGAGTTTTTAAGAATTAAGAGTAATTTAAGAAAGTATATAGTAAATAAATTTTCCAATGGTGTAAAAGTAATTTATTTTCCAAATAATTTATCAAAGAACGAAAGACATTTAGTTTATAAGTCTTCAATGAATTATAATTTCGTGAAGAATTATAATGATAGTGTATCAATAGCTATGTTTAATTTAGAAAATAATGAGGATATTTATAAGAAGCAAAATGAAGAAAACGAGGAAGAAGAAGACGAAGACGAAGAAGAAGAAGATAATGAAGAATATGAAGAAGAAGAAGAAGAAGACGAGAAAGAAGAAGATAATGAAGAAGAAGATGATAACTATAACAAATTAAATAATGTATCAGAAATTTACATTGAACTGATGCATATTAACAGAAACATGTATGAATTTAAGTCTAATTTCAATAATTCTATTAGACTTTTACAGAAAGATAATAGCGAATTAAAATTTATTAATCTAGCACTTTTATCTGTATGTATTTTCTCATATGTATCTACTAATGATTTTTCTAAAAATATCTGTAATATGTTTATGGAAAAGATTCAAGAATTTTAGGCAAATGTCCAATTATTAGTTCTAAGAGCTTGTTTAAATTTTGGCGTTTGTTGAAATTTAGTAGCTTCATTGGGTCTTCTTGCATAATAAACTATGACAGGATTTCCTGATATAGGGTCAGGCAAATAAACCGGATGGTTAGTTTCTTTAATGGGATAATTAAATTTAATAATTTTTTTAGATGGGTCTTGTACATAAACTGTTTGTAAATCTTTTATTTGTAATGGAAATATACACCCGTTATAAGCTTTATATAGTATATAATCGTCTGATTCTAAAGATTTTCCAACAAAAAATCCTCCAGACCTAAAAATTCCCTTTTCTGCACCAGATAAACTGGTACCATTGAGTCTGTATTTGAAAGTTTTACCGGGAGTATAATATAGTAGGTCTTCAACGTTTTTAAGTTTTACCCATCCTTCATCTACAAGTTTATCAAAATATTCTTTTTCAAATTGCGGGTCATTATTAACCTTGTCTTGTATACTTTTATAGTTTGAAGGGTCAAAATTTACTGAATGGGTAGTATTTTCATCAGGTATTCTTTCATACAATTGCAGAGTTGGATCCATTTCTATATAATATAAACATAATCTTTAATTTAAAATATATTACTATTTAAATGAATGATATTTACGAATTAATATTTACTAATATGACATTGAAAGAATTAAAGAGATATATTTGTTTAAATAGCGAATTTTATGACATTATTTACCGGTTGATATATTACAAGATTAAAATGAGCGGATTTTTAAGATATCTCTATAATAATACTATTTTTCCAAAAATCAAAAATAATAAAATAATAAATGTGTTTAATAAAAAATATAGAAACCGCGAAAATGAACCTATAATATTATTTAACAATTTAAATTTTATTTAAGTTCCAAATCTTTAAGTAGGTTTAAGTTTTCTTTAAGTTCAAAATTTTCCCTCCTCCTCCTCCCCCCCCCCTCCCCCCTAGGGTGTATTTCCCACTCGATAAATTTCTAGGGTTTTAAAATTTTATTAGCTGATTACTGAATGCGA